CCTCACGTAATGGGAGGGGTTTTTTCCGCAAACCTATTTTTCCTGTCTTTTTATACGGTCCGGGTACATGTATACTAGGATTCGTTTCATTGTCAGTTAGGGTGTCGGATGAGTGCAAGAACTAACCATTTTGTTAACCCGCCTGCTTCGTATAAACGAGATTATCGATTTTACGAACAGTATTGCCACAATGCGGCTCTGTATATCGAGCGGATGTCTAAAGTGTCTTATGCCGTGGCATTTGAGCACGTTAAACGAGTTACAGCCTTTGGTGGTAAATTTGCCAAAACCGATCCAGCAGCACTGGTGCTGACTCGCCACACCGAAGGTAATCGCGTTAAAGAAGTCATCACCTTTGATGAGATGCTGGATGATATCGTTGAAAAACGACGCATCGCATCTCCTTCTTTGGCGATCTATCTCAATGCTCGCGAAAAGCGTTCGTTGCTCGGTATGTATATTGGCGGTAACGTTGCTAAACGCAACGCAGCCAAGCACGCCATGTACGCTGCCAAGCATGCAGGTGACGTGGTCTTAGAGGGTATCAAGAACTCAGAACAGACATCGTTCAAGATCAACAACAACTCACTTTCTGGCGCCCATAACTCCAAGTTCACAGTCCTCTGGCTTCGTTCAGCACACAGCACCTTAACGTCCACCTGTCGGACGGCAGCGGCTTACGCTAACGCCAATAACGAAAAGTTGTTGTGGGGTAACCGCCATTACTACAACCACAATGTGGTGATTGAAAACATTGTTTCCATCATCGCATTGACTGACTTCACGGCTTTCCAAGAAGCCGTGGATATGTTCAATCTGTATTTGCCGACAGCAGACGAATGTTTAGATTGCGTTCGTTACAGCAGCGACTTCTATTGGATTTCCCAGTCGGGCGAAGCCTACCAGCAGATCTTGCAGTTGCTCAATGGCTGCACGCCAGTTGAACGCGCTGCTTTCATGTACATTGGCGATTTGTATCACCTGGGTAAATATAACCAGGAGCTGATGCGCCAATTGATTGGCGACATGATCGAAGTATCTGATGATGTTCATCCGGAACCCGACGCTGTTATGAAGTCGCTTGATAGCGACATGAAGGCGTTTATTGGTTCGTTGACAGCGCATATGCGTTCAGTGGGTGCTGACGGTAAAGCCGTCGACCTCAAGGACGAACCGCTGGAAATCCGTGGTCGGATTGCGTCTACTGCATTGAAGACGTATGCGGTGCTGGATAAGTATCGTCCGATTATTCGAGGGCTACTGACCACCCGCAATATGCCATTATCAGTTGCGTCGTTTACTTCGGCCACTCGACGTGCAGGTGTGGTTTCCGATACGGACTCCACGATTTTTACGGTTCAGAATTGGTGTAAATGGTACGCTGGTTATAATCGAGTCGATCGGTTGACCAATGCTGTCCGTAACGCCATGGTGTATATCGCATCGCAGACAGTCGTACATCTTCTTGCTACCATGTCCGGCAACATGGGTGTCGATCGCGACAAGATTCATCAGTTGGCCATGAAGAACGAGTATGCGTTTCCGGTGTTTGCCCTTACGCCATTGGCAAAGCACTATTACAGCATCATCACCGAGCAGGAGGGTAACGTGTGGCCTAAACCTAAACTCGAAATCAAAGGCGTGTCGCTGCGTAGTTCAAAGACACCTCCAGAAGTCGCCGAGAAGGCTCGCGGATTCATCGACCGTATTTTGAAGTCTGTTGCCGAAACTGGTAAGGTTGCCATTCTCCCTATCTTGAAAGAGATGGCAGATGTGGAGCGGCAGATTATTGCCGATATCCGCAATGGCGGCTTTAAGTACTTCAAAGGTCTTCAGGTAAAACCTAAGGAAACATACAAGGAAGGAGGTACTAACCCTTACACCTCGTATGAGCTTTGGGAAGAAGTCTTTGCTCCGAAGTATGGATCGGTCCCACCGCCGCCGTACGGTGCGATCAAGATCAATGTGGATTTGGATAAACCGTCTCTATTGAAAGCGTGGTTTGCATCCATGGAAGATAAAGCCTTGGCTACGCGCATGGAGGAATACTTAAAACGCAATGGTCGGAAAGCGGTGGGAACATTTAACGTCCCAGCTCCAATTGCGGTAACAAAAGGTATTCCTAAAGAGATATCGGATGTGGCTGCCGTACGTGACATCGTGTACGACATTACATCGCCGTTTTATCTGATCCTGGAACCTTTGAACATCTTCATGCGTGATACGCATAATACGCGACTGCTGAGCGATCTGTACTGATTGCCGGCATAGGGCCCAGGGGTTTCCCCTGGGCCCGTTCCTTTATGCCAGTAATCGATCAATCGTTGTCATGAACTGACTGTAAGCGTTGCCCAACAGTTGTTGACGGAACACACTGTCGTTCTTTGCGTACCGAAGTTCGCGTAAGGCCAATTGGTTAATAGTATCGTTGATGCTAGCGCCACTGGCTTTATCCAGCGTCATCAAGAAGTCCACATACGGCAGTTGTGCCAGAAACAGCACCCACTTCACCTGACGGGTGTAGAGAGCATCTGGCATGGTAAACAATAGCCGCCAAGTTTCATCTGGCGTTGCTAGCTGCAAACTGTTAACCATTTCAGCGTATGACAATTTTCGATCTTTTACCCAATTAGCCATGTTCTTGTAAAGCGTATCCATACGCAGATCAAACCCAGGCAAACCAACAATCTGACGACGCATGTCATCACCCGTTGGCAAACCCAGATAGGTCTTAATCAGCGCATTGGCAGACGCCACACGAACGTGGTCACGGATGATCGAAGGTAGAACATACTTCATCAAGAAGTGTTGTTCTCCTAAGGTGTCGCCGCTGGCTTTCTTTTTCTGATCCAGGTAAAATGCACGCCACTGACAAGCCAGTAAAGGAATGTCAATGGTCCACACCACTACACCGTTCTCACTCCCACCACCTTTCCCATCCAACGCATGGAAGGACAAATCGCTTCTGGGATGGCGAAGGATCCGTAACGGCGGGTATTGATCCATTCCGTAGCGATTGGATTCATCCATCGGCGGGAGTGTCCAGCGCTTCTCATGGAGGGCTACTGGAAATTCAACACAGTTGTCACCGTATAACCAAGGCGTATCTGACGGCTTACCGGTGCGGTAGGGTGAAGTGATGTTCATGGCCGAAGCCAGCTCGTACGCCAAGTCATAAACCGCATCGTAGTATTTTCTAACATCACTACCGAAAGGTATGGACAACGATCCGAGCAGCCGAACCAACAGATGCTGATTCAGTGTCGCAAAAGTGTTGGTTTGGTAATATCGCACCATGGTGCGGATATTCCGTTCTACACCATCGCGGTAAACATCGACTTCAGGAAATAGGCGTGCGCCACGCACTGGCAAAGGCAAATCCGTGAAAATCGTGAACATGGCGTTACCTTTCTGGTTCGCAAAACGATGATTGTTTTAAAGCGTTCATATCATCGGAACGATCTGTGGAAGATGTATCGTCTGTTAAGATTTACGTAATGAGTGTATAGTATGGAAGAGCTACTGCTCGCCGATCCTGTAACAGGGATCCAACGTGGGCCTAAGCCCCCAACTTGATTGAATCCCAAAAAATCTCGTCTATATATCACCATTAGGCGAGTGCATACCCTAAGACAATCTTAGCCTTGGAAACGACGGTTTCCAGTTGAGGCACTGTTTTAGGTACCGCTTGTTTTAGCTAAAGCAAACCAACCCAGAGAAAGGAAGATATTCCATGGCCTTGAACGATAAAACCAAACCTGCCGCTGCTGCACAGACCCCGACTCGTGCTCCGGTCGATACCGGTGCGCCCGCCCAGTCGGTAGCTGCCGACGTGGCTACTCGCGCAGTGGGTTCGATTTTCGCCCTGGCTGGCACGGGTAACACTCCGGTTCGTCCGGTGGCCGACGCCGAGACCCTGCGCCGCCTGCATGAAGGTTTGTCCACCTTCCTGAAAGAAGCTGGCGCTGGCTGGCATGCCATGCCGCTGGATGCAGCCGCCAACCGCCTCCCGGCCAACGCGCTTGCCGTGTGCAAGTTCCGTGCTGACAAGAAACTGTTTGTCAGCGTCATCATGACCCAGGCACCGACCGGCCGCATCCAACCGCGTGTCGAGCAGTACATGGGCCAGCAGTACGAACTGCCTGTCACCACCGGCGACTGCTGGAACAACGACTTCTGGTCAGCAGTTGAGCGTCGCCTGAAAGACAGCATCGCCAACGTAGCCGAAGTCATCGATTCCGGCTGCCTCGTGGTGCCGAGCGATATCGATACCAGCGACGAAACCGCCATGCGCCGCCTGGCCCACGTGCTGTTTGCCAACATCACCGCCAAGGCCGACGAAGCCATGCCGCTGAACCTGGCCATCGCCCTGCGTACTCCGGAAGAACCGGCACAGCTGAACGGTACTGTTCAGTTCCCGCTGGTGCAGACCGCTGATGCTGTTGGTCGTCCGGTGCGTGCTGATGTCGTGATCTCGGTTGGCGCCAGTCCGGCAAACACCAAGCCGGGTACCATCGCCAACGCCGGTTGTGACCTGTTCCGTGTGCATGGTTACGTTGACACCAACTTCGTTGGCCCGGTGGGTCAGCAGGTCGTCAACGGCATCGTGCAGCCGGGTTCCACCAAGGCGTACATGGCCGAAGCGGTCATCACCGACATCTCCACGCTGTCGGTTGACATGCATCTCGACCGCGTGCTGATGGCACTGGTGTCTGCTGGTCTGCTGGAAGAGAACGCTCTGTGGTCCTGGGCTTACCAGCCGCGTGGTATGGGTGGCAAGGGCAGCAAGAACGACATCAACCAGCGCGACGTCGGCATCCTGGGTACCGAGTATCAGCCACAGCCGGGCGCTCCGTTCGCTCCGGTGAAGGGTCTCAAAGGCGGCGCCATGTCCCCTGAGGAAATGGGCGCGTTCTTCAACGACTTTTTCCACCGTAACCTGATCATTTCGTTGCAGGTCGATCCCACTGGCCCGTACAGTGCGATCTACAACGAGTTCATCAGCTCGGCGATGGGCAATCAGGCCGCGACTACCGCCATCCTGAATGCTGCGAACAACCTGACCGGCGGTGCGTTCAGCAACCACTGGAAACAGGGTCCGCAAGTCGTTACCCTGCGTCGTCAGATCCTGCTCGGTACCTACACCGACGCCAACGGCGAGAAGCGGGATATCCGCGATATCGACCACCTGGCGATCCTGGCCCTGACTCAGCAGGACCCGCACGCACGTGCGAGCTACATCGAAACCATCGAAAACCGTGCCGGTCGTCCTGCATCGGTTTGCCTGGCTGAACGTGCTCGCCTGCTCGGTGCTCTGCTGCCTGGTTACGAGCTGGCCGGGTATGGCTACCACCTGACCTTCACCCCGGACTTCCTGTCCGCACTGGCTGCTGCCATGAAGGAAGTGGGTGCTGGCATCCGTCTGAACGATTCTCGCGGTAGCTTCTACGGCGTGCCGCAGGTTCGTCAGAACCTCGGTCTGCTGGGCCTCGGCAACAGCGGTATCGGCCAGCAGCTGCATCAGACCCAGCAGTTCGGCACCCAGACCAACGTCGGCTACGCCGGTTCATCTCGCTGGTAAAGCAACTGGAAAGAGGAGGGAGAAATCCCTCCTCTTTTTTTCACCTGTACAGCCACCTGTAAAGGAGAAAGTCCAGTGGAGACTGAAACAGAAACAGGCCAAGAAATCCAACCCGTGGATGAAAATGAAGAGCTTCAACAAGCCCTCCGGGGTGTTTATTTGGATGTGGAAGACATCGACGAGTACTTCCATTCTCTAAGTAGCCGCCCGGTGATTGCTAATGAGTGGTCTACCGATGATGTTTCGTCTCGTGCGGAACTGAATGATCTGTTGATGACGCGTTACGACACCGAGAGCTTGGAAGCGACACCTACGTGCGAGTGTGGACACACCACCGTACCTGGCATCATTTGTCAGGATTGTGGGACTGAAGCAATCGTACCGGCTGAAAAGCCCATTGAATCCAAGGTGTGGATCAAAGCGCCCGACGGTGTGTTGGGTCTGATCAACCCAACGGTGTGGAACATCTTATCGAAGTTGTTCAAGAAGGACAATAACGATATCTTGACTTGGCTGGTTGATCCGTATTACCGTCCGCCGTCTCCTCGGTCGGAATGGTTGCGGTTACTGAGCGATGCAGGTGTTGAGCGAGGGCTCAATTACTTCATTGCTAACTTCGACGCCATTATGGAAATCCTGCTATCGGTGAATGGCTTTACCAGCCTGAAGAAAGCCGAGTTGGCCAGGACCAAACAGTGGATAGCACAGAATCGCCACAAGTTCTTTCCGCAGCACCTTCCGATTCCGTGCAAGATCACGTTCATCATTGAGTCGTTGGATATCGGTGCACCTCGTGCCGATCTCCGAATGCGGGATGCCCTCGATGCCATGCGAACCATCCAAGGTTTGTACAGTGGTATTGATACGCAACCTTCATTGCAGCTCAAAGAAGCGCGCGCCGCTAAAGCGTCGATTCAGTTAGCGTCGTTCTACTTTCAACAGTACAAGCACAACCTGAGCTCAAAGGGTGGTTGGTTCCGCCGCCATGTGTTTGGTTCGCGGCCGGCATTCTCATTCCGTGCTGTGATTACATCGATATCGAGACCGCATCGGTACGACGATTGCCATTTGCCGTGGTCGTTGGCCATCAGTTTGTTTAAGATGCACTTGCACAACAAGTTGGCGAAGTTAGGTTACACGCCCAAACAAGCCACGCAGTTCATCACCGATTCGATGATCAAATACAACGACAAGATGTCGGAGCTTTTGGATCAGTTGATTGCTGAAGCGCCTGGACGGGGTCCGGTGGTGGTTCTTCAGCGTAACCCGTCATTGCAACGGTTAAGTGCACAACGGCTTTTTGTCACGGCTATCATCAAAGATCCTGACATCAACGCTATGTGCTTGTCGGTGCTAGTCCTCAAAGGCCCGAATGAAATATGTTCCGCCTAAGGGAAACTTTAGGATGTAACTCCTCTAATTGCTGGGAACTCCTTTTCCGTATCTGGCTACAGCGGGACGTACTGCCGTGAGGCATGCGACACCAAGACGAAAGTCTCGACGCGATATGCTCTAAAAACAGATACGATCGAACCAAGGGACAATCAGCAGCGAAGCACCTCTGCTTTGGCCGAAGTGGCATAACACAGCGTGGTGAACGTTCAACGACTATCGAAAGCATAGCTCAGGTCGCGAGGTCTGAGTGAAGAAGCGAGTAGAGTAGATTATCCAGCCAAATGGTAATCGAAATGGGGAGCCCTAACCCGAGTCATGTACTCGGTATGGTGAAGATATAGTCTTGTATCCCAATGAGAATTGGGGAAGTTCATTTGTGGTGGATTTCATCCTCTGGTTTACTGCAAACGAGAACTGTGCAGCGTAGCGAACTGCATGAAAGTACGGCCGACTTTGACGGTGACCAGCTCAACGGTATTTTGAGTCTGGATTGGGAGATGAACAAACGTCTTGAACCACTGGCGTCTCACCTCTCGTTGATGGACTTGAATAAACCGTACTCGGTTAGCCGAGATGTAGCACTGCCAGCACCAATCCTGGCAACACTTAACCACTGGCTCCAAACGAGCCCAGCGAAGGGGGAGTAATGGTCAAAATTGTCGAGGGTGGTCCGGAACTCTTCGATGGTCTGGCTTTTGGCTCCCAACATCCTGGGACGCTGCAATTTCTGCAAAATGCACCGCAGGTCGCTACCGAACGCCTTAACGCTGCCGGTAGTTGGTTTATCCAGCAGACCAAGAATCTGGTTGACCGTGTAGCCAGTTCTGAAGCGATGCGATTGGCAAAAGCAGCACAGCGTTTCTTGACCAATGTGTGGCAGACCGACACGATCCGAACGCTCAACACGATCGGTGAATTACAGCATCCGCCTAATACGATGCTGCGTTGGTTAGCTGCCGAACCGCAAGTCAGCAAACGCATCCAAGAACAGACACTCGATGGCTGGAGTGGTCGTTATGTCCAACCTGAAGGGGTGAGACACGGCGAACACAACTACGATTATCGTCGCGTGATGGATGGTATCATTCAAGTGTCTGACGACGACGAAGCCGAGCATGACTGGACGTCGGTCAACTGCTTCGAGGATGTGGAACCAGAAGACAATCTGGAACTGCATCAACAAGAAGCCATCCTGCGTTCGTGGGATGCGTTGCGCCATCAGCTCCAGTACGGGTCTGATGATCCGACCAGTCCATGGAATGCTTCGCTGTAACGACATAGGAGGAGGGAGAAATCCCTCCTCTTTTTTTCACGGTTACCTTGGTACAGTTAAAAGTTACATTTAGAACTAAATGTATGCAATATCCGTCTGATTGGTAGAAAGATGTTGCAGTACAGTCGAAAACGGATACGTGCCTAAAGGCAGACTGAACAACAAGAATGGACAAGGTAGAAAAGAATGGCTAATACGCTTAACATCGCCCACCTCCACGGGGTAGCTGCGTAGTTGCCCCAGCAGTAGTAGTGGGCTTCACAAATTCGTCACTATTAAATGACGATTGGAGGTTCCCATGCCCTGCAAGCCTAGCGCCAAAAACGCTACTTTGCCAGAAGCACTGAAAGTGCTAAACCAACGCCAGGAATATTACGCCATGCAACTCGGCAACGGCGTGATCCTGGATCTGGATGAAGACGATTGGTCGGCGACTTGTCTCGTGAACGCTGACGCTTCGCCTACTCGTCTGAAACAGACACACGTCCTACCAGAAAACATCGAACACGAAGCACAAAAGCTCGCCATCGATGAAAGCTGGAAGCTGGTGGCTCAAGGATTGAAAGCTCAACGAGCCAACCACTGACGTTTGGAAACAGAGGGAGGCTTCGGCCTCCCTTTTCTCCGTCTTCTTTATTTTTATTAGTCAAAAGGAGCTGATCATGTCAGGATTACCATGCATTCCGTCCTTATCTTCACTGGGTTGGGTAACCGACCCTGTTAAAAAATTCGACTTGGCAATTGCCGACTTCCTTGCATCCAACTATTCTCAGTCAGAAGTGTTTTACGGCAAAATTGCATCACTCCCTTACGTTATTCAGAACGCAGGCAGTGACCTTATGGTGCTAAAGCGTCTAGCCTCTGAAACCCTCAACCGGCATCTGAGTGGCTTGTTTGAACAGGTCACAGTGAACTGCGAAACCGAAACAGTTCAAATTGGCGAATCAAATCGCACTAGGCTGATTTTTAAGGTCGCGGTGATTGATGGTGGCAAAGGCATCACGTTTGATCGAGTCATCGAAGATGTCTCCAGCCCATCATTGAAACTGATCACCCTCAACAACGGTTAATGGATGTATTATCATGGCTGATCCGATGAAAAATACCCCAGCCCAACAGGCAATGCTCAAGACCATTCTTGAACAGATTCGCCCTCGGATTACCGAGGAAGAGTTCAAGGTCAGATATTTGCCGATCATTGCTAACGTGAACGGCCGGTATCAGGAAATTGAAACGTACATTGCTAACGTGGCAAAGAACTACGATGCGGAAGTCGATCTGGTCGATGAACACGGCAACGTGGTCTTCGTGGTCCCGCCGATTAGTTTACCATATCCTACTGAAATCGGCTACAAGAACAGCGACGCCATTGCGACTCTGATTGATCGCGTTGAGCACACCCGCGCGCTATCACCACCAGCAGCTGAGCGTTTGCTCAGCGAGATGTTGCCGGCACGCCATGATTATCAAATGACATCAGAGACGGTGAAGAACTATCGCACTGAAGCCATGCGGCGTTGGGATGCACTCTTTGACCGTTATGGTTATCCGCGCCGCTTCTTTAAAGACGGCGGCGCGGTGAATACCGAAAATACGTCATCGTCTCAGCCCGCGAAACAGGAGTTGGCGGATGACGACATTGAGACCCTTTAAAGGGACGAAACAGACCGATGTCCTTCATTTTGCGATCATTTCTGATGTTCACCTAGGACACCAGGAAACACCGACCGAGAAGATCATTGAATCCTTGATACAGGTGTTTCCTGATAACGCATCTACGGCAGCGTTGGACTTGATCTTCATTACCGGTGACTTGTTCGATAAACTGTTGTTATTGCCCGAAGACCGGGTGTTGATGATTGAAGCTTGGGTCATCTCTTTATTGCGGTTGTGTAAGAAACACAACATCGTGTTACGGGTGTTGGAAGGAACTCCGTCGCACGACTACAAACAATCCAGGATGTTCACCAACTTCAACGACAGCGCAGGCCTTGAAGTTGATTTGAAATACGTTGACCGAGTCTCGATTGAGTCATTCGACCAATACGGGATGACAGTGCTTTACGTGCCTGATGAAATGGGTAGCGGTGATCAAGTATGGTCATTGGTCCAAGAACAGCTCAGTAACAACGGCGTTTCAGAAGTCGACTTCGCAATGATGCACGGTTGTTTTGAATTCCAACTGCCGTTGGTGGCAATGTCAGAATCAACCCATCGTCAAGTGCGGTATGAAAGTATTGTGCGGCGAGCGATTATCATCGGCCATGACCACACACCTAAACAGTCAGGTAAGATCTGGGTGCCTGGTTCGTTAGAACGTCTTAAGCACGGTGAAGAAGAAGCTAAGGGTCACCTGCGTGTACATGCGCACCCTAAGCGAACTGATGTCGCGTTCGTAAAGAATGAAAAAGCCAAAGTGTACAAAACAGTGCCGTTGCACGGTAAGTCGTTGGCAGACATCTTCACCATTCTGGACGAATATAAAGACTATCCGCCTGGTAGTGCGTTTCGGTTGAAGGCTAATCGTGATGACCCAGTAAAAGAGGCCATTGGGGTAATTCGGGATCGATATTTTCAGTTCCACTTCAAAGGGGAATATGAAAGCGATAAACCTGATACCCAGCTACGGTTGCAGGAGCTGGAATTTAGTTACACACCCATTGACATCACGTCAGATAACCTGCAAGGGTTGCTGTCTGCACGGTTAAGTGCGAAGGGTGTGTCGGATGTCATCCGCTTACAAGCTGAAGAATTGCTGACAGCGGTGCTATAGGAGGGGTTATGAGTAGCGATCAAATCTTCGCTGAACGAGCGCTAGGCGAGAAGCTACCGATCTCAGTAGCGACCGCCGTGCCGTTCGAAAAGCTGTACGAGGATGGGTATAACGGCGCGATGGTGTGGATGTTGAACATGCACACCTTGTTCCGTAACTTGCATGGCTGTGTAGCACCCGAATCGCGGGACATGCTGCCAGCCGCAGATTATGTATATGCCCTAGTGGCCGAAATGCGTGCGATTGTTGACATCGTCAAAGACCTTACTAAAGGGATCGGCGAAGTAATCTTTTACTTGCCGACGTACAAAGGGATGGGCAAAACCTTCCCTAAAGCAAACCTACGAGGGGTCAATACCGATCGTCAACGTGCGTTCCAGATCATCAATACGGCGGTTTTAAAGCCCTTTATTGACCATCCAGAACGACTCAAAGCTGATGCAGACTTGGAAGTGATTAAAACTGACATCGGACCACCACGCAGTAGCAAACCTGCGATGATCATCACCCACCATGCAGTGGATTTACTCTACTGCCCCAGCGATACCATTTTGTTGGAATCGCACACTGGGACGCAAAAGAAATGGGTGAAGTGGTATACCAAACTGATGAACGGGAACCAGATGACCCGGATCCCGTTTAATCGCTTAACCCTCCAGGTCTTTGGTGACAACACCGATTTCTCGCCCATGAAAAGCGCGGTGAAAGAGGTGTTGCTGTTATTGGCAGAAGAACGTCAGTGGGGACCACATACCACCGATGACCGCGTTGCTTGGTCAATTCGCCAGCTTCGTGATCCTTATGCCAAAGATGTCTTCCTGGAACTCCTAAAAGCGTAAAGAATAACGCGCAGGGGGTATTTATGTACACGGCTTATGCAGCTTGCAAAAGGACGAACCCATGAGTAATGAAAACGCAGCACCCGCAGCTCCAACCGCCGACGGTGCGCGTAAACGCAACATGCTGGATGACTACAAACTTCGGATTATTGGCGATGTTCAGCCCGGCGGCTCGAAGCGAGCTATGTTGGGTGTCATGAGCATTGCTAATCAGGTTCGTCTGCGTGCCTGGTCGGGGGTTCCTGACCACGATGGTCGCGATTGGCTACTGGAAGCCAAGATGGATGCGGCTACCGCTTATGCCCTGTTGGCCGATATGAAGAAGGCGGTCGCTGATCGCGACTTCGGTCGACGCGCTATCACCTGCAAAACAGGTCGCGACCCGATTGTTCTGGACACCACCGTCATTTACGGTCGTGATCAGGACAAGACACTGTTCATCGGTTTGCTGAATGCTGATAAGTCACGCCGGCTGCAGTTCGTAATGCGTCCGACTGAATACCACGACCTCGCCGGTTCGGATGGTCGTCAGCTTGATCCAGCTCTGGTGTCCGAATGGTTTACCACCGGTTGGATTATCCTGATGGAAAACCTGGTGGCCTCCGTTTTGGCAGTGAATTACACCGATCGCCTCCAGTCTGATCCAGATGCTGCGCCTAAGAGCACACCTCAGGAACAACCGTCTGGCGGTGGTGGTGGTTATCAGCGTCAAGGCGGTGGTAACTGGAACAACAACCGCCAGGGTGGTGGTGGCGGTGGTGGTAACTGGAAAGGCGGTGGTGGCGGATACCAACGCCAAGGTGGTGGCGGTGGTGGCTGGAAAGGTAACAACGGCGGTGGTGGTTGGAAAGGCGGCGGTGGTGGTGGTGGCTACCAGCAGCGCCAAGGTGGTGGCGGTGGTGGATACCAACGCCAGGGTGGGGGTTATCAGCAACAGTCCCAGCAATCAGGTGGCGACTGGAAAAGCAACCAGGCCAACAACTACCAGCCAGAACCAGCCGTCTTTGATGAGGACACCTCCTTTTAAGGGCGATGTCCAACGCTTTGCTATCTGGTGATACTTTGTAGCGCGCAGCCTGTTTGGGCTGCGCGTTATTCCCCCAACGTAACCCAATTTTTTTCGGACAGATATTACTACATGGCAGACGATTCCCAATGCGGCAATTGGGATAAGAATAACCATAACGACGCGGAGTTTCCATGGAGATTATCAATCTCGGTGCGTTACTGACACCCGGTGGTCCGCAAACGCGGATGCGGTTGGGGCAGTTAGCCATTCGTCACGGTGACGAAGAATTAATCTGGCTGGCCAGTAACTACGACCAACCAGCGTTTACTGAGCCAGAAAATCTCTTCTTCCACATCAACGATTACTGGTCTCTCTTACCAGCAACGCGTCAGCAAGAAATCTTCGACCTGTATAAAGAAGCGCATGAAACGCTGAATACGGTGCCGAATTTCTCACGAATGATGGTGAAGTTACAGAACATCGTGGAACGGTTGTACGTACTGCATCCCAAGAACGAACTGTCGTACTACCTGATCACTCGCAACAACGTGTGTTCACCATCTACATTGCCCGACCAGTACGGCACCAACCCAGAAGAACGGACTTACCTGCGCGGTCATTACCACGGTCTCACTGTCCTGGTGCTGGCATTGCGTGTCATGGTGCCGATCTGGGCGGAGTTTATTCGCGTGGTGCGTGCTGATGCCGTGGAGCGTAAAGAAATCCTGGCGATGCGGCTGATCGTGAATACCTGGCTGATGGGTACGGTGGATGATCAAGGCAACCACACTCCCGATCCGGATATGCATAAACTGCGTCGTATGGTGGATGCCATGGCCAGTAATGCTGAAACGCCGCTGGTGGCAGTAATCCACAGCGTAGGTTCAGAACAGTTCCCGGAATGGCTGTTTGCCATGACCGTGATTCGCCGAGTTGCCATCGGTGAACTCAGTCAGACCAACACCAACATCAACATTGTATCGACTGTTTACAAGACGATCAATGTGGCAGTGGATAAAGGCGGGAAAAACTTCGGTCGCGATGGGGACATTCGCGAAAAGAATCCGGATGGTGGTCGTGGTCGCAATGAAGAAGATAACACTTCCGTCATTGAAGGTTACAAACCTCGACAGGACATCAGTCCTGGCGACCTGATGGTCTTCAGTGTCTTTGCCGAAGACCTGCGTCGTTTGATTGACGCGGTGGATCCTACCGTACCCGAAGAGAAAGTCAGGATCTGTTACGACGCGTTGAACCAGGCGCGGATGACCGGTCAGTTGACGTACCATCAGCATCAGTTGATCATGACCAATTGGGTGCTGTCTGAACCACTACCGCCGAGCAGTGAACGGCATTTGGAAGCAACTGCAACGTTCAATGCCGTGGTGGCTGTACAAGCCATTCTCTGGCATTGGGGGTTTACTGGATTGGCGGCCATGATGTCCGTGTCATCCAGACCACGCAGTGATCAATACCTTGGCGAGGCTACGGAGTTTCGTTCGCGGACGACGAGCGAAAACCTTCGTAAGCTATCAGCCATCTACCCGTACTACCGGCCGTCTGGTAAGGGTAGTGAACGCAAACCGGGCGATAACTTCGGTACTGTTGCCATCGAGCAGTATAACCAACTGCTATCGTTGTCAGCATGGCTGTGTTTAGCCCCGCCAGAAATCCTCAAGGAAGCTAATTTGTTACTCAACGACGGTATGGTTGCTGTACCGCAAACGTTGCGCAACGACCTGGCTTCGTTGTTTATCCACCTGTACGAACGATCCTAAACCACCGAGGAAACGTTATGCTTAATTCACAGTTCCCCAGTAAGCTGGCTGTCAAACGTCTGATGATGATGCAGACGGGGACGTACAACGACATGATGCGTCGACCGTACCACTTGACAGGCGATACGTCGCTGATGAACCGCCTGCACGACGATACCCTGGGCGGTACTCAAATCGACCGCAGCCATGTTGCTGCTGTTGCCGGGTCGATGCTGCGTCCCGCAGCTCAGACCAATCAGCACGCCATAATCGATAATGGCTGGGGAACGTCGCGGTTTCTGTTCTTCATGTCAGTGATCGTTAACAACGGCCTGACTCAGAGCGAAGAATACATTCTGAGCGGTTACACTGATGCGTGCGACTGGAGCTCCGGCGGTGACTTACCACCAGAAATGAAGTTCTACGTTGACAACGTCATCACAGTGCGGCTGGCACAGACTTCGCTGGGGGCTCAGGCAATGCCGGTGAACGTCAGCCAAGTACTGCGCGGTAACTGGAACCAGCCAAACCAGACCTGGAATGCCCCAGTGCCTTCGATTGGTCAACCTGCGTCGCTGCCCAATGACTTCTCCATGCGTCCGTCAGATGTGGCTTCTCTTCATGCCACATCGGAACTGGTTCACCTGGGGTCCCATGGTGCGGCCGACATTCGTCACACCCCGTCCACCTTCTACGATGGTAACAAACTGTCCTCGATCGACAATAACATGCCATCGGCTTATTTGAGCAAGGCGTTGATTGCCGAGACGGCGCGGTCTGTTTCTGACCCGTACGAGATGCTTGCTGGTGAGGCGTTCCCGTCATCCAACCCCGGCATTGGTGTGGTTCGCGATGCAAACTGGTCAGCAAACCCGCTGCTGAACATTTTGTCCAAAAACACCATGCTGACTCAGGTGGGTGCAGGGTTCTTTAGCTGGCGTGAGCTGAAGATGCTCGACCCCAACGTGGTTTCTGACAGCATCACGATGGTGATTCCGTTGTCGCAGAATAACATACAGCGTGTTCACCGTCAGGGTCAAACTGAGTTCTGGACGTCTGCAACCAATGAAACGGTTGCGGCAACCATCCTGGCTCAGTCGGTACCGGCATTGATGGGACGACTACTGCTGACTCGTGTGGCGTTCAGTGTCACCAACTGCACTTTGGATGGACAACCTGCTTTCCAGTGGGTGCCAGGTGTGGGTGGTCAGGGCTTCTACGAAACGATGAACATGGCACCAGCACTTAACGTGTTCCAGATGCAGTTCATTCACGAGATCTTCAGCGCCATCACGCAGAATGGCCTGTATGCGGTTAACCTCACCGTGGATGCTCGCTTGACGGGTGATCTCTGGGTGTCTATCGCCATGAATGGTCAGCATCCGGTGGATTACGTTGCACCGCTGTATGCTGGCCAGTTGTTCTCACCGGTGATGACTTCAGATTACAACCATCTTCAAGGGATGGCCAATGACCTGATGGGTATCGCTTCGCAGATCGTTCAACCGGTCGGCATCGCTCAACAAAGCGGAGGGTTTTACTAATGGAATTGCTCGACTTCTATAAAGCCATCTTGGGACTGGCAGGTGTCGCACCTAACGCCGACGGTGTGGTGGTCGCCACTCTGGATGGCGATGAAGAACCCGTTACCGTTGGTGGGAAGAAACTCCGTCTTCCCACCCGCGAATTCCTCCGTAACCCGGATTGGGATAACTACATCGCATTCCATCCGATGTCAGAAAAGCCGCACCGCGGTGAATCGGAAGTACTGAAGCGACTGCGCTCGCTGATTATCTTTCGCATTAACCACACAGCCAGTCAGTTGTTGGAGTTCATGACGAAAGTGGCTGCTGACCATAGCTGCCACAAACGTCTGGGTGCTAAGGCATCGGAATTCCTGACACTGATGCCGAAGGCCAAGGAATCGACCATGGTGACCATGGGCAAGATCCTTGACCAACTGGGCGCCGATAACCACAAACTGATCGTGAACATGTACCTGAAGCGTCCTGGGATGCTGAAAGGTGTCAAGTATCACCGTCTCTGTGTGGTGAACTTCCCAGTCTTTGATGCCATGGATGACGAAGCCAAAACCATCTTCGGTGTTAAGTGTAACGTCGGTGACTACGGTGCGATTAAGGCGTTGTTCTATTACCTCTTTGGGGTGATCGACGGCGAACCTGAAACGCTCGAGGCGTACCACTACGGCACCAACAAGATGACGGCGCCGTACCTGGAGTGTCTGATGGGGTCAGCATTCAAGTTGGTTAAGCGGATGAATCACCACATTCGTCTGTTTGCCAACATGGATTCTGAAATCTCACTGTTGGAGTTCGACACCAACTGGGAATCGGAACTGGAAGACTTGACCGGTTATTCGAATATCCTGGAAGCGCTGGACTACAACACCGGCCAAGTAACCGAGGAAGAAAAGGCGCAACCAGCAGCTACACCACGGCAACGGCAACTGGGCCGAATGGCAGCAGACAAGGTGGAATTGGCACGGCCTGTACAACCCTCTGCTCCAGCGCCGGAGCGTCCGATGCATGTCGTACCGCAAGTGGATGTACAGGAAGAGTGGGACAGACTCCAGCAGGAACAGGTGGCTCCACCTAGTCCGACTGGTGTTCAGCCGTATCGTCCTGGTGCGCTGAATATGGCACCACCGGTAGTGGCATCACCGTATCCGCAGCCGATGTTGAATTACCAGCAACCTGTCCAACAGGACCCGCGTGCTGGTTGGTTTGGCATTCCTGCTAATACGCCAGCCGCTCCTGTCGCACCTTACGGTGCACCGCAGGTGATGGGATATCCTCAGGTGCAAGCACCCCAAGGTTATCCTGGCGGTTATCCGCAAGCGCCGTTGTATCCGCAACAACCATTGTACCCTCAGCCTGCCGGTTATCCACAACAGCCTCAGGTAATGCGGGGTCCGGATGGTCGTGCAATTCCTGCTGGATACCCTGGTCAGGGTGTGCCTATTCCGATTTATAACCGGTAACGGCATAGTGGGAGGGCCTTCTGGCCCTCCCTTCTTTTTTCACACAATCGACTAGAGGAACGTCTAAAGTTACAGGACTACACGTTATATGTAGACATGTACCGCCGGCGTAAATCTTCCAGGTCGGTTGTGTTCGGGACCATGAGCTCTGTGACTGTGCCATCAAAGTCATAGTTCGAATACATCCCGTTAACTCGCATAATCGCCCAATGCTGGTCAGGCAGAATATTTGATGCATTCAGAAACCCTGATAGGTCGTACTGATGCTTGACCAGATCTGTTTTTGGCACTGTCAGGATTCTACCCTGGCTGCGTTGAATCAACCAGGGAATGTGGTCTTCGATCACCTTGCGAAAGCCGGGATCGTAGTACATGGTATTTCCGCTGGACCGCAGCGAGGATTGAATTTTGAACATAAATCCCTCGAACTCTTAGAACTATATCATTAAAAGGCTAGAAGAACAACAAGGAGTCGCAGGTATGTTGAATCACGAAGACCTCGATCTAACTCATGTGGAGTTAGAACTACCACCCCACATGCGCAAGAACGAACTTCATCCGCGGCTACTCGGCACCGCTGTCGGCCTCAATCCGTTTGTTTCAACCATTTCGCCGTCACGCCTGCAGATGTTTACATCCCACCTGGGTCAGATGCCGGTTATTGAAGGTGCAACTGTTCGCTTGATTCAATCGGGCGCTGAACGCGAATACGGCAAGTATGTGTTCAATCGCAAGATCGAACGTGAAAGTCGTGTCATTGAATACATTCCTCGGTTTCGTGGTGGTATTACCGAATTTGCAGTGAACTACAACCCGTGTACCACACTGGTACTGGGAACCTCTGACGAAGACGGAAATGTTTTGTACGATTTGCTGGAACTTGATGACCACCACATCATGCACCAGAGTTACGGCTACCGGTTCAAAAACACTCCAGCTTATCAGATGATTGCACCGGACATGGTGTTTCCTGACAACACCATCCTGAAGCAGTCTCCCAACGTGACTGAACACGGTGACTGGACCTACGGCACTGAAACCAACGTAGCGTTTATGTCGGTTCCGGCAATTATCGAAGACGGTATTCGTGCCTCCGAGTCCTTCTGCAAGAAGGCTTCTTTCACCGCTATCAAGAAAGCCGTTGCGCAATGCGGCGGTCGGTTTGTGCCGCTAAACCTCTATGGTGATGATCGTCATTATAAACCATTCCCGGATGTCGGCGAACCTATTGCCGATCACGGCATGATCATGGCACTGCGTCGTTTTGATCCGATGATGGCGCCGGTGAACATGACACCAAAGGCATTACGCAGGATTGATTATGCCTTTGACCGACCTATTCGTGGTAAGGCTGGTGCGATCATTACGGATGTCGATGTCTGGTTCGGTGGTCAACATCGGAACATGAACGATCGGCTTCCTGTGGGGATGGAATCGCAGTTTGAAAAGTACAACGAACAACATCGTCAGTACTTTGACCGCTTGGTGGGGTGTTACTACCGCTTGAAGAAGATGTGCGGTGGTATGGAACCACCACTCAGTCCTCGCTTCCAGCGGAAACTGGTCGAAGCATATGCGCGATTGGGGAAAGTGCCTAATGGCCACAAACTCCAATTCACGTACAAACAAACCCCTGTCGACGACTGGCGAATCGAGTTCACTTACCAATACACCCTGGTACCTACCATCGGTTTTAAGGTAACGGACACGCATGGCGGCAAGGGTGTAATCGTCGAAGTCCTCAAGGATGAAGACATGCCGGTGGATCAGTGGGGTCGTCGTGCCGATCTGGTACTCGATGGCGACTCGACGATCAAGCGCATGAACATGGGACGCCTCTACGAGCATTGGACCAATGCGTTGTCGTGGCATGTGCGTCAGACCGTACTCGCACTGCTCGATAGCGGCAATCTCCAAGGTGCATGGCGGTACATTTGCAACTATTACAAGGCAGGGTATCCGGAACACTGGACCATGATGACCGAATATCTGGAACAGGAACGCCAGAAGGGTCGCTACGATGAAGCGGTGCAGTACCATTTGGATTGCATCCGCAAAAGCGAGATCGTTCGATTCCTGCCGCCTAATAGTTCGGTTGCTGGTGCCGAGCAGATCCGCCGGCTCAAGGCCGTTGGGTTCAGACCGCCGAAATCTCCGGTGGCGTACCGAGGTAATAGCGGCAAGATGATCAAGACCATTCGCAAGGTCCTGATTGGCAGCATGTACATCATCGTGCTGGAGAAAACTGGCGATGATTGGTCGTCGGTATCATCACCCAGGTTGCAGCACTTCGGTATTCCTGCCAAGCTGAGCCGACTGGATAAACAGTCGACACCAGGGCATGAGTCGCCGGTGCGGTTCTTGGGTGAAGATGAGGCTCGGTTGTTGGCAGCGGCATGCGGTGGTGACACTGTAGCAGAGTTGCTCGACATGACCAATGCGCCACAAGTGCACAAACATGTGGTTCGGAATATCCTGACAGCAGGTACGCCAACCAATATCATGAAAGTGCGCGATATGCAGCAGGCGCCTCACGGCAATAACCGTGCGCTCGGGTTTGTCAAACACCTGGTGCGCTGCGGCGGCGCCCGCTACATATTCCCAGAAGAAGGAGGAAAATGATGGTAAGCTTTACATCAAGAGAACTGATGGCATACTCGGAAGACCAGATTCACGCGTTGCCGGACGGTCCGCTTACCATTGTTTTCGATGACGCTACCGAGCTGTTCACCACAGCTCGGGCCACCATCCTGAGCTGGTACTTCTGGGAATTCTTCCGGATCGATCAAGGTGTACCGATGAAGGACAAGCACCATGTCGGTAACAAGGACTTCACCCAGTCCTTGCAGCTGAAGTTGCTTGGTGAGTGCATGACAGAAGTGATTTTGTACCGCAAGCGCCGCGGCGAACCCACGGTGCTCCCAGTCAGTGAATACTGGCGAGTCGGTTATGAAGTCATCAATCGAATCTACAACTTCGTGGCGAATAACCTCGAGGATTACGTGGTAACGATTGACGCTGACGATGTGCTTGAAGTCCTCGACCACCCAACCGTGATGCGGTTTAATAAGGAAGTTAAACCGTATTACGAATCCATCAAGACGGCGCAAGACGGAATCCTGAAGGTTCTCAAAGACCAGACGGAGTTAGACGGCAATCGCATTGCCGAGGCCGTGCGCTGTGCGCTGGTGTCTGACGGTCAGGTTGCCCAATGTTTCGGTCCAATTGGTTTGCGGACCGCCGTAGATTCAACGGTGTTCCCGATCCCTGTAACCACGAACTTCTCAGAAGGTCTGGTGTCGTTGTATGACAGCATGGTGGAATCGCGGTCAGCGTCTAAAGCGTTGATGTTCACCAAGACGCCTCTTCAGAAGGTTCAGTACTACAACCGTGAAATCCAGCTGGAAGCTGGTGTCGTCATGAACCTTCATCACGACACGGATTGCGGTAGTAAGGTCACGGTGCCGTATTTCATCAAGACCGCGAAGGTTCTGGATGAACTGCAAGGTAAGTACTACGTCAAAGACGATGGTACTCTGGCGGTCATTACGGCCAAGGACGTGAAAGATAAAACCATGATCGGTACCACGGTACAGCTTCGGTCAATCCGTGGCTGTATGCACCCAGATGAACAAGGGGTGTGTTCCACCTGTTACGGTGAGATCGCACTCAGTGTTCCTGAAGGTGCTAACGTGGGGCATACCTCCTGCGTGGAGCTTAACAAGAACGTTACCCAAATCACGTTGTCCACCAAACACCTTGACAGCGGTGTGAAAGTGGAAGACTTTATCATCCAACCTGCTGACGAGCCGTATTTGTCAGTGGCCGATGAGGATGGTCGGTTGCGTTTGCGTAAGAAGCTCAAAGAACGTCAAGCCAAGCTGAAGTTCCATGTTCTTGAAGCCCCGAATCTGGCACAGTTGGAAGCTGCGTCCGATTTGTCGATGGTGAGCAGTGAAACCATTGCCAGCATGAGTGAGGTGCGTATCCGTACGGAGCGCCCTTCTGGTGGCTACCTGGAATTTCCGGTCACGGTATCGATGGGGTCGCGCAAGGCGTCCTTTACCTTTGAATTCATGGCCTACATGAAAGAAAAGGGGGTATTGCTGGCAGACAGCGGTATGTATATGGTAGATCTGGCTGATTGGGACTTCAGTCTGCCGGTATTCCGTCTACCATTGAAACATCGCAGTATGCTGGAGTTTAAGACCGAGGTTGAGCAGTTCATCAAGGCAGCCCACACCAAAACAGCAACGTCACCGTTGCGTCGTTGCGGTAAGCCAACAGATCCTGCTGACTTCGGTAGCGTATTGGCGCAGTTCCATGACATTGTGGGAACGAAGCTGAGTGTTAACGTCGTTCACCTGGAAGTCTTGCTCTATTCGACGATGATTCGTTCGAAAGCGAACAACGATTACCGGTTACCGAAACCGTGGCACAAGGCAGAGTTTGCACCGTACACGGAATTGATGCGGATGCGATCGTTGGCTCCAGCGATGGCCTACCAAGCACAAGTGGAAACCATCCATTCGATCAGCAGTTATCTGGACATCCAGCGTCCTGCTTCGCCGATGGATCCGATCTTAAAGGGGTGATAAGCAATGACATGTAGAGGTCGTGTTGACGTCTACAGCCATGGCTTTCGAGTCTCTGGGTACCGCTACGAACTCATTCCACGTCTGGCACGGTTCGCTGAATCGTTTACCAAGATGGAGTTCGAGCGGTTACCTGGAGGTCGTGTTGAAAAACGGCCTGGCGACTTTTTTGGCGGAGTTTCGGATGGCCAGACCGAATACTGGTTTCATCGAAACGTCCTGCCAGAATTCAAACGGTACATGACCGACTGTGGGTACAGCGATCATGCTCTAATCTACGCCTTTCACGATGTGCCTAAAGGCGAGGCCTCGTCGCTTGTGATGCGTGAGCATTTCAAGCCACTTGATTATCAGGTACCCATCGTTGATTTCTTGGTCGAACCTGGTAAGTCCATCCGTGTGGCTACCATGCAAACAGGCAAAGGAAAGACAAAGACATCGTTGTTTGCTGCCGCAAAGATTGGTGAAAAGTTTGCAGTGGTCGTACCGGCGATGTATGCCGACATGTGGTATACCGAACTGGAAACGGTTTTTCACCACAAGCGTGGTGACATCCTGCTGATCAAAGGTCTTAAAGCCTTGAAGGCAGCCTTGCTGACCAAAGCCAGCGGTGAAAACCATGCATCGGCGTATGTCATTACGTCGACAACGATCATGTTGCTGATTAAGGCCTACGAGTCCAATCCCAAGTTTGCAGAAGAGACTGTCTGCCGTCCCGAGGAGCTCTACGCACTCTTAGGTCTCGGGTATCGAGTCATCGATGAAGTGCACAAAAACAGTGCACTGAACTTCAAGATGGATTGCTACACGAACATCACAAAGGCGGTGTATTTATCGGCCACCCTCGATGCCAATGAAGCGTTCTTACGTCGGATGCGGCAGATTGCTTATCCGATGAACGACCGTTACGATGGTTTGGAGTACGATCGATACATCAATGTGGTGGGTCTGGCGTACCATGCTGACGAGCCTCGGAAGATCCGCTGTAAAGGATACAAGGGGGCTTACAGCCATGTGGTATTCGAACAGTGGCTGATGAAGAACAAACGCAGCCTCGAGAAGTACATGACCTTCTTGGATGAAATCGTACTGCGAAAGTACATCCAAGTCAGGGAACCTGGGCAGCGCTGTTTGGTCTTTGCGTCTTCTGTCGACTTCTGTACGTTGTACATGAAGCGCCTGCGTGCTAAGTACCCACAACTCAAAATTGGACGCTACACGCAAGAAGATGTCTACGACGACATGCTTACCAATGACATCACGGTGTCAACGGTTTTGTCTGCCGGTACAGGTGTGGATATTCCTGGGTTACGGATTGCCATCATGTCCAATTCGATGGATTCACCTTCTGCCAATGAGCAGGTCAAAGGTCGTCTCCGTCGGTTGAAAGATTGGCCGGATGTTAACCCGGAGTTCTACTACATCTTCTGCAGCGACATCCCTAAACACGTAGACTATCACAACCGAAAGATGGACTACTTCAAAGGGAAATGTTTGAGTCACCTGGTGTATAATTCCGGGTACTCTATTTAACCCATAAACGGCGGATGGGATTCCCATCCGCCTTATGCCGCAATAAGGAACACTATGTTGACATTTTTTAGCTGGCTTGCGTCTTTCTTTAATACCCGACCGGTTGAAGAACCCGACTACACGGATGTGATCTACCGTTACCGAGAAGCGATTATTGCCGATGCCGGTTTTCTCGATCGCTATAACCACGAGGTACTTAACAGCCGCGTTTTGAAAACCTTCGCGGAAGTCGCCGTGCTACCGACCAGTCAATCGCTCGTGCACTGGTACAAGACGATGGAACACCTCAATAACCGTCTACTGGAACTACCGCTGCCGGATGATGTCAAGGGTGCGATTAATCGCATTATCACCAACTGCTCTACCTATTTCGGGGAGTACGTTTAGTAAACAAGGAGAATGGAGATGGTCGTTGTAATTAAGTTGTTGGTGGTAGGATTGATCGTTGCCATACTAGCGTACACCTACTACATCTACCAGTCGATTCGTATCTCGACGTTGTATGGTAAGCAGTTCGACCTGTACCACAATACAGCCAAAGCGTCGGTGGCATACCTGGAAGCGTTCTACGAAAAAAGTCTGGTGCCACACCTGGGTGAGTTCATTGAGTTGGCATCACAGCCCAGTCGAGTGTTTCTCGAGAAGTGGGCTGTGGAGCTCTCTGACGTCGCTTCAGCACTCGAGGCTGTGGAGCTACCATACACGGTGAAAGATGCCGTGAAGATGGTGCTGCTGGCGCGAGACGAGGCCTTTGGTCCGTACCTGGAACAGATCGCCTGATACATTAACCTGTTTACTTTCCCGGAGCTAAAAATGGACTCAGTAACAGCAATGATGATTTCCCTCGCAATCGCAGGTGTACTCTGCGGCATCCTCGTAGGTGTGGGTTTGTTTAAGTGGAAGGAACATCAGAAACAAGCCAAATATTCGGCCGATTGGGTTGATGTCTTCCTGACCGATGTGCGTGAGCGTATCGTCAATTACATGCTGAAGCACACAACCGCCCATAATCAGGCTGAGGGTTTTCGCAATCTGATCGCTACGTTGAAATATCCGCAGGATTTTCGATTGGTGAAGAAGTGGTACGAGTACACAAGCGGTCTTTTGCTGACACTCGCTAAGAGTGAAGAGGTGTCCGGACCCTTTAAGGCGTACCTCGAATACGTGGCAGATGTGCTCTGTGAAATTGCAGTGAATGCGCACCTGGACGAAGCTAACAAGAAGAAGTAACAGCCAGTAGAGGTCGGGTAATCCCGACCTCTTTTTTTGCCCCTAAATCCAATTCCAACAGATTTCAAACCTATATTCCTCAGGTGAACGGAGAGTTCAAATGCTGGACCCATTTGACTTTCTTAACATAAACCGCCATAGGTCTTCTGGGTAACCACCACTCAGGGACGAGGAGAGGAGGTATGGCACCAATAATTTCTTTTCGCACCAAGGTCAATAATGGTGCGAAGTCGATCGCTCGGGTCGTCTTTGAGACGCCAGGGGTCGATTTATTGACCAAAAAAATCTTGTGCGACCGTCTTCATGCGGTCGCACGCGGTGCTGTACATGAGTCAGATTTCATGTACGACCATCGCATGGTTAGACGGCAGGAGTCCCGGTACTATCGCTCAGCAGAGGCGATGGTGTTGGAACTTCTGCACAAGGTAAAGGCACACGACCGTGACGCGGGTCGTGTGCTGGAGTTAGCATTAGATCGTTGGTCCTGGGCGCGGGACCAAAGGAGTGCAGCATGAGCTCAACGCTCACATGGGGTTCTTTCGAACCCCAGGCCGTCGCTTCCGCTCCGGCGGAAGCCAAAGCACGGCTAGACGCCGTGCTGACCCGAGCCGCCGGGCTCGGAGTCACTCGGGACCAGCTGTCAAGCTGGTCCAAGGAAACTGGCCACCTTTTCCGGAAGGTGGCCAATGGCGACCAGCAGGCGGCATTCCTGCTTGCTGGCAAGCTCTCCTTCATTGAGGCCAAAGTGGCCGAACTGGAGGAGAAAATCCGGGTTGCACGAGCAGCAGCCCGGAAGGCTGAGCGGGAAGAGGTCACCGCTCAAGGTCTGGCTGCCGGCGCGGTCAGCGGCCTGATCGGCCTTGTCATCCGCCTCCTGTAATGGGAGGCGGCATAAAAGAGGAGGGTGTTACCCCTCCTCTTTTTTTTCGTCTAACGCATGTGCGGTGCCCGTGACGTATAGAAGTACACGTCAATCGGTAACGGGTCAAGGTGTTGATACACCAGTGGTCCGACTTCAGACAACGACAACTGACCTTTACCACACCCAAGACCAGGTACGGCTAATGATCGGATGTCATGCTGCATGTACGTGGCAGCTAGCTTCGCCAGATTGGCATCAATCCATTCTAGCTGACTAGCGCGCCAAAATTCATCTTTGGTTGGAAAACACAACACACGGTTTAACAGTAACAGACTATTGACTTTAAACTGCCCGCTCTGGCAATATTCCTTGTACACATCTAACAAACCCGGAAAGCGCTGACTAAAGGCCAACGCCAATCCGTTCCCCATTACGCCTTTCGTGTTGACAGGACAGACCAAAGTCTGCGCTGGACTACGGAAGATATCACCAGGTCCTTCGTAGACAATCATGGGGTTCTTGTCTCCTTTCCACCTTTTACGGTTTACCTCTTTCAAGGGCCTTGAGCTTGTCGACCTGACTCCCCACCGCTTGGCCATCGGCCTCAGTGCGTTTGGTTGCCAGGTCGAGCAAGTACTCACAAAGGTAAGGCGGTAAACGCATGAATTCAATGAAGGAGATATGGAAATACTCTCCTACCTTTGACTTCATGAAGTGTCTGGAAAACGTGTACAATGGATCTTCAGTATGGATGACCTTGGGTCTCACCAGCACAGGGTTTAGGGGATTGTTTACGTCAATCCCCTCATTTAGCCCGTAAGCGCGATGATACGCCACATCCAGTACCAATCTCGCCATCACTGGATCCAAGGGCCCTGGAACGCCGTTTAGTACGTCCAGGACCGCTTCAGGTTGAGTGATGACCCTACCGGCATTATCGATGTTAAACCGAGCACTGGTTAGATGTTGCTCGATCTGACTGCCGTCAATACTCGCAGGCGGGCGAGGGTGAAAAAAGCCTGAGCCATGTCTACCGGTACCAGGTGTTGGAAACGACCTTCGTCAGTAGGTTGACGGCTCCCGCACGACGGACAAACGAAATTCGGAATCGCTGTGACTGCCGCTGTGACTTGGTTGATAAAACTGATCACATGCGTGTAGTACGCTTTACTGAATTCCGGATCATCCGTCAGACGTTCGATGTTCTTGACCAGAACGTCACGGTTTTCGATCCAGTCGCCCTCGTCACCATTAGGATCAAGGAAGACGATACGCTTCACCCAGTGAGAATACTGGCGCAGTGCGGCCAGTTCTGCTTGCTGGGTAATGTACTCACCTCGTTGCTCCAATGCAACGCCGCGACCGAAGAGTGACTCGTAAGCCTTCTCCAGCTCAGCCACCCAGCTGTAGCCGGCGGTTTCATAGTCGGCGATAGAGGGTACCTGGAACTCGATCTTCAATGTGTCATTGTAGACGAAAGAGTCCAGACCACGGGTGTTGAATTCAAGCTGGTATGCTTCCAGGCTTTCGGCCTTCGACACCTTTTGTGTTGGTGACAGCATTGCTTTACGTTGATTGTCCGTAAAGGCAGAACTGTCTACATAGAGCAGATCAGGGATGTTGACCTTACCACGAGCCACGTAACTACACTTGCCTGGCTTGGCTGTACATGCCTGAGCGTAGTAGTGTCCTTGGGGGTGGTTAGCGCTAGCCATCGCCCAAACTAACAGCGGGATGTCGGTGATCTTGATCAGTGCTTTCAGATCAGCTTTATCACCGGATGGTGCAGTGGTAGCCTCGATGTGATCGAGTACAAAATCCACCACCGTCATCTTGAGGTAGACATCGCTTTGCGAGAACACACGACCACGAGTCTGGCGACCAAACGCTGCTTTGAGCGAACTGACTTTGGCTTCCATGTTCATCAGGTCGATGTTCTGGGAAGGGCGCAGGGTCACCCAAATGCCACTGTGCCAGAGAGGTGCGGTGACGGGTTTACCGATGTTCTGACTGGCTGCCAAGCGAGCGACCGCCATCAGCCCGGAGATCTCCTGACCACCGGCCGACTTAGGCGAATAGCGACCGATGTTGATCTTTCGACCATCGTGCATTTGCCCATGATCCCAGATGGAATCGGTGCGATCGAGTGCTTCTGCCAGGTCGTCATTGCGATAAGCGAGCTCTTCGCCCAACACCAAGCTGACGCCCCAATCCGATGTGAACAACCGCTCCATTTCCTTTTCAGGAAGCGGGTTGATGGTTGACATCACATCTTGCTTGTAGGTGATCGAATCGGTACCTGGCAGAATGATGTGCGGTTCTTCTGCAGAAAGGGCACCGTCTGCCATCGGGTGGAGTGGCGACTTCCCGCTAACCTTACCCTGGCGTGGTTTGGCCGGCTGGATGATATCGCCCTGCTCGTCCGTTTCGTTTTTTGCTGCTTTATCGGCAGCTTCCGATTCCTGAGCAGCAGTCGGTTCGGCTTGATCTTCCACGTGAGGTGGTTTCGGCAGATCGTTTTCGTCAATGGTGGCCATTAAGCACTTCCTTCTACAGTCGACGGGGTGGCCGCAGCGGGGCGGCAGTGATTGAGGATTTCGGTGATAGTGGGGATAACCACCATGGCCCAGCGTTCATTCCAATTGCTGTACTGCATGGCCAGTTCCAGTGCGGTGGCCAGATCGTCGTCATCGCTAAAATCGCCGGACTTCGATGCCAGCAGCGTGTCCATCTGGTCGATCTCCGCGCTGTAGAGATCGACGTCTTTCTTAAATAGATTGGCTAGCTCGGTCAGGCGCTCCCGATCGTACGGTTCGCCGCTCTCCATCTTCTGGCGGATGGCGCGACCTACACTCGGGACGACCGACAGCAGGTTGCGTGATTCTTGTTGGATGGCGCGCGCCTGGTCCCATGCACCCATTTTGTTGGAGGTCTTGGGGACGTATTTACGGCGCGGCTTTGCGTTTTCAGGCATGTGAACTCCAGCTGTAGTAAATGAGTGACTGCTTAACTTTATGACCTTGGATCTGCACCAACAGAGTACTTACTCATATGGGGATGCATTCCAGTATTTTTTAACAAAGGATAACGACATGCTTCAGGATCTTAACCTGTATCTGAGTCTTGTTACTTCAGATGAACGTCGCGCCGTGGTAGTTGAAATGTATCGCACCTTGGCGGCTATCCTGGGCGAAGATATTTACATGTCAGTCGATCAGATGATCAATGACGACGGTGAGCCTACGGCCATTGCTCGTGAATTGGACGAATACGCGCTCGGTCTTTTGACGCGCGCCACAGCCGCCGCCGGTATTCAGCTTGATATCGATCAGCTTGATGCACAAGATCTGGGTATTTATACCCTGATGCTTCAGACGTTGTACTCCATCGAGAATCACGAAGACCTGGCTGAATTCCCGCTTCTGATCGATGGTGCTGCAGATACTGTATCTGCGCTTGTAGCAATTCTGGAGCGCATTACTCCTGAATTGGAAAGCCGGTTAGATTGGATCGACCAGGTCAGCCCTGCTCTACTGCGTCGTATTTGCACAGTGGCGCGTAGCCTTGAAACCAAAGCCACTTCGAAACTACCTGCGGATTACCGCGAACGTATCAAGACGTTCGTTGATAAACATGGCGCTTCGCCGGTTGTTGCTCGACTGTTGGACGAAGGTGTCAACCTCACGCACTACCCGCTGTATTCCACTGGGTTGTTGGTGGCGAATCTTGATCCGGCGGATGCCGAATTCCCCCGAGCTTTGGCTGAAACATGGTTGCGATCGCTGACACCAAACATCGCAGAACTGCGTAGCCAGGTCGGTAATATTCTTCAACCTTACGATATTGACCCGGCGACCTTGATTAAGGTCGAAGCTGCCGTATCTCAGTATCTGGAGTAAACCATGAACCGCATTGAATACTTTCTTGCGGCACTTAGAGCTGAGGCATGGCGTTATCGCAGCTGGCTGCTCTGTGCGTTTACGGAAGTGGACTTTAGTAAGATCGATCCCAACAAAGAACTTTATCCGTATCGACTTCACGCCTTTGAAGGGGTGTACCACTATTACGATGCAGAGGCGTCCAAGTGGGTTGGTCTTGAAGAAGGAGTATTGAAGGGGTCTGGACTTTACCCAATCCACGAAACCTTCGTTATCAAACCAGGTGACTTAGCGAACGTTGTTGAAGAACAAACCACGACTTTTGCTAACGCGTTCTTCAATGCAACTGCCTTGTGTTTCCCTTTTGGTAACACGATTCCTTACTACAATAAAGAAGCGTCACCCGAAGCCATCGAAGGGCTATTCATTGATCTCATCGTGGATACTCCCGCTGATGGTGAACCGGTTCCTCCTGGTAAGGTTACAGTAACCCAGGTCTACCAGCATCAAGACGTGATGTTCAACATCATCGGCAACATGTCTTCGATCGCAGTGGCATCCAGCACACGCCGTATGTTGGTACCGAGCAAAGCCATTCTCGCTTTGCGTGACCGCCTGCTCGAAGAGCATAAGCACGAACTTGATAACCTGACCGTTGTCGCCGGGATTATCAAACAGCTGGTCGACGCCCTTAAAGAAGATTTCAAGAACGATCCGGGCGCGTCGTTCATGATCAAGAACAAGCAGTTCGATACCATCTTGCTACGTAACCAAGTGATCTTTGGTGTGGAGATGTCATTCCACGATGATGGCACCTTTGCCCTCATTACCAAGTCGCTGGCCGAAGGGTGGGATTTCAACCGCTTCTCCGAAATGAACAACTCCGCTCGTCTGGGGTCGTTTAACCGCGGTGCCAATACTGCGCTCGGTGGCGAAGGGGTGAAACTGTTTTATCGTCGTTATCAGAACACACGTCTGATTGTCGGCGATTGCAAGACCACGGTTTACATTCCGCGTCGAATCACCAAGCAAACGGTCAAGCGGTTTTACAATAACTTCGCAATGATCGATGGTGCGTTGGTGAAGATCATGCCAGAGAATGCGAAGGATTTGATCGACAAAACCGTCCTGATGCGCGACCCTGCGACCTGCAAGATCGGTAACGGCGACATTTGTTCCACGTGTTTTGGTGAATCTTTTATCAACACGCCGAATGCCATTGCCAACGTGGCCGCAGAAGCCCCATCTCAGTTCATGTACATCTTCATGAAAAAGATGCACGGTACGGCACTAAAGATCACTAAACTTAACCTCGCGACCTGTATTTCTTAACAGTGCGGTCGATAAATTATGACGAGCACTGCTCACTGATCATCCAACTCTCGCAGGAGACTGTTTCATGTCAAAGAAACCCAAGACTGTCGTTGCTCCAGCACCGCTGAATCCGGAGCAGCAAGTCACCCCTCAGGTGGTGGTTGAAGCTGCACCTGTGCCTGAAATGCCGGTTAGCCAAGTGGCTGCAATGTCCGCTCCTGTGGAGCCGGAGATCAAAGAAGTGGTGGAAGAAGCAGTTCCTTCTACCATTCCTGCTGTTGATATCGGCACCACCGTCGTAGTGGAAGACCAGCGCTCAGCAGCATTCCGCAGCATCGAAGCTCGCCTGAACGGTTATGCAACCGCCATGGCTCCCAATGCGCCGATGGACAAACATACCGGCTGTAACCATCAGCTCGAACTGCGCAGCATCCTGCTGTCGGTCTTTAAGCTGCCGATCGTCGAATTCCAGGACGCCATGTCGCTCGTGCTCGACACCTTCCGCCGTCACGCTGGTGGTGCTTTTCAGTCCGCCTACGTGTTCCGGTTCTTTGATGAACTCCATCTGACCAACGCCGAACTCGACACCTTCAGCGGCCTGTTGCGTCTTTACATCCTGGCTTGCAACCCGGCAACTCGCCAGTCTGTGGCTCAGCGTGTGGACTTCAACAAACTGGCTGCTGGCCTTGGTGACACCGACGGGCAGTTGCTGTTGGCGTACTTCAAACGCCCTTAAGCTTCGATAACCTTTTAAAGGAGTGGCATTTGCCACTCCTTTATTTCTGCATAGATGGAGTAAAAATGGACAGCAATACAACCCTCTCCCAAGAAGGTATTGGCGATGTCTTCGCCAAGATCGGTAAATGGTTTAAACGTACCTTTTCATTGACCGGTACTCGCATCGAAAAAGCTACCATCAAACGTAACGAAGTCCTTGAACTGATCCGCGAACTCGGTCCCCAGGGCAACGATTACGTCACGTTGCTGCATGGTGGTATTTTCACCAATCAGCGCACGATGGATGCAATCACTCGTACGCTACTCAAGAAGCCGGTGCTGACCACCACATTCACCGATGATGTCTTGAAGTGGTATCGCCAGTTCTGTAACGCCGCCCGCGCCCGCGATTACGTAGCTACCGCACCGATCATGCTTGACCTGTATACCGGCGGTAAATTTTATCACGAGCTCGTACGCATCTGCCGGTTCTTTATCGACAGTGGCCACCTGGTCCCTTACCTGGAAGTAGCTCGGGTTGTTCGCCGTATTAACGATCTGCGCCAGCAGCAAAGCGTGATCCGCGCTGGGCTGGAGATGGAGAATCTTCGGAAGCTCGTCAAACGCCTTCCGCATATTGACGTCAACCTCTACAGCCACATGGCACCGTGGTACGAAAGTATCCCGATGCACGATAAGGTGAACTCGCCGGCATGTATGGAAAACATTGTTCTGGCAGGCGCTTATAACGAATGTTTGAACGTTTTCGATCACGTCCACAATAGTGGCGTGTACGATTCCATCGAAGAAATTCTCGATTGCTGGAACGTACAACGCAGACCTGTAGAAGGCGACGACCTCGGTAACAAGGCACTGGAAGTTTATTACGACCACCTCGATAGCGAAATGAGGGCGTTGGCCAGCCAGTGTCTCGGTCCGATTCGCGATGTGTATAACGCTATCCAGCTCCTGCTTGACGCCGGCCATAACGGTTGGCTCTTGCATCGTCGGCTGATCGAAGCACACCAGGACTACGTAGAAGCCCTGTACGCCGAACTCAAGAACATCACCCTGCCGCAGAACACCTCCTTGGAATCACACGAGTTCAAGGATCTGCCGGCTAACTTGATGCCGATTGAATAACGTCATAGCACCCTCTTGTACTGCATTTACAGTGCAGTACAAGAGGGCTACGCTTTATGCCGCTTGGTTAATAGTGCGGCTGTCTTCAAAGTCTAAATAGAGGGTATGGAGATCGGGCAATTTGTAAATTTCTCGACAGATCTCCACAGCGTTGTTAGGTCCGCCTGTGAAGTTAATACCACAACGCCGACGAGCTTCATCCGTTACGCCAGCAATTTGAGACAGTTCTCGGAATGTGGTCTCATGGCTGATGTTGTTGATGTCCTCTCCGTTGGGGTATGCGGCTGCTACGTCGATCCTATTGTCCAGTGTATGCGCTAAATACACTCGGTACGCTCAGGTACCCGCTTATGCTATTCGCATAAGAGCAGACTATGTCATCCACCTGTATTAGAGGTGGCCCACCATTTCGGGGACGCTGTCCCCTACTCTACTCGCTTCAGTGAGATATCACTGGCTTTCGATAGTCGTTGAACGTTCTTCCCAGAAGGAAGCTTCGCTGCAAGTTACCTGGCCTGCCGAGGCCTTTACGGCTTTCTTGCAATTAGATGGGTTATTCGACCAAGATTACTCCTGGAAGGGACTATGTTGTTAATCCGCTACATGGAGGTAGATGCATGTGTTTAAATCCGGAAATTCTTCGATGCATGCCACACCGTGCTGAACAATCATGTGCGCAGGTAAGGTGACGATCCACCCGCTGACGTCTACGGTTAGCTTATCGAGCTCGGTCTCCATCTTATCAGACGTAGCCGCAATAACGTGCCCGTTCTCCAATGCAAAGAAGTGCAAGTCATTACAGGTCCGTCGTGGTTGACTGGAGAAGGTGTGGTAGTCACTGCAACCATTTAGCACCGAAATGGTGCTCGACAGATCTTTAGTCTTCTCGTCCAACATCTCCACTGAAATACAGTCAAAGATGTTGTAGATCAGATACTCGATCTTGTAGTACTGTTGCATGAACGTGTGCCATGCCAAACCATCCAACCCTTCGGCTTCTTTAAAGTCCAGCTTACGGATGCCGAGTTCTTTAGTCAGTACGGCATTCAATGAATAGCTGGAGTCTTTACCACCGGCCATACGAATCCGGTAATAAGCACACATGGCATCGATGACATAGAAACTGGCCGGACAGATCACGGTATGCCACTGTTCTGCCGGATCGTAAGGCTTATGCTTACCACTTGCCGTCGTCAGCGCCTTCTGACCTTGCTTGTACTGGAAGTACCGATAATGTGCCGGGACTGACGGATCAGAAAAGTAGTACGCTGGATCAAAGCGCTCGTATTCCAACGCATCAATCATTTTTGGAATATCGTAGTCCATATTCCAAAAGGCTAGAAAATCTGGTTTCCATTCATGTGCATAACGCAGGAGTGTGGTGACCACCTGACCAGGCGTTTCAGCAATCTCCACCTGAAGATTAATGCCACGCTGACGTTTTACTTCTCCGAGATGTTTTTCAAACTTCTCAAGCAACGTTTTCTGAAAGAGCGGTAGTGTATCGACGAACTTTCGATTGACCACCAGGAGTACTTTGTTTTTGAACGACAAGGTGCCTGATAGAATCTCGCTAGTCCCCCAAACCACATCGGTTTCTAAGTCACAGACGGCTACCGTATTGAGCGTCTGTTTGTCAGTCCACTTCTTCTTGTATCGGTGTTTCAATCGCACTGTAGAGGGAACGTCAGAACCGTACAGGAATGGACTGCGTCCCATTACCCGAAGATTGGGCTGATAGGTGGTGCGTAGTACACGGGCGATGGTTTGCCCCAGCGTACGTTGAGTACACTTCACCTGATCAAGCTTCTCAATGTGCTCAAACAGTTTCTTGTCGGTGTGATTTCGAAACCCAGTCTTGGTGACATAGAAGTCAATCGGATAGTTTTCAAAGAACTGTAATCTGGGTTCGCTGGTACCATCGGAATAATGGACAACTTCCTTAGCGACGAGTAGGTCTTTATCGCTATCAGGTGTCTGGTCGGTAACGTGCGTGACGTGACGACATTCTCGTGCGACGATGGTTTTCTTGGCTAGATTGGGCATGCGAAACCTCCTTAAAACATACTATCCATATGACGAGTAAACTTTTATTCTTCTGCACTCCGAAGGGGGCTTACATGACTCGCTCTGCACTTTTGGCAGACCTGATTAACATCCCGCAGGCGACGATCGAGAAGTCCCTGACGATGTCGACCGAAGCAATTGCTCATCAGGTGCAATCGCCTTTTTTCAAAGAAATGGTGAAAAAACTTTCATCAGTTTCGTCCAAGTCTTCGCTCAAAGACTGGTATGCACTGGATCTCGACCAGACCATCGAAAAGTATACCGGCATGAAGTTCAAAGTGAAATTTGAACCGATTGTGAATGCTTATGTGTTTTGCCCCGACATGACGGCGAACCACATTTTCTCGATGGATGTGTACGACCACAGTACCGGTGACGATGCGATCAGACTTGCCCAAAAGAAGCTGAAAGAAGCCGGTGAAGTCAACCTCAAGACGGGTCGTGTCTCGGGGATTTTTTCGAAGCTGGAAATTTCCTGGTGTCTCGGCACCGAGCTTTTCGAAGCTGGTCTGACTGCCGATGAGGTGGCGGCGGTGGCGATGCATGAAATCGGTCATGCCTTTACCACCCTTGAATTCGCTGCTGAGCTTTACACCACCAACGTCATCGCTCATGCGATGGTAACCCAGGTGATGAAAACCTCTGACATTGCCGTTAAAATGGAGCTCATCCAGAACGGTTATCAGTCATTGGGAATCGACATTGACGCCAACGAAGCCAAGGCGCTGGCCGATTGCAACGACGAAAAGGTCGTCTACGTTGACGTGGTGACTAAGCGTCGTGACAAACGCATTTCCGCTACTGGTACCATTACCTACGACTCGCGTAGCTGTGAAGCCGCCGCCGACCAGTTTGCCACCCGACAGGGTGCTGGCGAACATCTGGCCAAGGGTTTGTACAAAATCTTTAAGATGTGCGGTGATGAGGCATTTCATTCATCCTTCCACTACAACTTCGCATCGGCAATGACTTATCTATTCACTACATGGCTTGGTCTGGCAGTACCGGTACTCGGGATTATCATCATCCTGCTGTACTTTTCCAGCGACCCGCTCGGCGGTGTTTACGATACGTCCAAAGATCGCATTGCACGTATCAAACGTGAGCTGATCGATGCATCCAAGAACCTGGAACTGGACAAAGAGTACCGCAAATCTCTGGAACGTCAAATCCAGTTGATGGAACAGATGGATGCGGAAATGCTGAACCACAAGTCCTTCCAGGAACGACTGTTCTCCATGTTTTCTAAACGCATCCGTCAGCAGCGGGCGCGCATGACAACCATGCAGTTGATCGAAGAAATGGCCAATAACCGTCTCTTCAGTTCAGCCAATTCCCTCTTCCATCGGGGCGAGTAATCGCCCTACCTCCCTTTTTCTTTTTGAGGATTAGTACATGTTGAATTTTGACATTCAGAAACTCGCTGCTGCAATGCGTACCATCAAAGGCAGCGTACCGATGGATCAGGCTGCTCGCAGTGTATCGTTCCTGCTGGCCAAGCTGCTCGGTTTTGCTGCACCGATTCCGACGATGTGTCCTGAATCTCGCCAGCAGTACTACGATGAAAACATCGCCCCACTGGTCGATGGTATCCTTAACCAGTTGGTCGAAGTTGTACCATTCGATTTCATCCGCACCCAAGATGGTGTGGCTTTCGTATGGAAGCTGCGGCTGGCCTTGGTATTCAATCCGTTGACGGTAGCCGACCACAAGTTCGCTGACGCTTTGTTCAACGCCAGTCATGAAGCCGAATTTGGTTTCGACTACCGTGATCTGTTCACCAACGTCGATCTGACTTTGAAGATGCAGGACGTCTTCCAGTGCTTCCTGGCCGCTGAGGCTTGCGAACCCGCATCTGAGTAACCAAGGAGTGTACCATGTCGGCAATTGATGTCGAAGCGGCACTGGCTGCCGCCAAACAGGCACGACTCCCCGCTACGGTAGCACCTGTGGCGGAAACCAATCTCGATGTTGAAACCCAGCAAGCAGCAGAGCAGAATGAACTGACCGCTCTGGAGTCTCTGGATGTCGGTCGTGAGCTACTGGCACTTGAAGCGACTGTGGCCTCATTGCTGACCATTCGTGCCGACGTTCAAGCCAAAGGTGCGAGTCGTTCTGCTGCGTTAGCCCTGGAGTCCCTTGATCCAGGCAGCCTGCCAGAACGCTGTCCGCCAAATGGTTTTACGGTCCTTCCGTCGCCCACTAACCAGGTTGTGACCCTGGAGTCGGTGTTGGAGTCCATTAAACGGACATTCAAGAAAGGTCTTGAGGCTGTTGTAACGTTTATCAAACGCTGCTGGAACTGGCTGATGGACTTCCTGCGCAGAACCTTTGGTGCCGATAAAGCATTGCCTGAAGCGGTGGCGCAAGTCACCACCGCCAGCGAAGCCGCGGTCGAAGCTACCGAGTTCGTAGCAGCGCAAACTGCAGCCAAGGTTCACCTCGATGCCGGCGCGGTATCAAAGCTGTACAAGGACTTGATCCTGGAACCGCTTTATGAGCGCCTGACTCAGCCGGTAGTGGCAGCCCTTGACCCTACTGAAATGCCGAAGCTCTGCAACGACTCGCTCGAGATGGTCAAAGCGCTGATCAAGATGACCAGTTTTGACGATGCGCCTACCAACCTGTTTTCTCGCGCGATCAACGAAATCGATAATGCCGAAGGGCGTGTCGATAAGTTCCTGGTGAGAGCGCGCGAACACGGTCCGGTGGCCTTGGATACCAATACCGGCATCCTGATGTTCGGCCAGGTATGTGCGCCTCTGTTCCGGATGATTGATCAGTACGGCGGTGCGGTGGTTGACCGTAACTTCTTGCTGAAGTCCAATCCGTACGGGATGTTGTCAACCTTGAGCGATCCGTGCGTGGTAGATCCGGCAACCTACACCGAGACTTGTGAAACGTCCGGGAAGTTCCTGGCAGCACGTCTGACTAAGACTCTGGATGAGAGCGTCATGACGCGCCGTTTGCTGTCGACGACGGCGTTGTTGAAGGAAGAAACTTATCGAAACAAAACCCTCCTGTCGGAGATCTTTGTTCGTTTGGGTCGTTCCTTGGACGGGTTTCGTTACGTCGCATCACCTGAAGCTCGTGTGAAAGACCTGAACCGCCACATTGAACGTTTGACCGAAAAGCTGACTGTACCAGATGATACCTCGTTGGACATCCAGGTTTACGTCAATACGGTAATGACCGGGATGCGCTGGCTGCAATCTGATGTGATGATGATCACCAAAGCTGTTACCATGATTCGTCGGGTGCAGGCTGATCTGATGTTCGTTCTTAAAACGATCGAACGTGGTCAGCGTGCCGTTATCCAGGCGATGTCGGTAGCTTTGCGCGATGAACCTGAATTGCATGAAGAATTGCGTACCATCTTGGAACGACATCGCGAGGCACATGCCGCGGCTCGTACTTCTCGATTGGGTCGGTAACGACCCATTTCACTGAACAATGAAGGAATCCAGAATATGGCTACTTTGCTCAGACAACTTCTGTCCAATATCGCTTTGGAATCGGATGATGTCGCCGCACCTACTGCTCCGGTTGCTACCGACCCAGTCGAAGAACAGCCTTTGGATGCTGATGCTACATTGGCCGAACAGGTTGTAGCTGAAGTCAATGAAATCGACAAAGCTGTCACAGAACACGATACAACCACCGAGTCCGTCCAAGCACTCGAGTCGTTGGCCTTGGCGCTGGAAAGTACGATCCAATCCGGTCGCGGTTACACCGCACTGGAAATGGCCTTGCACGATTCTGCTGTGACTGCCCATTACAAGCTGATTGGCCTGGCACGCCCTCAGGCTCCGGCAATGGAATCGTTCACCACCACCGAAGGGTCGTTGGCTGCTTCTCAATTAGCTCTGGAGTCTCTGACTGAGACCACCAAGAAAGTTGAAGTGGCACTCGAGTCGCTTGTCGATACCTTGAAAAATAGTTTTGCACGGCTCGGTACTTTCATGAAAGACCTGGTCAGCAAGATTGCCGACTTTGCAAAACGGATTTCGACCAAAGCTGCTGAACGCAGACTGAAGTTGGATGAAGTTCTGGCCTCCAAAGGTAAGTCGGTTTCAATGGAATGGTTCGGCGGCAAAAGCGAGCCAAAGATGCACCCCGTCAAGTACATTGGTGGTGTTCAAAAATCGAAATACCAGTCTTCGCTGGCAGCGCTCGTCGATTTGACGCACAGGTTTTGTACCGACGGAAAGTATGGTGCAATAACGTTTATGATGGAGATGGTGGCCAACATTCAATCGGCAGTTGAAGGAAAGCGCCAGTGGAAAGGCGATGATGACATCATCTACTTCGCCATTCCCGAGCGGATGTCCAAAGAACTGCCGGGCCAGCCAAGCATCGTGTACACCAAAGACGGCAAGGTTCACTGGACTGACTACACTAAAAAGGGCGAAGTTCCTTATCTCGAAATGGCTGATGTGCTTATCTACGCAGGTCTCCTGCGTCAGATGTCAGGTATCCTTGAGAATTGGGGCACTGTGTTTGGCAACTCGATCGAGAAGATCTACGGCACCCTTGACAGATTGGTAGCAGAAGCCGACAAGACCAGCACATCTACGCTGAAATCTGCGGATATCAGCGCGATCATCAAAGACGTCAATCTGTCGCTTCATGCAATCAAGTTCGCCGGGAATTATATTTCCGAAATTTTTGATGATTTTTACGAACTTGTGATGGTGTCCTACCGCAACAAGTAACGGTAAAACGACTGCAGCAGCTATGCGGGAATAAGCGGGAGGGCGAAAGCCCTCCCGCTATGACGTGTATTATTCGCCGTGACGAATGAATTCCACTGTGATGTCATCGACCACCTGCAAGGTTCCATCCGGCAGGAGCTGCAGCTTCCGTTTGATGCTGCAATGCGCACTGTCGTCGTAGACCGTGTAAGTGGTGATCCCACCTGCTTCTTCCAACCCAAACACGTCCAGCGGTACGACATCGCTGCCCAAGGCATCACGAATAGCACTGCTGATCTCCGTCAAGCTCACTGTGCGTTTCTGCAACTGTTCAGCGATAACACGTTTAGCAGTATCAGCCAAACTGTTACGCAGGGCCTGGTTGCTATACACACTCGCTCTCAAGTAGAACCGTACCTTAAACGCCAATGTAGCTGGAATGTATACCGGAGTATTGTTTTCCACCAACACTTTGGTACGCCCTAGTGTCCGTTTCGGGTAGTAGTACAGCTCCGTCTCTTCAAGCAAGTCGCTGGATAGTGCAGCGATGTCTTCGTTCAAAAACGCAATCACCTGTTCAGCGACCTGGCGACGGTAAGCCACGTCGTTGGCGGTGGTGGCAAACAAGAACGGGCCTTCCAGGAAGAACAAATCCACCTGCCGCACCAGGCTGCGCGGATTAAGTAGAATTGGTTCACCAGAAGCATCGAGCTTGATTTCACCGACCCGGTGTTTCATGACAGGTTGGCCGTCTGCCATCACTGGATCGTCTTTGGCGTGCAGCAAATTCAGCGGAATGACGATTGCCTGAGTCATTGGATCGCGTTCGTATTCGTTCTGGGTATACAGTAACGGTACGTCAGCGGCGTAGCGCAGGTAATCGTTTTCTCCAACCACCGTCCGTGAATTACTCCACAGATGATTGAGCGTGGTACCGAATTTCACCGTCAAACGTTCGTGGATGACGCCGCGAACATTCACTGGCAAGTTAGCCTGGTCTCTGACCAGCTCGTCAATGGCAGACGGTTTATAGAAGCTGCTGGAGAGTTGAGACACCAGGTGTACGAGATCGAACTCGCCTTCCAGTGCGATGGCAAACGGGTCTGGTGTTTCATCGAACATCTTGAACGAACGCAGGACAATGTTGTTGTCCCGGTCGATGTCCATCGAAGAGGCCAAGTTAAACGAGAAGACTCGCTCACTTCCGTTCTTGCCGATCAACGTACCGGTCAGATAAGCCCGTGTGGACTCGCCTACCGGAATGAACGACAATTGACAATGAGCCTGGTCGTCACGCAGGTCCTGGTAACTTTTACCCGAAGTCGTCACCACCAAGAGTCGATACCCGGTGTCAGTGCGTTCCACGCTGTACGACCCGGTACTGACTTCAATTTCGGCTGTGTCGTTTTCTTCCACCATCAGTCGCCGGGTGATGGTTGGATTATCCAGGTAGTAGCCACGACAGTCGAAGCTGTTATCCGAGCTGTCCATGACATAGTGGAACGGTGTGAAGACATAGTCACGAACGTTGACGAGGTTAGCACGTGCTTCGGCCGAAGCGGCCAACAATTCACCGCGTTCAACTACGCCGACGATAGCGACTTTACCTTCTTCGTACTTGAACAGTGTTCCTGGTTCGATGGTAATCCGCAGGCCGTTGTCGCGTACCGTAGGTAGCAAAGCCAAGTCCGCCATCTTCGCAGCCAACATATCCACCGCTGCATTAGCACCAGCGTACAGGTTGTTGTTCCGCGGTTTCGGCAGTGACCGGGTAGCCAAATATACACGACGTGTGATGTGGTCAATGTTTTTGACCATCAAGTACCCGCGATTCGCCAACTCCACTTCCAATTGGCTTCCGGTGATCGGCTTACCGGTCTTAGTGCCATTCTTGATGACACGTTCCCGTAGCGCTGTGAAGTCGATGCCGTTGGTACCGCCCACTGCCGGCACATCAGACCAGACCGACATATTGGCAAAGGTTGAAAGCGGTGCAGTGTAAACACCATTCTCGTCGTTATCGTAGTCCACCCAGGTGGCAACAAAGTCGTTGCCTTGGTAATCGTCAAAGACGAGGTTGATCGATCCTTTGGTGGTGTAGATGTCCAGACGCAACACGCCGGACGCTTTACCATTACTAAAGTAAATGTGTGGGATCGATACCTTGAGCTTATTGCCAACAAGCTTCAACACTACTGTCAGATCAAAGGGGTCGTACACCAACGCGCTGTGCGTGGTAGTGCATTCCTTCCAAGTCTTCCCATCAAGCGACTGGAAAGCCCGACAGTAGTAGTACTGATCCTGCAGATCGTATTCACGCACAAATCCAGTAGCCACCGACAGTGGCTGTTGGATGCTGGTGATTTCGAACTGATCGACCGGGAACTCCATGACCAACATTTCGCCATATGTCGTCTTGTTCACCGCTGCATTAACAACGTTGCTGGACGGCACGTAAAGCGGGCTAGGCTTTTCAACGTTATAGACCACCTGCAACCCACCGTGCGGCATCACCCGAATTTCAATCGGGTACTGCATGGTAAAGATGTAGCCAGCAATGGTGAAGAAGGTATGACGCGGAATGACCAGTTTACGAACATTGCTGTCCGGCACGGCCACTGCCTTATCTTTGATCTCAGCGACCAACATGGCGATGGAGAACACAGCCTTACCGGGGGTGGCAAACCGGCCGACGTAGTCCACGTCCGACATGTGTCGGTAGAGCTCGTCTTCCGTCCGTGCCAATTTTGGGTACATGGCTTGCAGGATGTTTTCGTGCTCAGTCATAGCCGCCAGTGACAATGCTGTAGTCGACTCCAGCAAAGCAACAAACGGGGTGCTGGCGCTGACGATATCAAATTCACCGTTTACAGCTTCGGAGATACGCTGCAAGACGATACGTTGTACTGCCGTCGGGTCTCGACGTAGCTGCGCGATTTCTGCAGCCCAGGCATCAATGGATAAACTCATGTAACCACCTTCTTTGGGTTATCGAACCGACTGCACAATGCGCCCACCAATCAGACGACGGTATTTGTCCTTTTCAACCCACCAGGAGAGTTCCTGAGTTAGTGGATCGATATACGGATAACCGGAATACTTCAGATAACGGTTGTATTCGTCCACCGTCAATTTCTGAAGAGCCTTCTCACGTCTACCGGTAACCATATCGCCATTAAAGGCTGCTACGGTCGCATTGAATTCCTCGAACAAAATCGGATCATCATATTCAGCACCCATGCACTGAAAATTAATACTGATTTCGTCGTGTTCACCGATTCGCGATTGACTGTTATCGTAGTTGTATCGGGCACCCTTCGGTACCGTGGTCGGGAATGCAATGGTTTTAGCGATGCCAGTCACAATCGTCCGGTCTTCATTAAGCACCAGACGCCAGATGGCTGTATTGTAGTCGATGTAGTTTCTAGCAATCGCCTGTGGGTAAGGAACCATGGTCCCATCGTACACCGCGCCCATGTAGAAATGCCAGACGCCAAAGAGCTGGGTAATCGGATCACCCTGCACGTTGCGGAAGTTGCAAGTCGCTGACCAGGTGTTGTAGATCTTCTTCGGACCATCAGCAAACGAGTATTCTTCCTGCCGAATACCCTGTGCTGAAGTATATGTCCCCATGACCCAATCTGGCCAACCCGACATGGATTTCAGGTGGTTGGTTAAGATCGGTATGAAGGGCATCCGTCGATCCAAAAACAACGATTCGCCAAAGTCAGCATTTAACTGTTCTTGCGTATCGGTCACCCCTCTGGGTTGGTTCTGGCGACTGGAATCCAACAGTTCCCGGATGTAGTACTGATAAGTGTCGCGTCTCGGTGTTAACAACGGCGTTAACTCACGGATTGATGACAAGTTATCGTATGACAAATTCATCATGGGGCGTGTGAATAATACAAGCCCTTGGTTGTCAGTGTTCTGAGGAACGGTACTGCCGTAACCGTGTACGTTGATCCCGGCCATCGATTCAACGTGAGCCATGGTGTATTGGCTGATGCCGCTTTCACGGGATAGGATATCGATCCAATCAAGCGGCTTGTCAATTGCTGGGCCCAGCAACAGACCGTTATTGAAAGTCATTCCGTCTTTTTGTCCAGACATGTTTTACCTCGCGAGGAAAAGAATATGGCCGATCCATTTGTCACACCGTTACTGACGGCTGCGGCGCATCATGCTACTCAAGTAGCTTCACATGCGGCGTCAAACGCCGGTGCTGCATTGCACGGCATGTCCAACAGCGGTTCGCTGTCCGAGTTCACCAGCTCTACCCGGGTGGGTGTGCGCGTGTTGATGGAAGAAGCGCTGCGTGGCGCCAGCTACAGCAACGATCTGCTGCACACCGCATGTTCGATTTATTCCAGCTACTATCTGCGTGCCGTATCGTTGGTCACCTCGGTGTCGGGCGTTGCCGTGCTTGAAGTTCTGGATCGTTTGAATCCTGACCGTAATCCCGGCGCTGCTGCTGGCCGCCTGAAACGTCGGCTGAGCATGGCTTCCGAAGAATTGGTTGGTACCGGCACCTTGAATATGGAAACGTTCAAGCTGGGCCTGCCGTCGGCTGCAACCGCCACGTTTTCTTCTGAAGGTTTTCGGATGAATCCGATTACCAACCAACTGGAAGACGACGGCAAAGGCAACGCCACCGTCGTCAAGGACGACAAAGACGACAAGAAGCCCACTCGCGTTGAGCCGGGTCAGAAGTACAAAGATGCGATCGTATCCATCAACGAGAATAACAACCTCGGCGTGGGCAAGATCCTCGAAGTGACCATCAGCCAGAATGGCCAGTCGGCCACAATCCCTGTGATGATCACCATGATGGTAGGCACTGCCGACCAGGATAGTGTCGTTCATATCCTTAGCCTCCACAACCGTCAGTACACCTTTAAAGAGCGCTGGCACGGTTATCGCTCGGGTGAACTGAAGTTCTGGCGGGATTTGGTGTTCATGCAGGACATCGTGGACAAGCACACCAAGGTACTCGCGAACGACAAGTCCGGCTTTTATGCCGACCAGTTGGTGCGCAGCGGCGCCGGCGTGAAGACGGCCGCCATTACCGGCGAACCGTCACTGGCCACCTCGTCTGCGGTGATCATGTTCACCAAAGAAACGGCCAAGCGCGCTGAAATGGAAATCGGTAGCCCGATCGACAATGCGTCCACCCGGATGCAGGTCTTTAAGGCCACTATGTCGATGTTGATGTTCATCGTCGACACCGAGTACGAGATGGTCACCGTGTACCATCGCGGTTTTGATGTCCCCACCACACTGCACTTGCGCGAGCTGAAAGGCGCCAGCAAAGGCGGTGGTCCGGACATCGCTGAAGTACTCAAGGCCTACCAGCTGGGCAAAGCCCCCTCGTCGTTTTAAGGAGTAACCAAACATGAAGATTCTTGATTACGTCAAGAAACTGATTCCCGGCATGGCTCGGTCTCAGGTGCTGGACGATATCGCCACTGCGCGAAAGATCATCAGTGAAATCCTGATCCCCGGCTGGGAGTCTGTTGACGCTCAGTTTGGTAGTGGCTACAAAGCTCCTGAAAACAAAGCGCTGGTTGACAAAATCAGCGCTCACCTCAGAGGGAAGATCAAAGGTGCCCTGGCCAAAGCTACCATTGGTGTGCTGAATGGTCTGCTGGAAACCTTGTCCTATCTGGAAAGCACGGTTGTCGAATCTTTCGATGACGAGATTGCTCGCGACGGCTTGACCTATCGCAAAGCCACCATTCTGCGTTGGGTGGATCTGGTCATTTTCATGACCGACTACTCTCGTGCGCTGTTGCGCCACATCGTTGGGATGGAAGACCACCATGCTCTAGGTCACGAACACGACATCACCCCAGGAGATGTTCGTTACCTGGAAAAGAACCTCGCGGTGTATGCGGGTGTTCTGGCAGTTGCCGCTGAAGGTCGGAAAGCGTTCACCAAAGCCCTGGATGAAATTCCTGAAATCCTGGTTGACGAAGAAAACGATGCCGTGGTTAAGAGTACCTTGGGTGCTAGTCGCTCCGATGCACTCCAGCTCGGTTTCCTGTCGCCGTCCACATCGCCGATCTATTGGTTCCGGATGCAGGCTGCCAACCGTGCTGTGGCTCGTTACCAGAGCGCTTTGGAAGAAAAACGCATGCTGGAACTCAAAGTGCTGCGCATGAAAGAAAACCACAAGCCAGGCGCTAATCCCGCTCTGGACAAACAGATCGCCTACCAGGAAGCACGTATTGCTCGCCTGAATAACGAGATCCGTACCTGGGAGGAACGTCATGGCTAATGTCGCATTCAAGCAATACCCGAACGGTTATCGTGTGGTATCTGTTCTGGGATCGAATGCACCGGTCAGCGAGGACCAGGAAGTCGTTACGATTTTTAACCTGGCTCGCAGTAACCCAGAGCTGCTGAAAGACTGGAACTTTAAAGACCGCGTCTTCCGCACCGCGGTGCGGTTGATGGGTACCGGTCGTGAATGGTTCCGGGTCCAAAGCGTCAATGATGCGTTGGGTACTGCTGAGAAAGAGTTCTTGGTCGACTGCCTCCGGTTTATGCAAACCGGCAAGCGGCCGTTCATGATTCAATCACGCACTGCGTTCTTCAACCCACCCGCTGTGAAAACCCCGTCCGGGCTCTTGATTCAACCCAAGCAGCCAGCGCCGTCGGTTAACATGGCAGACCTGGCCAAAAACCTGTCCAATACCCGCAGCAACCTGATTCAGGAGTGGGTGGCATGGTCTGGAGGTCTGGTGGATCTGATCACGTCCCTGTACGTCATCTTTGGCCCCACTGCGTCACTGCCGCAGAAAGGTTAAGCACCCCTTTTTTATACGGAGCATTCTCATGTCCGAATTGCTGAACAGTCTGCTGAAGAGCAAGGGTTTCGTGACCCTTGAGTCGCAGGAAGTCGCCGTTGATCCTGAGCAGGTTCCTGCCGATCAGATCGATGTCGACGCCGTCCACGCGGAAATCGTAACCGAAGTCCAAACGGTGGAAGTTACTGATACCGCAACCGAAGAAACCGAAGTCGAAGCCACCGCCACGCTCGAGTCACTCGTGATGGTAATGGAATCGGCACTGCCTGCCGGCGGTCTGACCGCTCGCGAAGCTCAGCTGGCGCAGATGTCCTTTGCTACCGCTGTGAAACAGCTGAAGTTGGCACCCGTCGCCCATCTGTCCACCGAGCACTTCGGTGGCATCACCACTCGCTACCAGTCCACCCAGGTGTCGCTGGAAAGCGTGAAAGAAAAGCTGTCCCAGGCCTACGCGAAAGTCATCGAGTGGCTGAAGAAGCTGGTGACCAAGATGAAGGACATCTGGATCAAGGTCAAGCAGTTCTGCCGTGGCTGCGTGGTCCGCATCGACGCTGCGATGAAGAAGGTCGAGGCCCTGGACGCAGAGAAGAGTCTGGTTGGCTCGTTCACCGACAAGTCACTCGGCCTGTACATCAAGTACCTGGGTCAGAAAGGCGAGAAGTCTTTCGTCCACCTGAAAGCCAGCACCGGTGCACTGAAAGCTGTGTCGGAAAAGGTGTACAACGAGTACATGCCCAAGATGGTTGAAGCCCTCGGCAAGTTCGACGCAGCACCAGACCTCGATGGTGACAGCGAAGAAGCCATGCTGAAACATCTCGCCAACGTCAGCAACTTGCCAGGTCATGCTCGTTTCACCCTCGTCGGTGAAGAAGACGAGAACACTGGTAACGCTCTGAAGTTCGTGGTGGAAGTCACCGCCGACGCCAAGGACCCTGTGGGCACCATGCTGTCGAAGAGCGAGATGAAAGCCATCCTCGAAGACTGTAAAGCAGTCCTGACCGCCATCAACGGCCACGAGAAGAACTGGCTCGGCATCGAAAACGCGGTCAAGAAGTTCGAAACCGAATGGTCGAAAGTGGAAGGTCCTGCTGGTGGTCACAATACTGCCGAAGTGCAGGCACGTGCTCGCGCCATCGGACGTGACACCATTACCCTCGGCAAAGACTTCTCGGTCTACGCGATCAACGTGACCAGCTATGCAGTCAAGTACGTCAACCTGGTGTTGGCGAACTGGGGCGGTAAGCGGGCACAGACGTAATCCACCAGAGGGAGGCCTAATGGCCTCCCTCTGTGTCAGCGAGGACACTATGTCTGAACTTAATCCTGATACGTACATCGACGTGTTGGAAGAAGATGCTCTCGTCGACAAGGCCACTGAAGCCACCGAAGAGATTAAACGCGTCGATCAGATGCACAATACCTTGGATGAAGCCTCGCGTAAGTCATTCAATCTCGAAGCAGTAGCGCTGGTGCTGGAAGGTTTGGATCTGAGCGCCGATAAGGCACGTATGTTGGCGATCGTAGGGCTGGATGAACCTGGCCTGAATCCCGATGCTGTCATGACGTCTTACAGCGCTGAAGGTTTCGTTGACGGTGCGCTGATGATTCTCGAGAAGATCATCGACGGCCTTAAGCGGTTGTGGGCAATGATTCGTAAAGCAGCTACCGGACTCTGGGACCTGCTTACGAATTGCGAGCGAGGACTGCGTCGCGCTGCCGAGGCGGCAAAACGCCGTACCCACCTCGTCCCTAAAGGCGAAATTCGTTTAGGGATTGAAGCTCGCTACCTCGCAGCAGGTAATAAGCTCCCGGCGACTCATTCTGACGTTACCAACGCGATTGATAAACTGAACACTTTTGCAGATGCCTTGTTTGTCCATTACAGCAAGCAGATGCCGAATGTCGGTAAACGACTCATTGACAGCATCAATGGGTTTGATATCGCCAAACCTGAAGCCAGCCTGATTGCCGCATGCAACGCCATGACCCAAGGGGTGGCCAATCCTGTCGCAGCCCTCTGTTTTCGTGCTGTGGCTTCTGACACCCGCTTTGATGCAGGTCCGACTGGCAAGGTGCAGGCATCAGAAGCGTTGCTCTGGAATCACAGTTTCTTTTCAGTGAACTGGGATACCAATCAGCAAGGTAATGTGCTGATCACCGCTGAGAAGATCCGGCGTTCGAAGATCGTCTTTACTGACACTTACGAACAACTGCGGGCGTACGACACCGAAGCGGTCATTCCGGCGTTCTTTGCTGAAGGGGTGGCGGCCATGGCCACAGCGATGGCTGATGTCATTGCTAAAGGAAAAACCTTCACCAGTAGCGACGTGCTTGATCAGAGCCGTCGTGCTGAGGCGGCATTGGAATCCGTTCGCAAGCGAGTGGCAAACATGCGCAGTGGTGATGAAGCTCGTAAAGGACCGGTAACCTATTACCGCACCGCAGTCGACTTCATCAATACGTATTCATCGTGGACCTCCAAAGTTCAGCTTGAGTACGCTAACTACCTGTCGCAGGTGGGTCGTTCGGTTTTGCGTTTGGCTATGCGCAATTTGACCGGCGGATTGAAGTGATGTAATGATATAGGCAGGTCTTCTCCGTCCTGTCTAATCGTGTTATCGTTGGTGGCGATACCGCGACGTCTTTCTCTCTGGATTGTGTGGTTGGTTGAGGGTGGGGGCTTCGGCCCCCACCTTTTTGCCGTTCATCGTATGGAATGTTAAAAATCAACAAGACGGGAGCGCACTATGCCTCGCGCGATCTTAGAACTCGACGACACGTGGGCCAGTGTAACGCGACCCGTAGCAGTCGAAGCCAGCAGACACATTTGTAAGCTGATGGGACTGGAAAAAGATACCGATGTGCTGTTTCAAGGGCCCACCCAGACCGCGGTACTGAACGGCAGCGCGTTGGAAAACGGTAACTTTGATCCAGCACGGTTTAAACAAACGCGCCGGGTATTTATCCAGGTAGCGGAGGAGTACGCGGAAGACGAACTCCTGAACATGCCGACCTTCAAGCCTGAAACGGTATCCATCTTTGAAGATCCTTCATTAGAGCTGCGCATTCAAACGCTGTACAGCAAGATGGAGATGACCATCACCTTGAAGTTTCGAGCTGAGAGTCAGGTAAGCGCGGAACGCTGGCGCAACCTGATGCGTCGTAAGGTGGCAGAAGGTCGAGGTGCAGGTTTCCATTCATTGGAATACTACTACGCCATGCCCGATAAAGTCGTGATGATGTTGACTGACATCCACACGCTGCGTGAGAATCAAGCAGAATACGGTGAAGACATTCAGGCGTATTTGAAGAAGTGTTTTACGCCTAAGGCCACGACGCTCACGGACATGGTTGGCGGTAATCCGGAAATTGCAATTAAAGAACTCCAGACTTATGCTCTGGGGCGCTTTGATTTCGATACCCCACCTAAAGAAGAAAAGGGTGAAGACGGTGCGATCTGGGAAGTTTCCGTAGATTACAAGCTGTACTACGATAAGCCCATTTCGCTGTCGCTTTATTACCCACTGCTCGTGCACAACCAGTTGATTCCTCAACATTGGATTCGTCAGTGTGAGGCGTACCGGGCTGAAAGTGCGTACGAAGCCCCGTCGTTTAGCCAGCATGCGTTCAATCGCCTGAAGGTGGCCATGGGTGCACCAGAGTACATGCGTCCTATTAGTGGCGCGCATTATCCGGTCTACGACGATTGGCTACCTGTCCTCGGTCAAAATCAAACGAGTACCATCATCCGGATCCTGATCATGGTATCGCCGGACGACCGCCGCGATGTTTGTAATTTGACCAATCTTGGTCCTTACAACATCCATCCGTTGCTGCTACCTTACATCCGAGAAAACCCGAACTACATGCGGTTTTCGATAGACAGTCCGTTTGTTGTAGAGTTGTTCCAAAACGATGATCGTGTAGACCCAGAAAGCATCACGATTGACGACGACCTGAATGTCAGAACGACGTTTGATATGTCACTGCGGTTTACTTACCGGCTGAGGGTTTCGCTGGTAAATAACCTGACGATTTTGACATCCGATGCTATCGAACGACTGCGTAAATCAGGTGCTTTGGCATTAGCCATCCTGACTGCGCTCGAGCCTCGTTTGGAAGAATGGGGGTACCTCCCCACGATGGCCTCTGACGGATCGTTACCGCGCGATGAGTTCTGGCGCGCCATCGGCCGGATTCGAACCACGAACGAACATTACCGGACCAAACACGAAGTGATTCGCATGCACGTCATGTCCTTTACTGTGGATGCTCGCCGAATGGCGGATATTACAGCACAAGAACTGGCGTACCTCGAAAAACTGGGTTCGGGTGCATAAGGGGTTTATTATGCCGCCGCTATTTGTACCGGCAGCCACACCCGTGGCTGAAGAGAAGAAACCGATTTACACATCTAAGACGCCCTACAAAGGCCTGCCTGTTGATGCGCAGAAAACTGCAGTATCGCAAATGCTGGTTTATGTGGAAGGGAGTAGTTGGATTGTAACCTACTACCGCCAGCTGCTGACCACTGATAATGAGGTGTCTGCCCAACAGCCCGATCGTGCTCCGATTGAGCAGCAGTACCAAGTCATCAACGGGTTTGAGCTGAAAGTAACGGACCCGCTGACGTCGTCATTTGAAGCTGAGACGTCAGAATCCAAACTGTCAGGCGGTGGTACGATTTATCCATCGTTCCGTCCCAACAAAGGCGATATGTTCATTGCCGACATTGGCGATGGGCGTCGCGCTGTGTTCGAAGTGACCGAAGTCGAACAGAAGAATATCTTTCGGGATACGACTTATGCAATTCAGTATCAGGTCGTGGATTACCTGACGGAAGAACGTAAAGTCGATCTCGAACGTAAAACGGTTAAGACGACTTACTTCCACCGCGAGTTTGTCATCAGCGGCCAGAACCCCATCGTGATCGAAGGTGAGCATAATGCCATCTTGGTCATGGGGAAAGCCATCGAGGACCTCCGGGTTCGATACATGGCCCAGTGTTACGATGCTGCAACCAAGACCTTCTTGGTGCCACGTCAGCACAAGAAAACGTACGACCCGTTTATGATGGACATTCTGGATTACTGGTTCCCTTACCAGACCCAACCTGCGGATAAACGAATCAAGCACTACGTTCCTGGCGGAGACCAGGGCTTTGAAGTCCTGACGCTGTGGCAATGTCTGATTCGTGGTGATGCTGTCCTCATCGATCAGTTGGAGCGTGAGTTTGATACGGTATCGGTGAGCCAGTTACCAGCGAGAGCGTATTTCCGAGGCTTGCGGTTTTCGGCCATTGAGCGCACACTCTTTCCGAAAAACCGAGGGTTATCGGTTGATGGTCGCGATGTAGCGATAACACACGAGCGTTTGGTAAGCCCTTACAGCGAACCCGAGATCGAGGCTATCGAACTGACCTACGCCATCCGCAACCGAATCTTAAACGGCACCGGTGACATCCCACCAGATCAAATCACCGTCCCGTTGATCCACCCTGTCGGGTGCGATGACTTCTACGTATTGTCCGAACGGTTCTACACCAAGTCCACGTACGGCCAATCACATCTGGAATATCAGACCTGGCGCTATCTGGAAAAGATGGAGCTGGATACGGATGTATTGATTCGCTTGATCAACGATGTCCCTAACTGGGGCTTGATGGAGCGTTTCTATTACATCCCTGTGCTGGTATTACTTCTTAATGCAGCGATGAAGCGAGTGTAACCATGACTGTTAACCAACCACACAACGCCGCTTACAAGTTGTTCCATTACCCGTTCCGTGTGCGCGTCCCGCAGTATGCGACTTACCTGGAAGGTGAAATCGAAAAAGTCGGTGTTGCCATTTCAGGGTTTCGTGATCTGGACCGTGAATGTGCTGCGGAGATGTGCGAACACACCACCACCATCAGCAAGATTGCCCGCTGGCACGCCGAGGGGGTAAAAATTGAGCTGTACGACATTCGCGATTCGGTGAGGATGTACGACATCATCAAAGAGCATTTGGATGACTGGTTGAGAGAAGCCAGAAACCCGCTCAGTGTTCGTGAACCGCCGCTCGACGACCTCCGAATGCTTGATGCGCTGGCAGATCGATTGTACCTCATGGCCCGTGGCTTGATTGCTGAGTCGCGCAAAGGCGAAACGAATTCGATCTTTTCGTTCATTTCTCAATCGGCCCTTCCACCTACCGTGCGGCAGCAGACTGTGGCCGATAACATCCGTCAGTCGCAGCATTCGCCGCTGTCCGATCAGATCGCCAACCTCAGTCATCGTCATCGTGAATGGCGGTCGTGATAGGAGTCCGCTGTGGCCATCAAAACCAGCTCGTTGTACCAGGAGATCAAGGAGATCATTGCCCGTGGCGGTAATGGTACCATTGGTCGGTGGGAAGCCATTTTCCTGGTTAATGGCGAAGAAATAAAAGCCGACCAGGTTACGCAGTTTCGTGTTAACGCGAATTATGCCGAATTCTTTGCTCCCCAGATCTCGTTGAGTTTTATGTTATCCGGTGCTCTTTATCGGAATAAGTTGTATCGTAACCGCCGTGACTTGCGGGTGCGTATGACTTTCACCAACGTCATGGAAGTCGGTGAGTCGGATGGTAATACCCGTCCGATTGAAACCTACGAGTATCGAGCCGTGTTGGCGAACGAAGACGACCAAGTACTCCAAGCCAGCTCTATTGCTGAGACCAATCCAGCAAATGCCGACCTGGGGAGTTTCCAGGAATATCACGTTGATCTGTTAAACGATGTGGTGTTCCAACTCCGTACCAAACTGATCGGCGGTGTCTACGTAAAACAGACGACCGCCAGTGTCATGCGGACACTGTTGACAAACCTTACGCAAGGAGTAAAGGTTTCTGCCGACATTGCTTGCTTGGGTGTGGATCTCATTAAACCTGACAACACCGAAGTGCGAGATCACGTCATCATCGAACACGGTGTTCGATTGGTTGATCTCCCTAAGTACCTGCAACGGAAAGTGGGTGGGATCTACAACACTGGTCTTGGTGCGTTCTACCACAAACGGCATTGGTACGTCTTTCCGTTGTACGATGTTACCCGGTTTAAGAACTCCAAAAGGACCTTAACCATCGCCAATATTCCATCAAGAGAGTTCCCTCACCAAGAGAGAACATACAAAATTGATGGAGGTCACGTTTACATCATCGCTACGGGCGATACGAAGCACGTAGATCGTTCTGAACGTGATCAGTTGAACCAGGGTAGCGGTACGCGGTACGTGCGCTCTAAGACAGTTTTTGAGGGCTTTGCTGAGGTCAAGGGAAATAAGGCTTTTATTGACCGCAGTAAGAACGGCAACGAATACCTAGCCGACAAGTCACCAACTAACCTCCACTACACGCCAGTGTCTGGCCACCGTGTAACTGATAACCACTGTGAAGAACTCACGGCCTTGGCTAAACGCCGCGGATCTGTTGTTCAGACGGTGTGGGAAAACGGTTATATCGGGTGTTTACATCCAGGTATGCCGGTACGACTCCTCTACATGCACGGTGAAACCATCCGGCAAATAGACGGTTGTTTATTGTCCGCGGAATCTGTGTCAATCGCAGCTGGGACAATGGCCCGATCGGTGAAGCACCAGACGACGGTGGTATTGTCGGTCTTTGTGATGCGCACAGAAGTTGATAACTAACCGGCATAGAGACGGAGGGGCATCCCTCCGTCTATTATTACGGCAGTGACTAAGATGTGAATGCAGATAATCTGCCCAACAAGGAGTGGTCTAACATGGTTATCAAATATCACCCAATCGCAACGACACCATTTCCGGTGAAACCGAAATGAAGTATGTGCTTTACTTCGGTCCGGAAGATAACTCTCTTAATCGCCCAGCATTTATTGAGCGGTTATCGGGTGACGTTAGTCAGATCGGCACTAACCCGGAGTTTAAGGACGTTCGTTTAGCAGTCGTCAACGATGGCAGCAAGAAGATCACGGATGTTTTTATCGAACTACCTGATTTGTCCAACACTCATCCCGACGAGGACATGGTTGGACTGGCAGGTCAGTTGCTCTGGCATTGGCGTGAAAACAGTCGCCCAACTCATCCAATTTTAGCATGGTGGTTAACTTTGCTGGCCATTGCTAAGGACCTCGTGAAAGGAATACCGATTACCTCGGTATCCATGATGGTGGTGGAAGAACGTGGGATTGCGATTCAGTTAATGACTCGGTCGTTTGTTTAGTGGAGCCCTTCGGGGCTCCTTTATGCCGAATCGTATGGTACAGCAGGAGCACCGCTAGTGGCTTTCGAGCTGCTGGCAGTAGCTGTCGTCGTGGATACGGCATCGGATGCTGTAGCGCCCGTTTGAGCGCGTTTTACAACGAGTCTGTAATGGGTCGCCCTGAGGAGGACGAGTAATGATGTATTTCCTGGCCGATTGCTGTCGGTCGTTTACGGCATTGTTTTTCCGGCTGACCACGGAAAGCCTTGTCAAACGACTCCTTCCGACGATTCGTCGGTATGGCCAACATTCGTTGGCTGTATCCCACTTCCCGACCAACGCCAATACCACCTACACTCGCAAGGAGTGTGACTACCTCGTGATATTTGACCCGGACAATAATGTCCTGTTTACCTTTTTGATTACCCAACGTGCAGGCTCTCTGCAACATATCCTCGACCGACTCTCTACCTTTAAGGCAGAGCTCAACGTCATTGAACGCTGCGCTTTGTCTTTTGGGTACTACACCGAAGAGTACGGTAAGTTAATCGGGTACTATACGTCCCGCAATCACCGTTTGACCGTAGGTGATCATGCCGTGTTCGACTGTTGCCCCTGGCGACACCGGCTCAATGTCATGGTTACCCGTGAGCTCCATAACACCTTTCAAGTCCGCTCGCTATCGTCTGATCGATGGGACTTCCAGGCCCTTGCTGATAAAGCAATGGCGATTATGGCGCATTCCAACCTGGCTGATCGTAAACGCCCAAAGTTTGTCGAAGCCATGCTTGGTGACAGTCACCTCGTGAAAGTGCGATATAGCTAAACGGCATAGGAGGAGGGGAAATTCCCCTCCTCCTGCTATGCCCTAAATGTTATTTAGGCTGCGACGTCAAATCCGTCGTACCAATCTGCATCGCCGCCTTCAGCCACTGGTTTGCCACCGACTTTCTTCAACGTCGTATCGGCACCCAGAACGTCGTCACGCAGTGCGCCGACTTGGTGGAAGGGGAGGACAAAGAACTGGTCTTTCTCAGGGGTCAGCGTTGGTTTACGGTGCTTACCGCGTTGTACCGTTAGGAATGAACCTTTACCGGTCACGACTTTGTGGATGTAGATTTCCAAATCCACTTCTTGGTCAATCACTCGACAACCGTCCCAATACCCTTTATTCGCAATCTCTTTGACAAAGTTTTCAGGTGTCACACCAGAACGCAGCAGCTGTTTTGCGTCAGACGCTAACTGATGTGGGGTCATAAACAAGATACCTCGCGGGTTCATGAAGTTACGGACTCGACGGAACAAGTCACGAATATCAGAACCGATGGGTCCTTGCGTACACCCTTTCTTGGAAATCATGTTCAGGTAATCCATCAGCAGAGCATGAATTTCAAACCCTTGTGCTTCCCACTTCAGTACCAGGTCAAACAAATCGCGATAAGTAAAGTCAGACGGGTTAACCCGTTGCATCTTGATGTGATAACCATTTTCACGCAAACGAGTGGTGACATACTTGGCCACTTCTTCTGCGGAGATGTTCTTCACATCACACGGCTCACCGGTTTCGTTTTCCTTCAAGGAAATGTACAGAGACAGCAGGTTATCTTTTACGCTGTTCTCGGTACTAAGCAAAACCAACAAAGGTTTCTTGGACGGGTCACGCATGTACGGTTTGTTGTACAGCGCAAAATGCTTCAGATGGTTGACCACCCAACCTGTTTTAAAGTTGTGCTGCAGGGCTCCCACGACAACCATATCGCCGCGCCGGTAATAGGTGTCCGGACCCAACATGCGGTTACAGCCCTGCCAACCGCTTCTGAGCATCCCATCAGTGTTGTTTTCTTCCAGCGAGCGTTCAATCGCTCCTTGCAACGCATCCAGGTCATCCAGGTCGATATCGTCGACCAGCCACTCAGGTGAAACCCCAAGAGACCCATTACGCAGTGGCTCGAGTTCGTCCATCAGTTCATCGACGACAGAACCCCAGTTGATATCACCTTGCGGAAAGTTAACTTTGGCGTTATGTCGTTTGACTACATCTTTGATTTTCAACGAACGTTGATAAGAGCGTAAGTCGTCACGGTAACGCAGAATGTGTTTTTTGATCTCTTCTTGTGAGGAAAGATCCACCAAACCCTGCTCAAAGGCATGGTAGAGGTTGGTGTCGTACCCTACGTTTAAGCGCAAGCGCTGAAGCAGCATGTCGCGGGCGAGCTCTTGCCCCTCCGGCAGGTCTGCCAGGTAAAGAGCCGTTGTGCGCAGCGCCAATATCGTTTCGCGGAATCGATCGCCATCCATCATCTGTTCAGGAACACGGATGGTAGCGACTATTTCCTTAACCAAATCTTTTGATGTGAACTGACGCTTTTCGAGCTGCGATTCGCGAAACAGCAGGCAAATGGCTTGTTGCAGGATAAGCTTAGCGTCCATGAGATACCTTTGATACTGTGATTGTTGTCTTTGTCGGCCGCACAATATTAGTGGGGGTCGAACACCACTGACATTGGCCGTTAAAAACCGGAGTGCGGAGATGATTAAAATTGCGTTTGTGCCGCTGTGGTTGTCCACCCATCTGGCTAATCGGGGCTTGTCGAAAACCTTGGTAACAGGTGGTGAAGAAGCGCTGGTGTCCATACTTGGGAAGGCTGATGTAAAAGCTTACAGCCTCACCCAACGTCTGCTCAACAAGTTTAATAGTTATGCGAACCTGTTGGGTTCGTTTAACACCCTGACTGGTGTCCAGAGCTCCGAAGGCTCTGTGACAACCGTGACCGCTGCCGTTTTGGATATCCGTCAGGACTATCCCGAACAAGCAGCGATGATCAGCCGGTTCAATGAAGATCAGCTCTTCTTTGCATTGGCGGGTCTGGGTATTGAGTCGTATCGCCCAGAAGCGTCCTACGGCGACAAATGCCTGGATTTTCAGTTCGAGGTGATCAACGACACTTTGGTCATTTCAACGATTGTTTCTGACGATCCTTGTTTTGATAATCGTCGACCCGGCGAACGTGCGAAGATTTATCTGAATGCCCTTAAGGCTATCAGTATGATGATGTCGTGGCGTGAGCTAGCAGGTAGTCAGTTCTTTACTGATTACTTAGCAGCCCTTAACCGGGAGTCCACTGCTTCATTGCGTCAGATTGCCTGAAGTAAAAAGAAGCGAAGTTACACCTCATTAACTATGAGGGTTGCTCTCACTGCTCGGTTATAGCCGTAGTAAGGTTTTACTTATTACAGCTCCCAGCGGTTTAGTTCACAAAACGACTCGACGCGTAGCTCTTCTTTTATGAGGCTTCGCTACTGAGCCGGTCTTTACCATCGAAGAAGGAAGAAATCCGTTATGTCGATTTTCAATACCCAGAACGCCGCGACCAAGTCCATTGGTCAGGCTGCTGATGAACTCGTTTCTCTCCAGAAACGTGGTGATGTCGTGGTTGGTGCCGACGACGTTGGCGCCCTGCTGTCGCTCGAATCTGCCACTCCTACTGCTCGCAGCGCCCTGGTCGCCTCCGGCCGCAACATCCAGAATGAGCTGAAAGGTCTCTTCGCTGGTGATGCTGCTGCTGACTCCGTTGCTCTCGAAGCCGCTCAGATCGCCTTCATGGGCGCCGCCAGCGCCAACCGTTACCAGGCCAAAGCTCTGGCCACTGCCGCCATGTCGATGGAAGGTGCCAACGTTATCATGCCGACCACCGTGGGTATCCACGGCGCCATGGACGTGTCCTTCACCGACGTCGCCATGGAAGCTTTTGACAACCGCGACCTGACCGTTGTGGCTGCCTACTCTGCTGCCTGGAACTACGGCGCTGCCCGTCAGGACAACTACGCCGAAGGTTTCTACCCGACTGTGGTGCAGACCCCTGACCAGGTTGCCGTGGTTACCAAAGTTCCGGTGATCCGCGTGTTCAAAGGCGCTCAGCGCGCTCTGTCCGGCGACGTCAAGTCCTGGAACTTCAAGAACATCCTCGAAGCCTACCGCGACAGCAAGCTGCTCGACGCTCCGTCGACTGCTCTGATCCCGCACGTACAGGCTGACAACAGCAACCTGAACAAGTTCGTCGCCGCTTCGCTCGTGGCCCCGGTGGCCAAAGAAGTCAACGGTGTTACCTACAACACCGCTCCGATCGCCATCGGCGTCGCTGGTGACCTGCTGGCCCTGAGCCAGAACCCGGCCGCTCTGGAAGGTACCTACGACCAGACCGATCAGATCCAGGAAGCCATCACCGTTTCTGCTGTGTACGTTCGCGTGGCCAACGGTGCCGGCACCGAAGTCGGCGTCGTGAAGTTCCCGACCGCCAACCTCAAGCGCTTCGAAATGTACAAAGCGCCTGCTGGTGACGCCTACGAGCTGACCCTGTCCGCCATGACCAGCGAACTGGCCGTCGACAAGGACACCAAGAACCCGGCTGGCGCTCAGCCTGCTCCGCTGTCTGACCTGAACACCACTGAGTTCCAGATCCACCTGGATCTGTCGCTGTCTGGTAGCGTGAACGTGCAGACCGGCCACTACAAGTTCGATGGTTCGGTGTCGGCTGGCAAAGCCTATCACCGCGTGACCAAAGACCTGATCTCTCCGGCCGATGCCACCCTGGCCCCGATCCTCGCTGACCTGGTGTTCACCGTTGTCGGTATCGATCTGAAAGCCAACCGTATCAACAGCAACCGCCGCACCGCTGGCCTGCTGCTGGACCGCGGCTACAAGACCGACTACACCCCGATCCCGGTCGGCGCTCCGATCAGCGTCCAGGTGCCCACCACTGAAGAGAACGTCTCTGTCGGCCTCGACGACCTGGTGAACGCGACTCGCATCGCCACCAGCAACCGTGCTATCGCCGCACAGCTGAACTACCTCGAAGGTCTGAAGGCTTTCTGCGCCCAGAACAAACACCTGATCGGTGCCGGTGCTGATTCCAGCGCCAGTCTGGAAGGTGCTGGTCGTTGGCTGGTAACCCCGTTCTACGCCGAAGTGGCTCTGGATCTCTTTGCTCAGGTACAGACCCTGCGTTCTACCGACCGCGTGGCCGACTTGAACTCGCTGATCCTGAACACCGTACGCGAAGTGGCCTACCGCGCCGTCGTCGAATCCAACTACCTGCCTGCCCTCCAGCAGGTCAGCGGTGGTGCCGAAGACAAGCCGACCCTGCTGCTGGGTACCGATATCAACCTGCAACAGTACATGATGATCCAGGGTGACCCGCGCACCGCTGGTATCGGCATGGACTTCGAAGTCCTGGCTACCCCGGACGTTCGCATGCAGAACAAGATCATCGGCACCTTCACCCGCAAGGGTCGCAGCGGCTTCTGCCCGCTCAGCTCCGGTAACCACTACTGGATCCCTGAACTGGTCAGCACCGGTCCGGTGAGCCGTGGCAACGCCACTTACAACCAGCTGTCTGTACAGCCGCGTAACGTTCACGTCCACAACCTGCCGGTGTGGTTCGTGATCAACGTGACCAACCTGGACAAGGCTCTGGTGGCGCTGAAGGCTGTTCCGACCAAAGAGCAGGCCTAATCTGCCGGGGTGAGCAACCCTCGACAGACGATGGTAAAGTCATGGGAGAGCCCTTCGGGGCTCTCTTATGCCGCAAGTCTATTAAAAACTAATGAAAATCGAATCCAAAAAAATCTCAGACCTATATCGCACAGGTGAGTCTACGGTAGTAATACTGAACCCCAGAACATAGGAGTTTAAAATGAAGGTCAAAACCTCGCGCAAAATCACCGCTGCCGTCTATAACACGGCATTTTACGGTACCGTAATTTTCATTGTTGGCAGCTACCTGGCTGCCAAGATGAATAAGGAGTAAAGTAATGGATATTCGTACCGAGTTCCAGAACGCCGCCGCCAGCGCCCGTGCGGTGCGTGACGAGATCGACGAGATGGAGACCAGCCACGTCAGCGTCGTCACCCCACTGATCACCGGCTTGATAGCCGGGACGATCGGCGGCGTCCTGCTGCGAGGCGCCCTGCGTCTCGCCTTCGGGCGGGAGTAAGGGCGTCATGAGTTCTCCCGCCACTGCCACCGACGAGGCCCAGGTGGACGCCGAAAAGGTGTTCACCAGGGGTTTCTTGGCCGGAGTCGCCACCGCGGTGGTGTTCGGCCTAATAGCCCTTAGCCTCGGCAATCGCCGGGGCTACTAAACAAAAAGGTGACTCCTTCCGGCGGGAGTCACTTACCACAAGCCGGAACCAAAACCCAAAACACGAGGAATTTATCATGTCTCAGACCAACACCAACGCCGCTGAAGCCATCGCCGCCACCGCCGAGGCGGTAGCCGCCGCTGTTCCCATGCCGACAGTTACCGCAGCACCTGCCAAGTCTTCTTGGTGGGCCACGACCGCCAAGGTCGTGGGGTACGGTGCCTTGGCTGCCGCCGTGATCGGCGGTGCAGCCTATGCGTACAGCAAGTACGCCGGCAACGGTGGCGAGCCCAGCGAGGGCTAAGCCACCGGCAAAAGAGAGGGAGTTATGACCCCTCTCTTTTTTTTTGTTTTATGCCGCAAATCCAACGGTTTTTGAAACAGATATTATCTATCTGCACCCCCAATCTCCTTCCTTTACAACCAACCGTAACTCGAGGTAAATATCATGTCGACTGTGAAGAAATCCGTAAACTTTCTGGGTATTGCACTGACTTCCACCACCAGTGACGATATCACCGGTAGTACTGATACCGACATCCGTTTTGAGTTGGATCGCAGTGCCACCCCCACTGAACGTGTCGTCGGTGCAACCCTGGTTGTCGCTGCCATGATCGGTGTCATCCGCCGCCTTGTCGGTGAACGCAACAGTAGCTAAGGAGGACGTGTGATACCATGTTCCGTTGCTCAGAAGACCGATGAAGTTGAATTGGTCACCACTACCCGCGAACAAACGTTTGCAGGTCTGGTATTGCGCCACAAAACCACATCAATCAACAACCGGATCCATCGCAGTAAACGATCGATCCACATCTCCCCCACAGCACCAGACTTTGTAAAGGTGTTGTACCGCCATGCCGATATCGTCTTGTATAGTGCGGTGTTGGCGTTCTTGCTACCCATTAAGAAGGGGTAAGTCATGACCGATCAGACCGAACCGAAGCAGCCGCTGGTGCTTAAACGCACAAAGCGTCATCGCATCCAGACGAAGTATCCCAGCGGGAAGTCAATGGTGCGCACAGTCGTCGTTGATGAAAACGATCAGACAGTGCTCTTTGACGAAACTGAGTACCCGCCTCAGAAAACCAGCCTGTTGGCTAAGGTTACAGTTGCTGCCACAGCTGCCTTAGTCGCATACGGCATCCTCTATTTTCGCCACCGACAATCTACGTAGCCTGTAGGTGCGGTGCTTGTCATTACGGAGTTCTACATGACCGACCGCACTTACAGCGCTAGCCTCCCGGTTACTGTCCATTATCCGGAAGTCGCTGTCTTTCGCAATAATAACAGCAACCCTGAATTTAGCACTCACCGCAAGATCCTCAACTGTAGTGACCGGGAAGTTGTGCTGATTGAGCGTAGTGGTTTACGCATTACCCTGCCACCCAGACAGGAGTTTATTCGCGGCGACATGCGTAACGCTCAACGGCGTTTGGAAATTGAGTATTACGATACCTACAACTACTATGTTAAAACGGACGTACCGGTATCATCTGTTAGTGGCTACTCCCTGGCAAACAAGTTACAAGATTTGATTTGCCGGCATCAAAGCGGTCCGCAGACTGCTAGCTATATTTACACCGTTACGTTTGATGAGATCATCGAACTTGGTGGTGTGATTTACGACCATAACCTGGATATGGTTATTAGTGTCGTTGGTGCTGATTCGTTGTTGAGTCATCCGCATGCCGTAGAAGATGTCGTTAATCACTTCTACGACCAAGTCGAGAAGAATAAGGACGACACTCAGTTCCGGATGTTTTATGTCGATCAGTTTAACCGCTATGGTCGACTGTTTTCAATATTCGGAGCAGAGCCCTTTGAAATCCCACGAGTGACGGACCCCAACCTAGCGGACGGTGTGCATCTAATAACCAACGGTTGGAATACGAAGTTCTCTGGATTGCGCCGTACTCCGAATGCGGTACCCCACCTGGTCATGTCGTTTGAAGATCTGGAAAAGGGTAAGTGCCCCATTCGGGTTTATTCATCCTATGCCCTTGCGAAAGCAAACGGCAATCCAGAAGCCGTATTCGAACAAGAAAAACTGGAGCTGAAGAAAGAAGTCCTCACTCGCGAACTGGCTCGAGATGAGATCCAAGCTGAACGTAAACTGATCGAACAGCGAGTACAAGGTACCGGTAAAACCTTTGAAACAGTAGCCAAGGTCGTGACTGCGGCAATCGGTCTGGCAACTGTGATTCTGACCTTTAAGAAAAAGTTAGGAGGAGGGAAAGATGGATGACAGATTATTCGCCTATATCCAGTCGAAACAACCCAAATTCAATCCAACGATTGCAGAAGGGATTGTCACTCGACAAATGGAAAGTCCGGAAGTCAATATTGACCGGATTTGGCGCTGTGCCATGCAGAGCTTCCCACCTGGGCTGAAATACCTCGGCTATGAACGAGTGGATCCGTATCGCCAGTTCATGGAGTTGGCTCGCATCCGTACCAGCCGGAGTCCTTCCGGCAAAAGTCTTTATGACGTTAGTCGTTCAGACCTGTACATGGTGCAGTTCAATTTCGAATACAACGCGTCCAAGCTGCGACCACGGTACCTGTTGTTACCCTATCTGGGCGATGCAGGCACCATTGTGCTCAGAGGCTCGGTATTTACCATTTCACCGGTATTGGCAGATCGGTGTGTATCGGTAACCAAGAACCTGCTGTACGTACCGCTAACGCGCGATAAATTAATCTTCCGTCAGACGCAGTGGACCATTTCGGTCGACGGTAACCACCGCCCCACGTTCTACCACCACAGCTCCATCCACCACCACAAACCCGATCGCTCCGTGACCAAACACACGGACTTCGTGAAATCGGTGGAACCGCTGGCGCTGTACATGTTCGCCAAATACGGATTGAGCCGGGCTTTCGCCGTGTTTGCAGAAACCAATGTCCATGTCGGTACGTTGGATGAAATCAACACCACGAACTTCCCGCCTGACAGCTACGTCATCTACGGTCCATCGGGGTCAACTCCCTCCAGCATGCGCCGTAAGCCGTGGTCAGCTACGACCATTCGTTTGGCTGTCAAACGGGCTCACGTAACAGCGAAAGTGGAATCCATGGTGGCTGGGTTCTTCTACGTGATGGATCATTACCCGAACCGCATCTTGTACCTGGAAGACCTGGAAGATACCCACATGTGGATGCGTCTACTGGGGTTGTCGATCTTTGGTCCAGCAGCCAGTGAAGGTGCTCTGGTTGAAAAGGTCCAGGCACACCTGCGTTCGTTGGATCAGTACATTGATCCGCTTTCTCAGGAAAACCTGATGGCAGACGGCCTTAATTGCCCGAACATCTATTACTTGTTCTCCTACGTAATGGAGAAGATGAATACGATGCTCAACCAATCGGAAAACAACCGAATGGATGGCAAACGACTCATGAGCTGGAAGTACGTCCTCCAGAACATCGTCGAGGCAATCTTCAACCTAACCTGGCGTTTGGACAACAAAGGGAAGGTGCTGTCAGAAGCAGAAATCGAAAGCCGGTTCAACCGCTTCTTGAATCCCGAGTTGATCTACCAGATCAATTCCAACCATGGCGAAGTAGCCACCGAAAGTTCGCCGTCTGACAGTAAAGTCATTCGGTTTACTTCCAAAGTCATCCCGCAAAGCGAAACTACCCGGCGCAGTAGCCGTGGTAGCGATCATGGAGAGAACTTCTCCGATCCGTCGCTGCGGTTGCATGCGTCGATCGCTGCGTGCGGCAGTTACCTGTATCTACCAAAGGCATCGCCTGTGGGTACCAGCCGCGCCAACGTATACGGCGAGGTTACTCATCATGGCGATTTGATAATTCCAGAAGAGTTCAGGCCGCTGCTTGATAGCGTGCAAGAACAGATCACTAAGGACCAAGAATGAGCCAGATCAATACCGCCTACTGGCGCCAGGACCCGATGAACCAGCAGGGTCAGGTAGTGCCAATCCAGAACTTGCCGCAGCACCAGGCCCAGTGGCAGCCTGCGGCAGAAGCCATCATGCGTACTGTACTGCAGCAGTACGCCCAGTCAGGCGATCATCTGGGCATTCACAGCTTCAATACGTACAGCCAAAACAACTACATGAACCAGATGTGGGCCAGTGCAGTGCGTGCTACATTGGAGGTGACAGAATTCCTGTTGGCATCGCAGCAAGTCCGTGACGTGATGACTGCGCTGCAGACCGCAGGTCCGCTCATGATGAAGATGTACATGTATCGTGAGCTGGTGAAGTACCCGCAGCTGCAGCCTTATGTGCAGCCTCAGGTGGTACAGGATGTTCAGGTTGCAGCACAGCAGGCTGAGACAATTGCGCAGCAGATTGACATGTTGCAGCGTCAGCGTCAGTTTCAGACACCTGGTGTCGGTATGGCACCGATGATGACTCCAGCTCCGGCGGTACCTGGGTTTGGCAACATGATGCCTCAGCAGACGATGCAGTGGGCACCTGTGGTCGGCGGTACGGCAGCACCGGTTAGCGCTGTGCCGGTAGCGCCCGTGGGTGGGATGGTAGGTGGTCGTTTGAGTACGCCGGGTGTGGTACCTAAAGCGACACCCACCCCCGCTGCTCCAGTTGCTCCAGCGCCGTTTTCAATCGGTCAACCGCCGAAGGGTCGTCCGACCGAGGACCATTGGATGGAACTGACCATGGGTGATAATGGTGCGGAAGCGGTCAACCAACATGGGGAAACCAAGACCTTCATGTCTGGGTTTGCTTCCACAACCAAAGAAATCACCCCAGCACCCGTCCCGGCAGCGACACCAGCGCCGGTACCGAAACGGTCAACCAACACCGATCTTATCGTCTGGCGCGTAGGGGATTCTCCTCTTCGCCCTTGTTTCCACAGAACAACCCATTACCTGGATGAAGATGGCAATATACGGGAGAAGCCAATGAATGATTACAACGCACATCAGTTGAACCTCGCCCTGCAAAAGATCAATCCTGCATCTGAAGGCGTGTTCTTGAAAACCGAACTCAGCACTGCCCCGCTGGTCGACGACGAGTCTGTTGAAGAAGAGGTCAACGACGCAATCGTGGTCAATGAGCCCAAAGTGCTCGAAGCCGTGGTGGTTTGTGATGACCTGGACATGGCCACGGAAATGCTCGGCGCTTTGCACAGCGTTCCCAACATGAACGTCCCGCTGGAATTCACGTCGGTGTCGGCAATGCCGTTCATCGTCAGCAATCGTGAACACCTGCGCCAGAGCTGTCCCAATCTGTTCATCGGTGCTGGTGCGTGCACCATGACAGAAATCCATCGTCAGATCGAAGAAGTCATCACGTACAGCCAACGACTGCACTACACGCTCAATCAGCTGGCTACGCGAGTGGTCAATGAAACGGTGACTGCAGGTCTGGGCTTGAGTCTGACCATCGATTCGTTCTTGACCGATTGGGCCGAGTTGGCAGCACACATTCGCGAAAGCTATCCGGAACTCTTTGACGCGTTCCTGGCGGCGCAGAAGACCATGTACAAGCGAATTGCCATCCTGGCCGACCCGTCTTTGGAATCCCACTACCTGCGGTTTACTTCCGGTAGTCTGGAACTGCTGACCAACAGCGGTATCCTGGTGAAAGACCACACCGTGGTGCTCCAGGATTCCAAGTCACAGACAGCGGTGCGTAAGGAACAGCTGGCGGATGAACACCGCAAAGCGCTCATCGACAATACGGTGGTGATGCTCAACACGCATTACGTCGCTATGTTGCCGATGAGCTCCGAAGACCTCGACCTCGACCTCGGCGGTACTGAGCCGGCTATCATCAGCCGCGCTACGACCAGTGTCCTGTACGAGTACATCGACTCGGTCTTCAAGCGGTCCTTCAACGACCGACTTCCGGCCACCGATGTCTGTCTGGTGGACTGGAGTGGTCAGCGACTCTACCTGAATGAAACCTTCTTTGATGAAGGTGTATACGCCGTACTGGTCTGATAGGTCAGACGGCAAATCCGCGAGAGGGCAGGGATTCCCTGCCCTCTTATGCCGTTAACCTAACGAGGTGTTTTATGGCGGATAAACCACCCTACTTTGACGACCTAATTGCACTGGTGGGGTCAAACACGCATTACGTGGAAGTGCTCGACGTGTTTAAGATCGCAGGTAAGAATTGGGAGACCTTACCGGAATTTATCGTCCAAGAAATCGAACGGCTCTACCACCACCTGCTGCTGTACCACAAGCTCTCTAAACTCGTCATGAAGGCATCCGTGCCTAATGCCCAAGGGAGGTTCACGTTTATCATCAAACATCGCGAGAGCGAGCCTAAAGCACACCTGATGTACGTTCATTCGCTGCTCTCCGGTGACCGGCTTAAGATGACGTCGATTGACGATCTGCGGCCGGTGTTTAGTGCCAACAGACTGTTGTTCGATCTGTTGGAGTTTGTGGTGAAAAACCCATCGACGACCAATGTTGAGTACTTCGAACTGATCAACGTCCTCAAGGAGAATTTACCGAAATTTGCATCATGGCACTAATCACGAAGTTCCTCCAGGCGAATGTTATGGTAGTTAACCCATACGTCATCTGGAGGACAATCGTGTCATCAAACAACACGTGTAGTATTGCCGCCGTGATTGAGGAATTCACGCGCTTTTATTCCGTCGAACGCCATACAACAGGACACCTCAGTCCGCGTAACCCTGTGGTGAAATATCTCGCTGTTCGTAATGAGATGTTGACCGCTTACCACCTTGGTCACCTACAACACCTCGTTGCCATCGTCGATCGCGACGCAGCTACCGCCGCCTTAGCGGTTGGATGGGTACTTCACTGTCGTGGTAGTGAAGTCAAATTCGTCACCAACGGCACTCATGTTTACTTGTCGCACGCTGGGCATTATTACGACGCCCTTAATCCCAAAGGTACGCCTCGTGAAACCGATGTGTACGGTTATCGACCGGCTGTTAAATCGATCTCCCTCTCGTTTAAAGACGCTTTTGAAAAGTACATGACCCACGATGAAGACGGCATCCTGCTTTTGCACAGTTTCGTCAATCGTGCCAAAGTACCTTCGTTTCTGTTCCGTCAGCCTGCAGGCGCTGGCGAGTACATCAACTACCTGGAAAGGATTGACTAACCGCCATGTTTGATCGTGCTAAATACGCTGAAATCTCCGGTCTGATTTTGGCTTTTGTAGAGCAGTACCAGACCAAACGTTTTGGGGGTGTACCTCACCTGTCGTCCCATCACCCGTTCTTCAAGTGGATGTGTCAGAAACGCGACTATTTGGAAGCGTATCACCTGGCGTACAGTAATGCCATAGCTGACCTTTGTCAGCGTTCTCCTGGTCTTTTTGTGTGCGCTATCGGTGCAGTGGCATCTGAAATGGGGTATCAAGTACAGTACCTTATTGCCAATGCCCGCCCTGTATTACGGGTCGATGGTCTGTACTTCGATCCTTTCTACTTTTCAGGGATAGCCTATATCTCCGATTTGTACGATTGCGGCAATGAATCCACAGTCAAGATTGTGGATGCTAAAACCATCTTTACCGACCACACCTGTTTAGTAGACACAGATCACTCGATCATTCAGTGGTTTGTGCAAAGCCGCACTGGTCGTAATTTTCAGTATCTCGAATAATGCGGCATAGAGGAGGACCTTTTGGTCCTCCTCTTTTTTTTTTGTTTACACGTTGTCGTCAGGTTTAGCGTCAGTATCTTTAGCAGAAGTTTCATCTTCTGCTTTCTCGGTATCTGCCGCGTCGCCATCTTCCTTAGGTGCTTCCTCGGTTTCTTCCGTTGCTACTGGTTCTTCAGTAGCCGGCTCTTCCGAACTTTCTTCTTCCGTACCATCTGCTTCAGTCGCGTCGGTAGAAGCTGCGTCATCGGTTGCAGTATCATCGGCTGTCGAATCGGTGTCGTCTCCACCGAAATCCCCACCGAAATCATCACCACCGCCACCATCCATTCCGTCAGAACTATCAGTCGACCCACTGTCACCGGTCGTACCCATCAGTTCGTCTTCGGATTGCTTTTCCTTTTCCAGACGGCGTGTGAAGTCACGGGCATTCTTCTGCATCAGCGTTGCAAATTCCTCCAGCGACCTCTGGACGGATTCGGCATGCGCCAACACTTCCCCTGCCACAGTCTTCGCACTCTGATCATCGTCTTCCGTTTTGCAGAGAATTTCCAATTCTTGCATCATGTTGTTACGACGCAGCCAGTCTCGGATAAAGTAAGCCCTCACTGCTTTGGTGTACGCCTCAGCAGAGTCAGCCGCTTCGTTTTGGAACACCCCTTGAACCATGGCTTGTTCAACGTATGCTGGCAGGGTTTGGTCGAGCACTTTGATGTATTCTTCCAATGCCGCTGCTTGCGATTCGAACTTCGCCACATCAGGTTCGGGTAAGGTGATGCCAAAGTTATCGACAAAGTCGAAGAGGATGGCTTCTGCCAAACGTGCGAGGATCTTGTTCTCGGACTGCCCTTTTTCAGTGTCATCAAGGTTTTCTTCTTCAAGGTCGTAGGTGTCCAAGAATTTTTGATAATCCTCGCTCCCCAGTTCCTTCAAGAATCGCACCACGACTTCCAACAGATCGCGCATCAGATGACCTGAGTTATACACGTACTTCTGCAGGTGATCACTGAACACTGCCACCGCCACGTCCTGAAGCATTTTGATCTGCTTGGCCATCATGAGGTTACCCGACACGATGGACTGCGCAAATTCGACGTTCTGCGAATTGTCAATGAGGTCAGGAAGCATCCCCATGGCTTGGATGTACCGTTTCCGTAGATCGTCTTCGTAGTCGGTGTCGATTTCAGCACCAACCTGTTGACGGTCTTCTTGCGATACCTTGGTTTCTGGGTAATTGGGATTACCGGTCACCACAGTCGAGATGTTCGCATTGACGATGTGATTAACGATATCCTGCGGATTGCTGCTATCGAACAAGAAAGTCGTTGACCGAGTCTTGGAAAACTCGTGTAGCAATGCATTCACGGTTTCCTGCGGTGCCTGGTCATCGGGATCCAGTTCGATGTTAAGGTTCACCGCCGGTGTGGCTTTACGCAACGCAGCCATGGTGTTGGAGAACATCACCGCAGCGCGGATGGTCCCCAGGATTTTGGCCTTGTCTACCAGACTGCGACCCATGCCATGATCGTCGTAATCAAAGGCAATGTAGGTAACCAGTTCCGCAGGAATAAAGAGGATCTGGGTGCCCATGTTTGCCAACTGACGAGCCAGCATGATGCGGTACAACTCGTTGTTCTTCGCCAGTTCCACACCGGTGTTATACTTACCGGTCTTCAGACGATTGATCAAATCCGCCTGAACTGCTGTTGCATAACTGTTGTAGAACTGCTGCGAATCACGCACCTTACTCCAGTCACCACCACCAGAAATCTGGTTGTAGATGGTAGAAACAATCCGGTGGTTAGCCGACCCGTCGTTCTTATCAGCCAGAGACGTCTTCATCTTCTGGTAATAGTCACTTCCTTTTGCTCGATGGATGGGGTTACCGTACTCATCCAGCAACAGGAAATACGCAATGTGCTGCTCGGGGTTACCGGGCACGTGGACCGGGATCAAGGATTCCGGCGGCAGAGTCATTACCAGCGGGTGACCCACCGGGGTACGACGATACGTATCGGTCGGGTAAAGTGCTACCGACACGTTGCCGCGCATTTGACGGTTATGGGTCAGTTTGTCGATGGCTTGGTTGACAATCTCAGCATTCTTGTCTTTCTTGCTAGAACGACTGAGATAAGACTCGAGTGAGATCTCACCGTACGACGATGCAAGCCCCTGCTTGATCAGTGCTTTGGTGACAGCGTTCTGTCTGACTCGTTCAGCCACGCCGGGGAATTTCAGCGCGTTGACGTTATCCACCACCGTTACTTTACCACCCAAATCCGCGCCTTTAAAGACCTGGGCGGTTTGCTCGCTCAAACTAGCCGTGGTGGTAAACATCGATTCAAAACTAACGGTAGTTGTTGGTTTGGTTGTCGGTGCGTTCAGCAATCCGTAGCCAAGCAATCCGGAACTCACCGCCGCATGTTCACGGGGGTCGTACCAAGCCGTCAGTGACTCCAGGCTGATTTCGCCGCCCTTGTTGATTAGGCTGTCCAACCCGCTTTCGGGGATTACTGCCAGCGGATAAGAGCCATGGGTAAAGAGCGCGTTTTCCAGGGCTTTCGGTAGAATGTCTTTAACCTTGTACTGCTCTGTGAAGTAGTCAGTCAGGTATTTCAACATTTCAGCGTACAGCGTACCGGTGATTGCTGTGGTACCGCTGGCAAAACTGACCGTAGTAGAGACCATATCCTGTGGCGATATGATCGATGAAACCAGCAGTCGTTTAATGAGCTCAATGTCCGGCAACATCTCGCAGAGGTTCATGGAGTTGGTGATCTGGCTGGCCAAATCGTTACCAATGGATTCCAATCTACCGCGGTCTGGTGTTTCGATACCGGTATTACCGACGCGCTGACCTTTTACCGTTTTGCGGGCAGGAACCAGCAGGTTTACCACAGCACCAACGTCGGTGTCTTTCGAGAACGGGTCAATCCGTTTCGCACCGCTGCCAAGATTATCAGTTGTCATTGAATCAACCCTCAGTACTGTAGGGACGTGTTATGTCTTCAAAACTTTACGATCTTTATCTCAAGGATGTGCTTGCACTGGCCCGCACCATTGTGATTAAAAGCGAGGCTGCTGCCAACGCCATCAACAACGCCTTGATGCAGGTCGGCGTACAGGTCGACCTGTACCGACCCAAGACGTGGAAATACTATCTTAACCTGGCCGGTGAATACGGTCCAGGCGATGTGCCGATGACAATTACGTCATTCGATACATTAGAAGAAATTGCTTTCACACGAGCCACGATGCGGGAACATAAAGCAACCGCCAAGGCCTATGTCTACGGAACGCCATATTATCAAGCTTTGGTTGAGCGTTATCCGAATCAAGAGCTGCTAATCCGCGGTATTTTGAGTCCGATTGACATGGACACAGCTATCGCGGCAGCCGATCACCAAATTCTCTGGTACGACACCAACCTGGTGGAAGACCAAGAAACCAACCTGGTGGAAGAGCTCCAGTTGGTGATAAACGCCTTTTATCAGCGCTGGTATATTTCAGCCTATGGTATTTATCATGAGCTGTACGATAGTGCCGCACTGGCAGTGATGTACGGTCATTTGCCAGAAACCATCCTTGGCATCCGTTTGAAGAACTGTCACACCAATCGTGCACACAGTTTCCATATCTGGACCTTCTTGGCCGGCCAAGGGAATCTGGATGTGTACCGCGACTATCTGACCACCAAACAGGCGTTGTGGTTATACCGCAACATTCGCTACATCAACAACAATGCTGGTAAAGCGTCGACCTTCAAGATGCTGATCCAGCACATGTTAACTGAACGCGGTATTCCAGCTGCCTCGTATTCGTTGGTACACGACACGTCAAACTTGCCAACCGATTTGGTCCCTGCGGTGAAGATGGCGGCAACGCCACTAAACCTCAAACACATCGTCCCACCAGGAGGGTACTACAAAACAGTCCAACAGGTGGTGGATCAGGAAGATGCGCTGGCGCGTCAGAACGAAGAATACAACGCTGAAGAAGTGGAGAATGCCACCTTTAAAATGGCGCATTCTAACTTCTCACGCCTGCCTACTAAAGTGGTGGAATCAAACGCCATTGACAGTAGCGATAGCGAGGTATTCACGTTACCGGATGTGTTGCTGAATCACTGGATGTACATGGTACACAAGAACCTGTACCGTGCCATGATTTCAGCGGTTCATCCCAATACCGGCGAAATCGTAACGATGTCAGTGAAGGATGCGTTTCTGCTGTGGTTCTACGCTGAGCACAAGGCCGTTGGCATCACACACACGCACCTACCATTACTGCAAGCCAAACATGTGCGAAAGATCAAGGTGCCGTCATTCAACGAGTTGCGCGTACTGGCTGATAAACCGTACGTGACAGATCAGATGATTAACGAGACGTATGAAAATTTACCGCCTGTGGGACTGACTGTTTCCACCGAAGGTTTCTTCGACTTGTGTCATCAGATCCACCAACATCAGTTGTGGCACTTCCGTTTATACAGTGTCCAAGATCATTTAAAGGTCAGAGCGCAGTACGAACAAGTGGTTGAACACCACAACTGGCACTATGCACTGGATTTCGGCCAGACTGTGACATACGAGAGCTGGTTCGATGAACGTGGGCTGAACTTCGATTCCTTGCAACAGGCTGATTGGGAACTCTTTGCGAAAGAACTCCTGAACAAGGCCACTGGATCGGATACAGCGAAACGTTTCAGCCTGCGCGACATCCAGTCTGCTATCTTGAGGCTCATGTCACAGCTCAGCAGCTACACGATCCAGTTCATTCAGTCGATGTCTACCGAGAAGAGCATTCCGGTAGGGACACCGACTCATCGAATTGGTGATGTGAATAGCGAAGGGGGTAATACGTTCTCGGTCATGGTTCCCGAGTTCCGGGTGCTGGGATTGAAGGAACGAGAAACCAGCGGACATGCCGTCGGTTTGGTTGGTGAGCAATTGACCAACGTCGACGTTATTGCACGACAGACCGTTGACTCGGATCAAGGTGTTTCTATTGGTATCTTCCAGGTACCGGTGTGCGAGTATAAAGTCTTGCTATCTGGTCCCCGATTCGACCTCATCGAAACAACCGAAGTCGAGCTATCGCCTGACTTGGCCAGACTGGTCATGAAGCACGAGCTGAACGATTTTGAAGGGTATTAAGCGGAGGCGGGAGGGCTAGCCCTCCCGCCCTATTTTCGTCATTTTATGACGTACCGAAAAGCATAAGGAGCGCGGGGATGTCGCTTTTTTACACGTCGGTGATGGAAAACATCATGACGCAACTACGCGCACAGAACCAGGGCCTTCCTGCTTCCGTGTTGCCTTCTGATATTCGTTTAACTTTGTTAAAGACCGTCACCAATCATTCATCGGGTAAAAATACCCGTGCCGTTGTGACTGTGGGCGAAGGTGAAAGAGTCCGCGGCTTTAAGCCGATTTATTACAATCGTGTCAATCTTGGCACGGTGTTACGCAACATCAGTTTCCCGCTGCCTAAAGGTGCAGCTCTCCGCACTCATGACCTGATCCCTTTGCTCAATGCGCGCTATGGTCTCGGGTTGACCGTTAACGACGTTTATGATGCACCGCTGCCGGCGATTGATGCGGTAGTTGGCATCACGCTGCAAGCCAAGCCTAAGAGTATTGTTTGGACAGGGTCTGCGGTCATCTTTTTGAATTCAACTACCGCTGTACCAAACCGGGTGCCGCAAACAACAGGTGTGGTTAACCTTGGTCAATTGGAGAAGGGTGGCAGTGTCGTCCTAACGCCTGAGATGCTCCTGCAAGGGACAACGGATCCGGATGGTGACGCGTTGTCGGTTTCATTTGTTCAAACCACGTCCGGCAACGGTACACTTGCAGGTACCGGTCCATGGACTGTCAGTGCTACCACTACAGGTACGCTGGGATTAACATACGTCATCTCCGATGGGCGCGGCGGTAGTGTTACCCAATACGCTACGCTGGAAGTGGTTGAAGGGTCTGGTAATACCGAACTCTTGCCGTTTACCTTTCAACTCATCCCGACTCTTGTAGGACGGCTTGACAGTGAATTCCCGCTCGGTGATCCTGGTCCCGACCTGATCGTGACGGGTAATTTTACCCAAGGGTCTCTGTTTACTGTCGAAAGCCCCACCTTGGCATTTGTCGGCGGTATGCCAGAACGCCAAGCATACAACGATTACACGACCGCCACGATTGGTGACCAGGCACAGACCTTGGCCGAACTAGGCTCATGGGACTATGGTCATTTTGATAATGGCAAGTATGCGCCAGGTGGGATGAACGGTCGCCCCGCGGTGTACTACTACAACCATGAAGATGGTGGTCGCATCGTACGTCGTAGCGTACGCCACACGCCTCGTTTCGGTGAACTCTTTTGTGCATCATCTTTGCGTGTTCCGCCAGGCAAGGCACTCGGCGCGGCCAATCAACACTGGACTAACAGTACACCGATTCCTGGTGTCATCAATGGTCGCAGCCAGCTCAAGATGTTCTGGGCTAACGTCGACGACGGTGGCGGTGAACCGGCCGACTTGATCATGCCGACCTTGGTATCGAAGGTTTGGGACTACGGTGGTAACTCCCATGCCCTAGATGCATGGGGTAGTGTAGGGATCGATGCTGAATCGACTTGGGACTGGGACAGCTGGAACTTCTTCCGCTGCTGGGCTAAACATAACCCGGCCGCTTGGGACGCTGGGACAATGGAACTCAACATTGTTTCTGCGCGCGGTAATGTAAAGCGGGCGATGGTCGGGCCGGTGTTGAATAACGAAGCTACCGCACCATTGTTTAACGAAGTTGCTTTTGGCAAGTGGACCGAAGGGAATAGCCTCACCCAGATCCTGAACGGGGACGTGTATGTCGCCATTGGCGAAAATTCACCGTGTCGTGTTGAGATCGGTGACAAGCCGGTTTATGACCGTTGTGGTTCGCTGGCACTCTGTCCACCAGTGGAGTGGAGTGAAGCCAATAAGAAAATGACCGGTCGTTATACCAACGGCGATCTGTTACCTGGGCGGCCGCAGTACGTCTATGTCTTCAACAAGCATAATCAGCTGCTGAGTCAGTATGGGAAGTTGGTGAACTACCGTCAACCGACGGTGATTTCCGGCGGCGATGAAACATTGTCCTGGCGAGCCAACCTCTTGGCCAACGGCTATGAAATCATCGTCGAAACCAACGGGGCTTATAACTTCGGGACGGGTCCGACTGAAGTAGCGTCACTGGGTTTTGGTGAAGACTACCTGTATAACACAGCACTCAATACCATCTTGCAGGACGGACAGCAAGCTGGTCCGCTGTATGTGGCTGAGGGTGGTGCGCGCCGCGTCGAAGTTAAAGACGGCGTGCGTGTGCTGGCCAGTCGTTTACTTGATCCATCGGCATGGTCTGGTGATCGAGACGCAGGTAGAATCCTGAGTTATGAACTCAACCCACCACTGGGACCCAATGAAAAGATCGCTGCGTTCCAGTTGTACAAGATGGATTACGACGGCGTGCCGTTGAACTGGCAAATCAAGTCCATCCGGTTCCTGAGCGGTTTGGTAAAACTCGATAACAACACGTTCAACGAAAGCTACCTTCGCAGCTTCCGTGAACACACCAACGCCATGTTAACGTGGGATGCCACTGGGCTGACCACTAACTCCACCATTGTCCACCCGCATGTGAACTATGGTTGGTGTTACTACGGCGTGATGTTGGATTCGGGTGATATCAATGCAACCAATGGCCGCATCATCACCCACATGAACCGACACGACGGTGGTCGTTATCTGGAGACAGCTGAAGATAACCTGATGGTGATTGATGGTGATTCGGAAAACCGGATTAACTGGGTTTCGTATCAGGATTACTTTGATACGACCAACTTTTCACCAGCACAGATCGCCGCAGGGAGTTACGAGCCAAGCAATATCGATCTTTCGCTAACGGATATCCTGATTCAGCGCGGTTCTTTTGCTCACGCCGTGCTTGCATCTGGTCCCAATCCAGCTTTGAGTGAACGTCAGGTTATCTTGTTGCCGAAGTTCTGGTCAGCGAACCGACTGCGCTTGCATTACTGGCAATCCGTCGCCAACTTTGAGGTGAAGTACATCTTCATCTACAACGACGACAATCAGCTGGTTGCTACGATCCACTTGGATGGGACCTATGTAGCTCCGGCCTGGGACATGTTGCTCGATACCAAAGGTCTGTTGCGTCGAGCTGGCGGTAACGATAGTTCACTAGCTGTCAAGTTGAACAACCTCATGGTTACCGGTAACACACAACGGTGGGTGTTTGTAGCAAAACCGTCTACGTTGGCGACTACGCTTGGCGTGTGCGGGTATTTTGTCACAGGCACCGATGCCAGCAAAGTATTGGCGTTCTATCAGGACGGTTCTATCGGTCTACGCATGCCAGGTATGCCGTCTCTTGTCATGATTCGCCCTGCTGGTGCACATCTGCTGTCTACTGCCAATCGGTCAGTGATCGAGCTGGAATGTATCGGCGGTACCAGCATTGTCGTGCGGGTTGATGGTGTAGAAGCTGGCCGGTACGATGGTACGGGACTGGCACTCCAAGTGAACCTGTTGATGCACTCCGGTGTTGGTAATTCTGGTTGTGTCGGTACGCTGTACAGCGCTCAGTATTACGAAGGCGCTACGCTGGTGCATCGATTTAAACTCGAAGAGGGAACCGGCCTACAGGTGAGCGATGATGTGAACGGCGCTACGGGAACAGTTGGTTCCAGTTTGTCCTGGGAAGTGTAATAGTGCCGGGAGGAAATCCTCCCGGCTTTTCCATTAAGGAATGCTCATGAGTGCTCAGCAAAAATTCGTCGACCTCGTGAACCGGGACAATCCTGGATTGAACCTGAAGGTCACGGATGTCGATTTCAGTCAAGCGATTGATAACCCCGATGTGGGGATTCAGCGCGATAGTCGCATCACCCTTACTTCCAAGAATTTGCAGCGGTTTAAGGGTCCAACAACCCTGTGGTACAACCGCATTGACTTGAACCGTATCTTTGGTGGTGGTACAGTCAGCGTGGTGATTGATCACGCTGAAGGTGATGTGGATGCCATCTACTACACCACAGACCTCGTCGGCCCGTTGAACCAGCGTTTTGGTTTGGATCTGGAAGAACAGGACGTAGTCGTCACTGCGATTCCGCATGACGATGGTATCGGTGAAATTGAGGTCTTTATCAAGGCCGGTAACCCGGCTTGGAAGGGCAGTGTACGCGTGTCGTATTCGGGCTCCAGTGAAGAACTCAGTAGCGTGATCGTGAATGCCACTCTGTTTGGTTTCAACTACCCGAACAGCGACTTGACCAAAGGTCAGGCGGCGGTGTACTCGTACGCCATCCGGGGTCTTGATACCGACATCGCTTACTGGACTGCCCAGGTACCAGGTCCGGTGTTGGCAGCTATGGTCGAACCGTTCAATCGCGGTGATAACGTGGATGACACCTGGATACACGACATCACAGCGCCCAGAGACTTCAACCTGGCTGGTGGTACCGTGCTGTATAACGGCACGAATAACGCAGCATCGATCCTCGCTGCTCACGGTGTGATCACCAATCCCAGTTTTACCAAGGTGTGCATCATCGCACTGTCGAACACTCTTTGTTCTAACTTTGGCGGGAAGCTGACGATCTATTACGCGTAACCGTATTTTTATACAGCCGCTCGTGGATGTATGAAGGTACCTTTAATAGGAACGAATGTCGATGCAAAAGACTACTCGCACCATTGCGGGTACGGCACTTCAGGTTGCTAAGAACCTGGGTATTCCGTACACCATTGAAGCTCATTCCACCTTGAATGAGAAGTTTGAAATCCAAAACGGTGTTCTGCCGTCGACGAACGAAATCCCTTCTATCCGGTTCTTCTGCATCGGTAAAGGCGGACACCGCGCGTCAGTCGGCACTGATGGGACAGTCAAAATCGCCAACTACGATTACGACCCTTCCAATGCCGCACTGTACGACCACCTGCCGTTCGTTCTGCGACCGGTGCTCAATGACCTGCCGATCGAACGTCGGATCAACTACGCACTGCGTAAGCGAATCAACGTGCCTGGTCAAGGTGACTTCTTTGCGTATTACCTGAAGAAGCTCGATCTGAGTGCCGCAGCCATTCAGAAACGCATCATCAACCGCGTTAATGGCGTGGAAAGTGTGACCCCGTTTGTCTACGACAGTCAGAACCTGTCGCCTGCTAAACCGACTCTGTCGAATACCACCGTGACACAAACGACCGGCAGTTTCATCCATGCCAGCACCCTGGTACCGGTGAACTTCGACGCCTTTGATGTGGCCGAGCTCAAAGAAGTCTGTAAAGTACTGTACGGTGATGAAGAACTCGCCATCGTATCGGAAGTGGGGTTGGTTTCGGCGGTGGAACGTCAGGTAACGGGTCAAGGTGGTTCAGGTGAGAACATCCAGTATCAAGAAGCGATTGCGGCGCAGCTGGCGGCGGTCATCCCGACCTTCCACGCTCTGGCGGTACTGAACAACGGTTTCCTCATGAACTTCGACCTGGGTGAAAAGGAACCGATGATCACAGCCAGCAACCAGACGGTCGTATAAGGAGGTCGCAATGACCTCCTCCCCGTCGGTGTACCGGATCGTTGGTATCGACCCTGGTACCGACACCTTGGGGATTGCAGTGCTGGATGTGGATGTTCAGAGTCGGTCGGTGGAAATCGTCCGACTCTACACCCTACACGCTAGTCGCAATGTCGACCCGCTGTCTGCAGCATCCGTGTTTCGGGGATCGCGCTACGCCCAGATTCAGTATCTGGAAAAAGCCATGTCGTCTTTGTTTGTTAATCTGATGCCGTCTGCTATCGTCCATGAGTCACCGTTTATGGGAAGATTCCCAGAAGCGTATCGGGCGTTAGCCGAGTGTATCGGTGCGATCAGACGAGCATGTGATCAGTACAACCCAACGCTGCTTATTGAATCGGTAGACCCACCTACCGCGAAGCTGGCAGTAGGTGCTAAGGTCGGTCGAGACTCGACCAAAGACACGGTAAAGCAAGCTGTTCTAGCTATGCAACTACCGTGCTCAAACGTGGTGGATTTATCGTTGGCGTCAGAGCACGCTATCGATGCCATTGCTGTGGCCTACTGGAAAGCCAAGAAGCTGATAGCGGGGCTGTAGTGGCCCCGCTTTTATACCACACACGAGAGAAATCCCATGACCACCAAAGGCCAATATATCGTTGTTGAAGGGATGGATGGTGCCGGTAAGACCACGGCTATGAGCGCCGTGACCTCATTCCTGGTATCCCAAGGTATCAAGTTCGAAGTGGTCCGTGAACCAGGGTTCACCGTCCTGGCTGAAGAGATTCGAGAAGTCGTTAAACGTCCCCGTCTGGATACCGTCGATCCTCGTGCGGAGCTACTGCTCTTTGGTGCGGCACGGGCCGATAGTTACGCGCGCATCAAGACTATGTTGGATAACGGTATCACGGTGGTGTCAGACCGTTCTGCGGTATCGACCTATGCGTACCAGGGTGCTGGTCGTGGGTTGTATCGCGAAGTCGATAAGCTGCGCGAGATCGTCTTCGGTGATGACGTTCCGTACGACTATGGCATCTTCCTGTTGGTTGATCCACTGGTAGGTCTGACGCGTTCTCGTGGTCGTGGCGAACTCGATCGTCTTGAGCAAGAACCGCTGGACTTCTTCAAACGCGTTGCAAGCGCCTATGACAATGCGGCTGAACATCGCAAATACTGCAAGTCGACATTGTACCTGCACGTTAGCGACATCAGCATCAGTCGCGTTGACGAACAGTTGCGAGACCAGCTGGCGGTGCGGTATAAGTACCTCAATAAGGAGTGATGGCATGAAACGTTGGGTGTATGTATCGGATGAATCGATACAGCCAGGCATCCTCCACACTGACGGGAATTTCCACCTTCGGATTAACCCATCATTGCTGGTCGATCCTGTTCAGTCGGACGACCAGTATCCTGGAGTATTGGTGTACGTTCAGGTACAACGTTATCTGGTACACTCAGGGGCGCGGTATGTGGTTAAACGCTCTGATGTCAAACGGGCGATGGAGAGCGGTAACTACAAGTTTATGCTCAACCCGTACTCCGACATTCGTTGGGGTGATACGGTGTCTGCGTACTTCATGCATTACCTCAGCAAAGCCAAACGGATCCTGATGATCTTAGGACTTCGTCCACGCAAGGAGTGAGTATGAAAAAACTCAAGACCTGGTGGTCACTGCTGAAGTTCCGGTGGCGGTTCTTCATGCAGAATTTGGAGATGGCCTCCAGCGTGACGCCACAGATGTTGCTTGAACCGCCCGCTCAACAGCGGACCATGAAGATCCGCATGTCGATTGCGATGCAACCCAAGACAATGCATCCAGTCTGCGCCATCCAACAAGTGTTTGAGTTTATCATTTCATCGCCAGATCCGCAGTACCTTAACGGTATCATTTCAACGTTATCAGCCGATGATGCAGAACCGGACGAAGGTACCATCATCCACCCGGTAATCAAGAATGCGGTATTGTTAACGCTTGAAGAAATCGCAACGAACAAAGAGTTTAATACCTTCCTGGCCAAGACGTTTAGTCAACCGTCTACGGATAGAGTGGTGTTGGAGTTCTTCTCGGACTACGAACCAATCTTTTACAAAGACCTGAAGAAGTTGCGGGTTTACACTGCGTTAAGTGATGTGTCATAAGCGGGTGAGGGAACCCCTCACCCTTATGCCGTTCGATGTTATGGAAGCTATGTAGCACCGCGTAATTTATCGCGTTTGCTAGAAGCCGTCTAAATGGCTTTCTAAGAGATTTCGTTAAAACCTCTGGCGGTTTTACCGTTCTTTATTCTCTTGCTGTTAGAATGCATTATAGGACGTAATAGAGGGATGCTGTATGGTACATCGTATCGTGGATCTGCTGAACCTTCATTTTAACCAACAGCTAACAGAACATGACGTTGTTTTGGAAGACCCGTTCGTGCCTAATGAGCCGCGAGTAGCTAGAAACACCGGGTGTTGGGTGCTACCGACACGTGATGTAGTACCCCTTGCCCCAGGGGTGTTCTATTACGATCGACTAAACCTCCCTGCAACCTTTGCTGGGATGACACCCATTGTGAAGGCGTATAAAGGAGAGAGTGTTTCCACTCGCCAACTGGCTGTTCGGTTGGCGCAGCGATATGGCATTGAGTTAAAAGCCACAGACGTAGTGGATGATGTGGTATCAGTAGAAAGCGTACCTCAAACGGTGGACTTACAGGTCACGGCGAATAACCTGATCTGGACGGGGAGCTTGAAGATTGTGTTGGATGAATCTGTTCCAGCCCTGGACTCGATTTATTATCCGAAGTTCCATGAGATCAACCCAACTGGTGTCGACATTACCCGCAAACCAGCCTCGGTGTACAGCTGGGACTTTGACCTATCCGACACGGGCATTGAAGCGATCTTACCGCTCTTGCGTCCTGCGCAATCCGTAGTGGAAAGCTTTGCCGATGACTTGACGCGTATCAGCGGTGACCAATGGTGCTTCACCGATCGACCTGGTCCATTTAACCTGTTTGGCTCCATCATCTTGCATAACGGTTCGCCCTTATCGCCAGAGGCACGTAAGCACTTAGGCGGTAACCCTAATCACCATGCGGTACTTGCAATCCTGCTCAGTCACTTTTGCACCAATCTCGGTGGAGTGCTCCTGTTGGGGTACCGAAACTCCAATTCTTTTTAGCCCTACATCACCAGTGTGAATCAGGTGTAACCGAGATACCACCATGACTGAGAAATTGTACACTTACCTGCTGGAGATTCGCGTCCAAGTGGGCAAAGAGAAATCGCGAACTGACCCTGTGGTGTTTTCTGAAGAAGAAACCCATCGGTTCAGCCCGTCGATCAACCTGACCGAATCCGTCCGTGTGAGTCTGGTGGTTGGTGGTAAGTTAGCCGCCTTTAGAAGCAAGGTGAAGTTCCTGCCCAAGAAGACTCGTTCGATTGCTGAGAGCGGTACGCTCTACATCGAGTGTGTTGAAGTCGACAAATAGTTTGTTAATCATCATTGGTCAAGGAGACCGCGTTAACATGGCCCGCAGGTTGTCTCGTAATGAGTTTATTTCCCTCCTTCTCAAACACAACTGGGACTATATCAAGTCCAATCGCAGCGGTGTTTGGAATGAAGGGCAAAAAAGCAAAAAGAAGATCGAAGCTGCAGCAGCTCAGTCTCCTGAGTTCACGCAGATGTACTACGACTACCAGGACTACAAATATGCTGGCGGTGAAAAGCCATCGTGGATCTTCGTCCACATCCCCAATGAAGCTGTAGAACTGGCTGAATAATCCAACCACGAGGAGAGAGGGTGTCCTCTCTCCTATGCCGTAACCTGAGGAATCGTACATGGAACTTACCAAAGCCTTACTTCCCGACCTCGTTAAGCTCTGGGAAAACTACACTGATCTGAAGAAACGCACTGCGGTACTTACCGCCGGCGACTTTTATGCCAATGAAACCCAGGTGCTGTTGAGCCAGGCGTTTTCTCAGACCCTGCATGCTTTGACATACAAGGGCAACCGTCTGTCTACGTCGCGTTGCCGTGAGCTGACGACTCAGTGGTACCTCGGTACCCTGCAAGCTTCAGAGTGCGTACTGAAGGTGATTGCAGAACTCGGCGGTAACGAGCTCTTCGATATTGAAGATGGTGAAGGTAGCTCGTATCGTTTTTCACGACCAGTGAAGGCATCGCCAGACACCTGTCCCGATCCGCGTGAATTTGGCGACATCAAGTCGCTTGTATCGTTCATTGTTGACGAGCCAATGCACTGGGATAAAATCCCAGATATCGGCGACGGCAAGTTCAGCATCAGCTGGAGGCTGGAAGGGGTCGTTCCTTTCACTGGGGAGTTGATTCGTACATGGCTGGTGGCAGCCCTCGCTAAAACCGGCGGTGGTCTTAGCTTCATTGAGTACGCTACCGACGGGTTGGTTATCATCCGGGTGTATTACAACACCAACTGGTACCTTAACGCACCGCAGAAGATTCCGACTGTCCCGCCGAACTACACTCCTCGCGGCGTTTACCAGACTCTACTTGAATCGGCGGCTAAGTCGGTTCCAGATGACGGCAGTTTCCCTCAGTTCTATGGCGGTGTCCATTTCTTGGTAACTAGTTTGTCCGAGAGAACGTGGAATAAACTGATGCACCACAATACTCGTTTTTCGATTATAGGGGAGCGCACTGGCAAACTTGAGCTGCCGATCACCGAAGAAGGAGAAGTCCCGATCTTTCAAGTAATTGGCACCGAAAAGGAATTTCTGGATCGCTTGCCTTATCTGACGGGCTTTATAATGGACATGTCGGAGGCACATCCTGGTGAGTGGTGGATATTTTCGTCGAACGAGGCCGATGCGGCTGTTCTGCGAGAAGCGACGTCCTACATCGTCAAGTAACGAGGGAGATATGAACGCTCAATTGCGAGAACGACTCTATTCGCGGTTACGTGCTGAGTTTGGTGCTGACTCAATCGAACGATTAGCGAAGGTGCTGCCGTCGCTCATAATCCCGGAAGGATTGCGATTGTCGGTCGTAGAACGCATGCTGTTAATCGATGCAATCGACGAGTGTGTGGAACGTTCCGGTAGTGACGAACTCGCGATGGAATTCATGGGGATGTATCTACTGGATGCGGTAGACGACGACGGTCGTATTGATAATGTCAAAGCAGCTGCTCATTTACTTGCCGGCGCCTACGGGGACTCACCTAACAACCGTGACGTTTTCCAAGCGGTCAGAGTAACCGCAGAAAGGGCGTCATCGGGATTTTACTGCAGCGTCGTCACTCGTGACGCTAAATCGGAAACGGACTTTCTGTGCTGCCACATGGGGATGTATACCGACATGGCTTATTACGACCTCGTGAAACATTGCAAATACCGTTAACGCAACGGTATAGGAGGAGAGGGATTTCCCTCTCCTCTTTTTTTCATCAAAATCGAATCCCAAAAAATCTCAAACCTATATCGTTAAGGTGAGCCGGAAGCTCGAGTGCACTGGAAACTCGCTTCCACAACGTGAACAAAAAAGAGGATTACGACATGAATACTATCGACACCACTACCACCATCGCCGCGCTCCGTACCGCCATCGCCGCCACCTACGGCGATGACGCCGTCGCCAAGCTCACCCCCTTCATGGGTGAGCTGGTAGTTCCAGAAGAGCTGGTGTACACCAGCTCTGACTTGGAAGCAGCCAAGCTGTGGGTGAACAGCTCTCGCGAGTTGTTCCCAGAGTTGGCCGATAACCTGGAGGCGTGCATCGCCTTCCAGGCAATCCCTGTCATGGACGCCGAGCTGGCGGCGGTCGCCGCCTTGGCCGGTGGGGTGCTCGGTCAACTCTCGGTTGTTGAAACCGAGAAGTTCAAGGCCTTTTTCGAGAGCATGGACGCTTACCGGTCTTCGCATGAAGAGATTATCGAGATTACCGAGAAGGGGGAGAAAATCAAGGAGATTATCTCTCCTATCTTCTTCTCCAAGGATGGTGCCTTCACCATGTTCTGCGAGCTTGTGTCGCGCGGGCCATCATCTTTCCACTAAAGGCTAACACCCCAGCCCACGGAAGCTGGTAAAATAATTCTGGGGCCCTCGCAAGAGGAAGATTAACCAACAAAGGAAAGCGACATGACCCGAAACGTCATTCTGTCGACTCCGATGCTGCTCGAGGAAGGTGCGTACACCATGCGCTACATTTCCCTCGAGGAAGCTGCGGAGTGGGTGAAAACCCACAATCCTAAGAACTACGTGGGTCACTCCACTGTGCGGGTTCTGGGGATTGAGCCGACTGCTGATCGTTCTGTCTGTGACGGCTATGACCAGGCTCTGAGCCTTAAAGTCATGGGTCGCACGGAGTTCGGCCGTGAGTACACCGCAGAAGAAATTCTGGCCATCGGTGTAACTGCGATGCTGATCGAACGCCAGTAAGCGGACCGACAGAGCACCTACCCGTAAAGTCGGGCTGAGTCTTGCACCTGCTGAAAAGCGCAGGTGACCGCACGTGGCGGGCGACTTGGAAACAGAACAGAGAAACACGGTGTACCAACCAATTCCCCGGAGCCCAGGAGGCCAGCATGTTGATCACTAAAGCCAACGCCGATACGTTTGACAAGGATGATTGGACTTTCCTGTTCCGCCTGCAGACATCCCGGATGTTCACACCAGACGGGACGGAGAATACGGATGTTGCGCTGGTGGAGGAAGAGCGCTATGTTTTTTCCGTATGGACGCGGAACGAAGTGGGTTACAACATGAAGTTGGTTGACCTACTCGCAGCTCTGGAAGAGCACACCGACCTCGTGGCGTAAGGGTCCTAGTCCGCGGAGGCTAGTAAAACAATTCCGGGGGGTGTTTCTTAACTTTAGCCTAAGGAGGTAATTATGGAGTGGGATGAAGTGCTCCGCCGGGTAGACCCTGTACGCCAGGGCGACTACCCGACCGTCCCGGCCCGGTAAAAGGCCGTTATAATCCGACGCATGTAACCCAGACTCCGGTCTGTAGGTAGACGTGCGTCGGTAGAATTTTTTTTTGCTAAATTATTTAAGATCTACATTACCGCTGTGAACTGACGCTGTCAATACAAACGTATCATTCCCATGTATGCAAAAGGAGCCTACTCATGATTTACGTATATCGCGTAGACAAGTTCTACAATGGCTGGTGCGAGTACTGCAACGGTTTTCAAGGGAATCGTCTGGAGTATTCGAAGGAGTTGTTGCCCGAATCCACCACGTGTCCTGATGGCTGTGCGTACTGCGGTTGCGACTACAGCATCACCGAAGTCAACAACCTGATCGAAACCAAGGAAGAGGGGCAGGCCGATGGCGCTGTATAACGCAGATGAAATGGTGAACTGGTCGGTGCAAACGTGCTACAAACGAAAGGCAGCGAACGGTGAGTTGCACGACGTCTGGTGTGCAGCCCGTCCCGTAAATCACCGTTTCGATGGTCTTTGGTTTCGCATCAAGCTCGCCTTCGGGGTGTTGGTAGGTAAATATGACGCACTCGAATGGGTCTGTGACACTCCGTGTCGGGCACCGAAGGTTACCACCTCCGCCGATCAAGCTTGAGGCACTCGACCTCATCGACGGTAATGGCGAAATCCTGTACACCGAACGTTACCCAATCCCTCGCGAAGTGGTAATGCCTATCCACTTTGTGGGAACGGGTGCATTCACGCAGACCATTATCTACGGGCCTCAGAAAGTACCGGTATCGGGACAGTTTGTCATCCGTTACAAGTTACCTCGAGACAGCCAACAATTAAAAACAGGTAGTGTTTTTCTTGGCGAAAGCTTCGCTGAGAAAGGTGTGTTTATGGTTTTGACGTATACAGCCGAAACCGTCGACCTTTTTGAAACCTACCTTAACCACCTTGTTGAATACAGGAAGAAGAAACGATATGGCTACCTTTAATCACGCGTGTTACGACTTCGGCGTTTGGGTCGATGCGGATACACCAGTTTACCCCACTTCGGCATACAGCCTGGAATTGAAGAATGGTCGACATATTGGCCCCTGTGACTTCATCTCAGCTGAAAATCACTGGGCACCTCATCACCAGTCGATGTCAAACAAAGAAGTGAGCTATGCCAAAGAAGACGTAGCGCGCATCTGCATGTACCTGCCAGGTAGTCGTCTGAAGAGCACAGCAAATCGTGAAGCCTTGATTAACTACCAAGCTGCTGGGCGGATGGGACACGAACGCTTTCCAGATGAAGACATCGGCCAACTATTGCCAAAGGTAGCTTTGATCGATAAAGCGCGCTGCTATGCTACCGGTAAGAGCAGCAATACCCGCGAACTGTTCAGCACGATCACAGAGACGTCGTTCATTGTCCTGAAACCGATCGAGGATAATGAGCTCCGGTTAGAAGGTAAAGCTACCGGTAAGGTGATTGTTTCTGGTAAATCACCGATTAAAGCACTGCAGCTGATTAAGCAAACTGGTGCGGAACTGGAGCTCACCGTCACGTTTGACTTCTGGTTTGACGTGTGGAAACAAAGCTCGCCGTTTACTGATGCGGTATCAGCCAATGTGCCAATGACGTTGGTGGATATCGAAGTCATCAATCCGGGTCGTTTGAACAAGACCAAGGAAGAATGGCTCAAGTATCTGAACCAGTTTGAAATGAACATCATGTTCACTGCTGTACCGACCTGGCCTGACTTTGATACCACCAAGGCGACCCGTGAAGCCCAAGCAGAAAACGACGCTTCAGAACCTGTTTCTGAAAGCGCAGACCCTGTGTGATGAAACGCGGCTTTCTATCACTGCTACCATTGAGTCGGTTGAGTCGTTGTGTGAAACCATTGACAACGATTTGACCGACTTAGGCGGCTACCCGTATTTCGTCACTGCCTTTTGTCCTCACTTACCCCAAAAACAATAAGGATCTTCCCCATGCTGTTCTACTACGTGACCACCACTGCATCTCTCCCGCGTTGCGGTCCGACCAATAGCGATGTCGACCTGACGGGCATGACCCATTCTATCATGCCGCTGATTAAGTCGATCACTCCACACCTGCCGCACAACGATTACAAGGTCTCGGTGATCCACTGCAACCTTGTTGGCAATATCTTTGCCATGCTGGTGAAGATGACTCCAGATAAACCGCTTCTGGCGGATCAATCTGGCGATACCCTGATGCATCTGTTTGATATCCCTGGTGTGGAAGCTATCCGTACTCAGGAAATGGTGGAGATGGTGATGAACCGTCAGCGTCCGGAGAACGATGGTTCCCCGCAGAATGCAGCCATCTCAGCAGTATCGCTCTTTGCTGAAGAACTCCTCACTGGTTTGAGTGAAATCTACACCGGCGAGCTGCTACACCAGTTGATTGAGTTGCCATCGGGTAAATGTATCTATTCGATTAGCTACCCGAAAGCGGCTCCGATCTTCCTGGCGCAAATCTGTGCGGATGAACATCCGCATTATATCGTCATCCCCGAAAAGCAAGAAGGGTTTTGAACATGAGCGGTGAAACCGATCTGGCGACAGTGTTGGGCGAAGGAGATGGTACAGCTTCACTGGGTGAGCTGGCCAGTACTGATCCAGGTGCGATTCCTGATCAGTTAGTGGAAGTCAACCCTAAGGCGATTTACGCCGATGCTGAACGGGTGGACCAATATGTCCTTCAGATGCAGAGATTGATCCCGGGGATTGACCGCAATACGGCGATTACCGAACTGTCTGCTATGCTGGACCGACTGTATCGTCAGCGCACAGCTGAACTGGACGAATCGATCATCAACCCGCGGCGACTACCACATCCGCCGTATGTGGTCTGGGTGTCTACGGGTGATGGCGTTATCCAGTTCAGAAACCACACGCTGAATGAAATCACGTATGCCTTGGCGACATACATCCAAGAGCATCCGGGCCAGGCGTTCACAGTGTCGTTTGTGCAACCCACAGCCGCACCGGTGAACTACGTATACCCAGCTGCGACCAGTGACACCGAATTCGCCAAGCTGGTTGAATGGCTGGGAGCGTTGCATCAGTCGTCATTGTTCCTTATTGATATTGGTTGACGATGTAGTCACGGAAAGACGTAACAGCATACTGGGAGGACCGATCGGTCCTCCCTTCTTATACCGTTAGTAAAGGACAATAATATCATGGCTAAGGAAAATAGTTCTGACTCCGGCGAGGATAAACCGATCATCATCTTCGACGGCGCTTCATTCACCGAGAAACAACTCCTTTCGATAATGACTATCGACCGCAGGATCGTGGCTAGTAATGGTCGGCGAACGGGGAAGATCGAATTCAGTGCCAGGTTCGTAGAAGCTTTAGTAAAATCAGTTAACGCCGAAATGCTCAAGAGTGCCGAGAAGCCGAAACCCTTTTACGAGACCCTTAACGAACAAAAGAGACGACGCAGCTGGCGTCGCTAAAGGAGCTACCCATGACTATTGCAGACGATCCGAAGAAACTGGCCGAACTGGCTGAAACTGTTAGTAATCTCGCTTCTCGTCACGAGTTGCCCGATAACATCAAAGATGAACTGAAGAAGCTGTTTCAGCTGCTACCGCCTTTTGCCAAATCTGTCGTTGCAGGTGTCTTGAATGAATTGCCCGTTCAACAGCCAGCAGCCGCAGAAGAAAGCAGCAGCACTAACCGCAAGTACATCATGTTCGCCTGGTTCAATTCTGAATACGCGAGCATCTGCGATCGCAATTGGTTTGGACCATCAGAACTCTTACGCATGAACAGACTGATCCCGTTTACGGACGTCATCTGCGAATACCTTAGAGGGATGTATTTCAGTAACACGTCGGCCCACGAGCTTGCACCGCTACTGAATACCCTGCTAAAGCGTTTTCTCGGTACAGCGATGATTACCGAGATTAGTGACGATGAGCGCGCTGAACTGATGGTCTGCTGGCACAACATTGTGCAAAACTTCGTATCTCGTCGCAAGGGTGTTCGCGAGGAACATTCGATGGACGAATGTTTTCCGATCAAGAACCGAGGTAAATAAAGGTGCCTACTCTACCTGAATACAAGTTTAACTTGGATGACCCTAATTCACGACGTATCGCGTCGTTTATCTCTATACATGGGCTCTACAAAAACATGAAGGTGTACGTCAATCCGGCGGCAGGTGCCATACTGGACAAGGACCCCAATCATGTCTTCCAGAGTAACGAGGTAATGTGGGTGGAAGTAGGAGAGGAGTGGTACGGTATGCATCATTACGAAGACCGACCAGCAATCATCTTTGACAAAAAAAGAACCTGCTAAATCCGCAGTTCGTAGACAGTGTCACCATCTTGCGGCCATGGCGATGACTAACACCAAAGCCCTCAAAAAGCGCGAGGAAGCGCTTGCTGGCGCCAAACAGCTACTGGGGTGGCCTAAGTATCCCGTCGTCTGTAAACGCGATGTTTGCCGCATTGCAGTGACGATGCCTGCTCACTTAACCCCAGCGGCGCAACAGCTTCTCAAAGACAAACCCAAGACCGTGTTTTCAGGTAGCAAACTGCTCTGGATTGAGACAGAAGACGATTACCGCAAGGTCCTTCGTTATAGCGCTGATGTTGCTGTAGCGATCGTTGTTTCTCCGTCCCTCTCCCCTGAAAGCTACAAAGACCACCTCAAATTCAAAGGAAACTGACATGCTGTTTCAACGTCTCGTTAACTACGTAAAGAACTTCAGCGAAGCTGTGAACAACGCGGTGCGTCCTGAAGATAAGCAGGCGGCCATCATTCATGAGACCGACAAAGCCAACTACCAGTTTATCCAACAGGTGGTTAAGTACGGCGGCGACCTCGAGTTCTACGAAGCGGTCCGTGGTATCATTGAAGGTCGCTATCGTCCGCAGATGCGCGCGCCGGCTAACCGACGACTCCTCGTGAAGAATGAAACCACTGGGTTGCTGGCAGCAGGTGAACGCATCTCTTACCTTGCTGGCGCTGTGTATGAAATCAGTGGCACCGACCCGGTAGGAGAACTGATCGGTCACCTTGGGTTGTTGATCGAGGTGAACGGCGAAGAACGTGAACTCGTCTTCTACAACGAATACGGCGAACGCTTTGTTGGTTCTATGCCGACTGAGGAATATGTACAACCGCGCGGTCGCGGCGATTACGTGCAACCCGGAATCTATCTGGACAACAGTTATCCGAAACCGTGTCATGTTATCGTATTACGCGGCTCGGTTTCACCTGGCATCCAGGTTCATGTTCGCGTAATTTGGGACAAGTCAGAACCCGGCAACCTGTACCCGTTTGCAGTCAAGGAATACTGGGTAGCGCAAACCATCGAAGACGATCGTTGGAGAATGGTGCGCACTATTGACGTTGAAGAGTACGTCGATGCGGACGTTGTCGCGAAGTCGATGACTAATGTGCTCAGTACCCACTTCGGTGATGTGATTCCGCGCTGGGAATTCTTCCTTGGCTCAGATCTGGTTGACTCAGAGTACAGCAAGCGCTGTATCGCAATACCGCATCAGCCAGAAGGCAAGCTCCCGCGCATTGTCGATAAATTGCTCAGTCATCTCGAGTCGACAAAACCTGTCGATGAAGCCGGTGAACCGAACCAGCAAGACTAACCTGAAAACGACATAAAAGAGGAAGGAGACCCTTCCTCTTTTTTTTTTGCTAAAATTTTAAACACCTATATCACTAGCGTGGACCTGTACTCACAAAGGTAATTGCACATGGGCATCGAACGCGTTTTCAATAAAGTCATCGACATTCCAGATGCTGACCTCTGCCCACATTTGAAAATGGGTGATGTTGCACCAGTCATCACGATCGTATCTGATAGCTGCGGTACTATTGAGATCAATGCCAGTTGTGCTGACTGTCATAAATCGAATGTGGAGGCAGCTGAAAATCTGACTGATTACTGCAACGACTGCGACGGTGAATTCAAGGTCAAGGATTTGTTGTACTTCAGTTATTGGGGTGACGCCTCAGAAGATCCGCCCATTCCCGTATGTCCCAATTGTCGCGAAGGGAAGGCACACCGTAGACGGGTGCGAGAATCCAACCGACTCAAAGCCCTTGACATGGCAGACGAGGACGATGAATAACTCCCTTCATGTTCGGGTGATGCGGTTCATTGCAACGGTGAGGGGTCCTAATACCCTCACCACTGAACTCTACACCAACGGCCAGTGCTACCAGTTCTTCTTGATTCTTCGTACAGTGTTTCCTGAAGCAGAAGCTTGGTACGACTATCACGAGGGACATGTCTACAGCAAGATCGGTCGATACTGGTACGACATTCGTGGTGTGAGATTCAAACCTACTGTGACCATGGAGTCCATGTCATCGATGTTTAGACGACAGGATAAACCCCATCGTTGGCCAGGTAGGGATAAACGCTGTATTGTGGAGCCGGAGTGCGTTTGGTCACCATCGAAGTACGATTAACCTTTTGTTAAGGAGTCCGTGTGAAAGACCCAGTTTACGAGCAAGACTTTTTCTGGTTGATGATAATCTCCGTCATCTTCCAAAAGATCGGTTTCCTGGCCATGATCTTTACGACCTTTCATGGGTCGGGTGTATGGCAGGCAGTGCCAATAGTGGCATCACCGTTGTTGCTTGGGCTTAATGCCTACACTCTTCACAAAGCTGCTATCAGCGGTTGCGATCTTCTCTGGCACGCCGAAACGCGTATACGCCGAGAAGAAGCGACCCGTATTGCCATCCTGCTGTACTTTGCGTTCTTCATGCTCGCTATGTCAGGACTGGGATTCTACGGTCAAACGGCTGACCCGATAAGTAAGGAAACGGAGATATCGCTCCAGCTATTTATCTGGCAGGTATGCTGCACTGGCGTAGCGTGCTACGTCGTTAAATTGGCACGCAAACGAGGATATGGAAAATGAAGATTCAACCTTGGTATGTTATCTGTCTGATGATTCAGGCCATCACTTCGGTATTGTCAGTCGGGGTATACCTGACGGACAACAAATTCAGCGGCATAGTGCTAGGTGCTTTATGGACCGTACTGATGGCCATCCAGGTGCTCTTTTTCTTACCCCCCTCATCACACTCCAGAGGGTGGGTGTCAGGTATAGCCGAAGGGCTCATTGCCGGACTCACTTGCCTCTCAGTGTTCACTTACGGTGCGTCTTATTTCAGCGAACTGTCCGAACTTTCTGACATCGTCGTATACGTTGCGTGTGTGGAATTAGGTGCGACCATTGCCTTTTACTTCGCTACACGCAAGATCCTTACGGGCGAGTGGTCTATACACGACTACCCGGTGCACAATAACCAAGACCTGAATGACCTTCTTGAGAAAGCAACGAAGACGGTGAAAGCACGTGAGCAAGCACACTAAGTTCAATGTCGTTTATGTGAACTTTGTCCGGGTCATGGATAACCGCCTTGTGATTCGTCGTGCGAAACGGGTCTGGAAGATCCCTGGCTTCGTCAATCTCCCGAATACCGTGTGCAAGCAGCTGGTGTTCGATCAGTGGCGACACAAGGGCCGGTATCCGTGGCGTAATGCCTTTTACCAAACCCATCCGCATACACGAGACCAGACTGACCTCGTGAAGATCGCTCTTGAGACCAATCCTTACGCTACAGAAGAAGACGTGGCTAAGGCAGCAGGTCTGGAGTGGATCAAACTCTATCGTGCCGGCGATGCGTTTGAAGAATGCAAAGCCGGTGACATCGTTCGCGGTGTGCTGTATGCACACTCGTATCGCCCCAATAGCCTTGAGAAGGGTTGGGCGAATAGCGACGGGGTTGTCTTTACCTACATCCTGGAGGAAGGAACATGACCAATAAGACCATAGCGCTGGATAAGCTGACCATTGCAGAAGACATGCGCCCAGGCTATGGTCCTCGGACGTATGTTAATGCCAAGAGCGCCGACCTGACGGTTGCCTTTGCAGTCGACTTTACCTCAGCCGGTGAAATCACGACGTACAAAGCTGCTGCCGGGAAGTACGTATCGATTAACCTGCACTCAGACACCCCTGAGACCGCAGCACGCCGCATCGTGGACTACATGGGTCAATACGATGTCAAGTGCATCAATATCGCCGGTAACGGGATTTACACCCTGGTGAAGTATGGATGGTCACAAGAGCGCATTAACCTCTTTGTGTTCAGCACTCTGCGTCTTTTGGTGAGTCGTATTGACCATCCAGAACTGTCTATCCGCAGTGGCGGTCAAACGGGTGTGGACTGGGCAGGACTGGTAGCCGGTGTAGCCTTGGGTCTAACGACCACGGGTTACTGGCCGCGTAACTTCCGGATGCGGGATTGTCAGAAGCAGGACTTCTACCACAGTAGCGGAGTCATTCCCGGTTGGCTCCAGCAAGATGCGGCAAAAGTATTGGAGGGATTGTGATGTTACAGCTTCTGAAGGATTGGCTGATACGGTTGCAGTGTTCGCACCCTTCTCAAATGCGTATATGGTCTGGCGAAAAAGAAGTGATCAAATACGAAGCCGTACTTGTAGACGTCGACAGGAACTCGATGAATAACGAGACAGGTAAAGTCAATGTTGACGTTAGGCAGAAGGTGTTCCACAAGCCGAGTTATCATTGCGACATCTGTGGTAAGGTTGGTTCAAGAGACGACGATGTCTCGCATATCGAAACATCGCGGTATTTTACGGTTGATTATGAACGCCTGAAGCTCGTCTTGCTGAACTACAAGACACCTGCACGACTTTTCTGTTCCAGACACCTGCGACCGTACGTCGTCTTTGGCCCCAAGTGGCCATTGAAGTTGACTGGTTGTCAGTGTGAGCTGTGCTTACAAGAACACACCACCGAGGACCCTGCACATGAACCCCAGACATAAGCGGTTTCTTGCCGCACTGTTGTACAGCATTGTGCTGTATGTCGGTACCTGCCTAACCTACAGCTACTTCATTCCGAAGATGTCACCGCTGGTTTACCTGGTGGCGCTCTTTGTGGCCATTGCGGCTTATTTCGTGGTGTACTCGGCATTGGTGTTACTGGTCTTTGATCACGTCCATCTGGATAAACACTACAACCGCATTGCCCACTTCGGTCACGGGTTTTCAAAGCAGTTCATGGAGATCTACGATACGTCTACTAGAACACCTAAAACCATGATCATGGTGTTCTGTATCCTGTCGTTTTCTTCCGGTACTGCTACGCTCTATCCGTTGGGACATAGTCATCCGCAATGGGGTGCGATGTTCTTCATAGCCGGCCTCTTGGCCATTGTCTTTGGTGCGATTGCTAAATGGTTCGCCAGTCGCTTAGAAGAAGCCGGCCTACGCTGGTGTAAACTGGTCTGGGACCACACGATCGATGAAGCGTGAGTTAACTGCATAACGAGCCGTACCGCGCGGTACGGCTCTATGACCCTATCGCCGGCATAAAGGAAATTCCCCATGACCAATCGTTTCACGACTCCATCTGACTACCGCATCGTCCGTGTGGTAGCAGCTAGTGGGAAACTGCTGATCCGTCAGACGATGTTCTGCACCGAAGGAATCGTCACCTCTGATGAAGACGAACCTACCGTGCAGGCTACTCAGCTGCTCTCCATCGGTTTTGCCAATGACCAATGGTACGCTTCGATCAAGCGCAAGAAGATCCTCAAAGCGGCTTCCTTGACCGAACTGAACCGACAGTTAGCGGATTTCCTGGAAAGCAGTAAAGACCAGTACGTGGTCAAACCGATTCGTCACCTCAAAGGTTGTCCTTGTAAGAAAGGGCATTCCTTTACGCTCCGTTGGGCTAAGTAGCCAACCGCCGTTAACTAATACGGTACTGTCACATCTTTGATCCACACAACCACAAGGTAACCCATGAAACAATACCTCGAACTCATGCGCCACATCTACACCGCCGGTCGCGACAAGAAAGACCGTACTGGTACCGGCACTCGTTCAGTCTTCGGTGCTCAGATGCGCTTTGACCTGTCTGCTCAACGGTTCCCGCTCCTGACCACGAAGCTGGTTTTCCTCCGCGGCCTGGCAGAAGAACTGTTTTGGTTCCTCCGCGGTAGCACTAACAACAACGAATTAGTCGCCAAGGGTGTCCACATCTGGGACGACTGGGCAGATGCCGAAGGGCGTCTTGGTCCTATCTACGGCGCCCAGTGGCGCGATTTCAACGGGGTAGACCAGATTACGGAACTGCTGACCCAGCTGAATCAAAAACCATTTTCGCGGCGGCACGTTGTAACTGCCTGGAATCCAGCTGAACTGCCGGACGAATCAATTCTTCCCCATCTGAACGTCGCCAACGGCAATATGGCACTGGCTCCGTGCCACTGTCTGTTCCAGTTCATCGTGGAAGAAATGACCCACGAAGAGCGGGTGGTGGAGTGGCGTCTGTACAAAGACGAAGACTTCATGCCGACCGTGCAGGAGTTGGACGAGGCTGGTATTCCGACGCTGAGATTGAGTTGCCAATTGTATCAGCGTAAACCACACTGCGCCTTCTAGGGGTGACCCTAGTCGAATAACTCTCCTTAAAACGGGAAATGTCGAAAAGACGCTATCCGTTGCTAAGAGCGACTTATTGTATGGACTACCTTTTAATAGAGGTTTACATGCAATATAAAGTATACTGTCTTTACAACGTGCGGACGAAGAAAGCCTATTACGGTAGTACTGGAAACTTTTCCCTAAGGATAAAAAGACATTTTAGGGAATTGGCTAACGGAACCCACCACAATAGAAAGATGCTGGATGATTGGACTGGCAACATGGCGGATTGGAACATCCTCCAAGTAGCACAATTTTCCACCGAAGAGGATGCTAGAGCACGCGAGCTAGAACTCATTAAAGAAGGCCTAGCTAACAAAAGCGTGTACAACATCCTAGATGGTGCGAGTGGTGGCGATACCTACTCAAACCATCCCGACTGTGCTGAGATCAAGGAATTAGCTAAAAATAGGCTACTTGATTTCGCAAAAACATTAACCGAAGAAGAACGGCGAAAAGTCTACGGTAGGAGTGGTCCATTAAACCATAACTACGGTAAGAAAAGACCTCAGCACGTTATCGAGGCTTTAAGACTAGCCGGGATAGGTAGAACACCCTGGAGTAAGGGTAGATCACTATCTGAAGAAACGAAGGAAAAACTCCGCCGTAAGGGTATTTTACGGATAGGAGATAAAAATCCTTTCTTCGGTAAAAAACACAGTCAGGAAACCAAAGAGCGTCTTTCTGAGAAGAGATTAGGCATCTTGCCCACTAACCTACGCAAAGTCGTAATCGACGGATGTGTTTACGATTCTGTAACTGAAGCAGCACGGCAGTTTGACGTTTGTCCGGCAACTGTGGTCTTCAGAATTGCTTCTAAAAGCGAAAGGTTTAAAGACTGGACTTACGCTTAATGCCCAGAGTATATCGAAAGCCTCGCAGGACTAACAGCGAGAAGCGAGTAGAGTAGGTTCTAAGTGGAACCGAAACAGGAGAGAGTCTCTAAGGACGGAGACTGTGATGTATACCGACACCGGTAGTGATACCGGCAGCACGTAATGGTGCGCTGCGACGTCACGAGTCGTAGGAACAGATCTGAGTGCAGATTTTCCAATCGGTGTGCCGTTCAACATCGCCAGCTATGCTCTTTTGACCATCATGATCGCTAACCAGCTCGGTTATGCGCCTGGTGAGTTTATCTGGACGGGCGGCGATGTCCACATCTACAGCAACCAGTTTGCTGGTGTGGAAGAACAGCTGTCACGCACTCCGACCGAAGGACCGCGCTTGAGACTCAAGGTGCCGGTCGGTACGTCGATCTTTGACATCAAGTGGGAGGACATCGAGTTGATCGATTACAACCACCAAGGCAAGATCGAGTTTCCGATCAGCGTGTAACGGCATACGGGGTGGGAGGATTCCTCCCACCCGTTCTATTTCACTTAAGGACCTTGTTTGTGAAAACCAATTGGCACACCCACACGTATCGTTGCAGCCATGCAACCGGTGACTTCGAGGATTACATCGAGGAAGCCATTAAGCACGGCTATACGGCACTTGGGTTTTCTGAGCACGGTCCTTTGATTGACAACGAATACCATCGGTTGAAACGCAATCAGTTGCGTGAATACCTGGAATCATTTTATCAAGCCAAAGAAAAGTACCAAGATCGAATCAGTCTGTACGCAGGTCTTGAACTTGAGTACGTCCCAGAGCATGACTGGTACTACGATCTGCTCAGCAATGATACGCGGATTGATTACCTGGTACTCGGTCAGCATTGTGCGAAAGTGAACGGGCGGCAATTGTACGTTCCGAATGCTAAAGAAGAGCACCACGTTCAGTACGTAGACGACTTGCTCGTGGCCATGCGTACTGGTTACTTTGACTTCTTGGCCCACCCCGATCTGTGGATCAAGGAAAAGACAGCGCAAGCCATTTTGCTGTCAGAGCGAATCATCAACGAAGCAATAGCGTTAGACCTACCGCTTGAGCTCAACGCACACGGTTTACGCAAAGGGGTTAATTACCCCAGACCCTTCTTTTGGGAAATGGTTGCTAAAGCCGGTGCTAAGGTGATCATCAATTCTGACGCACACGCGGTAAACGCGTTGTGCGACAAACACGTATTGACGTTACAGTCCCGTGCAAAAGAATTGGGTCTTAATGTCATTCATTCGCCAGATCTACGTAAAACGAGGTAAGTCCTTATGTCTTTTCCGTATCTCAATGATTCTCGCGAGTCGATCATCGCCCACAACAAGATGGTGGTCGAACATAACGAACGTCTCCGGTACCTTAATCGTCTTGTATCGGCGATGGAGGGTGATATTAAGCTCTTTCACATTGCCGCAGATGAACGCGGCGACATAGAGCGACAAGTGAAGGAATTTTGCGAGAATGAAGTTCCGGAACTGGCGGTTTATAAAGTCAGTGACATCAAAGTTTATACTGAAATGAAACAACCTGCGCTGGTGTTCGGCTGGGCGCAGGAAACGCTACCATGGCGGTTCCGTACAGACCTGGCGTTTACCCGCGATTACAAATCGTCACCAGGCGCTAACGTCGCTGTATTCAAAGTCGAGTTGGACAAAGTCAACCAGCCTGGGCGCGCCGTCACTCTCGAAGAAGCACTGCAACTGATCAAAGACCGGCTTCGTAATTAAAAGGAAGGACTATGCGATTCATTGAACGTTTGAAACAGCTGTTTGGTAAGCACGATGCAAATTCTGCATCTGAGGTATCGTCGACATCTCAGGATGATGAACTGAAAATTCAACTCGAGAACGCAAAGAAGAACTGGACCCAGTCGACTATTCTCGAGTATTTTCACAACAACGGCGTTATCGATATCAAAAAGCTCGATGACTCTTATTACGGTAGACAAGCACTGAGATCTCTGGATAACACCTTCACGTATGTCGCCTCCGTGCTTGGTCAGAAGATGTGGGATAGAGCCGTAACGGTTTCTGGAGACACCTATAGCTTTCCACGGCTGTATATCGACGGATTTGGCTTTCAAGTAGGTATACTGAACCCTCCGTATTTGTCTCCTGGAATCATCGTGACATACAGGACCAAGAAGAATGAGTGGATGTCTACGGAGATACCTGTTGGTGAAACTGCTGAATCGGTCGAAGAAGCAGAGCGTAAGCTGATTGGTTGGGTGGCGTCCAATAGGCTTCCAATATACACCCTATGCGACGATTTTAAACGGTCGGTCATACCAATCCTTGACGCCAATACCAACCCACCGTCGTGGCGATTTGAAGTCACTGACACCCGGTGTTGGGCGTATCGCAAGATGGGTCCGTTCATCGTGAGTCCAGACCATAAGGTGGTACAGATCATCACGTCCAAAATTGAAACCGTAGGGGTTATTACATCCAATGTTGGTCACGCTTACCTGTTTGGCGAACTGGAAACACATGTTCAGCCAAAAGACGGTATAACCATCGTGGGGTCTACTAAATTCTCCGATGATTGCCCTACCCTGAGACATTCTCACGCCAATGGACACATGGTCGGGATGTTTCAGGGTAACGAATGGCGGTTCTTGGAGAATGACTTCTACGTAGAAGCCGCTGAGCAAACGTCTGCTTACGTGGACTTTATCGAAACGGTGATTCGCACCGCTACGTTTGAATGAGAGGTATTGTGGACAATGAATAATAAAACCTTCTTTTTGTACTCAACGCTGGTAGCTGTAGTTATTGCTGGCGGTGTTCTGTATAAAGCCAAGCAAAGCATCGATGCGCGCAGAGCAGTGGAACGTACGATTGAGCACACGTTCCATTGTGATTACCCATCGGGTATTTGGTCTTACGGGCCGTATGAAGGACCGCCCATGAGCGGAGGTAAAGGTAGTGGATGGCTTGCCTGGGACGACAACGGCAACAGGATCGTTATACCTGCTGCCTACTGCAAACCTTCTGTGCGGAAGAAATCGTCGAATAACTACGTTCATTCGCGAGAAATCGATGATACGGCAGCATCGATTCTAGGTACTGACAATATTCTAGATAAGGAGTGACCGTGTCTCAAGAAGACCTGCCAAAAAGCCAGTTTCACTTTGCGATCACCGCTACTGTAGAACCCGACGGTAACTACACCGAAGTCATGGTGAGACACTCGGATAAAGTGGACGTGTTCGACAGCTTCCGTAAGTGGATGTCAAAACGGTCTTCTGGCGACCCCGTTAAACCAATCTGGCTTGAACCTTGAGAACCATTCAGAACCGATAAGGAAGAGACGATGACCGATGCAGTAGTTTCACAGTACCGCAATATCACGGTACTGTTTATCGAAGGTGAGGACAAGGATACATTGTACCGTCTGAAAAAGAACGTGGATAAAGAACGACTGTTCATCAACCGTGCATTTATCCCCATGCCGTATGGCGAAGTTCGCGATCAGATATTGGCGTGTCCGTATGGTTCGGTATTCGTCTACACGAACTACCGGCGACTGAAGAACGGTGGGATGACGGCCGATGTTGTCGGCGAAGGTGAAGGGTTCCTTCTGCCAATGGAGATGTATCTGTCAGCTGACCGCATCTACGTCAGTGACAGAAAGTGTCGCGGTATGTTCCGCGCCGATAAAAATCGAGGGTGTATGGTTGGGGAAATGGTATCTCGACGTACCTTGGTTGGCTATTAAAGCGGCATACGGCAGGAGGGAATTCCCTCCTGCCGCTTATCTTCCATTAAGTTTTAGACCTTTATTACCACCATGAATACCTCTACGATGGAGAAAAGAGAAATGACTTCTAATACAGACAGCGAACTGGTAACCCGTTACTTCAACAGCATCGATCACTTCGTGAACACCGGTGTATTTTCAGCTATCACTGGCCAGACGTTCAAAGACATCTTGACCGAGTTTGAACTCTGCGATGAAGACTTCGACAGCATTTACAATCCGGAATCTCGCCCAGATGACCTTGACACCTTTCTTAATTACGCGCCACTTATTGCCGTGGTGTCATCGAGTAAGCTCCCCTACAAGGAATACTTCGCTGGCATACCGTTTCGAGGCGATGGCGATGAAACCTACTACGTCTACACCTTGAAGTCGAACCTCAAGCACTTCATTACGGATAAGGTCGACGTCACCATGAAGCTGTTCAAGATGTTGTGTCTGATTTCAGCACATCGTCACGGCAGCCGGTCGATCGTTGTGAAGTCGTCGCTTGGGTTAGCAGCTGAGTTGATGACCATCCTGTCGATAGCGCGCCGTCTCCAGTTTGATAACCGTCAGCATCACCGGCTTTACGGTGCAGCTATGTTGTCCGGTACGCGTTATCCATTGAAACCGGCAGCGGAACTCACCGACAAAGACATCAAAGCCGGTGTCGTCACCTGTCTCAAGATAGAACTCACCAGTGACTACCGTGAATTTCTTGACGCTTTACTACGGAGCTAAAATGACCATGGAACTACCTACATACACCTGTCCACTATCGCCACGTGACGACAAGGTACGTTTCCGTTGGCAACGCGGATTGCTGGCTGAATCTCTGGAAACGACGGTGTACCTTGAACCAACAGCGGAAGCTGTGAAGCAGCACATGGTCGAAGAAGTCAGCACGTGGCTCGATCGCACAGTGTTTGATGTAGGACAGTTTTCCGTGGAAATAAAGTACTACGGTGAAGACGAGCGTTGCCAATGGTCATGTCATTTCGCGACTCTGTGGATCACACTCCCCGATGGCAGAAGAGAACGCCTCGTCATGGGGTGGCTCGATAAACTCGTGGAATAAACCCACGTCTGACAGAATCGTAAGGAATATCACGATGAATACCAAACAGTGCACCACAGCGGCAGATCGTATCGAGACCGCTATTTTGATGTCCATTCCAGGCATCATCAAAGATTTCGTTCAGCATTACGGAAAGTTTCGTCAGGACAACCCAGAAATCGGGAAGATGCGCGGAATCGCCGACTACAAGATCGGCAGTTTCTTGGTCAAGCGTATTAACCAGCTTGGCGATCTCTCCGAAGACGAAAGAAGAGCGCTGCTGAACATCAATAACGGCGATTGTCACGTTGCAGCACTTGCGATCGGCTTGACGGTTTACGGGCTGTACAACATACCAGTCTCCTTCTGCAACAACTACCATCACGGTTGGTTCGTAGCACTCGGTCGGCATTTTGATACCTTGACTCCTAATGGCGTTGAAGGTCTTTTTAAAATGCTTGGTCATGAAGAAGGCCGAATTAATCGCTTTTTCACACGCTCTTGGAGTGCCGAACAGTACATCCAGGAGTGGGTGCCGTACGACAATTACGGAAAACGACTCATCCGTGAATTTCTGGCGAAGTACGGCGTAGTTCCTTCTGGGATGTTGGATCACGTCCCAGAACACGACTAACCTAACAAGGAAACCTGTCATGATTTATTTTCCGGATTACCAGAAAGCAACCAACAGCTTCAAGTTGGATATGATTGAACGCTACCTGAAGCAACTGGTTGAATTTGGTTATGTCCAATTCACACCTGCCACTAAAATGTTGTTTCTGTGGTTATGGTACGTTTTTAAGTGCCGTGATGAGTCTATCCCCGACTATTTAGAAAGTAAGATCTTCACTTCGCGTGAATCAGGAAGTCCTGTAACGGCAAAAGTGTGTGATAACGAGGCAAGTTCCCTGCTTTATAAACTGGAGATGGTTCTGCCGCTGAGAGGTTTCTCGCTGTCGGATTCGTCTATGGGGCGGTTTGGGTTTGACCTCATGGTCTACCGCACCGTCGCAGCTATCCTTGCGGCATTATACCCGATGAAATGGCGTTTGGACCGTGACGACATCACTCAACACACCATTGAAAGTGAGATCGATGAACTATACACGTTACTGAGGTTTCAGGGGCACCTGACAGCCGACAACCTCAAGTCTGTCGCTAAGGCTGTATTCTACCATTACCAGGTTGTACCTGAACTGGGATCCAATCGCGGAGCGGTACAAGGACGTGTCTGTAACTGGCGTTCGACGATCGACGACATGTCGGATGAAATCGAAACCTTGGCGACCCGGTACGATCAACTGCCACCACGATTTGAGGAAGGCTTCTCATGATTTACTGCGAACACCTTGATGTGTTGGACGGCAATAGTAAAATTCTGGCAATTCGTCAATGCATACTTGCCGTGGAAGCCCGCGATAGAGCCGTGAGATGATTAAGAGGAGGGAAGCCCCCTCCTCTTTTTTGCCGTAAACCAACTATCTTGTACACCTACATCATCTACGTGGACCTAACCCCATTAACCGACAGGTAAACCAAATGGCTAAGCGCACTCTCACCCTTTCCACCCTTCTGGCTATTGTGTTGTTGGCCGTCACTATCATTGGCTGCGTAGTACTCCACAGCACCGATGTCTTGTCAATGTCTCCCGCCGCTTCTATCGAAGAGGACTGCGACTGCGACATCACACAGTGACTGTAGCGTTTATTAGAACGCAACACCCTCATGTGTGATTAACGAAAACGTGGTACTCTTGTCATGACCGATACCGTTTTCATCGTGCGAACAGACGACTTGGAAAAGCAGTACCTTCCGGCATTACGCGAATTCTTCTGGCATGAACTCCAGGACTTTCGTGTCATTGTGGAATGTGCTGTCCATAACCTCCTGCTCAATGACATTCGGCTCACGCCGCCGCTGACGAAGTTGATACTGGTCTCAGACCCCATGAACGTCCTGACTCTTAAGCGAGTACTGACGAATACTGTGGAGCTGGTGCGGTATGAAATCCGCTATCGCTGCAAGGGGTCGGGTTTAATCATCCAGTCTCTTCCATCTAACTTGCGCTACATCCCATTGGCGCGAATTGTAACCTGGACTGGTCGACATGAGGTAGCTATTCGAGTACCGTCTCTGATAGACCTCAGTCTCGACCCCACCGACGTAAAGGTTAATCGAGCATTGCTGCTGGATTACCTTGTAAATCCCATCCGCATCCCGGAGGAAGACCGTGACTAAAATTAGCAGTAAAATCCTGGCACGGGTCATCCCTGTGCTGATACTGGTACTCGGCGCTATCGCCGCAGTATCGTACCAGGTGACGGAAACGTCACTCAAAGAAGAAACCCATGGAGCCCAACAACAGCTCGTAGACCAGGCACGTGACCTGATTAAGACCTACGAGTTCTCCATGGCCAATAGCGCCAAGAAGATTGAGGTCCTGTTCAGGAACTTCATCGAAATTGACACTGCTATTGTCAACCAAGCAACCAAGGAAGACGTCAACGGCGTCCAAACACCCATCATGGCCGTCAATGGCGAACGGATGAATAATGACGAATTCTACGTCGACCGTTTCCGTGAACTCATGGATGATTCCGTGGTGAGCACCTTGGTGGTCCGCGATGGCGATGACTTTATCCGCATCAGTACCAGCTTGAAGGATACTTCCGGTAAACGGGTCGTGGGTACCATGCTCAGCCGTGAATCTCCGGCTTATCCTGCACTTCTGGCGAATCAGAACTACCAGGGTATCACGTACTTGTTCGGAACGCCGTACGTGGTCTCCTACAGCCCGATTAGCGCCTACGGCAACGTGGTCGGTGCTACCTTCGTAGGCCAGGACATTACCCAATCCTTGAACGACTTGGTAACTACCTTGTCGAATGTCAAGATTGGCAAGTCTGGCGGTATTTACGTTTACGACCTGAAGAACAAACAGTGGGTCGGGAAAGAAGCGCCGTTTTACGATGTCCGCAGGAAACAAGGTACGTCACCGGATTACCAGTACCAGCAATCGGAACTCGAAGGTCTGGGCTGGCTCTTGGTGTCTGCTGAAGTCGGCAGTGAACTCTTCACTCAAGGGTGGTTGTTGGTAAAGCTATTCGGCGGTATTTTCGTAGTCGCCATGATAGCAGTTGCCTTTACAGTCATCGCTGTCCTGAAACGCCAGGTGACCTCACCACTTGGTAAAATTCAAGCAGAGTTGCAACGCGTGAGTCGCGGCGACCTCTGGGATGTGGATGCGGAGTTTGAAGCTGAATTGGGGGAGCTCAAGGCGTCGCTGAACCAAACGCTGGCCAGCCTGCGGCGTCAGATGGCCACAGTGTCGGACGTCGCCGACCAAGTGAAGGTGACGGCGGAGAAGAATCGCTCAATCGCCACGCAGACCGCTGCCAATACATCGACTGCCGCACAGGAGATCGCATCCGCCGCCACAGCCATCACGGAGATGGAACAGACGGTACTGGAAGTGGCTCGTAATACCGAAACCTCATGCGCCTTAGCCGGTAGTGTGGAGAAGCTGGTAAACGATGCTGCCGTCATCGTCAAGCAGACGGTACGTGGGTCAGAACGCGGCGTGGAAAACATCACGCAGACTGAAGCTGCAATGCGCTTGCTGGTGGACCAGGTGGTGTCCATTGGACGTGCGGCTGAGGCAATTAATCAAATTGCCGACCAGACCAACCTGCTGGCATTGAATGCTGCGATTGAAGCAGCGCGCGCCGGTGAAGCGGGTCGCGGGTTCTCGGTGGTGGCTGACGAAGTCCGTAGCCTGGCTGCGAAGACTCAGCAATCTACCGCTGACATTCGCGGTACAGTGGAAGCCCTGCAGCAGGTGACTGATAACGCGGTTCGTGCCGTGGATTCTGTCCGTCAAACAGTGCAGGATACCAAAGAAGGCGCGGTGCAGGTTTCTGGCGCGCTGTCTGACATCGTCAGCAATGTCCGTCAGATGGCCGACCAATCCACCATGATTGCCACTGCGGCTCAAGAGCAGGCTCATGTGGCTGAAGAAATCACCCGGAACATGAACCGCATCAATGCGATGTCCGATGCCAACGCTGAAAGCCTGACACAAGTAGGGAAGGGCTCTGAAGTGTTGACGGGTTCCGCTCAGGAGCTGGTGGCTTCGGTGAACCAGTTTAACTTCAAACCGCGTCAGCGTGGCGGTGGTGTTCGTTTGTAAAACTTCCAAGGAGAATGAGAATGTCTAATCCGATTTATCAGGTCACCATCAACTTCAAGGGTGAAACTGTCGGCCTCAATGACAATGGCTTCTGGCAATCATCGTACGACGTTACCGGCGAATTCCCGCCCGGTAAGACCAAAGACCGCCTGGTCGCCAAACTGAAACTGTTGGCAGAACAGGTCGTCCCAGGTCAGAACTTGGCAGAAAACCAACCGTATGTGCGACCCTGCCATGCTGCGTTCCTTGAAATCGCAAGCCAAATCTCGCGTCACGAGTTCGATGACACCGAGAACGGTAAGCGGGCGATTTTCAGTAACCGCAGCCGGAACTTCGACCTGACGGTGGAAACCGTTTACGTCGGCAGCGAAACCTGATACAGGTACGGAGGCCGCAGTGGCTGAATCTGGAATCGTTCATCGCGTCACAGTCGAATTCAAGAGCGATAAAGTCGCTTACGACATCGATAACTGGTCCTGGTGTAAGTACTACGTAGCCAGCGGTGAATTCCCGCCAGGTGAGGCGTGGGATGACCTGAACACCATGCTGCTCGGCATGAAAAATCGTCTGTACCCTGGTGACCGGTTGACCAGCAATGAACCATACGTCAAGAAGGCAATTGCCGGCTTTCTTGAAATGGCACACCTCGTTAAGTCTTACGACTACAACGACCCGAATGCAGCTAAACGGAAATACAGCCACTACGACGACGCTTGCGAACTCTACGTGACCATCGAAGTAGCGGATACTGTTACGTAACCAGCATCACGGCATAGCGAGGGAGGTTTTCCTCCCTCGCCCTATTCCCAAACATCAGAGGTATTTACCATGACTGAACAAGCTGATTCGATTGACGCGAATTGCGATGCAATGAAGGCGTTTGGCGAGGCAATCCGAGAACTTGTGTCGGATAAATTCGACATTACTGTCACGGTTACTGATAATGGCGTGCCAACGGATACCTACGGCTTCACCGAATACGGCATCGACGTCAAAGAGCTCAACGAAACCATTAACCTCATACGCCGCCGTTTCAGCTTCCTGCGTTTTAGCGGGAAAACCGAATTCGACGACGTATTCGACAGTGCAAAGATGCTTTGCCGTCACCTCCATCGTGATAACCGTGCGTCACTTGAGCGCAAGACCGAAATCTTTACGGTATTGATCGTTATCACTGCTACGACGTAAGGAGTGTTCTGATGACCATGGAGATGAATGAGCACACCAGGCGTTTCCTGAGAGCCGTCGGCTACGATCCCGATAAAAAGGACGTGTCTGTGCGACCCGCGATTACGCGCTACACGGTCGTTGTTTCAGGTGAGCTGGTTGGCGAACACTCCACTATGCTCACGTACAAAGACCTGTCACTGACCGACGTCAGACTGCTGTTCGACCAATTCCTGGCGGTACATACCAAAGAAACCACCGCACCAGCAGTGCTCGAAAAGCTGCCCGGGTTCTTTAATCAGGCAATGAGCTTGCTTTCAACGAAGATCCCTGCTGCTGACTTGACGACCCGCCTCTACGTCAAGCATACCCAGTATCTGAATCTCGACATCAAACAACAACGTTAACTGGAGAAGGCTATGGAAGTCAAACAAGTGATCATCCCGGAAAAGTGCATCTACGTACGCCTGCACTTCTGGAGTGATCTCGTAAAGATTGAAAATCGTCCTGGCGAACATATCCAATCAATGGAGGTGAATAAAGTCTTTACCGTACCGCACTTCAAAGATGTACTTCGCGCATGGTTGGGGCGTTTCGGTGAACAACTGATACATACTCAGCCTGGCGGTGAAAAATACGTGAAACGTGCTGCCGGGTACTTCGGTTACCTGAGTACTGCCGCCAGTGCGATCGAATTTGAAACAATCGACAGTGATACCGGCACCAATTACGAGTTTTCGGTGAACTCAGGTGTTTGCACACTGAAGCTGTCGATTGACGCATCGGAGTGCTAACCATGGAAACACCAACCCAATATTCCGTAGAGGTTCTCATGAACACCCTCGCACCGCTGAAACGCCTTCCTTACAACCTCCTGCTGAACGACCCGGCAGACCTTACCGTACTCCTGAACGAGTATTGCAACCACTCTTCAGAACCTGTGACGCTGACGCTGACCAAACAGGTCGCATGTAAAGACGAGGTGCTCGTACCGCCTGGTCGCTACAAATTTGCCAGTGTATACACCGGTATCGACAACGCGTTACTCGACCTTGATGGCGTAGTCAAACGCTATCGTAGTGGCGATGGCCAACCTCTCAACAAGTACATCGCCGCCATGGTCGATACCAATGAAGTCGACTGGTTTGATGTGTTCACACGCATTCTTGAAGGCGGTTTTCGTAACTTGATGGATCGTAATATCCTCAGAGCGTTAAAGTCGCATAAGAGCGATTACGAACACCTGCGACTGTTCTACCGTCGTGCTCGCGGTAACGGTACGCTCGGTCTCGCTACTCCCGTTATCTTCAATGCGAAGACAAACAAGGCATACCTCGAACGCCGCGGCGTCTTGGTGGTTGAAGACTTCAATGGGTCAGATAACGACGGTCTACAGTTGCTGTTTGAAGACCTGGGTGCATTTAAGGACTACGTCAACCTGTTTGAATCTGAAGGGTTTGATGCGGCTTACAAGAAGCTTTACGATCAGGTCTTCTTTGACTGAACCAAGTGTGTGTGGAGTAACTCCACACACTTACTCCTGAGGAATAATGTCATGGAACAACTCCCTGCCGAATACCTGGCTGTCGATATTGAAACCGGCGGCTTTGACCCAGAAAAATACCCGCTCCTTGAAATCGCCATGGTGGCGCTGGATAAGGAGTTCAATGTTATCGACTCCATCCAGATGATCTTCGCGTTTAATGGCATTCACAATGTTCATCCTGTAACGTTGTTTGATCAGGTTGTCGTGGAAATGCACACTAACAACGGTCTACTGGCCGAAGTTGCCGCACTTACAGCAGCAACCATCGGAACCGACTTAGGTCACAACTGCGGGTGGTGTCGGGAATCCGGTTACATATCCAAGAGCGCTCTCCTGTACTTCATGGACAAGCACTTCGGTGCACGTAAACCGCATCTGGTTGGTAATTCGGTGCACTTTGATCGTGGCTTTATTGAGCACAAAATGCCTGAACTCGCCAAACGTTTTGGCCACCGTAACGTCGATGCTTCGGCGTTCTACGAGATGTGCAAGACGCTGGGTATGGAGGGTGAAGCTGATAAAGTCGTACCGAAGCCCAATCGTCCACATCGTGCAATGGACGACGTTCTGCGCTCCATCGAGCTTGTGCGGTTTTACCGTTCGGTTTTGGCTCGCGGGTTTAGTGTCGTGCAAGAACAATCCAGCTAAAGCTTTTAAGAGGTCACTATGACGACGATTTTCTGGGACGGTCAAGTATTGGCTGCAGACTCACTAGGTACTATGCCATCCGACGAAGACTTCACTGCCGATTCCATCAAAATTCGACAGTTTGATAAACCGGTAGTGTGGCAGAATGCCGATAACAAGACCTGCGAGTTTTATGCCGTCAGTGCGTCAGGAAACCGTCGCCATGGTCAGCTCTTCATTTCAGCATTGAAAAATAGCTGCGGTAAGAAAGGGCGTACGTTAAACGAACATCTTCAGATGGTGAAGGAAACCGGCATGACGCTGGGACGTACGGAAGTGTCTCTGGCGTTTGTCGGGCTGTGTGAAGGTGTTCCGGTCTGTTATCACCTAAAGGGTCTTGGCTACTCCACCCTGGTCGAAATGAAACCAGGCGACCACCTGAGCTACTGTAGTACGCTTATAAAGGCAACGAGTGCTGATTTGTCAGCCGTCGAAGCGGTCCGTATTACGGAGATTACTAATCCAAAGACCTGCGGGGGCGATATCTACACCTACGATGTCAAGGCTCGTAAGGTGTCAGTAATCCCGATTTCGGATTTTGATGACGCGTCATTGAAACAGCGAATTAAGGACGTGTACGACCGGGCAGTCGATGTTGCCTTCCAATACGTCATCGACCCTACACGTCACGTCGCCAAAGAGGATGAAGTGCATTCTCTTTCAGACGTCGGTATTCAGCTCGAGCGGATTGTGAATGATCACAATAGGGATTTCCTGGCGGCTATGGATGCCAATCGTTTCGAGCTCGAATACGGAGTCCCTGTACAGGAGTTTATCAGGAACTACGTGAAAGATGCTGAAACGCATCAGCTCGTTTCGAAAGAACTGCGCAAGATGCGCGATAAGCTGATCGTGCAGGAATGCGAAACGACACCGCAGAAAGATGTGGCTATTCGTTGGGACCTTTCTAAAGGCCGAATCAGCCAGATCCTGAAAAGGCATAAGAGTGAGAGGTCTCAGCAACCTACTCGCTCTGGCTTTACGCAATGGCGAGTCCATGAAATCGCGAAGGTGTCCGACGATAAGTAACCTACAGCAAAAAAGAGGGAGTAATGAAAGACTTTAATCCGGCAATCAAAGAAGTGGTAGAAGCGGTAAAGGGTTTTTCCAAATGGCTGGTAGACGAGATCTCCAATCTCTGGGCGAAGATCAAAAAGATTGTCTACAACCAAATGAACGTACCGGTGTATAAAGCACTGGTTCAGTTAAGTACAGCTGCTCGACTGAACGCCTACGCTACGTCGGTTAACCGCGCCTTGAAGGAAGCAAAAGGTCGATCCCAGTAGCTTTCAGACCTACATTCCGTTTGTGTAGCCAGCGGTTTACACCGCTGGCGCTTATCCACCCTAGTTAACAGGATTCCACCGTGACTACTAACCAGATCGATTACAATGCAGAAGTCGCCAAGGTCATCCGTGCCATTGAAGACAATCCCGATTACCACTACCCAGACAAGCTGGTTAAGGTCCTGGAACGTTTCCTGAAGACCGAGTGGGTAACCGAAGAACGCTTTGAAACGTTCTTCGAGGCATTCCGTACCAAGTATTCGTCTATGGATATTCGCGAGTACGGTACTTATCTGGGCGTGTTGTCAGAAATCGCCTTTAGCAACGAACTGGTCCGTGAGGCACTCACTTGGCTGGTTGGTATTCTCCTTCCATCGCTTCGGGAGTTCCAGAATAAAACGCTGACCATGCCTGTGCCGAAAGATAGTCTCATTGTGCCGCGATTACCGGACAATGCAGTAAACTTCCTTAATAGTCAATGCGCGTTTCGTGCAAGTGATCCGGCAACCGCTGTACCACATACCGACAACTTCCAACGTTTGATGATCCTTCTGGATTTCCGGTATACCGCTCCGCTGCAAGTATGTTACTGGCTGCGTGAGATGTTGATCAAGGAAGGTCGGTGGTGTCAGTCGATGCAAGAAATTCTTAGCATGGCGTCTAATCGTCTTGAAAGGCATTATCCGACCTGCGGCCAGAGTGGGTCTGAGCGCCTGTCGGTACAGCTTAAGGTAGCGATGATGCTCTCACTGAAACTGCAAGAGAGCATTTCAGGGGACGCTGACCAACCTTCGACACCGACCGTTGATGTCTTGACCACCATAGTCAACATCATCAGACAAAATGTTAAGTAAGGAGAAGACAGATGGATAAGAACACCCTGGTTCACGTACTGATCGACGTGCTGACGGATACCCTCGTTCCGGTGACTCGTGAAACCAAAATCAAGACAATTGCGGAGTTCTGTAAATCAGGACTCGCTTTTCAAATGCTCCCAAAAAGCACGACCAACCGGCTGATTAGCATTGCGCGTCAAAATGTTGATGTCAGTGATTTCAATGCGTTTGGCGATTGGTTACTGCTCGTTGAAGAAACGAGCAGCGGCATTCCAAACGTGGGGTACTGTAATGACCCCTTGCAAATGCCGATTAGAACCAACTGCGAGGAGTTATTGTCGATGGTTCTGGATGTCTTCGCCCAAGAAGTCGTGCCGCTGCTTAAGGCCGACCTTTCAAGTAAGGGTGAACGGATGAAGAAGTCCACAGTAAAACAGAAGGAGTCGCCTGTGAGCAGCGATCAACCACCCGTCACCCCGTACGTGACGAATGACACCGAGGTCGATCAGGTGAAAGCGGTCCTGAGCGAAGTGCTCTCAGCGTTTGCCGAAGCACCGACAGCAAACGCCAAAGAAGAAAACAGAACGAAGGGGCAACTGGTCGTCAGTCTCTTCAAGCACAGCTGGATCGAGAAGTACCTGACACCCACTGCCATGTCGCAGCTGTCGCGGACTTATGTCAATGATCCGGTGAAATCTTTCGCCGAAGACATGGAATGTCTGGTGATCAAAACTGCAGAAGCCGACACATTCCCGCATCGCTTCGAACAACTACTGTATCAGCAGCTTTACTGGTTCCTCGATGCCATCATCCCTGAGCTGAAAGAAGTCATGAAGCTTCTTGAAACCAACGATGAAGAAGGTGCTGCTGCATCTGCTGATAGTACCACTGCTCCTGACGATCGAGTTCGCCATGAGCACGGTGTCCCCTATCAGTTTACCCCGGAGACACCGCCGCGCATGTCTACTTGGCAGGCATGGATTTCTCCACCCAAACAGGCGGCAGTGATCAATCCGTTTGCAGTACCGATGTTGGATGACGCCGCTTGTTGTGTCGTCAATCGTCTGCTGAATCAACCTCAATATCGCCCTGTGGAAATGCCTGCACCTCATGTAGGTTACGGAGTACGCGGTTCAGATGGTCGTCAGGTGTCGCCGTACGTGTCGCCAATCAAGAAGCTCCTGCAAGTCCTGTGTCTTCGTCGAACGATGGCGGCACAGGTGACAATCTGGGTGTTGCAACTGCTGGATCAGCATGACCAGTGGGGCGATGCCATGCAGGCGGCACTCAATAACGTGTTAAGTGTTACCAACGGGCACGTCAATGGTCAGCCTGAAAATGACAGCGACAAACCATCAGCTTGGGTGGCCACTCAACTGCGTCGTGGGCTGTTGAAGTACATCAACACCGGCGATCCATCGATTGTCAATGCTGTACTCGATACCTTGAACCAGGTACTTGAGCCACTCGGTAACATCTAACGGCATAGGAGGAGAGTGGAACTCCACTCTCCTCTAACCATCAAGAAAAGAGGTATGGACGATGACTGTGTTTATGTCGATTGTTTTCCTGCTGGCCTTGGTGGTCTCTAAGACAGTGCGCGAAATAGCCTGGTGGCTACTTCCGAAGCTGTTGATGCTGATGTTAACAGTCATGGTGCTGGTGCTGACCGCAGGTAAATGTTCACCCAAGGGCGAGCGTAGGGGTAAACACAAACCCCGGGATTATGTTTGGCGGCCCTACGGAGCACGGTGGAAATGAAACGAGAATAGCGCCAAAAAGGCGTAGCTCAAAACTGTTCTGACACAAGTCTACTTGTTATTGGCTTGTGCTACCTTGTAGAGACTATTTCCACCTAATACTGAAAAGAGGTTCCTCATGATTACTCTGTCTACCGAAGACCAGAGCCTGTTTGAAAACTGGTACATGGACCGCGTTAACCTGTATATTCCGGAAACGGCCGGACCTGACAGCTGGGTCAGCGATGCGCAAATGGCGGATGTACTTGCCAAGTACGGCCTGGACCGACTGTTTGCATTGGCGGCTATCCGCTATGCGACATGGCGGCTTGCGAAACTCCCAGCTCTGGCCGGGATGATGGGTGACTTCGACATTGCCGAAACAATGACTGTGGGTGTCGATGAAGAAACGAAAACCCCGATCTTCACACTGAAATTGTCGATGTGGGAAAATGACGCCGTTGATGGCGGTGAACCTTGTCTTGATATCGAAGTGGTCTGTAAGTTTGCGGTAAATGAACCGGAGAGTCTGGACGATGGTCGCGATATCCAGATGACGTCCACTTTTGTTGACTGGCCCTATACCGCTAACCAGGTGCTCAAGTTGATTGAACTGGCAGTAGGTACTGACATCCAACAGCTCATCGCTACAGCACCCAACAGTTTCGTTGCCAAGAACGTCGAATTCACCTACCCGAATGCTGAGCTTGGTACTCCAGGTATTGGCGTTCTGTTGACGGCGACGTTTGCGTTCCCGGAAGGAGCGTGGGTCATCGAAGCGGTCCAACAATAACAAGCAACATAAAGGAGAGGGATGTCCCTCTCCTTCTATTTGCCAAAACAATCGAATCTCACGCCTATATAACCTAAGTGACTCTAGGCTATCACCTAAAACCAAAAACAGACCCGAGGAACAGACAATGGCCAATAAGAACATGATTCGCATGGGCGGTTTCTACAAGCTCAATGTATCCGGTGCACCCGACGTCGTTCAGTCAGTCGAGCCAGGCGTCTACACGATCGAAGTTAGCGACAAAGACGTCAACCTCTGTCTGAAGCAGCTGGCATTTAAGCAGCCTGCTGAAGTACTCGGCGATGCCAAGAAGATCGCCAGCACGATTGCCGGTGATTTCTTCTCCAACCCCAACAAACCGCTGGGCGCTATCTTCCAAGGGGTAAAAGGGTCTGGTAAGTCCTTGACATCTGAACTGATCGCCAATTCTGCCATTGAAGCAGGTTTGCCGGTGGTCCTGATCGACAGCAACTACTCGCACAATCTACTCGACCTTGTCGTCAGCAAGATCGGCCGCTGCGTGCTGTTGTTCGATGAATTCGAAAAGCGTTACGAAGAGGAGTACCAGGAAAAACTCCTGACGTTTTTCAGCGACCAGTCGAATGAAGGGGTTCTGTCAATTGTTATCTGCAACGATGACGATAAGCTGACCAGCTACATCCTGAACCGCCCCGGACGCTTCAAGTACCGCGTTAAGTTCGAAACGCTTGATAAGGACGTCTTTAAGGAGATCCTGACCAGCTGGGGGTTGACCGACCGCATGCACACTTTCTTGAGTGCTGCTTACGGTAACGATACCTTGACCTACGACAGCTTGCTGACTTTGAAGAAGTACATGCTGGATGCGGTGTCACCTGTCGACTACATCGAAAAGACACTGTTGCTCAACGTCCCTAAACCGGCCGTACTTTGGCCCAGTTTCTACGGCGCAGTCTATAAAGGACAGGACGTGCGCGAGGACGAGCACATGAGGTTTGAGATGAAGTACGATGCCGACATGCTCATGACCATCGAAGTGATCGGAGATCATGGCTATAGCCACACGTTTGAACGCTTGGATTTCTATAAACCTCACGGTGAATGCATCGATAGCCTGGATAGCGGAGACTACGTCTTCGACTTACGTACAACCAAGGCGGCATACCGTGCGGCAGGTAGAAGTGATAACTGCCCCGTGAAAGAAGAGCCTGCTGTCACAACCAGTGCAGGCGAATCTACAGCGACGGCAGATGCAACACCGTCTACGGCCGAAGTGCTGGCTAGTAAGCACAGTTCTCTTACCCAGATGCTTGGCAGACTACAGTCGATTCCGATGGGCAAGAACGGTGTCGCACCGAATCCCCTGCATACGGTGTACGATAAAGACGGTGCCATCCAAGTTGCCGGGAAGCTGATTAGAGTAATGAAAGCGTCTTCACGCGGCTCGAGCGAATAGCCGTCCGTCGGACCACATCAACCCAGTTTCATCTAAAGGTGATACCATGAAAAAGCTTAGCGTCTTGTTGCTCTGTCTGCTGCTGACAGCCTGCGGTGGCGGTGGTGGTGGTGAATCGACGCCGTCCACTCCTGATCCTGAGATTCCGACTGATCCGGTTGACCCTGAAGAACCGACAGACCCTGAGGAGCCTGTCGATCCGGAAGAACCGGTGTTGACTGCCACGATCCTACCTCGCGGTAAGACCATCGGTACCCAGGCGGTACTGATTGATAAACTCGAAGGTCGCAAGATCGAACGACCTGAAGTCGATGACGGTGACCAAGAAGAAGTACCTGCCATTGACCCTGATCTGGAGTTCATCGGCACGGATGATCAGGGGATTGAATTTACCCTGACCGTCAGTTACACCAATGAGCAAGGCCAGACCGTGGTCGTTAATGATGCGGTACGTCCTACGGGTGCCATGTGGCTGGATGCCCAGACCCTCTATCTGGAGTTCTTTGTCCGCACAGAAAGTCCCGCGGCCATTGAAGCCTGGCAGTACCTGTTCCAGCCGGAAACCGGGAAGCTGATTCTGGTGCAAACTCTGGACCAGCTCAATGAAGCGTTTGAAACCGGGATGCGTAAATACGTAATCCCTGCACAATCGCCTCACAATGGACTGGCCTACCCGGTAGTGTTTCTCAAGGGTGTTGGCTGGACGCGGCTGATACCGAATTGGGAGAAGGAAACCGTCCAGAAGACCGTTCTGTCGACATGGAACGATTCTCGTGGGGTACTCGATGGCGTTAGCCTGATCTTGTTGGCTGAAGATGGCACAGTCTACCGACTGGGACAAAACGGTAGTAAGCGTTCGCTGTTTGCCGATAAGACGGTCGTGACCGACATCACTGATCACGCAATCTTCTGGCAGGAGAATGGTCGTAACTACTTCTACGACGAAGCCACGCTGTATGAGATCATGGGTGAAGAACTGGTGAAGCTGGCAGACGATGCTCGCACCATGCCACCAGCCCGACGGATGACGGAGGTCTTGCTGGCCAGTGAGGGGTTTCTCTACACCATTGAGTGCGGGATTCACCAGCTGGCCGATAGCCTCTTTATGACGCATCTGGAGCCTGATAGCAAAATCGACGGCTGGGTCGCCGGTGATCGTTTGGTCTGTATTCGTACAGTCCGTAATGGTAATCCGCCACCGATTGGTGATCGTGACATCAATCCTCTGTACGTGGATGGCTATTGCGGCTATCAGCAGTACTGGGAACTGTACGACGTTGCGATGACTGATCAGGCGACCCGTCCAGCGGTAAAGCTGTTGGGTGAGCCTGTGGCGGTGGTACCGCTGTCTGATGACGAAATCTACGTCCAGATGGCAGTTTGTAAGGCCGCGGGTGGTGATGGTGTGACGACAGCTAAGTGGTCGTTGCAGTACGTCAACGCTAAAGTCGATCTGGCTGACCAACAAGTGAACAAAGTGGCCCAGCGGATTGCCTTTAGTGCCATTCAGTAAAAATTAACGGGTACCGGTGCTAGTATGCGTAAGGTATCGGTATCCGTTTTCATCCAACAAGGAGCTCAAGTGGCTAAGCTTATTTTGTCGAATGTGGTCCAAAAGACCAATGAAGCCCTGGCAGGTGCCCAGAATATCGTGCTGGATAGCAGCCTCAAGCTGCTGACCCGCGCTGCCGAGAAGTTCGTGGCAGACGTGGAAAAGATCGTCCATCTCGATTGTCTGGTCGATACCATGGGTGCTGAAGGTCGTTTCCCGAAAGGGGTCTTCCATACAGCGGCTGGCACCTACAATGCCCGGACTGCCGCCATGGCGGGCTATCTGGCATCTCTGAAGGTTTCGGCTACTCCCGGCTGGAAGGTCGAATTCGCAGACGAACGTCTGGTGGCCTTCGGTCACTACAACCCACTGGCCAAAGGGCGTACCACCCCAGCCGGTGAGACCAACGACTACTACGTAGCGTTTGACAAGCCGACCGACACCTACCTGGCTGCCGAATCGCCGATGAAGCTGTACGAGCTGTTGCTCAAGCACTACCAGGACAGCGGCATCACGGTGCTGATGGCCAAAGTCTGATGTTTTAACCTCCACACCAGAGAGACACCACCATGTTTACGAAAATCAACGAAGCGCCGACGCCTGAGGAAGTGCTCGAGAAGTATGGGCAGAAAATCGAAGCCGAAGGCGTTGAATCTGTCGACCTCGAGGCCTTTGATCGCGGCGAAACACCTGCACCGTTGGTTGAGCCGCTTGACGGTGAATGTACCCGCTTCGGCATCATCCTGACTTACTGTGAAAGCTGCGGTGAAAGCGGCGAGCCTGTTCGTGCTGACGACGACTTGCTCGGTGTGTTCGATAACCGTCCAATGGCCACCGGTTACGCCGAAGAAGTGGCTGAAGCTTTGGCAGTGGATGTGGTCGAACGTGAAAGCATGTCCTTCGTGTTCAGCGATGAACTCGAGGAACCTGAAGACAGCGACGACGAGTAACTGTACTAACGGCATAGAGGAGGACCGAGTGGTCCTCCTCTTTTTTTGCCTCAATACCGACTGTAGCAGTACTTCACATAGTCATACGAGGCGTCAGCCAAACGCAACACGTACAAACCAAAACTGCGAGGAGCTTGCGCAAAGCTGGTAAAGAGGTTGCGCACCTTACGGTACTTCACATCGATACTCTCACCCTTCGCGGCATTGGCGACGTGGTGCAACATCTCCACCAGTTGATGTTCAACGTAGTGATCAAACTGACGCCACGAATCACCAAACTCACCAACCCGGGATGAGATATCCTGAATGAGGTCAGTCAGTCGAATCAGCGTACGGGTGTCCATCATCGGTACACCTACTGCGGCGTGATCAAACATGTCTTCCGTCAACCGGAACTTCAGGGTTTTGTTATCCTCATCGTAATCAATGGTCGGACGACCAGGCAGGTAACGTGCTTGCATTGGTGAAATCAACGGCAGGGCGTGTTCACCAAGCTGATCGTGTTCCACGTAGGTCTTCACGACCGCCTCGTACTTCTTGACGTCCAGAACGTGGTTGGCCGTATCGTTGGCTGCCTTGAGCATGTGCTCGTATTCGTGCGGCTTATCGCCGATGACGAGTGTGTAGCTGTGAACGGGTACCCCAGCATCTTCTTTGGCGACCGGATCGTTCTGAGGGTCTTTATCGCCCTTAGCGCGCAGCTTTTGGATCATGTCACGCGCTCTTGCGATACGGCGTTTACAACCGTCCACAAGGCTGGCAATGAATCCACGGATTTTGGCGTAAATGGAACGGATAAAGTCTACCACGGTCTTGGCAATGGCTTTGATTTTGTCACCGATGCCAGACTTGACTTCTTCACGGTCTGCCGGTTCGTCTGATTCCAGCGCCAGTGGCTTGGCCTTACCGAAAAGGTGGCACGAGACTTCAGCCTCAGCAGCATAGCGAATGTATTTGATTTCGCGATCGGAGAGCGTCGACTGGCTTTCAAGAACTACTACCAGCGATTCGAGAGTGGAAACCACGCCTTCTGCAGTTTCGGTGTCAGCCACGTCTGACGTAATGGCATCATGCACAGCTTCAATGTCGTAAGGTTGCTCGAGCTCTTCCGACTCAGTCGAAATACCTCGAAGCGCAAGTAGGTCCTTGAGCATGTCGTTCATCCTCTAACGGTAACGCAAATTATGGAAATAAGAAAGGCAAGATCATATAAAACGAGTCAATTTGATACCTATATCACTTCGGTGCACATCCGTTAAAATGTACCGTAAAAGGTACCTTATAGAAGACCCTCTATCCTAGTTTATCCACACCCTGTTTCGAGGTTAACATCATGTTTGGTTTTATCGGTAAAGCTGCTTTGTGTGCCCTCTTTCCACTGCTAACTCTCGGTAACCCGATTGTGACGGGTTTATACCCGCGCCATGTAGCGCCGCGCAATCCGTTTGAAATCAATGACAGCGAGAACCTCGAGCGGTACATGAACCGCGAATGGCGTCGTCGTTTCCGCAAGCAGGGTCTGATCCAGTAAGGAAGACACCATGAAAACTAAAGGTCAATTGGGAACTGCAGGCGTGTACAGTTGGGGACCTGAAGAAAAGATCGAATGGGAAAATGGCTGTCAGATACAACCCCCTTCGGTGCGCGGTGCGTATAAGGCCTTATTCTCCATTCATTGTTTACATGCAGTGAAGCGTAAACGCGGCCCCGGTAAACGGATCGTGCGGAAGTACGAATACGGTATCAGGTTAAAACGCTATCTGCTTAGTGAAGACCAGGAGTGCGTGTTTGATGACTTGGCTGGCGGGCGGATCAGAATCTGCGGTCAGGCCTTACGCAGCGGCAAGACCAAGGACCTGCTGGATTGGTATAACGCCCGTCGCGGTACGAGCTTTGTACCACAGTTTGAAGACCTTTGACGCCATACGGGGAGTCCATTAGGACTCCCTACTTATTCCCTATGTTAACCGAGGTGTGTGATGGCTAAGTCTGCTGAGAAGATTCTGTTTCTGATTGCTGGGGTATCTGGCAGCGGCAAGACCACCTTGGCTAAACTCCTGGCCACGCACGAAGACGATGTGGTACTGGCAGCTGACGATTACTTCAACAAGAACGGTGCGTATCAGTTCGAACCAGCTGAAATTCAGGAAGCCCATAACTGGTGCATCAAGTGCGTTGAATCTGCCATGAAGATCAGCGATGGTCGCATCTTTGTGACCAACACCTTCACCCGTGAGATTCACACGAATCCGTATCGTGACCTGGCTGAGAAGTACGGGTACCAGGTGTTTGATCTCGTGGTGCTCAATACACACGGGTCGAATGATGTACATGGTGTATCGCGCGAAACGAAGGTCAGGCAGTCAGAAGAACTCATTGGTCGTCAGGTGGTACTGAAAGGGTTGCTGTAGGAGGATATATGGATGATCGTACTCACACTGAACTGGCAGCCTGCTATTATGCAGAAACTGTAGCAGGCGGCGTGTCATCAAAAACAAGACGGGAGATGACAAACGCTCTGGTCGATATTTTCGGCGGTAAGTTGGCACCGGCGTTGATTGTCTTGAATGACATGGATGCGATTATTCAGGATGGTCGCGACATCATCTCTGGGTATACTCCGCTACCTCGCAGTCAAAATATCGACGAATTGACTTTAAAGGTAAATGATTCTGTCGTCATCATCCAATGTATCGTGGGATTTGACGTTATAGAGGTTGGTTCTACCTCAATTGCAGCGTATACGGGTATGGGCATATCTTGCTTCTATGACCAAAATTCCCCACCAAGAGAAGGAGTCTACAAAAGGTTGGTTGACTCACCTTTGACTGACGGTTTTCGTTACTTTGCTACACAGCGCGATGGAAAAGTCCGCCACGTAGATATCGATAGTGTCAATCGTTTTTTTGATCGTTTTAGACGACTAACGTCCGGTAAAGTGAAAGCGCTAACACAAGTCACAGTTACAAACAAAGACTTTTTACTCTGTTTTACTTCTACACCGTCGGACGAACCCATGGAGGTTTTATATACCGTTGCCTGTAGGAGTTCTGACTTATCCTACCAGATAGAAATGTCTGAGAAGTACAACTTCCCAGAAGTCGCCGAAGAAAAACGAAGCCATCTGCGGGTGGTGAAGTAGTTCGTTACAACATCAACGGGAGGATTAAATGGCCAAGAAACACAGCTTAGCAGGTAAGTCCTTCTTCCTGGTTGGTAACGTCTTTGGCTACCTCACGCAATCCGGTGCTAAGGAGCTCTTGGAGTTCCTTGGCGGTACGGTTGTAGACCGTCCTCAGGAAGGCTGCTATTACGCGCTAGGAGACGACGAGGTCAAGAAGCTACCTTCCTTTCGCCAGTATGCGCCAACGACCGTATACAACGCTGAAGAGCTCCTGGAGCTGATCTACGGTAAGTTGTCGTCTGATAAGGCCCCGCGGATTGTGATCACCGGCACCTTGAGCACCATGACTCGTAAAGAAGCCATCGAAGCGGCTAAAGCTGCCGGCTTTGCAATCTCCACTCAAGTCAGAGCTACCACGACTTATCTGGTCTGCGGTCGTCTGCCAACAGAGCACAAGATCGTCAGTGCGATGGAGTTCATGATCCCTCGATTGAACGAGGATGAATTTATGAAACTCATTTGGGATAACAGTTAGAAAGGAGAACACTGTGTTACGTCGTCGCAGTATGGAAACCACCATTGCTGGTTTTATTATCACCGCGGTTATCTTGCTTCTGATCTTTATCGGGTTAGGTACCATGACCTACGGGTTGTTCTACGGCCTGAGCGTCATCGCACGTGAGATTTACCAGTTTGCACAACTCGAACCTCAATCCACGTTTCTCGTCTTATTGGTGGTGATTTTGTACACCATCAGGAACATTAAACGTGAAGAAGGCTAGTAGCCTAAAAGAAAGGGCCACTCCTTTCTTTTTTTGATTGCATGCATAAGTGGCATAAAGGAGGGTCGAATGACCCTCCTTTATGCTGTTTGTTACAGAGTAGCCATGAACTTGTTCGCGACGCGAATAGTCTGAGTAGAACATATGGTCATGGTACGTTCTTCCATTTTGGCGGCTTTCATGATAGCGTTTGCTGCCCTGCGAAGAAACCATTCTGGGTACATGTCAGAATCGATTGAACTTTTCTTGAGCGCTTCTGTATATTCATTCAGAAGGGCTTCTTTACGAGCATTACGACCGGCCCAATCACGATGGTACTTCGAAATCTGGTTGAGCTGATTCAGAATTACCGGCCCTGCTTTCGAGACAGTTACTTCGAAAGTAACTTCTTTCGTCTCGCTAGCCTGGTTGGCTTGCTTCTTATCAAGGTCTGCAATCTCTTGACCTACGGTGTCAGACTTTCCAGCTTTCAGCTTTTCCGAAAGATCGCGCATGAAGTTGTCGCAGAACTCGACGGTTTCTTTGATGTCGTTCCGGGTAAACACCTCGTTAAGGTTGCTGTCATTTACCGTTTCAGTACCTAAATTCAACATTGGGGCTTTGAAAGATACCGTTGTTTTCTCGGTTTCCTTCAACTTCGCTGACAATGCTTTGTGCAGCCGACCGGCGGTATCGCCGATTCTCGCCCACAGATCTTTGAACATCTTGACCAGCTTTTCCCAGGCAGCTTTGATGGCGGCCACGACTTTCTGCGCAGTTTCCTTGAAGCCTTCCAGGGAAAGCTCGAACGAATCAGCAGACTCCAGAGCGGGTACAACCGGAGCGGCCAGACCCATGCTCTTGTAAAGCATGGCAGCCTGAGTCATAACCAGGTGTTTCTCCAGTGCGGTCTTGGCGCCACCGCAAGACTCGAGGGTCGCTACCAGTGATTCGAGGGCGACGGCTGCGTCGTCGGTAGCCACGACTTCGTCGGCGCTGGTGTTGGCTTTTTCAACATCATCAACAACCGCCTGCACATCATTCTGGATTACTTCCGGCAGAAGTTCTTCGCTTTCCAGAGCCAGGCCGTTAGCCTTCAGAAAATCTTTCAACATGACATTTTCCTTTCTACGTAGAGATGGTGATTTTCATTACACCACCCGCCGCACCGTTAACTGTACAGCGAGTAGCACGCCGAGAAGTGCGTTCCACTGTTCTCGATGGGCGATTTTCATAAGATGACCATTACTTCTAACTCGTTCTTTTAAATGCGAACATAAGCAGGGAGAGGGGATTCCTCTCCCTGTATGTCGTTTATGCCGGTACCATTTCAGTACCAGGTTCTTTGACCGTAGCCGGCCCATTCACGTCTTTTTCGGTGTTGGGTTTGGCCTGGTGTACAGCAGATTCCAGCAGTGCCACAGTGACGTTGCAGATACGCATAACGAAACTACACCACTGACGAGGTACGGCTTCCACCAACTGAGCAATGGATTTCATATAAGCCGTCTGTTCGAAGGTCATGGTGCGGGTCGTGGCACCAAATTCCTTCATGGCTTCATTGAATTCAGCTTCAGCGGCCTTAAACATGCGATCCAAACGCTCTTCCTTAGCGCGCCAATCTTTGCGGAAACCCGATACCCAATCGAGCAGTGCAACCGTTGCATTAAAGCACAGCTTCACAAACGCTTCATCGATGGTTACATCGGCAATCTTCGATTCCTCTGCATCCATCATGATAAGTTTGTATTTCGGCAGTTTCCAATGTTCCTGGACAGTATTCATAATCTTCGGCATGTACGGCACACGTTCGAATTCGACGTCAAAGCCGAAAGCTCTAGGATGTCGTACCCGATAATTCTTGATTACATCACGACCCAAGAAGTCTTTACCGGTTTTGAGGATCTGTATCCAACCATCGGTGAATTCTTCCATTTCCTTCATGTAGTCATTGAAGATGTAGTGCGATGCCTTACCGGTTTCGTACACTTTATCAGTGAACTTACGGCCGTCGGTAATGTCACCCCAACCAATCCGGCAATGGGACTTGAAGAAAGACTCCGGGATGGTTATCCCGTCGCGAAAGTGTTTGCCGCTTCGATGAACGTTCTCGTGAGCCTTGATCAGACGAGCCCGTGTACGCCCTTCGACGTCCCACAATCTGACCCACCAGTCTTTGATCATGGTCTTAAAGCTGACCCACCACTTCTTGACCACTTCCCAGATTTGACGAGCGGATTCACGGAAGCTTTCTACGGACAGACCGTAGCCTTGATCCAGAGAACCGGTTTTAACCAACCCACCAGACGCCAGAGCAACGGGGTCGACCGGTGTCATTTCCGGTGTCAGGTTTTTAAAGAAGCCTTCACAGGCTACCTGGAAACGCTGAGTCTGGTCAGGCGTCGCCTGGCCACGATCGGTAAAATCGATAATCAATGATTCAAGCGCGACGAGGTTATCAATAACCTTTTCACCGTCATCGTATTCAGCATCAATCGCATTCGAGCCTTCTTGCACCGCCAAGGCAATTGGGGCGCTGTCAGGAACATCGCCTTCCAGAGTTAATCCAGATTGCGCGAATAATTCTTTCAACATAACGTAACTCCTTGATGACGGAAATACAGGAGGCCTAACGGCCTCCTGTACTGTTACTGACGTATCAGTCCGCCTTAGGCAGTAGCGAGCTCTTTGCCTTCAGTTTCACCGAGAGATTTGCCGGTAGCTTTCAGGGCCTTTTCAACGTACTTAATAAAGCCGTTGGTGCCGTTGGTCACTACCTTACCCCAGGAGACGGGCAGTTTGCTGGCAGCGCTCATTGCCTTCTTGGTGTCGCTAACCATGTTTTTGGCCAGAGCACTACCGGCAGCTTCGCCTTCGGTCTTCTTGCCGTAGTTTTCAACGGCCTTGATCGCGGCTTCAGCGGCGCCTTCGGTTTCCTTCCAGATCGCGCGGTAGGCCTGAACGGCCTTCAGTGCAGCTTCCAGGGAAGTACAGATCTTCTCCAGGTCGGCTTTATCGACCTGTACTGCACCTTTGACTTCGCCGGTCTTAACGGTCTCGATGGCGTAGGCACCATCCTTTTCGACAATCTTCAGACCGGTGATAGTGCCGAGATTTACGGACAGCGTGGGGAGGTCAGACTGCTGACCTTCAGCAGTGACCACGGCGCGGAACGCGTGTACCAGGTTCTTGCCGTAACCGTTCAGAATTTCGTTAGTAACAGAAGCCAGCGTGGCAGCAGCGCCCGCTGCGTTGCTGGAAGACAGGTTACCACCAACGAACGAAGAAATACCCGCCAGCTTGGTGGAGTCGACCTTACCGTTCACCGGCTTGGCGGCTTCAACTTTCTTCTTCAGCGCAGCAACACGCTTGATCTGGATGCCAGACCAGTCAGTCAGTTTCTTCCAGAAGCCGACCAGCATGTTTTTCATTCTGGCCCAGAGAGCTTTCAGGGTTTCGGCCAGTTTGCTGGCCATTTCCTTGAAACCTTCCAGAGCGACTTCGGTGCGTTCCTGACGGGCGACGACGGCCGGATCGAGTTCTTCGCCTTCGACCGGTTCGGCCACTGGGGCGACCGGCGGTTCAACGGCCTGGAGGGCTTCGGCTTCTTCGATCGATTCCAGCGATACCGCGTGGGAAGGTACTGCGACGCCCAGTGAAGCAACCGCGTAGGCGGCGGCACGCTGAGTCATGGCGAGCTCACGAGCAGACATACCACGGGTGGTCTTCAGGGCGCTTTCCATGGCCAGGCACAGCGATTCCAGGGAGGCGACGGCTTCTTCAACCTTGTCGGCATCTGCACCGGCTTCGCCGATGGCATCCGCATCAGCCACGACTTCGTCAGTAGCTTCCTGGGCTTCTTCGGCAGGTACTTCTTCCACCGGGGCGCCGACCACTTCTTCGCTTTCCAGAGCCAGGCCTTGGTTCTTCAGCAGATCTTTCAGCAGATTAGACATTGTTTCAGTTCCTTAATCACGTGATTTTGAAATCGACGACCCTAAAGTGCGTAACGGTATACCGGATAGAGTTACGCGAGGATCTGTCATAATAACAACCCTAAGACAATCTACGTAAATTTTTTTGAAACAGATATTATCTGTAGGAGCGCATACATCCGCATCCGTCGTTAGGAAGACCTATGTCCGTTATTATCACTGTGTTTGAAGACTGCGCGTTTGAACCTATCTTCTTCGGCCAGAATACCCGAGTCATCGGGATGCTGCGTCAAGTAGGAGAGAAGATTCCATTTAGTAAGACCCTGTCTTATCAGCTGGAAACCTACACCACCCAGTGGACAACGTCTGAATTGAAGTCCACTTTCATGATTGCCAACAGCAAACAGATTCCACTGATCTTGGCATTTGCCTTTGATCGTGCGGATGAGTGGTACCGACTCTACTTGGCAGCGCGCGAGAAGATCAGTAACGAGGGAATCTACGACCCCTACGAATTCTTTGGCGATTTAGCGGAGCACAATGAACGGATCGGCACGGTACTCCACACGTATCGTGAACGGATTAACAAGCCTGATTACGAAATCTCGCTCGTCGAAGTCGAGCATGGCGATAAGAAGACGAACCTCATCTTGGTGAAGTTCATTAAACCCCAACCCACAAAACGGTAACACCACCATGATCCTTGTGAAAATCGAACCCGATAGCGTCTTTGCAGGTTATAACGTACACAACGAAAACTCCAGAGCACTGGTTGACCGGTTGCTGGGCATTGCGTATGCTCAGGAGAACATCAAAGACGGCACCACCATGTCTTTGGTGATGACAGACCTGCCCAACGGGTTTACCGTTATCCTGACTGATGTGGTCAATACCGACAGCATCACGTTGTTCGTTCTGTCTCGCCATTTCGAGGAAATCGACGAGTACATGACTGCTCTGGAAAAAGTAGGTGGTAACCAGGACGCCATCCCGATGCCGTCGAAAGAAGCCCACGTGGTCGGTGAACGCTCTGCTTCAGCGACAGAGTCACTGTCACGTTTAACCGGTAGTTTCGATGTCGCCATGGGCACCATTGTCATCGATCTTGTCGACGACGACCACAATCTGATCGAACGGGCCTACCTCGCCAAGATTCCCAATGGCGTCAGTGTTCTCAAGTCGCTGTTCCCGGCACTGGAAACAGCAACCGCCCCTCAAGTTCTTCAATAAAGGAAAAGCAACCCATGGCCATTACCATTCACTTCATGCCGTCTGCTACCGTAGGTAACTATGTCTTCAACGATCCTGAAGGGACGATTGCCAGCGCACTGGTCTGGGCGTTGATGTTCAATTGTGACGATGAAGCCATCAAAGCCTTTTATGCCGAAAACCCTGAGGCTAATGTAACGGTGGCCTGTATGGCCCCCGGCAGCATCAGCCCGGAACAACGCTACGCTATGGCCGTGGTCGATCAAGAAGGCGCTCCTTGTAACGATGTCATCGTTGGCTTCGTGTGTCCGAGCGCCGAGGAAGTCTACCGTTTCTACACCGCCGACCGCGAAGAAGGTGAAGAAGTAACGGTGAGCGGTTATGCGGGTATTGTGATTGATGAAATCAATCGTCAGCTGGACCTGCTCAGCGTTCCGGTTGGCACTTCCGCCAAGGTGGGTTTCCAGGTCTTTGAATTCGCTGACCCGAGTGACAAAGACACCAAGGAAGATGTGATTTTCCTGATCATCAAAGATGCTCTGGAGTCAGTCAAAACCTTCATGGGCCTTCAAGCAGGCGCTGAGATTCAGGTACCTGCTGAAGACGTTGATGTCGACATCGAAAACATCGACGGCACACCACAAGCCTAATGCTGCGGCATAGACGGAGAGGACTTCCTCTCCGTCCTTTATGCAGCTAAGACAACATCACAAGGAACCCCCAGTATGCTTTTTATCTACGCCAACCCAGGGCATGCTGGGTGTGAGGCAGTTCTCCGACAGGCTGAATTTCACCACGCTGTTTTGAAAGAGCTCGGGCAGCCTGTGGAGCAAATGCTTGATGGACTGGAGCTACACATCTACACCACGGGACCCGCACCTGAAACGGTGGACCATTTTATCCTACACGCTAAAACCGATAAGTATCCTGATACAAAACAGGCACTGGTACTTGTTGCGTGTAGCCGAGCTAAGGAGACCTGCAAGCTTTTCGCACAGTCGGTCATTCCGTACGACGATGCGGAATTGATGACTAACATGACCTTCTGCGCCGGAGAAGCCGCGCGATACACCAAACTACTGGATCGTTTATCTCCTAATTCGGTAGGTTGTACCGTAATTGCTTTTGAAGGCAAAGAATACGAATTTCTGTTCTTTGTTTTTGACGCTGCGGAGCAACCGCTTCTGTACGAGCTAGTGGAGCGCGATGACCTGGTTCACGTCCAAGGACGACCGATCATCGAGCAATACGACCGCGTGGCCAATCCGCTTACGCGTCTAAGTCGCTGGTTCGTTAACCTATTTTCGTAACCGGGAGGATGACATGGAACCCTGGCATATTCGCTGGTTTTACCGGTGGTTAATCGGTCTTATCTGGTCAGTTGGGGTGTACCTGTGTTTCATTGTCATCCCGCTTCTGTACCTGATTTACCGGTTCTACTATCGCGAGTAATTCCCATGGCATTTCTGCAATCGCTTCGCTGGCTCGTAATCTACAAGATCCGTGACTTATTGCTTGACTGTCCTGACGGTAGTTGGGATGAAGTCAGCTTCAAACGGTTACCCGATGGTCGGATTGAATGTCGGCTACAAAACAGCACTGATGCCGAAGTCATTGACATCAGTGTCATCAAACAAGGTTAAGGGGTGAAGATATCATGAAACAGTACAACGTCTTTATGGACGCTGATGCGCTTGATTCGGCGTGTTCTACAGAATCGGGGTTATTCTCCGGTCACCACGTCAACGCCTTATTCGAAAATGTCTTCGGTGCAGGGGTCGTTAATGAGCTGGGCACCGCTGCCATCTGTATAGGCAATAACCACGGTGTAGGACGGGCAGGGATGTCGTCTCTGGATACCGACGAAGTGTCTGGTCATCTTTACGCCATCCCACGCGAATATGTTACCGCTGCGATGGAGTCCCTTGAGATTGCCGACGTCAATGACTTGTACACGATGTCAGCGACACTGTTCGATTATCCTGAGCACCACGCGGTAACTCTGTATCTAAATGCGATCAACAACGAGCTTGGTCTCGATAAAGAAAACTCGATGACACGCAGTCACTCGTGGACGGACGAGTACTTCATCACGGAATTATCGCTCTCGCCGGTTAGATCAACAGCGATGCATTGACACATGAACAAGAAACATCTGTCAAGACTGCGCAATCTGACAGGCCGCATGCGTTATGTAGCCAATCAGATTGAAAAGGACGATACCTTACCCGTTGAGGAAGCGAAGTTGGCGCAGGAGTTGGTCTCCGGTGCTCGCTACCTCGATTCGCGTGTTAAATCCCTTACCAAGGAATGAATCATGAATACGGTATCCGATTGGTTACCTGTGCACATCGACACCGGTGTGCTTCGGAAGATGACAATGGAAGATTTCCTACATCGTCTTCCTACCGTTTCTGAAGACATTGATGTAATAATGTCGCAGGTCGATACCTCGCAGAGTGATTACTTCCCTAAACTCAATCAACGACTTTCTGTGGTTGAATTAAAAGGTGACACCAGCGATCTCGCGATTGTCGATGCATTGCCTATGTACGATGCCGAAGGTATCGTAGAAAAGCTGTTCATTAAGGTTCGGTACACCGAGCTTTATACTGCTGAGATGGTTGGCCTGCTTGATTTTTCGATACGGTCTTTGCGCAACAAAGACTCGCACGTGTACATCGTGACCGTCGACCATCGAGCACGGAATAGACCGACTGAAGCTGCTACTGTTGCGGTAACCACGCCCTCCACATTCACACCGATTTCATTGAAGGATGGCTCAGATGACTAAGACTTCTCAGAAGAACTACTGGCCGAATACCGCATTGATTGTTGCCCACGGTGACAACGGTGAGATCGGCCTGAATAACGATCTTCCCTGGCCGCGGATCAAGGAAGACATGAAGCACTTCCGTGAAACGACAACCGACCACATCGTGGTCATGGGGCGCAACACCTGGGAATCGTTGAACGAGACCCCGCTCAAGAACCGTGTGAACATCGTCGTATCGACCACCCTGCCTGCCATTGAGCTCAATGGCGTGTATGAAAATAGCCCGCTGCATTTCGTGCATTCTATCCCCGCTGCGCTTGGTAAGGCGTATGCCGAGTATCCAGGGAAGACGATCTTCTTCATCGGTGGTGCGAAGCTGTATAACTCCGTCTGTAACATGGTGGAGAAGCTGATTATCACGCAGGTACCTGGTACTTGGGAAGCTGATACCTACTTCGACAGCAACGATGACAGCGTGATCAAAGGCACGTTCGTGCACACGGATGTCGAGGACAAAGTCCTGGTTGAAAACTACAAAGACGGTAAACCGATCAAAGTCAAGGTCTTTCAGCAGTTCAATAGTGCAGTGAAGAGCCAGCGCTACGGTGATGCTGAGCCGCCTCGTCCCAAACTCACCACCTTGAAGTGGATGCGGTATCGTCCGAAAGCCGAATAACGTGTTAAGGAGGGTCTATGACCGAGCACAAGCCGAACCTCAATGCAATGGCGGTAATCAAACGCGATTTGGATTACCTGAAGGAAGTCCTGCACCGCCATTTCCGCAAGACTCGGTTTTCAAAGGAGACCGACCTGGCTGCGTTCCTGTCAAAGAAGAAACGCGGCTATACAACCTTTGACTCGGTCAGGACTACCGTCGGATTTGCACTGTACGAGGTAGACGGTCCGGGTGTATTGTCGGCCACTGTAGAACGACTGCGTGATGACGGAGTCTGTGACCTTACGGAAGCCGAAAATGCGTTCAAAGAACGCGTGTATAAAGTCACAACCGACTTCGGTTGGTTTAACGTCAACGTGAATTAACTGGGGTCTGGGACATGAATACAGAAATTATCTCTACTGCATCGGCTATCATCGAGGCGTTCAACAATCAGTCGCTGAATACGCTGATGCTGTTAAGGGAAAAGAAGACTGCGATACCGCTGATCCGTTCAAAGGTTAGCGGTGCCGAACTCTTTGATGTGTTCATCGACGCGTTGCCGGAAGAATACCGGCAGGTGTGGCGTTGCAAGGCATGTCGAAGCGTAATGGAACTGATTGGAAACATCTGCACTGCGGTACATACCCCTGAAGCAGAACCAAACATGTTCAAGCTGCATTGTCTCATGTGGCCCAACGCCAAGGCACTCCCACAACCATATTGCGATGCCGTCAGTGCCGTGATTGATGTCATCAATGCGAATGACTTTGAACTGCAACTGGGTATGGTCTTTGCAAAAGCGGTGAATAATCAACGAAAAGTGCTTTATAGCGCTGCCAAGGACACGACTCGTAAGCACTTGGGTCACTGGAGTGGTTACAGTACCGATGTTTACAACTACTATTTCCACATCGGTAACTTTCTATCCAACACCAAAATGTTTGACGACATCGGCCCACTGTTGAATGCGTCGGACGAAGCTCTGGAAGAAATCCTGAGAACTTACAATAGTCTGGGCGTGGACAGTTTCGAAAATATCGCCAAAGCAACGCTGTTGTTAAAAAGCTTCTGCCGGGCAAGACGTACTGGCCTGACACCGCTCGACAAATTCGCCATGGCGTTACATGTAACTCATGGACCCAAGTTCTTCAAGGTTGCTATGCGAGTCCTTAGAGGCCCGTTTTCGTTGGAATACGGGACCTTGCAGGCACTCCGTGCCGACGGGATGATTGTTGGTTCCAAGGGTGCTATTCCCATCGAGAAGAACCATAGCCGGGAACTGTTGGAACTCCTCAAACAACGCGGTAGTCTCGACGACCTCATGTGTGCACCGGACTACACGGTAACTGATGTTCTTGCGGGACTGAAGGAGCACTATTCAACCGCTCAAACAGCCGTATCGCCGTACAACACCGAAGAAGCAGTGAATCTGTTACTAGGTCTGGCTGAACCAGTAGCTGGAAAAGAACAAGGCATCATCACTAAACGGCAATTTCTTGATAACATCAAGAACGGCGAATACCGGGGATACCGGTTGATGGTCGGACCCGAAGTCTACGAAGGTAGTGATGTTATTGCTGGTACGTCGAAGCACCCGGCGATTCATCGTCTCGAAGTGGTACCGACAGACCGTCACCGCGGCATATGCGCTGATGTTGCTTACGTTGGTGTATCTCCATCGGACGACCTCGTACTTATCATCGAGAACGCTGAAACGACCGACTACACCGTTAGGGTGACGACAACCATGGAATTTGCCAACTACTGCGACAAGCTGACACGGTTAATGGTTGGGCTACTGCGCTACCGTGGCGAAATATCGCGCATCAAAACCATTAAAAATGGTTCCAATCCCATCAGCGTCAACATTCAGGACAGCGCTAACAATCGGAGTGGTTTTCTGGTTCAGCCGTGATCGCCTGCTGAAACAACACATAGAGGAATGACTATGCAATCGCTTTTGGATCTGAATCGAATCTTCAAGGCGCACTTTGAGAAGGTGATCGCTACCTTTTCACCCAAAGACGGTGATCATGTCGTCAAGTCCAAGATACCGGGCAAGAAGGTTTATGGTGCATTCCTGGCCAGCCTGCCCGTGGATGTACGTGATCGTTACGACTGGGAACTCTTTCGTAACAACTTTCATGTGTTTGGCAACATGTCGGTCGTTAAAGCCAATCTCGGTGAAGGCGAACTGTTTCACATCACCCCGGTGGCTTGGCCTGACCCGAGTGAACTGGAAGAACCGTTCGCCAGCGCGGTGATCGCTGCTCGCAAACTGACACTACCCGACCACAGTCTCAGTAAACACTCGAATTACGAAGTGCCGAGCAGTTTCGGGTTCTTTGTTGACCCCGATCAATTCAAACTGTCGCTGGGTCACGTGAAGCTGATCGGACTGGCCAATGTAATGCTAGGCGAGTGCGTTGGCGTCTATGACACTACGCCGGCGATGACGCTTAACAGACTTTCCTGCGACGAGATGCAGCTGGTAATCGACACCTATGTTCGCCTCTACCCAGATTTTGACGAACGCCAGGTAGCCATGTTTCGCAAGGCACTCAATGAAAAGCGTCTCGGGAAAGGTCCGGGTCGGTATCTGCGCTGGTACTGTCTCGCCGTGGAAGGGAGTACCTTCTTCAAGGCACTGTGTCGTGCTAACCCGAAAAAGGAACCGATCAAACGAACGTTCTTTGAATTGGATGAACGGGCACATATGCCCGACGTTGACCCGGCCGTGCGAACGGCCGTCTACGAGGAGTACCGTAAAGAGCTGCATGCGCTGATCATGAAACACGGCGGTGCTAGATCGCTGATGATGCGCATGGGTGATGCGAATGACATCGCCTTTGGTGCGATGCACGATGTCCATCACTTTACCGCGAAGCCTAATCCCGATATCCTGTTAAAGGAACTGGTGTTAGGAGCAAGCGGGAACGATGACAGCGAAAGTACTGAAACAATCACTTTCGCTGAATTCAGCGAAAACGCTGTCCGCGGTCGTTACGGCAGCTCCTCACTGATGGTTACCATGGTGCACGATGGGTCGCACGTGCGTGCCGATCGGCAAGCCATTGTCGTACCGTTGTTCCCTGAGAATAACGGGAAAATCCTGGAAGGGTACAGATGGCCGCACAGAAACGTATACCGAGGACAGTTTGAGCTTAGATCCATTGCAAAAATAAGTGAACCGTATTACACACTCGTGTGTCGCTGTCCACTTATCGCCTCAGAAGACATCACATTTGATGTCAAGGAAGACTTTGCTCCGTATCGCAGAGAAATCGATGACCTAGTCAGTAAACTGGCCATTTGTCATCACGACTTCCATACGGTGTTTACGTTGACCACGAAGTGTCGCTTTGATGTCGTGGCCAACAACATCGAAACCGGTGAAACATCAAAGTTCACTGTGATCGTGTAACCAAAGCGCCATAGAGGGAGGGGTTAGACCCCTCCCTCTTTTTTTGCCTCGTTAACAGTATGAACCCGCCCTCACCCCTCATTTTCAAAAGGAATGTAACATGGTCGATACAGTCAAAAATACCACTGTACCGGGAGACGGTAAGTGGTATAATGCCTTTACCTTGCTGAGCGCTGCGAAAGGATCTACTGTGAATCCCGGTGCAGCCATCTCCTTCTCCATGCTCTCTGAAGGCGAGCTTTACTACTGCATCGCGCCAGTTGAACCGATTAACGATGATGCTTACGACCTGATCCGTGGTTACGGTGGCGTCGAATTCGATGCCGGTGAAAGCAACATCTGGTTCAAGGCACCGTTCGGTGAGATCAAGATCAACCTCAGAGAGGTCTAAGGAGGCCGTATGGCACGCAAGTTTGCACACGGCGAACGACCTACGATTAGCGGACCTCAGGTGAAGCCTGCGGTAGCCAGTGGGATCAATAAAGCGTTCTCTATTGTTCCGCCGACTGATGGGACAATCCTGTCAGTGCAGTGGAAAAGTGACGGTGTCAATATTTCTGGTGCAACTTCGGCCCGTTCTCCAGATCTCGGTGAAGCCTACTTCAACAAAGAAATCAGCGTCGAGTACAGTGTACGGTATATTCGCTCGATGGGTACCATCCCTGCGGTGAACCGCGTACCTGTCGCGTCTGGCAGTTATACGCCAGCTAATACAGTCGTCAATACTGTCTTGAATCTCTCTGCAGCTGAACTGACGTCGGTCATCACCGATGCTGACGGGGACACGCTGACCGTGTCTGATGTCGTGGTTCTGTCTGGTAACGCGGTGATCACGGGTACTGGTCCCTGGGGGATTAGTGCACCATCTGCTGGGTCATCTGTTATTCAGTATCGCGTCTCCGATGGCCACGGCGGCAACATTCTGGCTACGATGACGTTCAATGCAATCGACATCGTCTATAATAACCTGGCACTTCCGTCTCAGTTCTCCTGGTTCCCGTACCAGATCAAAGCCGATAACACCACGACCTATCACCCTGACTTGTTCCGTCCCAATGGGAAGACGTATTACATCGCACCTAACGGTGTTGACACCAACAACGGTCTGACTCCTGCCTCACCTAAGAAAACCGTTGCAGCGGCCGCTGGTATGGCGGATTGTGTTATCGTGATGGCCGCTGCCGGGGATTACGAAAACGGGTTCTGGGGAGACGTTTCTTTCCAGAACAACTTCCGCGGACTCATTTGCGACGACGGCCAAGCCAGGTTCTTTGCAGGTCTCTTGAATTCATCTACGAACTTCGTACCTGAAGGTACCTACCCGAACGTGTATGTTTGGGCGGGGTCAAATACCATCTTCGATGTTCGCGATGAAGCATGGCCCACCAGGTTCGGTACCTGGGGTTGGGTGACCAAGCAAACGTCGCTTGCTGATGTTGCTGCAAACCCCAACAGCTATTACAGCAATGGCGTGAATCTGTACGTTCACCTTAAGAATGGTCGAGTACCTGATGCTCGATTGAAAGTGTTCCGTCAGCGTCGTTGTTACATCGGTAAGTCGAACATTGACCTGTACTGGAAGAACATCAGCTGGTATGGTGGTTCGGTTATGCCGAACGTCAACGGTGTGGGCATCCGCAACCATCTGTACCGTTGTGAGTTCGGTTATCAGCACGGGCAGGATGACTCTGGATTTCTGGCTAACCCCGGTTCCAACACCGGGTTTGTGTCATACCTGACGGAATGCGAATCCTTCGGTCATCGACTGGATGCTTTCAGTCTTCAGTCCAGTGCGAATGCAGTATACGTCAACTCCTACGGGTTTGATTGCCCGATGTCTGGGAGTAATAACGCTAACACCATGCACGGTAGTGGTAATGCTATTTTGATCGGCGGTGACTACTACAGCGTTGCAGGCGATGTGGTGATCTCTGTCAGCTCTGGCGGTGTGCTCTGTGTAGGGGTGGTATCGCGCGACAGCCCTGGCGTATCGGCCAGTGATTTCAGTGCGACCCTGGGTCCACTGTGGGCGGTGAATTGTACCAACGAAGGAAGTATCTCCGATTACACCTTCGAAGGTAATGGTGCTAAGTACGTGCAGAACAACAACTTCACGCTGCCAAGCATTAACGCCGTATTGACTCCGGTTACCTTGTACAGCGGTATCGGTAAGCAGGCCAAAGCACCCAGAGTACCGACTGTCATCGGCCCTGTTGCACTGACAGACCTGGTCGTAGGTGAGCCGTTTGTCGTAACCCAAGAAATGTTGCTTGCCGGTGCTGTGGAAGAAGATGGTCGAACACTGTTCGCCATTGACGTGTCGGCTACAAATGCAACGGTGGTCGGCGATGGTTTTGGTCCTTGGACGGTGACACCGACTGCTGGTGGGACGGTGACTTTGTCGTATACCATCTCCACGCGTCGTGGTCGCAGTATCACCCAGACTGCCAGCGGTGTGGCAGGTACTGTCGATGTGCCGGTATATGCTGCGGCATTCTCTGGTTCAACCACCAATCGTGTCATCATGCCGTCGTGGGTGTCGACGGGTGACTTTGACCTAACGTTCCCGGTAACGCTTGGGACCACGACGATAGACCGTCAGCTGATTGCCAACACAGGGCCATTTGAACCCAACTCAGTGCGTATTTACTACGACGTACCAGATGGCTGGGAGTTCTTAATCGGGATCAACGGTAGCAACACTCTGCATCGGTTCATCTTCGGTGGTCAGGGGGTTATCACTCCAGACACCCTGGCGGAACTGACCTTCACACGCCGTGGTGGTACCATGAGTTGCTACATCAACGGACAGTTGATTGGCAGTTCGACGATTGCCGCGGTGTCTGGGTTGAGGTTGCATTTTAATGGCTCGATTGGTGGTGTGTCTGGCGGTGCGACAAACTACATCGGCGAAATCGGTGGGGTAACGTTTACCGACCTGGCCAATGCTGCGAACAGCTTTGAATACATCGCTGACGATACAGGAACCTTCGTACAGGTAGGTGAACGAACGATCACTCAACCGTTCACGCTCTCTGGAACAGTTCTGGTCGGGCTGGATTCACTGACTGCTGGTGTAGCTAACTTGCGGTCTTGGCCGCACTACCTGGCTGAAAGTGCGAGGGCTGATAACCGCCTCGGCGGGCGTTTCCTTTGTGCGGACACTATCGGTCGTGAGAACCAGAACATCTTCACGTCAAACTCCGGGCTCGGCACGGGGATCAAGACGGTGGACTCCATTGCGGCCGGTAACGCCAGTCGAGATTGGTCACCCCATGCGCGCGGTATCGCTACAGTACCTGCGTCGTTGGCTGGAACCGAATGGTTCCAGATCAATAGCTACACGACCTACTATCATGCAAGGGTGTTTTATCTCGCAGGGCCTTCACAAGGCACCTTCCGGATACAGCAACCAGGCTCACCGTTGGTCGTGAACTGCTACGCAGCTACACTTGGGTTGGCGTACGTGGATGTAGATGTACCAGGCGGGTTCACCATCCTACGGTTCGATCAGTTCACCGGCGATGTTGCGGTTTACGGCGCAATGTGTCGCACTGAGAACTACGGGCAGCCCAATGCCTTCCAGTTGGCCAACTTTGCACGGGCTAGCCAGAAGATCACTGGGTTCGATGACTCGAAGTGGTCCGAATGGTGCGACGCCATCGGCGCCGAACGCGTCATCCTGAACGGCGGTATGAACGATAAGTCTGACCCGTATGCAACGGTCCTGGCTGCGCTTGATGCGTTGACTGGGGTCTTTGTATCGAAGGTCGGTGCCGCTAACGTTCTGCTGCTTCGTCCGAACAACGACGGCGGTACCCAGGGTACCACAGGTACTGGCGGTGTTAACGCATTGTGCGGTATCTGGGAGACCACTGCGCTTAAGTACAATTGCCGGTTCATGTCGACTGTTGCTGCTGTGGGTGATTATTCCGTGTACAGCAACAATTCCTGGTTGATTGATTCTACTCACCCCAATGAAGCAGGGTCAGTTAATCTCGGGGCGCTTATTTACGCAGGCGATCTGCGTAATGCGGCCTCAGGTAAAGGGGTTGGCATTACGGTGACGGAACGTCACAGCTAAGCTAGGCGTAGACTGAGAGGAGGGGTAAGCGCCCCTCCTCTCCTTTCTTATTCGAAATTTTATGATCTTCAAGTATTCTAAAGTAACGGGTTATTGACCTGGAGTACCGTCATGCCATTGTACAATTTTCGTTTTACTCGTTTGCGTGGGCTGACCGAGCCTGTAGAGCCAGTTGATCCCGGTACAGGTAGCGGTACCGGCGGAAACACCGGTGGAGGCGGTGACGGTGGATCAGGTGCTGGTACTACGCCAGGTATGACTGCCGGTGAGCACGAGGCTAAAGGAGCGCTGGCACACGACTTGGCAACCACCGAACGCCACGGCTTTATGTCGAGCGCCACTGTTGCTCTAATCGGCAATATCTCGATTGCAGTTAACGGTCTGACACAAACGGTCAATGACCACAGTACAACGCTCAACGAACTGTCTACTCGTCTTGACGATGCCGAGGATGCGCTTAGTGACTTAGCTTCGTTAGCATCGACGGTAGGTGGTCTCGGTAGCGCTTCCAGTAACCACACTGGACGAATCGAGGTACTTGAGAGCCAGCAAACTACGCAAGGACTGACGAACACCTCGGTTGCGGGCACGCTATCTGCGTACAACGTACGCTTCGAGGGTATCGAAAATACGCTGGGCAGTATGAGCACATGGGCAGGCGGCGTCAATAGCTCGTTGAGCGATTTATCGACAACGGTCGGGAACTTAACCACTGCGGCAGGTAACCAGATAGACGCCCACAATGCGCTGGTCGGTCGGGTAAGCGCTGTTGAAACTGGCCAAGGTAATCTTCAGGGACAGGTCAGTGGGCTCAACGATACCTTGTCAGGTCAGCAAGGGCAGCTGTCCGCTCACAGCACAACTATCGGTGAACACGAAAGCCGGCTGGATACACTAGAGGCAGCCGGCTCTGGAGAACCGTTTGATCCAGATAGCAAGGTTGATGTAGTTGCCGGTAAAGGTCTTTCTACGAACGACTACACCAATGAAGAAAAGACCAAACTAGCAGGATTGGCACAGGCAGATTGGAATGCTGCCGCAGGTCAGCCTGGACACATCCTGAACAAACCCGCCGGCCTTGGTGGGCAAACCATCGGCGACCTGCGGTACTCGTGGATGGATTTCGACGCATCGGCAGCTCCGTGGACTGGTGCGGCCATTAGTTCCGGGACGGTCACCAATACCTTCTCGGCAGCAATGGTGACGGCCGACCCCGATTTCTACGGGGTAGTGTTGTTACGATGCACGGCAACTGCAAACACTGGTTACAGGATCACCAACAGCGCTACGCAGCTGCATTTGATGCCGGGTACACACTACACATCGCGGTTTATGATTCCCATCGCAGGGATGACCACGGCGTGGATGATTAATGGATTGCATGATGCATCAGCCAAAGCCGATCCAGTCGACGGCGTTTACATCAAGTTAGATGGATTGAACTGTAACTTCGTGGCATCCAGTAACTCCGTAAGGACTATAGGTGCTGCATTTTCAATCGTACAGTTGAAGTGGTACGTCCTGCACATTGATGTGATTTCGTCATCTGAAGTACGGTTTTCCGTGTACAATGATACCGATAACACATTGGTGTTCGCTGAAACTTTGACCAGCAACATTCCAGCCGCTAACGCAACACGGGCCCTTGGAGCCGGTGTCGTGGTCGTCGGGTCACACCTGGCAGTCGCTGACGTCATGGCGCTGGATTGGATTGGTGTCGGTCCCGTAAGGCATACTGCCTTTGGTGCGATTATTTAACAGAGGTAGTTATGCCATTGACGCTGAAGAACGCAAAGCTCAAGGCCAACACCTGGTACGAACTTCATCAAGTCATTTCTGAAATCAAAGGGTCTACGGTGGCGTTGGATAAAGCGATTTCGTTTGTCCAATTATCCGAAGGAGAGATTCATTGCTGCATTTCAGTAAGCCAGCCTGATGATGAAGATTACGGGTATGAGCTGGTACGTGATTATGGCGGCATGGCTTGTGGGGCAAACGAACCCGGAGGTTTCTGGGTTAGACCTTACCTGGTAGACGCTTTAATCAACATCAAAGAAGTGTGATCACGGAATAGGTGGGAGGGTCGAAAGACCCTCCCATTATGTCGCAAAATCAGTTTTAAATCTTTGCTTGTTCCATGTTATAGTCGAGGTATTTTTAGGTAGAGGAATCTTTATGTTTTCTGGGTTGAAACGGTTGATTGGCAACCCCACGGTTGTAGAAGAAAAAGGGATCATCCGCATCGAAGGGATTCCAGCCGATGACATCTCATCCGATTTGATGCGTATCTGGTCAACCAGCCGTATTGGGAACAACATGTTCCTGAGCCTGGGTAAGAACTCCTTTACCTTCTTATCCTTCTTTGCCATTGAAGTGCGTTACGCATTGCAGACGATCATGGAAAATCCTGGTCGTTACACCAAGGTCCGTGCCATCCGCCACATCATCGAACTGATGGATGAGCACACCTGGCTGAGTAAGATCCAGGACGTGGAACACGACACCTTGGATTTTTCTCAAGTCAAGCGCATGAAGGCTAACTTGAAGCCGGCTCAGGAAGAATACTTCCGTATCTTTAGTCGTGTTCGACCGAAGATGGGTCTGCTGGGCTACATGCTCGCATCTGCCGCTGGTACTGGTAAAACCATTTCATCTCTGGCAGTGGCACTGGGAGCCAAGAAAGACCACACCATTGTAATTTGCCCTAAAGTGGCAGTACATGATGTTTGGTCCAAGACCTTTGAAGTGTGGTTCCACGAGGTTCCGCGATACTGGACCTCCATCAAGCCCGGTAAACCCACCAAGGAACATGAGTTCTTAGTGTTCCATTACGAATCGTTGGCGTCTGCTTTGCAGTTTGTACGTGAGCATCAGGACCGGTCTTTTAGCATCATCCTCGATGAATGCCACAACATGAATACGTCGGAATCCTTGCGCACCCAGCAGTTTATTGACTTGTGTAAGCTGTCAAAGTCTGACGGTATTACCTGGATGTCAGGGACGCCGATCAAAGCCATTGGCTCTGAAGCCATTCCATTCCTGCGCACCATCGATCCGCTGTTTAACGACCAAGCCGCACAGGCCATGATGAAAGTCTTTGGCAAGTCGGCCAGCCGTGCTAACGACATCCTGGCCAACCGGATTGGGTTGACTAGCTTTAAAGTGGAGAAGGCCGAGGTCGTGACCCTGACGGTCGACACCATTGACCACAAGTTCAGTTTCCCCGGTGCTGACCGGTTTACCTTGGATGCGATTCGGATAGAAATCTCGGCCTTTGTGGTGGAACGTACTGAGTACTACAAAAAACACTTCAAGGAATTCGAAGATCTGTACTTCACGTGCCTGAAGATTCATGAAGGTACGTTACACGGATCACAGTTGCAGGACTATCAACGCTACAACGAATACGTCAGGACTATCCGTAAAGGTTTTGATCCGGTACTGCACAAGGAGATTGCGCGGTACTGTACGAAGTACGAGAAGGAGAAGGTATTGCCGAGTCTGCCTGACAGGCTCCGTAAGCCCTTTATGGACGCGCGCAGCGTCGTGAAGTACGTAGACCTGAAGATCCGCGGCGAAGCGCTAGGACGCATACTGGGGCGCCGTAGAATCGATTGCTTTGCAGCCATGGTGGAGCATTCGGGGATTGAAACGTTCGTAGACCGGTCTGAAAAGAAAACCGTGATTTTTACGAGCTACGTGGATGTGGTGGATAACCTCAAGAAGTACTTTGAAGATCGTGGGTATAAACCGATCGTCGTCTACGGTGACACGGTGAAGAATCTCCCTGCGATCGTCAAACAGTTCGATCAGGACTTTGAAACCAATCCGTTGATTGCGACGTACGATTCCCTGAGTACCGCAGTGCCGTTGGTGATGGCCAATACCTGTATCTTGTTTAACCAACCGTTCCGCCAGTACGTGGTGGAGCAGGCTACCGCTCGTGTAGCTCGGTTGGATCAGGATTCACCAGTACATATCGTCAACGTCCTGTTAGATACCAAGGGTCAACCGAACATTTCCACACGGTCGATGGATCTGGTGGAATGGAGTCGTCAGCAGGTAGACGTCATCATGGGTAACAGTTCTGCATTGGATGATGTGGTATTGGAATCCATGGGGATTAGCCCGCATAACGAACTACCGTCCACGGTTACCGTGTTAACGGGTACTGATAAGCCAGCGTCGGTATTCTGGTAAGTGCATAAAGCGAGGAGGGGTAACCCCTCCTCTTATGCCGTTAAGTTATACGCATTTCAAACATCTATAATCCCGCTACCGTTCGAAGGTGTGCTATGAGCTTTTATATCCCCGCTAATTTCACCAGAGAAGAACGCGCCAAAGCGTGTATTGCTCAATTGGAAGCCCTTGGCACCGACCCCGCGGTTCTGGCAAACATCCGTAGCTTCCTGTGGACCATGGTGGATAACTGCGATTACGTTGACTACGAAGAATGTCACGCTGAAGCTGTAGCGGTAAAGGACTACGTGCTTTCATTCATATCACAGAAGTTACCGCAAGGTGTAGATGTTGAAGCGCTGCTGGGTAAAACGATGGATGTACCGCCTCTGAGCACGTGGTTCACCGATCGGTTCATTGACCTGGTCAAGGTCATCGAATCCAACGGGCTGTCCATTTACTTGGATCAAGAAAAGAACCTCGAGCAGTACAAGCAAGATCTGAAGTCGGCTTATGTACGGATGGGTAAGATCTTGGAACAGGCTGGTGTAGAAGTCGATCCGGGTAATGCACTGCCTTGGGTACCGAAGGTAAAAGAATAATAAACCTACATCACTCGGTTGAATCCCTACCTAGGAACTACGACCATGGTGTCCAAGAATTTCAAAAAACCGTTCAAATCTGCTTGGTTTTTTCGGGGTGTGCGTTACGGGTATCCAGTATGCTGCATTAAGAACTTTCATGTCTCACCGCGACATGCCTTCCGTGCACCGCAGGTGTCTGTTGAATCACTTGGCTTTTGTGCATGTCAACACCATACAAGTGTTCGGCCAGATCGCGTGTTGGAAGAAGTATATCAGGTACGTTCTAAGGCGGTGCGCCACACGACGACCGATATCTACACTCACTGGGCAACGGAGCAGCGGCGTGAACGTCGTTTTGCTTACCGACTGGCAAAGCTCAAGGCGAAGGAAGAAAAGCGTTCTAATCGACGCTTTAAAACCGACACTGACTTTGCTACTTGGTACTACAACTATCTGCGCGAGGAGCGCCGCCATGACCACGAAACTCGAGCAGTGGCGTAACCTTTGCGCCGGACTTGAACGGCGACAGAAGTTAGCGCCATTGCCGTTCATATCGCTCAAAGAAGACATTGCCTTCGGCGGTACGAACATCCACCTCAAAACCGTCTACGGTCCAGTGGCGTGTTACTTCAACCCGGTAGCTGAAGAATACCGAGTACAGGCCCCGGAAATCAAGTGTTCGGAACGTTATACCCCACAGACCTTTAAGGACATCTCAGCACTGAAACTGTTGCTGGAATCCGAAACGGAATACTGGGCGCGGCGGCACCGTAGCGGTAAGCCAATTAACTGGGACGTCCTTGAAACTGCGATTTCAAAGATACGGGAACTACTCCCGATCATCATTGACGACCCCCACGTATCGGCTGAACACGTCGGTGTGCTGGCACAGATGACTATACTGTTCAATGACAAGACCTCGTCATCACCTGTGAAGATCTTCACCTTCCATTTGATGCAGGACGTCTTTGATGCTGTGGTTACCAGCATCCACGAGAGTGCTACCAAGCGCTACTCGTCGCTAGAAAGCAATTGGGCGATTATCCAGAAGATGCTGTCAGGTAACTAATAATGCTTCGAATCGAAAACAAATGGATTTCAGACCTATATGGTTAAAATGAGTAGGGACGCCTGCTCGTAATCGGACCATGGTTAAAAGGACTAAGCTTAATGGATAACATCCAGAAATCTGTGTCGATACCCGACCCCAAGAAGGGCAGCTCCTGTATTCGTTCGTATTCCGTCTTGCGACGGAAAAGACTGAAGTACATGGAGCTCCGTTATCACAAAAAGCTCCAGGTCTACTTCACAGTAGAAGGCTTCTTCGACGATAAGTCGGGGAAAGTCGCTTGGAGCTTCAGTGACGGCCTGCCGTTCACGTTGCAGGAGCGTGCCGTAGCTGCGATCGAGTTCGTCGTTCGAGGCTGGGAGCAGGACGGCTGGGAGGTCGTCAAGCAGTGGATTAAGCGTTAACCAACCCACGGGAGAGTAGCCTTTCGGCTACTCTCCTACTTCCACCCGACGGGGTTTTGTTTTTGGTTTTATCAACTAGGAGTTCGCTATGTCTGGCTGTCTGTCTCAGTTCCTTCACCCTCGCGTTCAGTTCATCATTCTTGATGAGCGTTTGCGTGAACTCGAACCCACTAAGCCTGCCACTGCAGGTAGTGCCGGTTTTGATCTTCGCGCTTGCATCGACGAGCCAGTAATTATCGCTCCTGGTCAGCGTGTTCTGATCAGTACTGGCCTACGCATCCACCTGGACCAGGCTCGTTACGCTGGGATGATTCTGCCGCGCTCTGGCCTCGGCCACAAGAACGGCATCGTCCTGGGTAACCTGGTCGGCCTCATCGACTCCGATTATCAGGGTGACCTGAAAATGTCAGCCTGGAACTCCAGTTCGGTTCCGTTCGAAGTCAAACCGATGGACCGCCTGGCACAGTACATCGTTGTGCCGGTCATCCATCCGATCTACGAAGAAGTCACTGAATTCGTCGAAAGTGAACGTGGTGAAGCCGGTTTCGGCAGCAGCGGTGTCGGCAGCTAACCATTACCATGGGAGTCCGCTATAGGACTCCCTTTTATTCTCTTTAGTTAAGGAAACGAAAATGAGTATCTTATCGGCAATGTACAAGGTGGTACCGGCTTGGTTAAAAGTCGTTGCCGATGTGATCGTCAAAAAGGTCACCGGTAACCACCACAAGGCACGCTTCTTTGCAGTGCCTGGAATCAAGGAATACACCATTGGTTACCTGACAGACCGCGGTTATCGCGTCCAGGTGACTGCTAAACCTATCGTGGATGATCGTATCTCCAAGAAGTACAAGGGGGTCGATTTGATCCAGATGCTTCAGCGTGGCCCGATTCCATATGAGAGCTACCGTGAGATCATGGAAGCTCTTGCTGCTTCACCTTACGTCTTTGGGATGGCTCCTCAGTACATCATGCCAAACCATAATGGGTCCATGCCGCATAATGGCGAAGTGACTCTGTACCTGACAGATACGGACGAAAAAGCCAGCTACATGATTGTGGTGGGCGATAATCGTCTGGCGAATGAAGCGCTCCGTAAACGAGCTTTGGAAGGACGCGATCACGTCCACGGGCTGTACGATTACCCTCAGTGAGGACAACCCCATGCGTCTTTCAGATAAACACATCATCGAACATCTCGATAGCGGCAAGATTGTTATCGACCCTCAACCGAAGTCCGATGCCATTAGTGGTTGCACGGTAGATCTGCGGTTGGGGAACTTCTTCCGGGTGTTCCGTGACCACACAGCACCTTATATCGACTGTTCCTGCGACAGCCGTGAAATTGCCTCGACCATTTCCCATGTGATGTCAGATGAAATCTTCATCACTGGGTCTGAGTACTTCTACCTACATCCTGGTCAACTGGCTCTGGGTGTCACTGATGAATCGGTAACGATCCCTGATGACCTGGTTGGTTGGTTGGACGGTCGTTCCTCTCTGGCACGCTTGGGCCTCATGGTACACGTCACGGCCCACCGGATCGATCCGGGTTGGAGTGGTCGTATCGTCCTTGAATTTGTCAATGCCGGTAAGCTACCGCTGGCATTGCAACCTGGCATGAAAATCGGGGCATTGTCCTTTGAGATGATGTCGTCACCTGCTGATAAACCCTATAGTGCACGTGCTGACGCGAAGTATCGCGGTCAGAACAGCGCTATCGCTTCTCGTCTCAACAAGGAATAAAGGAACAGTTATGTCGTATGTGGTGATGGTCGAAACCAATACCGGTTTGGGTGCAGGTAAGAACTTTGGTCCCCGTTTCGCTGCACAGACGCCTAATACGGCACTGTCTGTGAAACTGTCGATGGTGGACAAAGGTGGTAAGGTGCTCGATGAGCAAAGCATCGGCCGTTTCGTCATCTGCTGGAACGACGAAATCAAGGACCCGCAAGCCGTCTTTACCGAGAAGCTGTTCCTATTGCTGGATATGCAGACCTCGGTGCAGGCGGCTCTGCAACGACTGTGCACCAAGACCTGTGGTCAGTCAGCCAGTCTCGCTATGAACGAGTTGAAGCAGGAACTCGCCATCATGCTGCGGGATTGCAATACGTTCCGCAAGGACGTGTTCACGTATACCGCCAAAGACGACGGTTACGACCGTGAACGCTTCATCGAGACGTACAAAGATCGCCTGTTGGCTTCTCGCGATTGGCTGCACGTGGACGGTAAACGCGACATCACCTTCAAGCTCACGGCCGAAGTCAGGGCCACTGAGATTGAAAAGAAAGAACCGCCAGAGGTCAACATCAAGACCTGGCGACTGTAACAACCTATTTGGGCGACCTGTTTGGGTCGCCCGCTTATGCGGCTAAGAGGCCCTCTATGCTGTACGAGAAGTACAAAAGACTGATCGCGCTGGAGGACGACCATGCAGCCGATCAAACAGAACGCCTCGCATTGACCATCGAGGTCTGCGAGGCAGTGGCCAAACTCGTCAACCAACGGTTACGTGGGTTGGCTGGAGATGGTGTCTTCCACCTACGTGTTGAGTTCGCCGAGCGGCAGGGGCGAACATGCTTGGAAATATACAAGCCGGTGTTTAACACCATCTACAACCGCCAGTGGTTTAATCCGCGGCGGATGAGTGTTAAGCAGGGAATTTTCCTGCAACTGGAGCCGGAAGGCACCTGGCAAGCGGCCTATACGTCACACAACGCATTGTTTGGCGTAGGTAACGCACCAGAACACCACTCCCGATTCCAGCGAGTGGCTTACACTATTTTGCCTTAGGAGGCGACATGAGAGAGTTAGTGTTTGTTGTCGACCTCGGTGTGAGGCATGGTACCGAAGGTCCGTTCACCTTTGCCGCCGAACGGATTAAGATTCCGATCCAAGGGCAAACAATGCCAACACTAACCAAACAGGTGATTGAACTACTGACCAAAACAGTGGTCGACAGTCCCAATCTGGCCGATAATGCGCAAACGAAAACGTTGCGCGAGATTGGTAACCAAGAGTCTGCTTTGCGTAGTGCGCTGGCAGAATGGCGACACGGAAAACCTGTGGGTGAAATCCACAGTTGGTACGGAACACATTGTTTCCTGACCATCGAAGCCGATTACCTCGAACGTTAATAAACCGTTGTTAAAAGAAGGAAGAAGACCATGGCTACATTTCGTTTGTCTGTAACGCTTAAGGCTCCTGAGATCGTACTGCTGCTCAGCGAGGACGGTGCGATGGAACATCAAGAACTCCAAGTGCAATTGCCGACCTACGGCGATCTGGCAGTTGCTCTGGAAGACCTCACTGTCAAGTCGGTGTCCGGTTCGGCCTACAGTGAGCGCTGCAAGAAGATCGCTGACGCCCTGATCGACAAGGCTTTCCAGGTAGTGGATGACCTTGATATCGAACAAGACCGGCGCTACTCGTTTGACTCGAGCGTCATCAAGGTGGTATTTGAACAGGTACCGTCCGAGTACGACTTCTTCGAGTATACCGACGAGGAACTGCTCGAAGCAGCGGAAGACGAAACCGAAGGCGAGTAACTACCACCCTGGGTAGGAGAGACTTCTCTCCTACCTACTTTTACCATCTTTCCTTTCTTTTTGTCCGTTCGTTTTAACCTATGAGCAGACAACTCAATGACTGCTGGAATAAGGAAAGCGAGTGATGTACGAACAGTACCTCAAGCGGCGGATGGATTCTCCGAGTAACGGCATCATCACGGATGAAGCCACCTTTAAGAACCTGGCCGATATCACACGCACCACGGTTGTTTACGAAATTTACGATCCCGTTCGTGAAGTGGTCGTAACGTTCGGTAAGGGTGATAGACTCGCACTGACTGATGTCGGGCGGGCAGCTGGAATTGCCAACGCAGTGAGTTATGGCTGGGAACTCCTCGACCTCGGTGCCGATACCGTGGTTGTGAAAATACTCGGCTATAACTTCTTGTGTGATTCATTGGCAGTGGTGGATCAGCAACGCGTCACCCAGGTGTTGGAATATTTATCAGGTCGAGTCAGTGCTACACCCAAGCAAGATTGGAAGAAGATTTCCCTTTGGTGCCACCAGAGCGAATTCCTCACCATGCCAGTCTGGTACGATCCGCCAATGAAAAGTTCCCATCGTGGGCCCTATTTGGCTAACCTCAGTGGCTACTTGACCCGTATCTTTGACGTTCCCATTCAGTTGGATTATCGGTCTGGTGGTGCTGAGATGACTGTAACGAATCCCGAGTACAGTAATCGGGAACGCCAGTTCGCGTCGGTCAACGCATTTCAACATTTACTGATGTCGGAAAATGTCATTAAAAGTGTTGCCAATGCTTTACGGGTGTACAGCCTCAAGACCTTGGTGGAAATGCGGACATCCACAGTGGAAGAAGTCGGAGACCCGTCAGTGGTCTTTGAGATTCGACTGGCTGGTTGGACGTACCAGTTACCGGTTTGGTGTCGCGGTGTTGATGAACAGTCAATTCGTGCTATCCAAAGCGTATTGGAACAAGCATTCAAGACTTTAGCCAACACGGTCGAAGTTGCAATCACAACACCATAAACGAAAACAGAGGGACTGCCACCCTCTGTTTTTTTTTGCCGCAAATCTTCTAATGTTGTGTATGACTAACCGTTTTGTGTTATAGGTGATACCATGACAGGTGCAATTACCTCACTCTTAGCGACGCTGTCGCAGGAATCCGATAGTGCCGGTACGGTACATGAAATCGAATACATCCACTTCTACGAACTCGAAGACATTGCGGCAGTCAAAGGTGCTGCCAAATTCATCGAGCAAGAACAGTGGCATCTTCGTAAACCGGCCGGAACTGTGCGTGTGCGCAAAGCCACGGAAAGCGGCCTTAGAGACAATACACCAGTTGAAGGTGTACCGTCGTACTGGCTGACCAGCAAACTCAATCTCAAGGGCGTTGTAGGACGTCCTGAAGTGACTGTGGAGGTCAACGAAGATCTCTTTGATCACTTCCGTCGAATTGCCGATAATGGCTGGCAGAAACTCCGCTGCATCTTCCCTATTCCAGGCACCGAGGGGACTTTTAAGGAACCCGATGCGAAGTTCAACGGAGCGTTGTGTTGGGAGATCGATCTCTTCAAGGATAAGAACGGTCAGTTCTGTCCATGGGTAAAGGCCGATTTGGAAGTCCCTGCACTGCTGGATACGTTACCGGCTTTCCCGCTTCAGGTGAAACGGGCGATCACTGAGCCGTACGGGAAACGTACTGCTGAGGATCAAGCACTCATTGACGAGTTATTCAACGAGAAGATTAACCTTACGTGGGATGACATCAATGAAAACACTACAGCAGTGGCTCCGCCGGCAGATTGATCGGCAATACCGTTCGTTACTCAACGACTGTAAAGCAGATGACCTGGAAACACCGTATAGCGCTTGCATGTGCGTTGGGGTTTCATTGGCCAAAGTGGTGTTAACTGAGAACGCGTAATGCGGCATACGGGAGGGCCAAAAGGCCCTCCCGCTTATGTCCCTATTCTAAATCCAACGAAGCAAGTGTGCCATCCAGTCCCGTCATCAAGTCAGAAAACTGTTTGGGTGTAAACACCATGGTTCCAGCGTCTACTGCCGAGTTGATTTCTTCCTTTAACGCACAAAGGTCGCGGGAGATTGATAACCGTTCGCCCATCGGCAAGGTACTTGCACGATAATCATCCGGAAAATCGACAATCCCTACTGAGAGCGAAAAGAACGGGACCATGTAACACTCGAGCGATAAAACCCAACGGACGAAAGCAGTCAGGTTATGCGCATTAAGCTTCGAACACGTAAAATGGAGTTCGTGCCAAATCTTTTCACTTCTGCACAATTCAACATTGCTGAGGATCTGTTCAGTGCGTACTCCTTTGCGGATCTGTTCGTTGACATCGGCAGTCCCATCTATCGAAAAGATAAATGAGAAACGAGTAGCGTTCGGCAGTACGAGCTCTTTAAACACCGGGTGTTTAGCCAGATCGCGGTTACCGTTCGTCAAGAACGTGATGGATGACCGTTTCATTAAAGCAAGCTGTACCAACGGGTACAGTTCACGGCTAACAAAAGGTTCGCCACCGTAGATCACCACCTGTTCTGGGTTGTACCGGCCGATGATGTGCCTGGCTGAGTCTTCTGTAACCACATCGATATCGATGATGCGGTCAGGATAAACCTTCGCATGCGTATCCGAAAAAGTCGAATCACACATATCGCAAGCCAGATCACACTTTGTGCCTGTAAAAACCAGCACTTGTTTCGGCGGTGCGTATACTTCGCCCGTCTTGGGGTTATAGTCCTTGAGATCGAATGGTAAACTGTATCCCGGATCATCGGCAGTTTTGCGGTCGTAACACCGCTTACACACGTCTGATAGGGTGTCGTAGGAAAACATGGATTTCCTGAATTCACGCAGGTATTCAGAATTCCACCAGTTACCATCGGTGTGCACTACTGCCGGGTTCTGACGTTGACAACACGGCCGATACCCTTCGGGTTTGTGGTTAAAGGTCGTGAACGGTGCCCTACACAACGGCTTCGTCATGCGTCAGTTCCTCGTATCGTCGGAGGTTTTCAGTAAGTGCCGTTACAAACCCCTCGCTTAAGCGGTCTAAAACGCGTTGTGCTGCATCCCAGTACAACTGGTGAGGCATCATAGCCCAAGCAACTGGAATGTTGCTAAGCGCCTCCCACGGCTTTGTATTGGATAGCCAATGCACGATAGCGGCATTGCTAATCACCGAGGTGTGCAACTCACGTTGATGTTCAGTCATCTTCGGTGCAATGTACAGATCGGCAAAGGCGTTAAAGGTCGCCGGTAAAGGCGTATAATCAGGTACCAGTTCATTCAATGGGTCCTGACCATGAAACAAGTACCGGTGTTTGTTTTCTTCCCAATACTCGTACAACGTCTTGCCGTTTAACCGCGCATAGAGTCCTGGCAAATAAATCGCCATCACCCCAGCATTGAAATACCGCGGATTGAAGTTCAAACGATGTACGATTTCAGGACGACTCCGGTCGTAGTACGCGTCGTACTGCTTAGACCCCAGGAACACCAAATCAGGTACAGCGGCAATGGGTGAGGATGCACGCACCGGCACATTCAGAAGTGGTGACAGGTTACCAAAAGGTAACGCATCGAGATCCATGTACACGATGTGGGTCATCTTGCGCGCATGGAGATCATCGAACGCCAGAAACCGCATCAGGATACCTTGACGGCGATGAGGTCTGGTGGACTTCTGAGTAGGCACATCCAGCAACCGCCACGTGACCTCCACTGAGGTGGGGAAATCATTGGGATCAATGTCGCTGGCGTGATACAGGATCACGTGAGGGTGCGAGGGTTGCTCAGCCATTACACTGAGCCAGACTTTTAATGGATCACTGTACGCCTTATTTACGCACGAAACAACGGTACGTGTCATGGTGGTAGCCTCCGACTTCCTTGAAATCGCGCTTGGCATGCTCCACGAGGTGGGCATACTGCCGAAGCTTGATCGAGACAGCTTTAATAAAACCCCCATCAAGAAACTCCAGTACGGGTTGCATAGCTTCCCAGTACTTCTCGTGGGGCATGGCAGCGCTAGTCAAACTCGGTTCACGTTCATGTAACCAGGGTTTGGTCATGGTGATCCAATGAATGATAGCAGACTGCGAAATCTTGTAACGGTTTTCCATTACTTCACAGGCAGTCATCGAATGACCGACCACGTGATCAATGTAGGCATTGAATTCGCGTGGAAGCTCGATGCGATTGTGGCCTAGTTCGTTCAGCGGATCTTGGTCCGGAAAGAGGTACCGGTGTTGGTTCTGCTGTACGTATTCTGTCAGTGACGCATTACCCAATAGTGTTAGGTAATCCGATAACCCCTTGAGCGAAACAACCATCACACCTGAGTTGAAGTAGTTGTCACTGATAGCCTGTCGGTGACCCCAATCGCGACATGCAATGGGGTAGGCTTCTTTAAACTCAGGGTGCTTTTGATACACCATGTCGCGTACCGCTGCAAAACGATGAACCGCGTCAACCGGTGTGTCGAACAATTTGGCAGGATCCTTGAACCACACCGCATCGGCATCAGAGTAGACTACCTTGTCAACTCCTTCTTGGATTAGTTGATCCATAGCGTCAATGCGCAAGCACATTCCTTCGCTAACCGGAGCGCTGAACAGCTTGGTCTTACCTTCGATCGGACTTTTGACGAGACGGTACTCGATGTCAGGGAAGGCGTCTTTAAATCGCTGAAGATTTACATCGTGGGCGTGGAAAAGAATGATCCGACAATCCTTCAACACTGGTGCTGATTGGGCCAAGGTTCTAAGTGCTGATAACCAAACGATCCCCTGATTTTCATAATGTCGATTGATACAGGTAAAGAGTAGGTGACGCATCGGGTGTACCATTGTCGGGTTTCTGCCAATACCGTTCTGACGTAATGATCAGCAACGGCATCGTCTTGATATTCCGGTAAAAGTAGCAAGATCCGGTACCAAAAGTCGTAGAGAGATTTCGACATTAGGGTGTCCCAGACCTTCCGGTTCTCTACGAAGGAACCGCGGACTACAGGTGCTCTGAAACACCGGAATTTCGCACGGAAGATCGAAGCTAACACAAGCGTGTACAACTTGTCCTCAGAAGAGGAAAGCACCGGCTCAGGTAGCATCGCAAAGACTTCACGGATCATCTTGGTGCGATAAATCGTGCAGCTTGGATTAACAAACCCTGCTTGAAAATGCGGACCAATGAGTACGTTCCTAACACCCACCGATTTAAATGGCAGACTGAACGCAACGCCACATGTAGAATCATCTCTTAGTAGTGCAACACCGTCTCTTAAGAATTCAGGGCAGATGAAATCGTCGTCATCTAAGAAATGAACAAATTCGGTGGTTACAGAGGCCAGGGCAATTGCCCTGGCCTTATGCTGGTCACCTTTGGCATAATGTTCAATGATCTCAGCCCCGGCGCCCTGAGCCAGTTTACGCAATGCTGGATCACGATTTGCCAGCACTACAATCAGGCGATAGGTTACCCCGACGCTTCTCTTAAGGTGTACCAAACACTCTTCTAAGGTAAAAGCTCGAGAAGCTGGAATGATCACTGTAACGTCGGCCATGTTAATCCTCGGCGTTGTAATGACCGTGTCTGGCCTGCTCGATGATGATGCGATGCGTTTCCACGTTATAACGCACATTTTCAACGAACGAAGGCGACAGCTTGTGTCGGATGGGCTTCAATGCTTCCCAGTACATTTCAAATGGGACTTGCATTGTTGCCGTGTTAACATAATCATGTTTGACCCAGGGTTTGAACAATGACAAGAAGTGCACGATCACCCCTTCACGGAAGATACGTGCACGGTGGTGCATTAGTTCATCACTGGACATGATCGCGAAGATGTGCAGCTCAGGGAAGAAGTTGTACCGACGCGGTAGGCCGACATATTCCCTTGCCAGCTTATTGAGTGCGTCTTGATCAGGGAACCGGCACATTTCCTTGTGCTTCAGATAAAAGGATTCCAACGACGTACAGCCGTAGCGTTTGGTTTCTTCCACCAACGGCCTTAGAAGCAGAACCATCACACCGGAGTTGAAGTACTTCTTGTTGATCGATGTTCTGCGCGGATAATCGGGGACGATTTGTTGGTACGTCGATCCCAGGCGGTCGTCATCGATGTACACGAAGTCGGAAGCCGCTGCTATTGGTTTCTCGGGCGTCAGTGGTGCCAACAACAATTCACTGATGTCACCACGGATCAAAGTGTCTGTGTCCATGTACGCGACCTTTTCCACGCCTTCAGCGTGCAAGAGATCCATGGCTTTCAGTCGCATCACCATCCCTTCGGTGGTCGTCTGATTGAACAATCCTTCTTCCACCCCACCAATGGTGGGCAAGTACCGAATTTCAATGCCTGTATCAGCAAAGAGTTCGGTATCGACATCGGTCGTGCAAAAAAGAATTGGTGTGAACTTCTTATTGTTTTCGAACTTCTCGCAGCTGTTCTTGAACGAATGAGCCCAAACCAAGGACACGTCCTGATAAGCGCGGTTAGTGCAGGAGAACAGAATCATCGTTTACCTCCAAACACGTCGAAGAAACGTGTTTGACGCAGTTGGGACTGGGATTGATAATAATCGAACCATTCTTCGATCTGTTCTTCGATGTTATCGTTCATGAAGAACAAACCCGACAGGTGGGACGACAACACCTCCTTGAGGCGCTCACCTGTTTCGTAGAAGTACCGGTACACCGGTAACAGTCCCTTCATTGCTGGGATGACGTTAACCTTCTTGCCTTGCAATAGGGCGTAAAGACCCATCTCCGTGTGCTGCGTCACGGTGACTTCTTTCACCTGCTTTAGGATCGACTGTGCCGAACCCTTAAGAGGAAGGACGTCTGAACCAAATTCACGCAGGAGCAGAAAACGGAAATACTCGCTCGTGATGGGGTGTGGTTTGACCTTAACGCCTTCTCTGTAATAGGGTCGGAACACTTCGGCCTTATACCGATCCAGAAGGTTCGTACCGGGCAGGAAGATCACGTGATCAACCGGACAGTGGATGGGTAGCTGCGCGTATTTGTCTTCAGCATTCAAGAGAAAGTTGATATCACGAGTTGCTCTAAACGGTGAAGCCAGCATCTGCCGCGACAGGTTGCTGTCCGCAGGTCTGATATAAACACCACCCATGCCACCAAAGCATTCCGTGAACGATAACTCATGAGGATGGCCATCGTAAGCAATATCGTACTGGATTTTGATCTTGCGCTTCGCGGCCCCGGCCACCAGCAGCTCAGCAATGCGGTTTGATTCACGAATCTTACCGGCGCGAGTCAGGTACCCGCTGTGTGCTACCTTATTGGCTTCAGAAGCATAAGTGTTAGCCAGGACAATGTCCAACGAAGCCTTTTTCTTTTTATTGCTATCACTCATGGGTCAACTACTCCGTTACAACATCAAGTGCGGGATCTGCTTGGTCACACGAGCCACGATAATATCCGAGGCTTCCGCCACACGGGTATCGAAGGTAGCGATATGTTCCACCAGGAGCGATGACGCACGTTCAACAAGGCGCAACGACTCTTGTGCCAATTGCTCGGCGTTCTTTGCCTGTTCCTCAGCAGCAACCAGGCGCTTTTCAAGCTCGGCAACGCGTGTGTTGAGCTTTTCAAATTCGATAGCAACGGATTTGTCCATTTTCAACTTCCGGAATAAATGAGGGGGCCGAAGCCCCCTACATAGGTGAGTTTGTTACGTAAAGCTCGTCTGCGTGTTGCGGATGAACTGGGTCATCTGGCTGGTGTTCGCCTCAGTACCCCACGTCGAATCCCAAGAGGTCTGGCGTGAACTATGGCGTTCGCTATCTCCAGCCACTGTCACAGATGTGACCACAGATGTACTTTTGGACATTGCAACAGCAGTATTGAAGTTGGTTTGCACCATTGCTGCATTACTGGTCTGTTGAACAATGTTGGTGATCACGTCCGTGGTACGATCCCATGCGGTTGTCTTGGAATACTGAGTAGCCCAAGACGTAGCAATGGTCCATGCCGTGGTGGTGTCGCGCGATTGGTTAAACGATGTCACACGACTAAATGTGGTGTTGGTCGTTTTGCTGGTCTGGCGACTCATAGGTACCAGGTTCGGCGACGAGACTGTGGTCGATGTGGACCTTTCTTTCGGGAACGCAGTGTAGAAGTTAGTGTTGAAGGTCGTACTGACATACGCCGACACGTTGCCACCAATCTGCGTACTCGTGGTTTTCCATGTCATGATCATCTGACGGAAACCACCACTGGTCCATTCAGTGGCAAAGGTCGTTTGCGTGGCACGGCTGCTCGGCCCTACGGTCGTTGACGTCGTACGTGATTTAAGCGTACGGGTAAAACCTACCGTTTGCCACCCGTTACCGCCGGCCCCATCTGCACGGTACGACACAATGGGAGTGTAACTGTACCACGACGTGTTCGTGTTCTTCGACTGTTCCTGCCATACTTGTTGGTAGTTTGTAGTCGACGTTTCACGTCCGATATAAGCGATCGAATAGAAACCGGTCACCCACGAAGAAGTACGGGTTACCACCCCCATCTCCGTCGTCCAACTGGTCTGATACGACGTGATCTTACTTGATGACACTGACGTGTTCTGCACGATATTCTCAGACGTCTGGGTCACCTTACTGTACCCGGTGTTGCGGGACGTATTGGTGTTCCATACCGTCACCACCGACACGTTTGTAGTTCGTGTCGTGTTCTGAGTGAAGGACGTGTTCCAGTTGCTACCGATGGATGTCATGCGGTTTGTCAGGCGATCAGACGACCACGCAGTTGTGAAAGAAGTATTCCACGAACTGGTTCGATCCGGGCCAGCCGGGATAAGCACAGTCGTGCTACGACTTGCCACCGCCATCGTCTGACGCAGTGTCGACCACGCAGTCAGGGTGTTCCAGATCGTGGTGGTGCCCTTGCCGAGGGCGAGGATGGCGTTGATGGCGTTGATGGCGTCCCACAAACGCTGAATTTCGCCATTGATCTGGGTAATCGGCAAACTGTTCGGTATTGCCCCATGCAACAACGCTGGCGTCAGGAACTTATTAGCCACCGTTGCACTGGCCGCTTCTTCTGGCGTGGCGGTAGCAAAGTTATCGACATTCCCCAAACCCACCTGGAGTTTAGTGACGTTGTGAGGATCGTTCTGGTTGGTAACGTGAAGATCGAGGACTTCGCGTACACCGGCGGCCAATTGCTCGGCGTAAGCGCGCGCATTGAGAATGTTTTGTCTCATCTGCGCATGATCTGTTGCATCGCCGTGCAGAATCGCCTGGTGCAGACGCATCAATGCGTCAACAAGGAATTCAAAGCCGTACAGATCATCCGGGGTATGCAGGTGTGGCGCAGGTGGGTATTCATCCTGCTTACCAATCACATCGCCCCACTTGACAGGACGGTCATCGAGCTGGAGTGCTTCTACCAGCTGCTGAATCACTGACACGTAGCTACTGTACTCGCCACCCACGACCTGATAGGTGACTTCAAATTCACCATTGTAGGTCTGGTTGGTAATGAGGATGGCGATGCAGACCTCGTATCCAGATTCACGCGTAGCGATTTCATCCAGATGGAGGCACAGGTAATCCAGGCGTGGTCTCAGGTAGTTCCCTGATTCCACGTGTTTGACCACTACACTCTTGGTGTAGAAAGGGCCGTAGTTCAATGCAAAACCGCGATTCGTGGCCGTAGGCTCAATCGTGTGCGGTTCATTCTTGACCAGGTTCGTGGGGTTATTCCCTGACAGGTCAAGAGGGTACTTAATCACCAAATTCTGAGGCATCTCTCTGCTCCTGTAAGGGGACGTTACCTGCCTGGTCGGTATGAAAAACGAAGCCGTTCATATAAATTCGGTAATTTTTTACATAAGCAAAAAGAAAAAACGGGAGGGTCTTTTCGACCCTCCCGCTATGACACTTATCCGTGGACCCACGTATTGGCAGAACCCAATGTCGCAACAGCAGTACCAACTGTGTTGGTCATTACACCGACTCCTTCGCCTACATCCAATGGCCAGTACTCAATCAGGGTGTCGTCGTTGTACACTGCGAGGTTGTACAGGCGACCGCGCCAGATGGTGGTACCAGACGCACCTTCCAGGTATTGGCCAGGAATGAACGACAGACCATTGGCCACGTGTTCAGCAACCAACACACCATCCACCTTGACCTGGAAACGGTCATCAGTCACGACCAATTCGATCAACTGCTTCGTGCCCGTCAAGACATGAGGACCGGCAGGTCGCATTACGACAGTGCTGCTCATGCCAGTAACACGCGCGCTGATCGATCCATCGGCATTGAACCGAACGGTTTCGGTGGTGCCGATACTGCAAAGACCCAGGTCGTACGTCAGGTCGTGAGTGCGCACCCACGACAGATAACGCCTGGCAACGCCAGCAGGTCGTGCGCTAATACCCGTCAGCACCATCCGTCGATCGACCGACAGCGACGCCGTCGTGACACGTGTTACAGCGACTAAGTCGTCAGCCGGCGTCGCTGGCGTCCATTCAGTGACATCCACCTGAGGCTCAATGTGGCCGCTGACTTTTGTCAAGACTGCGGTTACCTGAGGATCGTGACGCGACAAGAACGTCGTGGACCAGAAGTCATTAAACGTGAACTGGTAAAGAGGTACGCCATCACGATACCGCTCTACGTAGAACAGCATCCCGTTGATGCCCTGGTTACCGGAGAGCCAACGATTCGGATTGAATCCAGACGATGCAGGCGTCAGCGCACTACCCATCAGAAATTCAGCGCCGTTGTTAATCCTGGCGTAAAGTTCGATTGGTTGACCGACAACTGACGGTACAATCAAACGAAAATCAACGCGCTGACCAAGTTGAATCCCATGGTTTCCAGTCAAAGTTACCGTGGTACCGCCGACATACTTGATCGAGATCGGTCCCAGGTTACTGATGATGAAGACCTCTTCTGTGTTCGACGTCGTACCTCGACATAGACAAGCAATGCCTTGGGTACCAGCTGTGTAAGGCTCCCAGGTTTTAAGTTTGATACCGAACCGCCATTCGTCGGACACTGTGCCCGCAACGACCGAGTGAGATGGCACTGTCAAAAACGCGGCCAGCGAGTTCACAGTTTTGCGATAGAGGCCGAACTTATTGGCGTAGTAGTCATACCCGACCACAGGTACGATGGCAGATGCGATGGCCGTGCGAGTGAAGAACCCGCCTTTACCGTCTGAAACGCGGTACCGCAGTGTTACCGACCCTGCTTCAGGGATCGTGAGCTGCCACGGACCTGGATGCTGACCTGGCGGTGTTGCAATAACCGGCATGTCTAAACCCTCCTTTAAAATACGTTAGATGAGGAAAGCTACGCCTAGGAAAACCCTTTTCCCAAGCGTAGCTGACCAAACATCGAGTTACGCCGTGACCCAGGTCATGGACGCACCACTCTGACTGATGGTTGCCTGAGCGACCACCCCGCCTTCCGAGTAAGCGACCAGGCCAGAACCTTCGTTCAAACGCAGATCGAAGATCGGCAGACCATCGTGACCGAAACAACCCAGGTAGTACAGCACGCCATTCATGCGCGCGCTGCTGTAACCTGCCATCCAGCGCTCAGGTGCAAAGTTGTCGAACGTTGCCGGACGAGCCACCTCACCCAGGAGCACCAGACCATCAGCCACTGTTTCGTTATACAGCTGGATCATCTCACCGGTGTTCTTCGGAATCCGCAGCACCCAATCGTACCGGTTACCCAAGAAGGTCGCTGGGTTAACAGTTGCTACAGTTACCGAAACGTTGTTCACTTGAGATTTGAGCGTCACTGCACCTGTGGTCCGGTTGACGGCCAGGTTACCACGGCTGGCCGAAGCCAAGCTGGCACTGAAGCCAAGATCGGTTTCGGTCGACGTTGTGGAATTCCAGCCATTGACCTTGAACCCAATCCGGTAATCGACCCAAGCCTTCTCAAGCACAGACGCTGCGTACGCAGTATCCATGGTGAGATAACTCGCGCCGTTATTCATGGCGCGAGACAGGCCGAGCGTATCGGCAATACGGTTGTAGGCCACCACCTGCTTGTCACGAATCTTGATGGCGTTTGAATACACGTTATCTTCGTTAATGGCGAACAAGTAAATGTCGTCATTACTAGAGAACATGCTCAGATCCAGGTTCACGTCAATGTCGCTACCAGCCATGGCAGCGTACTGCGTATCCTGAATCGTACACTCAGCACGGTTCGGGCGGTTACCCAATTCGACACGAGCGTAACCGTCAAGTACGATCAGGTTGCGGATGCGCATATCGAGCGTCAGACCGTCGCGAATGAAGAACGGCATCAGCACATTGCCAAAGCCGTCGTAATCGGCTGCGACGCTAACGTTTTCGTTATACCGCTGACCAGTAAGGGGCCCTGATACGATATTCGACAGAACGGCGACACCATTGGTGACCTTCGCACCTGTTGAGCGTGTGTGCCACTGCTCAGCCATTTCTTTGGTCATACCGCTGATGGTGGTATTGCTACCGCCGCCGGTGTAGATCCAGAGCTGGTCGGCAATGGCATTCCAGCCAGTACCAATTACGAGGCCGGTGCTGTGGAGGTTGCTCTGATTCGGACTGAACCGGAGTTCCTTAGTCTGTGCGCCAACTGGGAAGTTCGCTCTCGGCATCACATTTTCGTAACGAAGATGGTAATGCGCGAAGACGGAGTGCTTCTTCGTCGGGAAGACTTTGTACACTTCCACCACATCAGATACCTGACCTGTCAGCACGATCGTGCCGTCGCCTGCAAAGCGCCAAGTATCTGGTACAGGGCCATGCTCCAACAGACCAAATGGCGCGTGGTCGGCCACCTTGGTGCCGGCGGCTGCTTCGTTACCTTTGATTGCCAGAATGGTCGGAGACAACGCCAGGTTACTACCGGAGACACGGATCGTCTGACCAGTTGCAACCGTACCCGTGAACCCACTAACAACAGGTACTGTACCGCTCAGCACAGGCGCTGCGCGAGTAGTCATGGTCGCAGTCTGAGCAAGGGTGTTGCCTGTACCGTCAGTGATTTCGTAACTCAGTGTCGCTGCGCCAACGCCAGTGGCGGTGACGGTATACGGACCTGTGCCAGAAATCGTAATGGGGCCAGAAACAACCGATACGTTACGCACACTCAACACATCGCCATCTGGGTCTACAGCACCCTCGAGAAGCGTTTCGACTTCAACAACGATGCTCTGACCCTCGATAGGGCCAGCCAGACTGACAGGGCCGGTTACAGTGGGCGGGTTGCTGGCAACCGACTCAAGTACACCAGTACCGGAGATGATTTCCAAATCAACCACAGTCAGCGGGTCGCCGTCGGCATCCGTAATACCGGCCAAGAGTACGGCAGGGGTGATTTCAATGATGTCGCCAACATTGCTTTGACCCAAGTTAATACTTGCAGTACCAGTCGGTGCTGCGTTCGTAACCGTGGGACTAACATCGTAAGCACCAAAGAGATCGGTTTTGGCGCCTTGTACCAGCAGATCAAAAGCAGCCACAGCGTAAACGCCCCAAGCAGTGCTGTTAGACACCGGGCGGGTCAGATAGCGGCGCATGGCGCGCTTAGCCAGCCTGTAGAGCGAGGAGTCGAGTTGCTGGACCGACAACAGGAACTGGCCGACTGCTTGCGCCGCATCATCTTTGGCGAAGTCGTCACCAACATCTTTCGCCACGCGATCAATGCGGTTATGGAGCACACCGGTACCTGCGTATTCGGCGCCCAAGATACCGCGAGCCATAGCCACGACTTCCGCTTGCGAGAAGTTGTAACCCAGCTTGTGGAGCCAGTAGACCGACGGCACGTCAACATTAGCAGCAGTCGCCACATCCACCGTTTTACGGTTGTTGGCTGTGACATCCCAACCTGCCCACCACAGACGATCGCTGTTGGTACCTGCCCACCAATGACGGCGGAAGAAATCAACCACAGCAGCAGCTTTGGTGTTGTAGGTCGGTACGGTCTGCCAGCGATTGATAATGGCCATAGCCACACCCATCGGCAACCCATGGTTGAATGGCAGCGGATTGCTCAGCTTCCCGGTATCCCCGAAGCTATTAGCATTCTGGGCACCATCAATCACGTTGAGGTAATACCAGAAACCGCCCACACTGACGGTGTTCTTGGTATCCGACCAGCTGGTGTCGTGTTCATTCAGGATTGGACGGAGATCCGTCAGCACCTGAGCCGCCCAAACGTGGTACGACGACAGGTTGGTTTGTGACAACATGTAATCGGCCAGACGAGCGATCCCGGAAGCAATCAGACCAGAAGTCTGCACATCCACAACCCACCCAGTGCCGTTGTGACGGCGCCAGCCTTTAGCGGCCAGCCCAGTAACACGGGTACCACCATCGCCGGTGTACAGGTACTGTTTAGGCGCTTCCACATAGCGGTCATCTTCCGGAGTGGTTGTCAGATGAATCTCGCTGCGCGACAGGCGCTTATCGTCGGTGTAGTTGAACATGTAGTCTACCAGATCCTTCGCGCGGGTCAGGTAGATGTCGCTGCCAGTCAGACGGTGCATGGCTACAAAAGTCTGAAGCCAGGCTTGGCCGGCGCCTGAGAACAACGTACCGAAATCAGACACACGCGTAGGACTGGTGATACGCGATGGAACCAGACCACCGGTGAAGGTGGAGTCATACCACGTTGACCATGCTGCCGCGGTGTTGATGTTGGTTAGTTCTGCCGGTTCGTACATCGCATTGGGCGTACCCGCTGCAGTCAAGTTGATGTTGGCTGGGTTTGCTTTGCCTGCCACAATTGACAGAAGCTGACCAGAAGCATCGGCACGGTACACCCGGCTGTTGGACTCCGTCTGGAAATCAAATAGGATCAGAGTTGACAGCGACATGTTGGAGAATACGCTACCGCGCTTACCAATGACGCTATAAGTAGATCCAAGCGTGATTTCGGGATCGGTGACGGAGACATCGTTCACGCCGTCGCTGAACGTTACCTTGCCGTTTTCAACGATAGCGCTGAAGTACTTGGTTACCGGCAACTGTGGCAGCGTAGCTGCTGGAAACAGAGCCCCAAACTGCGCTTTACCTTGGTTACCGAGCACCGAGATGTACCGGTTGTTCGAATCCACTAGCAGGTACGCATCCTGAACAGTCGGGATGGTATCGAACACAGCGTAAACACCATACTTCCCAGTTGGCGCCCAATTCTCGATCGTCGAATAGGCCGAGGTACCGTTAAAGACAGCGAGGTTCTGAGCAACCACCATCGGGGTTACAGCCTGCATGCTTACCTGTTGTACCACGGTACCGCCGCGCCCATCGGACACGGTCACAGCGAGCTGTAGGGTCCCTGCTGCAGTACCGGTGATGGTATACGGGCCAGTGCCGGTGACGGTACCTGTACCCATGGTTACCACAACGTTGGTGATTGTCAGTGCATCACCATCTGGGTCGCTGACGTTGGCAAGAAGGTCGTTGGTCGATACCACAAGACCAACACCAACATCTGTGTTGGCAAGAGACAGTACACCGGACGATACCGGCGGACGGTTGACCAGTGCCGTAGCGGTCTGTTGCACTGTACCACCGTTGCCGTCAGACACGGTATAACCGAACGTGAGCTGAGCAGACGTGGTCGGACGCACCACCCACGGGCCAGTACCAGTGATCGTGGCTACACCTGCGGTCAATACCAGATCTTCGATAACCATTGCATTACCGTCGGCGTCAGTAGCCCCTTGCAGGAGTGACGAGGCGGTCAGGGTGTTATCTGCATTGATTTGCATTACCGGCAACACAGCAGCACCTGCCACCACCGGCGGACGGTTAGGTGTGGTCACCGGTGCAGCCACAGTAGCATCGCGAACGGTGACTGCTTGTTCAGGCGACCAGGTATTGCCGCTATCGGTTGAGAACTGCACCGGGAAGGTGTGGTTACCCTCCCCATGGATCATGAACGATCCATTGGTACGTACTTCTACACGGATACCGCGGTTGGTGAATTCGCCGAAACGTACTCGAACGTTTTCGGCACGGTATTGAGCAGCATCACGAGCAATGTGATTGTTCGGAGATGTCTGAGCACTGCCGAGAATAACGGTATCGCGACCAAACAAGTTCATGGCTTCAAAGCCGACCAAACACCCACCACTGACGTTAGTGAACGTCAGACCAGCCAGACTCGGGTGATCCGGGTCGGTGGAGAGGATAGTTGCAAGTGCGCTCTGATGGGTCATGGTGCCTGGTTTAGCCACATACGCACCGGGGAAGTTGCGGAACGCGAACCAGTAGTACTTACCAGACACCAGCGGTACCGGTTCAATGGTGGTCTTTTGCATCGACCACGCCGGCGCCGTTACCAGCGGAAACGCAACAACCTTCAACAGAGTGGCTGTTGCGATATCGTCGACGTCTGAAACGTAAATGACACCCTTAAAGCTGCCACTGGCGTTGATGTTGTCACCGCGCGTGATGTAGATCGAAGTGATGACATCGCCTTCGGCGGCACGATATGGCGCAGTACTCGCCAATAACAGGTTCGTGTTGCGGACATACACCCTTACTGGTGTTGCGGCTGTGGGTGCTTGGTTACCCAGATAGATAATCGGCATTACACGTCCTCCGGACGCCACAGAAGCCCATAACGGCTCAGTGGTAGGTTGTTTTCGAGGATGACAAACACAAACTGCGGTTTGCCGGGCACAAAGTCGCCGTTGTTGCGGCGGGCGCGAATACGCTTGTTCACTTTATCCCATAGCAGAGGTGGGCACAGTGCAAGTTGACGGTTCTTGTAGTAATCGGGATGGTCCCCGATCTCTACACGGCAGGGTGCATTCTCGCCGATAGCCACGTAGGACTCACCACCGATTACTTGACACAGGTCGTTCCCTTCGATCCACTTACAGAGCGCACCCTGAGTGAACTTGGTTGGATTGGCGACATCATCGAGGATGCTGCCTTGACCTTCAGACCGGGTAGTGGCTTTGGGTGTAAACCATTCCTGGTGGATGATGCCGAGCAGTGGTGTGGCGGCGTTGTGCTTCACCCAGAAGCGGCCACAGTTCCAACCTTCACCAAAGTGCCAGAACGACGACGGCTTCAGCGACGAAGCAGTCGCACCCACAGTGTGGGAGTTACCACCAAAGAGCATCATGGCGTCATCTTGCGCATAGGACGGTAGGATGAAGTCAGAACCATTCAAACCGCCATCATCACCGTAATCACACCAGAGCACCTTCCAGGACGAACGGTTTACGAACGTCTCAGGGATCGGTGTACTATTGGGCCAGTACTGGTTAGCGCCCGTGAAGGCTTTACCAGCAGGAACACGGAATGCCGCACCGAAGAACACTTCATCAAACCCTTCAGGAATCATGAAGTCACGGCGAGCTTTCGTGTCGTAGCGATGGTCGTAGAAGTAGATACATGGACGGCCGTTACGACCACCTGGCTGGTAAACCCCGTTGGTCATCTGCAGTGAGTCTGCTGTATCCCAGGTACCGAGTTCGGCGCGCGCATCGATCTTGACACCGATTTCAGCAGTCGAGAAGTCTTCGAAGATCTGGCGCTGTGTTGGCATACCACCAGTCAATGTCAGGCTGGTGCCGATGTCTATGACGAGTTCGGTACCCTGAGCATCGGTCATGGTGACTGCATAATCCGGATCGTGACCACCAAGTCGCAGTTCGCTATCCAGTGTGCCGGCAACGGTCGGCACCATGCGGAACACAAAGGCACCGACTTCAGTACCAGGTTCTTCCGGATCGACAGGCTCCTCAGGGTCGACCGGGGGAACGTAAACACCGCTCAGTGCAACGCTGATAATAGTAGCATGACAGCCGCCATTACCCACCTGGTCGTTGAATAGAAAATACGCAATATCGTGGTCATGGTTGTCGATTTCAAGGACGGTCACGCCATCGGATGTGACATCAGCGCTACCCAAAATAACATCAGCTGCATTATGGGCCGTGATCCGCAACGTCCAACCGCTACCACCTTCAGCACCCGCATCGATACCGAAGTTGATAATGTCGAAGTGAACTTCCAGTGGTCGTTTGCCAGCCACCAGAGATGCCTGCGGCACCAGCTTAATGGACGAGTCGACGAACAGCTGGGTATCAGTCAACCATGCATTATTACCGACCATTCCTTCCAATGTGTAATGGCTGGTGTGCCAATCTGGAGTTGGTTCAACAATCACCACGTCATTGGAATACACCGTCAGCTTACCGGCGAAGTTCACGCAATAGGTGGCTGAAAGAGTGATGATGGCCACGTTGTCGAACACGGGGTTCAGTGGTTGGATGATGTTTGACGGTACGGAACCAACTTCATTGTCACCGCTGTAATCCACCGTAGCGCCGTACAGGTTATACGGACTCGGAGTGGGTGTATGTACCCAGGTAGCACCCAGACCCTGAAGCAGGTTGAAGTGCTCGACCAGTTCTTCGGTGACCTGACCTTCATTGAGCTGCTGCCAGAAGAAATCGGGGTCGTCGGTGCCGTTGAGGTTGTACGAGTACACCGCCGCCTGACCTTTGGTTGGATCATCACCAATGAGGTTAAAGGAAGTCAGGGTCGTAGTCAGAATTACCTGGGACAACGACGGGATACTGGTACCGAAGGTAAACTCCACGAAGCCTTTCCAGGCGGGATTGCCGGGGGTTGCCATGATGGTGGCACGACCTACGCCGTTGACCACTGTCAGTGGTTGCGGGAGAACATCGGCTAACTGAAGATCCAGACCGTACTTCTCGTTAAAGATAGGCAGGATGTGGTGAGTGGTGTAGACGATACCCGTATCGACCGGGATTTCGTAGTTGATGCTGGCATCGATGTTCAAGAACAGCGCATTGAGGTCCAATCGGTTATACCAAATGCGGATTGAACCTTTCATCCGCCGACTAGGACCGGAGTAAACCAGCACTGTGGTATCGCGTTGAACCAGCGTGTTGGTGTTGTCTTCAGCCTGAGCAATCACAACGTCGTTGAGCACCAGATTGGCACCGGGGTTATCCCGGTTGATCATATCCAGTAGTTTCTGTGCAGCGCTCACATTAGCACTCCTTGAATAAAGGCGAGGGGAATTCCCCTCGCCTCTGACGGATAAAAGATTGCACCATCAGAACAATGTTGCACGTTTCATTGCAGGATACCAGACATGCATGATCTTGTTCTGGTAGTCCCACGTTTCCTTGTGGTGTTTACCGGTGACTTGCGGTAGACACGCTTTGATGTCAGCCCAAGTCACCGCGTTGTTACACAGCTTCTGAGCCTTCAAGCAGTTACCAGCACCAGCGTTGTAACTACACAGTGCAAGACTGTGCCGGTCGTAATCAGACCGCGTTACGTTGGGTTTGGGATTAGCACGCCACGTGCGACGTAGCTGCGCCATATACCGAACACCCAGCAAGATGGACAGCTCCGGGTCATGTGGTGTCCCGTTGACGTTCATCAGTACTGACATGTCCTTCCACGTACCCGGCATGAATTGTGCGATACCGCGTGCACCTACCGGACTGATGGCATCAGGATTTAACCTGGACTCTTGATAGAACTGCGCCTTGTAATACAGCCAGTCCACTCCCGGAGTAAATAGATCCGTCGCATGCTGGATGGACACATCGTACTTATTCGTGAACTTAGGAGAGGATAAGGCCGTACAGGAGACAGACACCAATAGACAGCAGGCCAAAAAAGACGCCCAGGTCTTGTTTTTCAGCATTGACACCCCACTCACGAATACTGATACCCAGCATCTTAAGCATGCCGAGCATGCAGCCAAAGCCGAGGCACATTGCGATCAACCCCAGCACGATTTTGTACAGGGCGCTGATCAGTAGTACGCCAAATTCTTGACCAGTCAACAATCCTTCCATAACGACTCCTGCGGTGTGGTTGAATGAGACGGGTTAATCCCATCTCACGGTCTCATAACTTTTAGGTCTCTTTTGATCGAAAAGGATGGCCTTCTCGCAATGGTTCTTTTCCAGGGGGCTAAAGAGCCAATCAATGAAGTTAGCAAAGCGAGTACCCCACTTCGATCCTTCGTTCCTGGCGATACCAGCACGTGCCGAAATCGTCTGGTCGTGATCGCCACCTAGAGCAGAATTCACCCATTGATCATAACTGATGCAGACATTGTAACAGTACAGCCAGATATTGGTGCCTGGCTTGAAGATGAAACACAGCAGCAGGCAAACGAGAAACCAAGGCAACCCAGCCAGCGCTAGGATTGCCGGGACGATTAACAGAACTTCCATCACTCCTCCTTCATGGGGTTGTTGTATTGAATCGGGGTCAGGTGTTTGTCTGCCCATTCCTGAATCATGGCTTTATCGAGGTTGCAGCTACCGAGAGCGAGCTCGAGTTCGAGACCGTATTCGATGTAGTTGCGACAGCTATTGCCTGTAAAGGTCGGAGCAAACGTGGGTTGGAAATACAGAGGGTCTGGACCTACGTAGACGATAACGTCTTTGTAGATAACCTCAGTGGCAGGGGGTGGCGTTGGGATACAAGCTGAGCACGTCAGCAGGCAAACAAGCATCAAGATTACCTTTTGCATCGGTACTCCTACGGACAACGTCCACTTTGGTTTTGTGTTGGGTTTGCAGGGTCTGGAGTTCCTTGGTGCGTTGCTCCAGCCGCAATCGGTTATCGTACAGGTCGCTCACCAGCGCGTGCTTTTCAGCGATGGCCGTCCGGTATGCCTCTTGAGCACCTCGGAGTTGGTCCTGCACATTCTTCATTTCCTGTGCCTTGGTCTCAAGGACCTGAGCATGGGTTTCTGCTTGGCTCTTTAGCAGCGCAATCTGCTGATACTGATAAACACCAAACCCTGCCATTGCGACAAAGACAAGACCGACAACGCCCCAGACCTTGAGACTTGCAAGATTGAACATAGCGGTTCCTTAAGTAAAGGCGGGAGGTTTCCTCCCGCCACCTATGCTGCAACGTTAAAGCGGAAAGGCGAACCACATCCGTTTAATGACGTAGGAATTAGACACCCCTTGGTTCTGGAAGAACCCAATCGAGCCGATGTCGTCTACCTGACCATCGATGTAGATTTCAACGACTCCGCTACCCCAAGAATAGTTAAGCCCTATCACATCCGGATAGTTCTTACCTACTTCCATGACACGGATTTCAAGTTCATCGGATTCGCCGTTACGGTCGATGTCGAGGTAAATGTATTCTGGACGGAGGCCTTGGAATACTGTGCTGATGACCGTTGCCTTAAAGCTCGCGGTATCAGGGAACGGTAGTTCAAGGGTTGTCGGACTCGTCCAGCTACCGGCGTTGGACGAGAAGTTATCCTGGTGCCAGAAGATTGGGTTTTCAGCCACCCCTTCAATTTGCATAGCGACGATGTCGAACTTGACTTTCGGCGGTCGTGAGTAATCCCACAGATCCAGATACAGGTGCAAGAGACCTGTCGTGTCGACGACGAAGAACTCAATACCCATGTTACTGAAGGTGACAAAGTCGGGCGACACACGGAATACGCCGTTACCGGTAATGTTGACTTCACCGATGATTTGGTTATCCACACCGACTACCACAAACTGACCAAAGGCAGTTGGGTCAGACTCATACCCGGGTAGCTTCTCGAAGTTAGCCACTTCGATATCAATCCAATCCGGCTGTTTGTCTCTGAGGTAGAGGTTTTCATCCTTGGGTGTCGCCGTACACGAAAACCGGTGTTTAGACGTCGTTGCGGTACTCCATTGGTCGTCTGAAGTATTGAAGGCGAATGATTCGTTGGTGACAGTGTTCGTCCCGGTGACTGTAAAGTTAGTGGTGCTCCAGAGGTTAACACTTGGACCAGGACCGCCACCGCCGCCACCTGTTGGTTCAGTGAATGGTACGTCAATCTGGAGTTTAATGTTAATTCCCGTAATCCCGGTGCCAACGCCATCGAAGATTTCTAGGTATCCAATATCAGTACCGCCAAGGAAGAAACCTGTCAGCCCAGTCTGACCATCAACCACACCAAGTTCAGGTTGCAGTGGGATGATGACGTCAATACTGCCTGACCAGTTCTCGGTACCGAAAGTTTCTTGATACCGCATGGACAGGTCGTGATTTCCTTCCCCGCTGTAACCGCGGATGGTTAAGTCCCCGTTCGAATATGTGCCTTGCCAGGTACCTACTAGGCGAATCTTCGTAGCCCCAGTAATGGTACCGGGTAGATTAATGCTGTCGTTGTTGAACTGGCCAGCAATAAAGGCGTTGTCAACACCGCCCAGTGGGACATCGTACCAGGTGATAGGCGGTTCGAAGATCAGGCGCATATCCGTGATCGAGAACGGGAACCATTCCATGTTCTGAGTCAACCCGATGTGCTCGATATCGCCATTAAGAACTATCGGTATCCTCACGGTACCTGGGCTGTAGATATACTTACCGGCAGTTGCCACGCCATAGATGTCGACCACGGTAGAATCGTAGATCATAATGCCCAACTCGGTCGTGGAGGTGGGGTTACTGAATGATACGTCAAACTCGATGGCGGTGGGCCTTAGGCCGGCGAACTTAGTTCCGGTAACCTGTAATATATCCCAACCGCCTTCGGACGAATACAGAACCGTCGGCGCCGTCCACGCGGTCGTCCGTGCGTCCGGATCGTGCACGTGGACGAAGTTATTCTGATGCCAGAAACCAACTTCGGGGATAGCGTATGGGCTAGGAATACCTGCCCAAATTCCCATGATCATGAAAACTCCTTATTCAATGCGATAAGCAAAGCCCGTTGTCACACCGGTGATAGCAGACCCGCTTTGTTCGACACCGAAATTAGACGTGTTGAGTACAATATACCCTTCAGCAAAAGAGCCTGTCAGGAATAACCAACGGCCACTGTTAACCAGTTGAGCAGAAGTCACTCCAGAAAACGAAGGCATGGTAGTATCGACAGACCAATCCAGCATGCGGATCGCTTTGGTTTCTGTATCGGTTGCTACAATGAGGTACTCTTGGTCAGGAGTCTCAGTGATGGCGGTCACCGGCCCTGGTGGAAGTACTGCTTTCTTAACAGTAGTCCAGTCAGCAGTTCGGTATACCGTAGACAGAATGCCATCGCCAACGACCAGGAGTTGATCATCAAGAACAAACTTAACGAATGTTCCAGCCGCCCCATGCAGTGGGAAAGAAATTACTGACAAGTCGGCCGTTGAAAACAGCGCGACACCTGCTACCGAATTAATCCCTACTGCAAGAATCAACCCCGTAGACGAGATATCGAATGATGTTACTGCTGCCGACACAATGGGTGCAGGTACTTCGATTTCTCTGATTACATCATACACCCTGATGTACGGTGCAACACTTCGCCCAATATACAAGAACCGACCATCTTGGCTAAACGCCAACGCGGTGACATGGTCAGCGACAATCACCAGCGGTGATGTTTCACCGACCCCCAAAACAATTTTGTACAGAATGATTCTGGAGTCATAAACCGCTAGACGTTGCCCATCTGACGTAATGGCAGATACCGTTGGTTTCTGGTTAAAGGACAAGTCCGTGGTCGCCGGCGTCCCGAGTGCACTGTCGAAAAAGCGTGCAAATTCAGGATCATCGCAACCAACAACAAACCGATAACGGTCGTCAAATTCAGCTGGGATGTTGTCGTGAATCCGCAAGCCATCGGCAGGCGATGTCGACACCAGGTAAATAAATGATCCGTACTGGACCAAGTTGGCACCAACTGACACACCACCAACTGGAGCGATGAAGCCATTCACTACTTCGCGCGTTAAACCGAAGATATCCTTAACGACCAGGTTACCTTGATCATCACCTGCAAGAATCAGAAGGCGGTTGTTTAAGTACGAAAACTTCCCACCACCTACACCTGGCTCGGCCGTCCCATTGTACACCGAATTAAAAGTAACGAAGTTAGACGTTGAAGCCAAATGAAGAACAGTATCCGAACCAAACCTTTCAGTGGCTGAAGTACTGTATTGAATGGTCCAAACAGACTGACCTGGTCTAACAGCCGCAACTGAAAACACCTGTTTGCCTGCAGTTTGTGGCAAAACAAGATTTTGTCTCTCAAGCAGATGGGCACCCGCTGAAAGATCGCCGTAAAATAGCGACAACTGCGGTTGACCGGCGTTAGCGCCGGATGACTGTATAGTAAAGAAGTTCCACACTCCGTTAACCAAACACACCGACCCGTAAGCATCCGGCGACGGACCACCACGGTTGAACTGAAACAGTGACTTTATCCGCAATGTTCCGGTATCGACGTCAACCGTACAGATTGCAAACTGGGTACGATTACCTGGTACTTCCAGTGTCGTGGCAAAATAATATTTGCCTTCGAAAAGGTACGGCTGACCATCTGATTTGGTAACCAGCGTCAAATCCTTCACTCCGGTAAAACCGAAGCGAGAAGCCACAAATTCAGATACACCCCAAGTGCTGGCTGCAAGAGCGTTAACCACGATTGAAGGTCTGTAGGTCGAAAGGTCGGCGGTGGCTAGGTCGTAAATTGTGGAAGCTGCGTTAAACTCCAGAACCTTGAACCATCCGGTAGTGGTGGTTGGTGAATAGTACCACAGGTGGTAAACACCAGCTACGAAACCAAGACCAATGCGGTCCCCCGATTGGACGGTAAGCGCAACTCTTGCTGAAATGGCGACATCAACACCGCCTGAGCCGGATGCGATGTATACTTCGTTTGTGTTACTGTTAAAGACCGCGGAAATGTGGCGGCCACCGGCTGTGTTGTACACGCCGACGCCAGCGTAACCATTTCCGATATCGGTGCAAATACCCTCAACAAAAATATTGGGGACAACGCCGATAGGGGTTGCGTGATGTAGAATACGGTACGCGCTCGTACTGGCCGTAACCTGAAGTTCGTGGTCAAGCGTTGTAACGTTTGCTGTGCCTGCAACGTTAACCGTGCTCCAGCCGGTGGCTGGATCTAATTCCGACTGTGTTGCTTTTACAAAGTCAAGATGCGGATCACGAACAACGTGCGCATTAAATTCACGCACAACCGACAGCGAAACAGGTTCGGCGGCCAACGGATGGTTACTGCGATATTTGACAACAAACCGGCGATTATCGCCCATCCCGATTCCAAGCAAAGAAATCCAACCGTCGTTATTCACGGGCGGTTTTCGTTCAATTCGGTATTTATCACGCTGAGTGCGGTAATAGATGAACTCGCCGCGCCGGTAGAAAAGAAGTACGTCGGACATGGCAACATAGATCTGTTCGTGCAGGTCCATGGCCAACAACGGCTGGTCGCCGAAACAGAGCTGTGTCGACACGAAACCGTCAGCATTGGCATCGTAATGCCAAATACTAACAATATTATTGGCCATGTAGGCCACCACAGCCCGACCGACTTGATCAAATGCCAGACTCAATGTTTCGAGGTTAGGTGCATTGAACAACACCGTGCTACCGTCAAGAAGAACGTTGCCTGTAGTTTCATCCCACTTGCAGAACCATTGGCGATGTTGAAGACCTTTACTAATATCGCCGACCGCCACAGGTCCAAGTGAACTACTTGTTTGTTGGGTGGCAAACGTACTCGTTTGATAGCGCTTTACCTTTGTCGGGTATGGTGCGTTTGACCAGCTGTTACTCGGTATCATTACAACCTCCGGATAAAAGGGCGGGGCTTCTGCCCCGCCCTATTAGACCATGTGTTATTCGCCGTAGCGCCCCCACGACCACTTAAAGGGAATCGTTAGAGTGTCGCCCGCTTGTTTTGGGATCGGGATCGAGAAACCGATGTAGTACTTAGAATGGATAACCATCGACTGAATACCACCCGGCCAAGCAGCGAGGTTGATCGGGATCGTCAAAGCCTTCACCCGTTCGTAGCTACCTGGAACATAGGCAGGGTTGCTCCAATTAGTGACGTATTCTCTGTTACCTAAGAGATACCCCGACGATACACCAGGAACGGGCGTAATCAAACTGTCTTGAACGTAAGTGTTTGTCGTGGTCACAACATTTGTACCCGGCGACCAGACGGTGGAGTTTGCAGTCAATGGGGTGATTTTTACCGGAATAACGGTAGGTACTCCTTTGAGGTCGATGGTCATGGTGGTATCAACAACCGGTGGCAGATACGCGCGTAGTTCGTAGGTGACGACGAGTTGTTCTTCGTTTGAAATGGGGATCGTGACCGGGGTTTGTTCTGCGTCCTTGGGAATCATACGGGAGAACATTTTTCTACTCGTCCCCGACGTATCAAAGAACCCAATCTCGGCAACGTTACCAGTAACCGCACCCAGAGCAAAGGTGTAAGTTCGGATAAGTGACACATAGGCATCAACACCCGGGGTTCCGCCAAAAACATCCGACGAACCCGACGCGTAAGCGGAGGCGGTACCGATTCGCGATAAGAGCGTTGTCATCGCAGCATTGGTCGGTGTTCCATCGCTGCCGACCAGACAGTATTTGCTGGCAACGTCGGCATCCACGTTACCGATTAACTCGAGACCGCTATCAACAATCATGTTTTCGGTCGTATTGGCATGAACGTATTTGCCATTGACCATTTTGCCGACACCGACGATACCCTGCATTCGCATGTCTACTGTAAACATTCTTCGTCTCCTAATAAAGCGATGCCGTGCCGGCAAAACCGAGCTGGGCGATAAGACCTGTACCGGCTTCGTAGTCGACTGTGTAGCCAACCAACGTTTCTTTTAGCACGGCTCCAGCGACAATGCTCATCGATGACGAGTAGCACTGGCTATTGTCGTCCATTGGCAGATGTCTGCTAACCAGCACGTTTTTAAGTACGGCGGTGGCAGCTAAACCAATTGACGATACATAACCACCACCGTCATCGACGGTCGTTCTTTTCATTACCACTTCTTCTGCGTCAAGCAGTATGGCACCAGGAGCGATCCCCAACCCTACCTGGTAAGAAGGTATTTCATTACCGAACGATAAGGCGTAGCCGTTACCTGGCGCGACTTGAGAGGCGAAACCATCTGACACTAAGACCGGGTAAGTCCACGATAGCGCATAGCTGCTCGTATCCTTCTTACCACCGCGCCAAGCAATGACTCCAGGTATCATGGTTCACCTCACAGACTGATGGTCTGGCCGACGACATCCCAGATGTTGACACCGACACGTTTGAGAACCACCGTCATCGACGGTCCAACCTGGAGTGTGCCATCAGCCGGTGGATTGAGCGTCACTCCTGGCATAGCCGCTAGAATAAGCGTACTCACACCCGCCTTATGGAGATGGATTTCGGTATCATTCTCCCAAGCTACAACCGCTTGAGACGGGACGGTGTATTCAGATACTACGTCGGTATCTGGGCGCAGGTAGGACCCATCATCGTCCAAACCAAACGTGTAAGCCACGTCAGTGAGTGTCTTAACGACAATGCGTGAATTACCTGTACCCACCGGCGTAGTACTGATCGTCTGGCCGATTACATCCCAGGAATCGACTGCGATGCGTTTAAGCGATACAGCCATACCCGGCGCCAAACGAAGGCTACCACCAGCTGGCGCATGGAGGGTTACCCCACCACTACCGGCCAAGGTCAAGATCCCAGGGCCAGCTGCACGCAAGTTCAAGGTGGCATGGTCTGGCCAGTTAGCCGTAGCATCGGGACCAACGTAGTACGTACCATCCGACGGCTGAGCAATGCGCAGGTACTTGTTCAAGTCATCGGTCGTAAAGGTACCGGTAACGTCAACCTTATTCTCGACCTCAGCGACGCCGCCGCCAAACGCTTGGATCTGGAGGTAAGTTGTCAGAGGTGTCGAAAAGTGAGAACCGCTGTTGGACAACGCTTCTGCCGCACCGGCAACCGCGTAGTTCGGGACTTCGCCGAGACCGATGTCTCCTTTACTTGTCCTGTGCGGGTTACTGGCGCCTGCGTGAGACGTAAAGGCATCGCCGAAGATGCGGTTAAAGATGCGCACCACACCTGCAATGGTCGGATAATGAGTATCCAGGTTGGCCGGGTTATCCAGCTCCACAGCTGAGGCCTTACCGATGTTGGACACCTTGTCCAAACCGATATCGCCTTTATTCAATCCGTGGACGTTCCCGGTAGCAGCGATGTGACCGTTGATGGCCGCCAACACCCGTGTCGAAATCATGAGCCACACTTTACGTGGTGTCACGAAAGTGTTGTCATTATTGACGTCGATCGCTTGGGTGTCGTTTGCTGTCGGGAAGTTATCGACATTCGGCAGACCCACCTGCGCCTTGGTCACGAAGTGTGGGTTATTGCGGTCGGCCGCATGACCAGCCACTGTCTCGCTGTTCAACCGGGCCAGTACGATCGCCATGTGTGCCGGAGACAAGAAGAGGTCTGTACGAAGCATGGCCAACGCTTCGGCCTCGGTGGCCATGCGACAGTTCGGGACAAGACCCAAGCCAATCTGCTCTTTATCCGTCCCGTGCGGATTATTGGTTTCCTGAATGTGCTCAATCAAGAGTTCATTTTCGGTTTCACGTGCGGCCAGTGCAGCAGAAATACGGTCAACCGCAGCCACCACGCCGGACATCCCGACCATATCCTGCACGTCAAAGCGGTGCTCAATAGGCGTGAAGTACCACGGCACTTCGGTCAACGCTTCCCAGCTGGTGGTGCGCGGATCGGTAATGGCATTGGACAGCAGCGTGGCCAGTGACTGCTGATCCAGAGTAAATTCACCACCTAGGGTGCGGTACTCGATTTCAAAGGTACCGGAAAGGGTGTGGTCGAGGATCACAATACCGCAGAACACCGGCATGTAGGTACGGCGACTAATCAATTCAAACTGGTAACCAAGTGCATAATCGACGTTCTCTTGAAGAACGCGATTCATGGGAACAAAGGTGACCTTCAGGTCTTTAACAAAGAAAGGGGCACCGCGAGGCATGATAACGCGGTACGAGCTGCCGTTGGCAGCAGTGATAACATGACGTTCGCCCTTGATGTAGTTGTCTACGCTTGACGCGTGAGGGTCAAGGGGCCATGCAAAATTCTTTACGATCATGGGCGACTCCGTGTGGACCATCGGACTGAATGGGGGAATAAAAAGCGTATTTCACCCTCTCAATCTATGGCTGAATGTTACCGTCAGAGGGTAGGTACCATACGATAAACCGCCCTACCCTTTATCCTTAGTTTGAGGAACTGCCATGTATCAGTATCGATATGCATTGGGGAAATCTGTTAACCCCGGATCACCTTGGGTAGAGGTCGACGTTGCAGCAATGACCTGCAGTGAAATCTGCCGACTCTATCGCGATGTGATGTTCGTTTTATTCCATGTATCGTTACCGACACGTGTGACGGTTCATCTCGAAGATATCCGCGACGCACTGGTCAATGAATCTGTTTCATTCACCAATTGGTTATTGATCAATGGTTCCGGTGCTCTACCGCACCATGATGGCGTGCCGGTGTTGACCAAGAAATCGTTGCGCTGCGGTGACGCCTTTGCCGCTAACTACCACTTCAAGCCAACCAAACACACGGTACATCCCGATACTGAATTGTCGGAATATGAACAAACTGATGTGTTGATGTCACGCGAAGGTACCGACCCAGTCGATATTCACGATTACTGTCTCGTTACCGTGAACGGACTGATTCACCGTGCAATCCCGTCTATTCACGGATTGTACATTGTGGATGGAATGAAGAGTGTTCGGGTGGCTAAAAGCAACCAGGTTGGTATTCTGGACTTTCAGGACATCGGCAAGCTTGAAACCTTCAGTATCGCAGCAAACCAGATTCTGAAGCCAACGACACGTCACCAGATGAAAGATAACGTCTACATCAAATTCCCAACCCCCTTTGAAGGGAAAACACCAATGGTGGTGTTAGGCGGCTATTTGCATGTGATGAACGACACGCTGGTAAAGGTGTCTGAAGACACAGTGATGGTGAAGATCAACCGGTTGCCGTGGGTAGAACGGTATTACCAAAGCAATGCGTTGATCGACTTATCTTCGTTACCAATCGACACGATCGATGATGACCCGACTGACAGTCGACGTAGTTATGCTGAACTGACCAGCGACGACACTGTTCGTGCCATGCTGCAATTGTCACAAAGCTTCTTGGTACTGCTTGATGCGCCTAATCTTCAGATTTCTTACAGAACACTGGAGCACACAGGACTACCCGGTCGGTATCTAGCAGATCACCACATCGTTGGGATGGTGCAGGGTGCGCATGGGATATTGCCAGAGTATCTGGTGTTTCCTGAGCACGGCAAGTACGTGGTTGCGATGGAACACTACCGCGAACCGAGAAAGGTTATCGATACTTACCGGTACGAGAAAACCGGCGTGATTGTTGACTATGAAGCCACTGGGTTACCCAGATGGTTTGTTAACGCAAGGGTCATCGATATCGACAGCGTTGAGATCACCTACCGGGTTGATTAACGGCATAACGGGAGGGCCTTCTGGCCCTCCCGTATGACCGCTTACACGTTCGGCGCTGTGATAGGCAGCGTAGAATTAAGCTTCAGGCAATTAATGACACCACCAACGGTGGCACCACCACTTAGAGTGAAGCTACCGCCTACTGACAAATCACTGCCGACAGACATCTTGTCAGACACCAGGGTGATCGGTGTACTGATTTCAACCTTGTTTTTTGCTTCGACCGTGAACACCTGACACTGGAACGTGATGTTCTTCTCAGCCACCATCGTGATGGAATCAGGAGCGTACGCATTGATGTTCTTACGGTTCACCTCTGCCCAAGTTCCATCTGTGTTTTGAATACGGATGATGTGGTCTGGGCTATTTAAGGTGATAAAGTTATCGATGTCGTCAGTAATGGTGAACGACCCGTCTTTGGTGTTCAACTGGAAGGTGTAGGCGAAGGGTTCGTTGTTTGACTTACATGTCTGGAACGTCACGTGCTGGGCGTGTGTCGAAATTTCCAGATAATAGCAATTGGTCAAATCAACGGTATCTTCGCTTTCAACTTCTGGGTTGTTGTTGATTGCAAGGACGATTGTTTCTAGACGAAACATCCCATCATCAGCACCAAAGTACTCCCAATAATACTTATCGGTGTCACCTACTTGGTACACATGAACCCGCTGACCACGACGGACATTCGGTGGGGTCTGGCGATTACCACCACGCGGCAACCAAGTCGCTATGATGCAATTGTCAGACACGATTTCTTCACGATAGGCGTTCCCGTCAGCATCAATGCCTTCGGCTTCATGCTTCGTGGGCTCTGATTTCAACTCACCGTCCAAGAAAGGAGTGATTTCAGGAATGGTTACCTTGATGTCGTGTGCCATCAATGCTTTGTTTTCAGTCACGATGCCGATGGAGATCGGACGGAAGACACTGACTTTCATACAGACCTCGAGGAAGGTTATTTCAGCGTGACAACAAGTTCGTTGTCCGCTACAGCCACGTACACATCAGGTACGTAACCGGTAGATAGGTAAGCCATTACCCGCACCAGATCACCGACGATAGCCTTGGGAATACCAACATCGTACAGGGATTCAATGTGCTTGCTATTTTGACTCCAGAAAGTCCTTAGGACGTATCGGATGTCAGCGCTGGGCGGCAGTGGAAGATTGATATGGCAAAACTCACTAACCTGCAAGCGTTGACCCAAGAGCCACTTGAGTGGTGTGGGCGGATATACCTCAAGCATCATGTACCGGGACCGGTAAAGTGGGTGTTCCGGACGATACAGCAAAGAAAGCACGGCAGCGCGCACGAGGTCGACATTACAACCGAACCAACGGTACTTCAGTAGTCCTTCAGCAAAGAGGGTGTTGATTGCCTCGACGAACGATCCGGCTGGATCATCGTTGTTAATGCAGGACGTGAAAAGTGCCGCGGCAAGCGGGTCTTCTGCCAAAGCCGTCACAATGGGGTTATTGGCATGGGTGTAGTGCGGTAACTCCAAGTCATTTCCAACCGAAACAGTAGAAAAAGTACCCATGTATAACTCCAAAATGAGTAGGCTGCACTATACGGATAAGATCTCTGTAAACTAATACACGGTAAACTACTCTATGTATAACACGGCAGTTTTGGGTAAATTCCATGCGCATTAAGTCTTTTCAGGTCAAGGGATTCAGACGCTTGGCATTGGCTAACATCCGTAATTTGTCGGCTACCTTCACCTCGCCACTCCAGGTTATCCTAGGAAGAAATGGTTGCGGCAAATCCAGTGTACTCAAAGAACTCAGTCCGATGCCAGCTGACAGTAACGCTTATGCCCCAATGGGTGGTAAGGAAGTTGTCATTGAACACAACGGCCAAGAATACATCATCAAGAGCATCAACAAGTCAACGATGAAACACGAGTTCTGGTGCGACGGTGTTCAGCTCAACCAAGGTGGTACAGCAACTGTCCAACGTGAACTGGTAAAGCGCTATTTCGGGTTGACACCAACCATCTTGGATTTGCTTAACGGTACCGTAACGTTTCAGCACATGTCAGTGGCAAAGCGACGCGAACTATTCACCGAACTTTGTCCGGTTGACTTAAGCTACGCCCTAGGTGTCTACAATAAACTCCGGACGCAGTATCGCGATGTGATTGGTGCACGCAAACACGCCGAAGGACGGCTAGCAAGCGAAACGTCCAAACTCATGCCGGAAGAAGAATACCGGGCACTGGAAACACAGGTCACCCTACTGCAAGATGAACTCAATGTCTTGATGGCCAACCGTGATTTATCACAGACCAATCAGGAACTGAGTGACGATTACCTGTCATATCTCCTTGATGTCATTGCGACAAAGTCTAAGGGTGTGCTTGGTAACGGTGAAACTGTCGCTAAGGTCGGCGCCAGTTACGAAGAAATCGATGGACAGCGCATCGCTGTTGGTAAGCGAATTGCAGCCACGACAGCACTGCGTGATCAGATGCTGGAAGAATACGGCCACCTCGAAAAGAAGATGGCTGAAATCGCCCGCACCAAAGGTGAGAACAAGGAGGGATTAAAGGCGAGCTTAATCGAGTTGTCGTCTGAGTTGGCTCAAATTCCTCAGGATTCTCGCTTCAAGTATCCCGACCAAATCCGCATGGCCATCGAAGAAGACGGGTTGGATAATCTGGCAATGAAAGTGTGCGATATTCTTACGCACATGCCAGACCCCACCAGCGGTACTGGCGGGTTTGATCGCAGTAGCATCGAAGCGACTCGACAGGAAATCGAATCGTTGGAAATGCAACTAATCAAGTTACGGGATCAGTCGGGACGAGCATCAATCCGCATTGACACGCTGGAAACAGCAAAGGCCGAAACTTGTCCTAACTGCAATCACCGGTTTATCGTAGGTATGCGACCTAACGAACTCCAACAACTAGGTGAGTTTCTTGATAACGCCAAGGTAAAGGTGACTGAATTAGAAACCCTACTCGGTGAGAAGAAGCGGTTAGCTGAAGCTCAGGTGGCATTTGAAGGTGCGTTAACGGAAATGCGCGGTTACTGCCGCAGCTTCCCACTCCATCGTGGGTTGTGGGATTACATGGCAGAACGCGGATTCCCGTTCTGTTCTCCTCGGTCATTGGTTTCTGTTGTGCATCAATGGAAGGTGGCGCTAATCAATGAACACCGCCGTGAGCAACTCAAGGCTCGCATTGCTGAAATCGAGGAAACCATTGCTCGACTCGACGCGGTCAATGATCAGGACGTGAATAATGTCAGTGATCGTGGACATGCGCTACATGCTGGGATTGAAGAGAAGACTAAACTTCTGGAACAGTTACAGCAAGAGGAACGTTACTGGGGAGACATTGCCACTAACTTCCGGTTAATGTCACAGAACCAGACCTCGGTCAATGTTACCAAAAAAGAAGTGGCCGACTACCTGGATGGTAAGTTACGCGAACTCCGAAACCTGGCGATTGAGCGCTGTATTGAAGGACACCACAACCAGCTTGGTGTGCTCGTTAACCGCTTGGGACAACAGAAGGTAGCTATCGGTATTGTCAAAGACCTCGATGCCTCTGTGGTATCACTGAAGGCCCAGGAGGTGGCATATGCGAAACTGCTCGATGAGCTTTCTCCCACAGACGGGTTGATTGCTGAACAGATCTCCGGATTCATTGGTTGCTTTGTAGAAAAGATGAACCAAATCTTGGAACGCATTTGGACGTACCCGTTACGGGTACTGCCGTGTGGTTTACAAGACGGTGAATTGGACTACAACTTCCCCATTGAAATGGCAGATGAACGTTACACGGCGCCTGACGTGTCGTGCGGCTCTGAAGCACAACGCGATGTCATTGACTTTGCATTTAAGCTGACGGTAGGTCTGTATTTGAAACATACCGACTGGCCGTTGTACTTGGATGAACTCGGTGCTTCTTTCGATGAGACCCATCGTTCAGCAGTACTGGCGTTTGTAAAGGACTATGTGGATATGGGTAAAGCGTCACAGTGCTTTTACATTTCGCATTATGCCTCCACACACGCTGCCATGGAGAATGCAGAAATCTGCGTAATCGACGGCGAGAACATTCACGTACCCCGTCAGCACAACAAGCACGTGAAAATCGAATGAGAGCCCTTCGGGGCTCTCTTTATTCCCGAATCGACGGATTCTCAGACCTATATCCTCTCTGTGAATCTCCGCCGCCAACAATAAAAAGGACCCCGACACATGAAAGCGACTAAGATTACACAGACCACCAGCACACTGAAACCCTACCTGATGGTAGTTTGGCCTGGCATGGAACGTACTCGCATCGGAAACCGTGAAGTGGCGATTATCCGTTACGATGCATCGCGTTCCCACCATGATTTCCGCAAGGAGATCAACGATGCGATGATCAGTGGGAAAATCGTACAACTGGTATACCACATTGATTGTATCAGTTTCCTCAAGTGGTGTGTGGCCGGTAACCAAGGGTTTGTGCTCCAGTATCCCAGTGATCGTTTGATTTACGACTACGTGGATCAAGCGTACCGGCAATTGGCCGAATGCGACATCGAGCGCGAAGAAGCGTACGATTACGCTGCCCGTTGGACACGCGAGTGCGATTCGCTGCAAGGTAGCTGTGTCAGCAAGATCATCCTGAACCACTTGCCGATGCATTGTTCGGTGTTGCGTCCCATGGCACCGAAGCCGAAAGTTCAGGTCGTCAAAGACCCTTGGTAAACGGCATAGAGCCCAGGGGTAAATCCCTGGGCTCTTTTTTTTTTGGTTACAGTAGGCCTTCGTCGCGCATCTTTTGCTCGTATGCGGCCAACCGAGCGGCTTGCTCGTTCACTACTCGAGTCAGGGTTTCGACCTGAGCCTTGTAGGTCACGGTGTTGGTAATCGCCGCAGCACGGGCTGCTTGGATTTGCTCGTGTTCGACTGGGTCGATGGCATCACGCACCAGCGCTTCATGCAAGTTCACCGCAGGAGTGATCCCTACGGTCAATCGCGTAGTTTCACTGATTTGTTCCATCAACCACTCGAGTGACAACGAATCAGGCACGGCACCGAGCGAAACACTCAAGACCAGATGGCGATAATGATAATCACCCATGTTCGGGTAACTAACAATCTGTGTATCTGGTACGTAAATGATTTCGCCATCAGCCGACATCAGGGTAACGATTGCTGCCCGTTCAGTCAGGTCTGATTGGTAAACCGAGTCAGTGGCGCCGTAAGGTTGATACGCAAATTTGAACGGATCAATCGAACGGGCCCGCAGGTCGTCAAACGTACGAATGGCCTTACAGGTGTAGACCTTTGTTGTTTGTGCCAGCCAGGGTGTATTAAGCTCATACCGACCAACGGTATTGAGTGGCGGTGTCCGTCTTGGCATCTATTAACCCCCGGAGGTATGCTGTACCCACGTCCCATCAACGCGCAGCCAACCGGTGAAGTCGGATGGGATGGGCGTATCGGCCGACTGACCCTTCTTGAGCAACACCAGATACTGCACGCGCTCGAAGTTGAAGCTGATGTAGTAAAGGTTGTTACGGGTCAGACGCGAAAAGCCTTGTGGGACTTCTGACGACTCGTCCATCTTCTCGGCTTCATTAAGCGCCTGGCTGAACTTCATGTACCATTGCTGGGTTGAAGGGCTCATGCGGTTGAAGTCGACGTGGGTGGTGGACTGCACGGTGAAGTAGTCAGGGAACTTGGCTGAAAAATCGTACACAGCGTTGAGATTGCGTTCACCGCCGCAAACCACAAAACCAATACTGCGGTACGGGTGTACCCCGGCACGCAAGTACGCTGAACGATGTGCTTCCGACAGCGCTGGCATCCCTTTAACACCAAGCAACTCCAGCTCGCCCGGCTTAGCCAGTGGCGAATAGATCCCTGTCTGGAGTGTCTGGTTTGGGATAGCGTATTGGTCCCAATTCGGAACGAAGAGGAACTCCGTCGACACAAACATGTCCGGAAGAACTGCTTCCCATTCAGACCGCGGGAAAGTGGAGTTATCCAGGATATACTCCATCATCTCGTCGCGGATGATGTCTTCGTTAAACGCAGCTGCACCCCAGATGATCACCGACCAATTGGTCATGATCTTGAAGGTAGGGTCGAGTTTATCGACCCATTCGTATTCGAGGGTCTGTACCTCGGTATCAGGGTTCTTGTTCTTGATGGCTTTGATGTCACGCATCAGCTGTGCCATGGTCTTGGCGCCCAGGGCGGTTTGCACCTGGGTACGGGAACCGTGGAGTACATCAAGGTTGGCGACCGGTGGGACAAACGCGATGTCGTACTGGCTGTACTGGTTACGGAATGATTGATCACAGAGCCACACCTTAAACGGTGTACTCGGAATCATGTTACCGCTACCATCGTCGACGACGTTTTTCCAGGAGACCCATTCCGGCATATAAATGCTGCCGTTGGTCACCATCTGACCAATGGAGAATTCCGTACCCACTGCATCAAATTCAGCCATGAAGGCCTGGAGTGCGGTTGTACGGTCGTCGGTAAAGAACCCGCCGGACGCTTCTTCATAGATCCAGTGAGCGATCTGAAGGATGCGGTTTACCTGATCGTACGTTGGCGCGGCGGGTACCGGATTGGTGATCCGGCCACGGTTGCGGAACGAGACAAACTGAATCCCCGGATAGGTAGCGGGAATATCGTGAACGGTGTTCTCGATGGCGTATGTGGCGCTGTATTCAGACAGTTCGCCCAAGACGGCCACGTTACCTGAAACATGGTCGTGCAATGATGTATATTGGATGAAGCCGGTGATCATGTGTTCCTCGCTTATGCACCCGGAATCGATAACAGTAAGTTGTACCCATGACTCGCACAAATGGCTCGATTTTATATGGGCTGAACTACTTAAAACCATACCATGAGGGCACGCCTATGGATATTTTTGCGTTTCTCAAGTGGGTGCCCGCGGTTAAGGCTTACGTAAGTGAGATTTATTCATCCGATGCGTACCCCAATGCCGGGCGCACCAAGAACAGACTGATGCCGGTAGTCACCACCCTGATTGCCATCATCATCGCCAGTGGCGCCTGGTACTTCTTTGAAAAGGTGAATCTGTTGGAAGCAAGCAGTGAGGCTAAGCTCCAGCAAGAACGCCTACAGACGCAGCTTCACGAACAAACCGAAAAGTACACCGAGTTGAGAGGAAAGTTCGAAGCCACGGTACTTAGAGCTGATGCGCATGAAACTAAGTCGCGTGAGCTCGAACTCGAGCTGGAAGATAAAGAACGTGAATTGAGCACGGCGCTTTTGGAAAACGCCAAAATGAATCAGGATCTGTCAATCCTGGTGAGCGATAATGCTCGCATGGAAGCAGAACTCCGTAAGCGCAAGCTCTGCACAACAACCACTCCTTCGACGCCTAAGAAGAAAGGGGTCGGTGCGGACGTGTACAACGAATTGACCGAAGGTGCCAAATGAAAGCTGTTATTCTTGCTGCGATCGCTCTTCTCTCCGGTTGTACACTGTCTCCTCAGAGTCACGTTGATTATCGCCAAGTTGATACGGCTTATCCTGCCGAATTGTTATCACCCCCAGTCCCAGTTTCCAATGAAGGTTTGCCTGAAGGTACTTATTACCACGATGAAAGCGCCGCTTACGTCGCTGAGCTGGATGCTTACATCGATTACCTGAAACGCCACCGCGTGGCCATAGAACCTTTGCCGACTCCTAAGGTTGTCACCCCACCCCAAGCTGCCGGCATGAGCTGTACAAAGGAATTTACACCACCACAGCGGCCACAGATGCCTGTGATTGGTAAGGTGTCAGATATTCGCGATGATCGTGAAGTTATCCTGGCCATGAAGTACTACATACTGGACTTGAAGAAACACATTATTGATTACGACGCTGCGCTGGCAAAGGCGTATCAAGATTGGTTGAAAACTTGTGTCCGGTAAGTCTTTACGTCGACGGATAATCTGTAGGCGTAATCAGTGGAGCTTTACATGAGCGAATTGACAAAAGCACTCGAAGCAGGGAAGACGCTCCATTTGGTGGCGTATTCTGATGGCGGGTGCCGGTGGACACCGCCGATGGCAGGCGGTGGTCTGCATGCGTATATTTACGCAACAAGTCCAGGCGAAGAATTGGAAGTGTTGGTCAAAGAACCACCCGCCAAGAAAGAAACGCCGACCACCCACGGCTATGTGGATGAAAACAATCTGGCTGAACTAATCAGCATGGGTGCCAGGGTGGTCAAACCGTTGGTCATGGTAGACTCCCATGTACCTGTACCCAACGGCACGAATAACATCGGTGAACTTGAAGGGATGATTTCAGCCCTGACAGTGGCACTGGAAAATGAAGTGCGTTCGGTGGTCGTTGCGGCCGATAGCAAGTACGTCCTTGAAGGTACGCTGAACCACATGCACAAGTGGGTGAAGAATAACTGGTGCAAGGGTGGTGGTATCCCGGTCCAGAATGTCGAATACTGGAAAAAGATCTACGGGTTGGTCGGACAACTCGATGACAAGAAAGTTCCGGTTCAGATGTATTGGGTCATGGGGCATTCGGGCAATCTCGGTAACGACACGGCCGATAACCAAGCGACTCGTGGGTTGATCTTGGCCAGTAAGGGTTTGTTGGAGCCCGTCACAACGTATAAGCCGGCTAAAGGTTACTGGAACTTCAAGGCGGATTATAACCGGTTGTTTTGCCAGAATGCTTGGTACTTCTCGACTATGTCGAACCAAGCACGTTTGGCACCCGATGGTCGCCACATCTACTATACCGGTAAACACGGCAAGGACGATGAAGACCACGGTAAAGTGCAATCTAGCGGCAGCTTCGCTGTTTTGTTCCTGAAGGAACCTGAGCCTGTACTGGATTGCATTCGAGCGTATCAGGAATCGATTGCTAAGGGCCTTTACGGCTCGCCGTTCGTTGGCAACCTCTCGGGGACCTTGTCAGCAAAGAACTATTCTGATCTTTGTGAACATGGATCTCGTTATGTACATCGCCCTGGGGTAACGGAAAGCTTGGAATACGTCGGCGGTGTTAGCCTGACGGAACAAGTTAATCCGCCCATGATGGCGTGGAACGCCGAGTTGCGAATGAACGCGCTGCGCGATACCTATCTCGAATACGCTCGCGGTGACGTCGGTACAGCGATGAATACGCTGGTAGTTACCGACATTAGTGACCATGTCTATGAAGAAGACGTGTCAAAGAAGAAGCCGGTATACCGGCTCAAGGGAGATATCTTACCGACCACTCGGTCGTTGGAAGTGGACGTTCTTTATAACGTAACTGGCTCCCTGGAGACCTGCAAGCTTACCCTTGCGGTAGGTGTTGACCTCCCCACCAGAAACGCTCTATCTGCCATTGCGTCGGAAATCAAGCCGGCGATTAAGGTGGTTACATGGCGCGAATCCGATCATGGATTCCGATACGCGGTCATCGTCGAGGTTGGCGATGACAGTGGGATCTGGGCAGGAGTGTTCTCCAATCTGCGCATTTTGCGTAAATAACGGTCGTCTGTAGTTACGTGACGATCACCCCAACCTCTACCTATGGTGCTTAAATGACTGTCAACAAAACTGGCTTTTTGGCCACGGTGGTGAGGTGGATTCTCAGACGCCAACCGCCAAAGGGACATCGTGTTTTCGTGATGACTTCACTGTTTGCAAAGTGTATGGAACAGAGCCGTCGTCCAGTGAGTGAAGTGACCGACCTCAACACAAGTTTGTGTCTGGTGAGCGATACTCGCAGTCTGGATGTACCGATCAGTTTCCGTAACCTTCTGTGGCAGGACGAAGAACCTTTAGTTTCACGGGTAGCCGACGCTGCTAGGTCGCATGAAAGCAGCAAACGCAAAGCAGTAGCTCGTGAAATTTTGAGCAAGCTACCAGACTGGATGGTCTACGGACAAGAAAGTGACTTCCAGAGGGATTTCAATACTCTCTGTAATGTCATCGAACGAAATCTCGCGCGCTGACCATTGACAACATAGAGCGGGGACCCATCCGGGTCCCCGCCTATTCACGCATTACCGGGTTTTGATGAAATGATCGGCCGTTTCACTCAACCCGTTACAGAACTGAATCACGAGGGTGTTATACGCCGCACAGAACTCGACTTCCTGAGCAACTGCGTAAACAACTTCGCCGATCTTCTGTGCCACTTCCCGAGAAAGCGCCTGATCCTGCTGACGATCAATGATTGAGATCAAATGGTCGATCAGATGAACACAGCCTTCAATGGCTTGGTTAAAGGCCGCAGGACCATGACTTTCCAAACGACCCAGCAGTGCCGGTGTTGCAGCGAGCAGATCGAACCACTCGGTATGGTTCTTAAACAGCAGGTTGTACTGGTGCTGCACTTCAGGGCGGTTGACGATACAACGTGCCAGCGCTTCACGCACAGGAGCATAGATGCTGGTGTCGCCAGTACCCAGGTTGGGACGCAGTGACGATGTATCGCGAATCGACTGGCGTAAGTCGTGCGAACTCGACAGACCGCCCAGCCAGCGTTTCAGAGACGTGATGCTGTCGGTAAAGGTTTTCTCAGCGGCATCTTGAGCCAGGATGAGCGCGTTGAGCACATCGACATAACTGGCGTTCTGACCGCGCATGGCATTGAGCTTGGTGCGAGCCACAGCAGCGTAAGGCGTGTCGCGAGCAATCGTGGCTGCCTTCTCAATACGATTGTACTGGAAGTTATAGACCGTGGTGAATTGACGCATTTTCAGGTAGCCGCTAAAGCCCTTCATGAGGCCGCGGAGTTTACCGGAAATACCTGCCATCAGCTCACGGGTATTCAGCGCAATCGAAAGCTCCATAGAGAGCCGCTGGAGCGATTCCAGCGTGAACATAGGGGTAAGGGTACCATCTTCATTGGCACGCAAACCACGAGCGTCCAGGAAGGCTTCCAGCGATACCTTGCTGCCTACCAACTGAGCCTGCGCATCTGCAACAGTCTTTGGTGTTTCTTCCACCAGATCTTCTTTGAGTTGCGAATGGCTGTTGATGTATTCGAACTGTTCGTGTTTGTTGGCAAAGCCGTTGTTGCGGGCCATTTGGTCGTACTTCTCAAATTCTTCACGATCCCATTCACGCACTTGTTTGTGAACGGACTTGTCAGGAAAGACGAGAGCCAATTTCTGGATGCTGTCGTCGTAGTCGTCCTGATAAATGGATTCGGGGACGACTTCACCGGGGCTCACCTCAGCGTTTTCGGTGTGATTGACCACAAAGTCATGGGCGGTCAACACGTCCTGTTCGAACGTCATGGTCATGGAAATTCCTCATTGGGCAAGTGGGACATATAGAAGAAGTCCTGTCATACGATGCATTTATCTGTATCTGTTCTTTAAAAAATACAGGAGAGGTATTTCTATGTACGTCCCTGAACTCGCACTAAAAGGAATCGGGTAAAATGTTTGGCAAAGTCATCCCCGCACCTTCTCTTCGTCCTGCTTACAACATGGGTTTCCCTTGGGATATCCCGACTGGCCGTTACTACAAAGGCATCTACGGTGAGATGTTGCTCAATGGCGGCATTTTGACCTTCACCGGGATCGGTGGGCAAGGTAACCTGGGTAAGTCTCTGGCTGCACACGAATTCAATGTGACGATGATCGATCGTTACGCGATGCTGGACCCCGCTGAAGCCAAAGCACGTTCGTTGGTGTACGATACCGAGCCACCCAGTGTTAACCCTGGTCGTTTCCAAGGTTTGGTTCGCAAACGCGAACGTTTGGCCGAAATGGATGTCGAGTCCGTTATGATGTTCACCGACTCCACGGTGATGACTGGTAATAAGTTCTTCAAGGCGTTTCGCGACGGTATCAAAGAAACGTTGGATGACAAGAAACCCGAGCTGGTGGAATACCCGTTCCTCGATAAGAAGACCGGTAAGTTCTTGACGAACTACCTGCCGCATGTGGTAGAGATCGACTCTTTGTCGATGTTACAGGCGGAGGTGGTTGATCGCATCTTGGATGAAAACGAAATCGGTGAATCCGGTGCCAACATCGAAGCCATGAAGGGTCAGGCTGCGAAGACCCAGATGTTGGTGCAGATGCCGGATCTCTGTGCTTCTGCGAACGTCTGCTGCATTTCCACCGCTCACGTCGGCAAGGTCTATCAACTTGACCCCAGAGCCCCTTTGAGTAAATCACTGGCGTTCTTGAAAGCCGATGTGAAGTTCAAACGCGTTCCTGAAAACTTCGGGTTCCTGACCACTCACCTGTGGTACCTGATTACAGGCACACCGCTGAAGAACCGCACGACCGGTGCACCGGAATTCCCGAGAAGCAGTGAAGACAACCTTGAAGGTGATACCGACCTGATGCGCGTGACCTTCATGCTGGTGCGTTCCAAGAACGGACCATCGGGTCATGTGGTCGACGTCATCGTTTCTCAGAGCGAAGGTATTCTGTCTCACCTGACTGCACTGGTGTATCTGAAAGACAACGATGGGTACGGGATCGGCGGTAACGACCGCAACTACTTCCTGGACATTCTGCCTGACGTGAAGCTTTCGCGTACCACCGTGCGCGGGAAGATTGATGCCGACGCTAAACTGCGTCGTGCGCTGGAGATCACTGGTGAAATGTGTCAGATGCGGAACTTCTGGCATGACTTGCCGGAAGGTTGGCTCTGCACTCCCAAAGAACTGTATGATGACCTTAAGGCCAAAGGCTATGACTGGGACCAGCTCCTGGATACCCGCGGCTGGTGGACATGGAATGGTGCCAAGGGCGTGAAGAACTACCTGAGCACAGGCGATTTGCTGAATATGCGCGCTGGCTTGTACCATCCGTTCTGGATGGCCGAGAAGCCCAAAGCGCTGGCTGTTACCGAATGAGGACGTTATGGAACTTACACGCAATGCGATTGATGATGTCGCAGCTGCGTTGGACCGCCTGAACACTGACGCAGCAAACCGGTGGCGGGCCTTGTGCCCGACCCGAACCGTGAGTCGTCAAGGTGACTGGCAATACGCCAACGGAATGCTGCGAATTCAGTTAGGGCGGGTACCTGGTCAAGATACCCGAGATTTACGCGAAATTCTGAATGTGGGTGAAGACTACGACCGTTGGCTTCAACAGGTCGAACTTTCCATCATCCCGTTTATGGTAAATAATGGACTACCGCAATGAATCAACATCCAAATAACACCGTTACTGTAGTTGCGGCTTCGTTTATGTTGGTGGTGTTGCTGGTAAGTCTGTTCGTAGCACTGCCGACGATGGAACCGGAACGTTTGCTACGAGTGGCGATACATGTCGGTCCAATTCTGATTGTTTCTGTCATCCTCGGTGCGTGCGTCCGCAGTATTTTCTTCCAAAGTACTGCGAAGTCGTCCGAAGCAGTATGCGCTGCCATCGAAGACAGTACCTACTGGGAAGCAGTGACGATCTACAAAGATCTACCCGACGGGTCATCGATTTCCCTTGTACGCGTCATGGCGGATGGCGAGCTGGTGGTTATCGGAGGGTGTGATGAATCTATCGAAATCGCCAGACAAGTCCTCGCTCACCGCGAAAACGAACGCAAACGCTGGGTCCAAGGGGGCTCACATGCTAGCCAAGTACCGCTTCATTGTAGCCGGGCCACCGCAGATCAAGAATCGTGAGTACGTCTTTGCTGAGCTCGATGATTTGTTATCGGCGTTCGATAAGAGCGTTGTGGAGTTAGTGATGTATGCTGAAGGCGGGGTGCATGAACTAGCATGTTCGTACGCCAAGCAAAATGATTACGCATACAAGATCATCGAGCTTGATTGGGAGACCCACGACAAAATGGCACCCATTGAACGCGATGAGGAAGCGGTAGATTATGCTACTCACCTGATCGCGATCTGGGATACCAAGCACCGTGGTACCGATGCACTGATCCGGCGTGCTAAAGAAGCAAACCTACGGGTGTGTGTTTCCATCCCACCTGAATCTGTTTTGAAGGAAAGCATTCATGAAAAACCTCAAAGAACGTCGGGAGAAGGCAACCCAATACTTCGTCAGCCTGATGGAAAGGTGCGCTCCCAATACCCCCAACGCAGCTCTAACGCGAACTCAGCTCGATCGCCTGACCGATCAGCAGTTCGAAGCTCTGATGACCGATTTTCAAAATGGCAAACATCATCTTCGAATTACTCTGCCAAACAGCGAAGCCCATCTGGGTGTTGAAGAGTTGTTGGATATCGGTGAAAGCATGGGGATCAAGTTCTGGGAACGTGTGAAGTTCACCGACCCAGCAACAGGGATTGACACCTTCACGAACAAACCGGCACTGATCCTCACATTGCCAACCCGTCGTCAAAGTCAGATCCAGCGAAAGAAAGGGTCGCTGGCAAGCGACAACTCGCACATTGACACCATGACCGGACAACCCACCGGTGATTCTAAAGGCAGTAGCATCAGTTTCCCTCAGGCACTGATCCTGGAGTCGCGTGGTCTGAAGAGTGCGGCCTTTGAATTGTTGAAGGTACGTGGTGGGGACGGTACTGCCTTTGATGCGTCAAACCGGATGATTTACGAACGCGGTGTCGCTACCGTAGCTGAGTTGCGGGAGCTCGGTTCTCGGGCGAAGTCATCGGAAGTGCTGTCGACGTACCTGAAGGCGCAGCATCTGGATAATAACTTGTAAGGAACGGCTATGTTCTTGGATTACACTGACACTGTGGAATTGCTCCGCAAAACCATGGCAGAGATCATCGAACGCAAAAGTCGTTGGTATGCAGCAACTGATCCGGATATGTACACCGACTTCTTGAAGCTGTATCTCAATCTGTCCAATAACGTGACTGATTGGCAGTTGCTGGGCAATGGCGTTGCACGCGATATCTGGGCGCGGTATTTTGCAGAAGACACCTTTGCCGCTAACTTCATCTTGAGTGTTACGACCGAGCTCCTGCAACGGTCGTTCAATGATGAAGACAGTAAAGTAGCATTCATCGCCACATTTGCCAGCAACATTGTTTCGTTGCACGATGAGCGAACTGCGATTCCACGTGAGTCACTGTTTCTGATTCCTAAGCTCCAGACAGGGATTGACACGTTGTCAGCCAATATCTGGTTGCTGCCGATCTACATCATGCACACACTCACTATCCGCCTCCCCGACCCCAAGCGGCGATAAGGACCACACATGGCTTGCCACCGTATCTATGTCGATCTCGACAGTTTGATGGATACGCGACTACCTATCCTACACGAGCTTGATCCAGAATTCGTGGAAGAAAAGTTACCCGACGTATACCGGACACGACTGTCTGACGACTGGTCACTGTTAGGGTCTAAGGTTACCCGTGAAGACTGGGTAAAGGCCTGGCAGGGGCGTGGTTATCGACACCTGGCACAAGCAGTGCGGACGTGCATTGCAGAAGTGTTGTGGGAGTCCGTGTTATCCATTAACTGGGCGCTCGATAGCGATGCTGGCGCGACCAAGAAAGTGAACATCGATATCAACTTCTGGCCGTACGAATGCAACCTCGATGAACGTCGTGCGGTGGTAGATGCTGTTGCTTCGATGATGCCGATGCATGTGACGGTTGATGCTATCTTTAATCCCATTGATTTTCTCCACCCGAAAGCGGCTACGGAGCAATGGGACTTAATGTTCATCTACGATCTCTTCGGCTGGTTAAAACGTTTTGCCGATGACTTTGAACAGGTGTACATGCTTAGGACTACTGTGGTCGCACCGGAGTTGATTAGCATGTATTCTTCACCCCCAGAAGAAAACCTGAAACTGGTAAAAGAGATTCCAGCTTTTCGGGTGATTGAAGCATCGTGGGAAGGTCGGATGAAACTCCGGTGTCTACCTGTCTACGAATGGTGCGTAAAGCCCTTGGGGTAAAACCCGCGGCATAGAGGGAGGGCATTCGCCCTCCCCTTATGTCCCAAGGATCAGTCACCAGCACGATCACAGAAATCTTCGTAGCGTTCGGTAGAAATACCGATAGCCATAACAGACTCTTCCACTGCTTCTGGAATCGGAATTTCGAGTTCCGGCTGCGGAGCGGAACGAGTGTATTCTGCCGAGAAGAATGGGCTACTGGTAACGCCGCGATTGATTTGAGCAACCATCAATGCAGCTTGGCGGTCGGCGTCGGCATTACCTGCATCCACCTCGATCTTCTTCAGAACGAGGGTTTGTTTGTCCATATCACCGAGAACTTTCAGGAGCATAGCCTGACCTTCTTCATGGCCAGGTAGCTTACCGTCGGTGATTAAACATTCTTCTACGAGGCGTTTACGTAGGGACTGCGTATACGCCAGCGCTTCTCCATCATTGTTAAAAAGGGCCATCGTATACCTCCTAACCGCCCTCTTTCGACGAATCGAAAGGAATAATAGACTCATATCATCAGAATGGACCGAAAACGCCCATATTCCAAACGACTCGGCCAAGTCGATGGACGTCTAAGGATCATCACTGTCTAACAGACCATACCGGTAACCTGGTCTGCTGGATTAACGGAGTTCTCATGAGATCTTTAATCGAGCGCTTTAAGCGACAACGGAGGCGGCATGCAATGCTAAAAGAATTTGAAAGCTTGAAAGAGCTTCAAAGACCGACGCTACTGCAATTGTATCGTCACTGGGGTCTGCTTGATCGAGTTAATATCGCGAAGGTATACACGCCTGCAGATGGACGCATTTCAGGCCAGTATTACCATTCGCCCTCCAGCTTACTTGAAACCCTTGATGTCTTCACGAGTTGTATTGGCGAAGACGCAGTTATCAGCACATCGTATCTGAACCAGTTAAAGCAGAGCCTCTACTTCGAAGAGTGGTTCGTGGCAAACACCCGGTACATTTCGATGACTGGATACCTTCCATTGTTATCGCAAAAACTGGATAAGCTGGTAACGGTTTACCGCAGTGCTCAGTTAACACGGCAGGACAAAATCAGTTATTACGACCGCAGCCTACGGGGCGTTTGTAATGACCTGCACCAATTGTTGCTGGTCCTGTACCAGGTGGAGTTGGCGTATGCGTGACGACAAATCTGAACGGTTGGACATTTTAATGACCACCGACAAAGGTGAGAGTCGGGCAAACGATCACCTGGCGCGAACCTTTCGTGCCATCCTGGCGGATTTACGAATCGATCCGTTTTATTGGCGCACGCTAATGAAACAGTTTGTGGAAGACCCTGCTAACGGGGTGGCTGCCACTTCAAAGGATCGATCGACTGCTGCTGGGAACCTGAACAAAGCGTTACTCAGCAACACGATGACGTGGAAATCGTTTATCAGGGCGTTGCGGTTGTTGTCTTATGCAGTACCTTACATTCGGTTTGAAGTCCACTATAAACGTGGCAACGTCATCCGTAAACGCGGGTTTGATGTTGTGAATAAATTGGATGGCAATGCATTGGACATTACACGCGAACTCGAGCAAGAAGACGAGTAAGGCAAAACAGGGAGGAGCGACCTCCCTGTTTTTTTTGTTCAACTGGAGGTGCTTTATGGAATCGGACTATCTGGCTTACAGCAGCAGACTCGAAAAAGGGTATGTAGAAACATCGGTTAACTGGAGTGGTCATTACGGTCATTTACCCGAAGCTAGAAACGAAAAAGAAAAAGAGGCGATGGTCGCGGCACAGAAAGAACGCAGTTATCGCATGACCATTCAGGGACCGCCTACCAAAATGGAATACGACTTTCGACGCGAGCATGAAGTCATCAACGTTCGTGAAAGAGACTACCCACCGTATTTGCTGCGTACCGACGAACTGATGGCTCCTAGAAAACGATGGTAGTTTACACGTGTTCATCGTATGGAATGTTACTAACGAGTAGGTGCTATGGCCAACCGACCAACGATTGTGAGTACCGTCTTTGGCGGCGGCGGTGACGAACAGCTTAAAGTTACCGATGTCTATAAAGCCGAAAGCGGGAGTGATGCGTTACTGAACGATTATGTGTCGTCGGTAACACAGGGATCGAACGACATGCTCTCCCGTCTAAAGGGTGATAATACGTCGTTATCCGACCTAGTCGATTTGATTGACATCGAAGATGGTGCAATCAAGGGCAATCAAAACGCAATTGGTCGGCGAGCTGAACGCGCCGCTGGGATTGATCTTTCATCCAAACGCGCATTCATGGACGATTTCAAGCGACAGATGCTTGATATTGCCAGCGATGCCACAGGCGTTGGATTTGGTGGTGATATTACCGGCAGCGCCAGCGAATTTACCGAGTTTGTCAATGACTTGTTGAAGTCTGACTTACTACCGCCGGTGGTGGACGATTACGTCAATGTCGCCATGATCGGCAGCTTGATTGGTTTGGCCATTGAATTGGAACTTCCCGAAGCCATCGACAAGCTGCTTGAAAAGATCGATGACGATAAGGCCAAGAAGAAGGCTCTGATTGCCAACCTCGAACGAGTAGCACGGGCAGGTGACTTACCCAACCTCCGAAAGATTCGCGGTTGGATTGGCGCGGCTGAAATGTACGCTCGCCTACCTAACATCGTTCAATTGATTATGGCCGGGTTCCGTCTGAAAACTGAGGAAGACGAGACGCCGAACTATGGATCAATTTACAACGAGTTGATTGAGCTCTTCGACAGCCTGGATCCCGAATGGAGTCGACGTGACCGTCTCGGCGAACCGATTAGTTTTATCGGTTATTTTGCTCATGCCAGTGAAGACACCTTGGCGGTGTTCACACAGGCTGGGATTTACCGCACCGAGGCCATGATTGCAAAATCATACCCCACCAATCAACTGAGAACGATGATAAGGCAGCATTTCCCACAATCACCTGCTGGGAAGTGGTTGACCGTAGATGCGAAATAAGAGGGAGGGCCGAATGGCCCTCCCTCTATGCCACAATCACATTCGTTCAGCAGTTTTGAAGAAGTTCGACAATGTTGAAACTGGCCAGGTTCCACGTAACCAGTTCGCTCCGTGCGATACCGACCAAAACGCATCCCAGTTGGCACCAAACCGAGTAATGTTCCTCATCAGCTTAGGAAACTGGTAGATCTGACTTGACAACGACATACTGGTCAATACTGCCAAGTAATCATGCCAAGGCGAATCTTCGCCCAGGATCTTTGCTACGAGTGCATCTGGATCAAGCAGGTCTGTTGGTGACATTGCCGACCCGACTGGTACTGTCAAGATCGATGACATATCGACCACAGAAACAGTAACGTCGACACCTAGGAACTTGCCATCGGGAGTCCAGCCTTGGTTACCGGTACCACGGGTGAACGTTAACGATTCAATCATCCCCAGACGAATCTGGCAACGACCTTGTACGTAACATTCGCAGAGGAACGGACTTGTGTAGGAAGCACCACCGGTAGCCATCGGTAAGGCTGCTGCTAGCAGCGTAGCGATTGGCAACAAGATCGCCTGATACCGCGAAGCATCATTACCGTAAGGAGACCGTAGCGGAATGGTGAACTCGGCGCGTGGCATGTTTGCCGTTGAAGATTCCCAGTGTTTGGGGATGTCAACAAATGCAGAACCAGCCAGGCCCAGCAGACCATCGAGCTTAGCACCAGCAATTGCGCCGGTAATCACCCCTTTGACCTGTTCCATCGCCCCAACAATCATGTCCCCCACTACCGGAATATCACGAAGACCGGCGATCTGGCCGTCCATCAACGAGAAGCGCGTGTTCTTCATCCCGCCAGAAAACCCATTCAGCGTCGAAGCAATGTCTGATTCACGGGTGCTGTTGTTAAACGATTCGCCGGTATTGCCGGGGTTATCAATACGGTAGGTGATGAACTGTGCCCCGTCGCGAACTTCGCCCATAAGGAACGCAGCGGCGCTATTGGTTGTATTGGACGTATCATTGTTGCTTTCATCGTTGTTCGGGTAGAACGACGGGTAAGCTTCTGCGTCACTGATCGTATCCGACCGATAGACAATCTTGCCTGTATCCTTATCGACGCCTTCAGCGTCCTGTTCGACAAGCGAGTGTGTAGGTTGTGCACCTTGCAGTCGCAGGTACTTAGACAAGTAATCACGAAGCGAAACCTTTCGCTCTTGAAGCGATTCTTGTTTGATGTCCCTGATCTTCTCGATTGCCTCTCGCATCGTCAGCTGGCGCTGGTTGGCTTCTTCTAAACTACCGCCCAAGGCTTCGAGGATGCGTTCATTCAAAGACGCTGACAAGCGCTGAGCACGGGTGGCAACACCGTAAACATCGATCGTTCCGTTCTCACGCCAGACATCGGGAATAATTGAATTCAGCGCCTGTTTTTGCTGTTCGGTTGAAACGGACTGGTTAAAGACCGCGTTCTTGCTAACGTCGTAAGCCGACGGCCACAAAGGAGCGACGATACCGAGGTTTACTGCCATGTTATTGGCAATGTCATTCACAGCGTTCCAGTACACCGGCATCGTGGGTTTCAGGTAGTAGTATTTGGATGCAGGTTTACCAAAAGCAAAGCGATAAGCTCTACCGATAATCGACATCCCAACCAACGGCCAACCAACAACCGTTCCGATCAATTTACCTAATACAAACCCAAGATTCGTGGTACGACCTGTACGTGCCATGTAGCCAACATCGTAGTCGTAGAAGTTAGTGAAGAAGTTCCGCATGGAGTTAAATTCGGCTACTCCAAAACGGAAATGAGCAAGTACGTTATTATCGTCAATTGCTTCACTGTAGTAACGACCCATGCCATCGGCAGTAGTCGTGGTCCAGAAGGACTTCATTCGCGGATCAGCAGTGGGCGTGAATTGTGCCGGAGGGTTAATACAAAAGTTACCACCTAGTGAGGTATCAGTGAACTTCAGTGACGTGTCGCTGTAAATCCGGCGACGTTGTGCCACGGCATCAAGTGCTTGTGGTGGAAGTACAAACGCATGTCTGACCCAAGTGGTGACATCTTCGCGTCCAAACAGATTCATGGTAGTTACCTCAGAATGCGGAAAATAAAGGGGAGCGGGTGACCGCTCCCCTCTAATGGGTTAACGTGACCTCATATCAACAACCGGTTCCCTTGGCAAGGCGTCTCGCGTCTGACGGACTGGTTTTGCTGGTGTGCTTGCTTGCGCAGGCGCCTGCTGGCTAGCCTTCAACTGCTTTGACTGTGCCCTGAGTTCCTTGACCACCTCATCGAGTTTCACAACCATGGTCTTTTGGACCTCAAGCTGTTGGTTCAAAACCGTTTCAACTTTGATTGCTTGCTCGGTGGTCATCCGCGATACTTCGGCTTCCTGTGCCTGACGGATTTGCTGTTGACGCTGCTGTCTGACTTCCTGGTCCCTGATAGCGCGTTCGCGCTGTTTGGTACCCGGATCAGCGGTCGGAATGGTCGCCACGGGCGACGATACCGGCATGATCATGGAAGCAGTAGTGGTCACAGACGGTGCTGCAATCCCTGCATCGCCAGCACCCGGAACGTTAACGGTGGTTCGATAACCACTGGACGGGTCTGGCTTAACCGGTGTCATGTCTGGCAACGGCGATACTTTTGCCGGAGCAACGGGTGCTGACCCTGGAACGGCAGGCATGGTGGTTACCGACATCGCCGGAGCAGCCGGAGCTGCAGTACCTTCCGGTTCAGTCGGACGCTCCAACATTGGCGAAATGGGTGTTTGACCCGTACCCACGTAGGTACTAGCCAATCGCCCGTACGGACGACCATTTGCTTCCATCCGACGTTGGACTTCCTGAGTAACCTCTGCAACTGTCCGCATCCGCCCACTCTCGGTGTAGAAGATCGGTTTGTTAGCGGACAGCGCACCTTTATCGACCAAGGCATCAGATGCCATAGCTGTCATCGGCGACTTCAGGAAATGAACACCGCCCCCTGCGCCTAAGAAGTGCATCATGTACAACTCGTAGTCAGACGGTCTGCGACCCATCCGGCGTTCGAAGTATGCCATGTTGTCCTTTAAGAACTCTGCACCCATCAGGGCATTAGCCACCGGGTCCATTGGATCAGCATCTGACGGCAGGTTATACTTCATCCCATGCTTCTGGAGAGTCTCAGCCCAAGTTGACTTGGTGAACTGGTACAACCCCTTAGCAGACGACGTCGACGCACCAGCGTTCGGGTTCATGTTAGACTCTACCCCAGCAATAGCCGCCATCAACGCCGGGTCAACCCCAGCCATCCGCGCTGCTTGTGTGATAATGTCTTTCACGGCATCCCACCGTTGAGCACGGCTAGCATTGCTAGCCAGTTTCTGGTACGCCGTACCTGCTGTGATATCCGACGCCTTACCACCACTACCCGTTACGATAGCCGCTACAGGTTGACCACCAGCCGAAGCCGCCAGTCCACCCATCATGCCGTCCAGGAAGCCTACCTGATTCCCGTTGCCCGTAGGCATGAGCGGACCAGTACCTGGGGCGATCCCAAGATTCTTTCCTTTGACCAGCTTACCGACTTCGGCTTCGGCTTTCTTCTGCGCGTCCGTTTTGAAGGATTCCTCCACCTTCTTGTCCAGTACCGCCTTACGGAGCGCGTCCAGGATCGGCTTGATACTTTCTGGGTTGGTGTTCACTTCCAGATCTGGGAACGGACCCGCCTCGATCTTCCAGACCGAGACTTCATCATCCTTGATTTTCACGCGCACGTTTGCTAACGCCTCTGCCACCTGAAGCTTCTGCTCAGGTTTGAAGTTCTTCCATGCTTCACTGACCAATCCACCGGGAACCAACTTACGAACCATTCCGACATACGCCAAGAAGGTCGGCAAGAAACGGTTCATCATCCAGTAGGTCCACTGCGTCCGGTCTGCCTCATTACCCGCCAAGCGGTTAAACAACGAAGCATACTTTTCGTAGATGGTAATTTGATCACCGCTGAATACTGCGTCTTTACCAGCACCAAGGTCCACCATGTCCATGACGTCCTTCTCGAACGACATCAACGCATTGGTGTGCGATACCAGAAGCTTGGACATCCCGTAAACACGGAATCGAATAGAGGTGATCTCATCGATCCGATTCACCGGCAGAGTGCTCCAGGTAACAGTGCCAGCACCCACAGTACCCAACTTATCACGTTGGCGTTTGGCTTCGTCTTCAGTCAAGTACTCGTCTTTGCTCAAGCCTTCGAGTGTCCGTCGTGCGGCCTCATCTGCAGCGCTATTGCCAGCGAACCGATTAGGAACCGTCAACCCCTGCAAAGCAGGACGGTAAGTACCTTTATCGGTTTTAATTTCCTTCTGACCGAATTCCTTTTCGATCTCAGAAATCAAGGCACGGATCTTTTCCGTACCCACAGGCAATGGTTGATCGCCAAACGGCGAATGTGTCACGTTGTACGGGCTGGGTTCGGTGGTAATCATCGTACCCCGAGCAAACGGGAGTTTGTATTCGGGCTTGATCACTTTATCCACATCGCCAATATCGGCTTCAGGTACACGGGTCCCGAGTTCGATGCGATGCTTACAGTAGACCGGTTTGAAACGATCCTTGAACCACACCGTCCATTGAGCGAAACGTGCGACATCGCCGTCATTCTGAGGATCGATACCAAAAGGCTCCAACATTTGTTTCATGTCAGGCTCGCCTTCTACCTTCAAATCACCCACGCGATTTACCGTCACATGAGGACCAAAGATTTCTTCGAGCTTGGCAACAGGTCCTACCTGGTCGTTATCATCCGGGTCGATACCGTACTGCAAGGCGCGCAGTCGAGTCAGCTTGTTTTCTTTGGTCAGGTACTTATACAGCAGATATCCACCGATCGCAGCACCGGCAACCACCGCACCAACAGCCAGTACTGGCGTGCTGACCACGCTGGCCAAGCCAAAGGCAGCCCAAGTTAACCCACGCCAGAGAATGTTGCGACCAACAAACCGGCCAACCGCACCAATCCCTTTACCCAGCGTACCCATGACTCCACCGGCTGTGGCGCGACCAGCAATTCCTAACCCGAGTGCCTTCATACCACCCCAAGCACCGGCAGCCAGTTTACCGAGCTTACCAAGGCCAGGAATCTTAGTCAGGAACTTCAGCGGGTTGAATGTCGCAATGGCAGAAATCAGTGAACCGATCCCTGCTGTCAGCGTGGAGAGCATGCCAAGCAGGCCTTTACCTTTCGGTGCTTTGACCTTCTCAATCAGTGCTTTCGCTTTGTCTTTGGCGTTCTTGGCTTTGTTGGCCAAGATATCACGCCAAGACCCGTCACGATCACCATCGCCATCACTATCGTGTTTACCGACAGGATTGCCATTCTGGTCGAGTTTGACATTGTCAGCCACCGCTGCACCACGGCCTTTACGACCCTTGCGACGTCGCTTGCCACCGCCTGGTAAACGCTCATCCAACAGCTCGTAGATTTTCTCCAGGAGGCTGTTGCTGCGTTTGACTTCCTCAGTGCTACCGATCCAGTGTTCGCGGAGATAACTCGTGAACTTACCCAGTCCCTTGGACATCACGTCCCACGCACCTTTGGATTTATCCAACGCCCACTTACCAACCTTGCCAACCATTCTAATAGCCTTGATGCCAGCTTCAACACCCAGCTTCACAAGGCGCTTTGGAATCCCTTCGATAGGGCGCCCAAAACGGTCTACAAGTCCTGCGGTAACTTCGGCCAATGTAACGAGCTCATTACCGTTTGGATCGCTACGGTGGACGATAGGGCCTTCGATATCTGAATACAATACCACTGTTTTACCGGTGGACTTACAGATGTACTGACCAGCACGAATCAGTCTGGCTAACAGTCGCGGCGACGTTTCGCCCTTGACGTACACGTCAAAAGGTACAAGGATTGACCTAAGGCCGCTCTTGGCCTTCTTAGCCATCCATTGCATCGGCTTCATCATCAAGCTGCTTATATTGAGCCCGCCTTTGACGAGACCAACGGCTGCACCAAAGGCCCGTCCAACAACATTGCGGTTGAGGCGTTTGCCCTTGTGGTCGAAGAGACCATCTGAATACTGTTCATCGGTCAGTACCAGGTTGTTATCCCAGTCAACCACAGCACCTTCAATGTCCCCGATCGTTTTGATCACCCGACCTGACTTCTTGTCACGGTATTTACCCTGTTGGATATCCACCGCCTGCATGACCGGAAGGTCAGGTTTATCACGGATATAGACGTCACAGATCTTTTCAGCATCCCAGTTCCAAAGGTTCCGGATACGACGGAAAGTGGCACTACCACGCACACGTCCATCAATGCCGTGGATGATGTCACCCACATGCTTCAAATAGACGCGACGACCCTCTTCCGTAAAAAGACCTTTCTTGATGTCTTCAATGGTCAAAACTACTTTACCATCCGGATCCAGTAGCTGACCTTTGATATCCTGAACACGTTTGATCACTTCTCCTGTAATGGCATCGCGGTATTCACCGGCGGCCAGCCGAGCTTTCTCGATCAGAATGCGACCATCGGCAGCACGCAAGTCGATAGCTCCCTTGATGGCTTCTTTCTTCTCGCGCAGCCAATTCAACGGACTCTTTTCCATAAGCTTCTGGCCGTACTTAATCGTACCTGAAGCCACTGCCAAAGGGAGTCCCGCGAGTTTCTTGGTAACCCACCAAGCACCCTTGGCTGTATGGCCAGTGCCACGCCAAATAGCACCAAGGCCTTTACCACCCAACCACAGACCTTTATCAATGATACCTGCCAACCCACCGCTGATCATCTGACCCACCGAACGGCGATTGCCGCCACGTGTACCAGCGCTCCCGCTACCGGCTGTAGGAATCAAATCGGCAATGATTGCGGATGCTTCGACCACCTTCACAAGTAGTTCGTTGGTTCCGCCAGTAGCAGACATCAGTGCGTCGCGGAAGGATCGGATTTCTTGCGTAGTCCGATCCGTTCCGTCAACGATTGAGTTAATCGTCTCTTCCCACTTGCTTACTCCACCGGCTCCACCCGCTTGCGGGGGCGGCGGCACAGGCGTAGGGGTAGCTCCAGGACCAGCAGCAGGACCGCCAGGAGCGCCATTGCCAGTATGAAGAGGCCCATTTTGGCCATTCGAAAGGCCGCTCGAAATTCCTTGCTCACGTAACTTCTTTAACTCCTCGGCAAGGGTGCGGAATGCAGCAATCTCTGCTTTAGATGCCCGACCCTTCCCGCCACGCTGGCGCAGGGTGTCAGTAGGTCTGTCCGTCTCAACGCCGTCGTAATCCAGGGTATCAGCCTGGTGGTCAGCGAGGACACGCGACATCCAAGCACCATCCACGGTATCTTGCAAACCGACGCGATTAAGTAGTCCCAATGACCGCAACTGTTCGCGCTGTCCTGTATTGGCATACAGGTTAACACGACTGTAGGGGTTGGGCATGCTGTTGATGACGTCTTTGTAATAGCGATCGACTTCATTCAAGAACGTGCGAGGTTTTGCACCTTCTCTCATTTTGCCGTCATCGTCGAGGTCGAATGCGTTCCGGAAATGCTCCTTCAACTCATCCCGCACTGCAGTATCGATCGATGAATGATACCCGTCGTCTGTTACCATACGAGTCGGGTCAAACCGCTTATTAGCATAGGCGTCTTTTGACAACTGATCGGCCAGTGCCTTCCGCGCTTCTGGACTCAGCTTCTTATCACCATCCACCCGGTCGACCGTGGCGTCGACATTTTTCTTGAAGTACTCAAGTTCCTGGGGAGCAATCAGGCGGCGTTTGATATCGCCAACCGACTGCTTGTACGAGGTGAATGCGTTGCGCTCGTGGTTGTACACCACGCGGTCCGGCATTTCGCCGGTACGAATCCCTTCCATGGTCTGGTAAATACGGGACAGATATCCCGGAATTACCTCGTTGATTGAACGATGGGTTTGGTTATCAAAGAAGGCATTGCCGACAACGTCTGCCGTGCCTGCATTTGTAACTTCTGCCCCAGGACCACTGAAGATCGGAATGACCGACTTTGCAAGGTCAGTCAACATCCCGTACTTAGACATGTAGTCAGTAGGCGACTTCGCCCACTCAGACAGCAGCTGTGGTGAGTTACGGACCTTGTACAGCAGGTCGGCGCCAGTTGCAACCGTCTTATCGTGCGACTCAGTGTACTTTCTAAGTTTTCGTCCTGCACGAATCCCCAACCACTGACCAAGCATACCGCCAGCGAAGTTGCCGGCCATCTCGGTCCGACCACCACCCATACCCATCTCTTCCGCATCCGCCATCATCTCATTCATTGATGAGAGATCATCACCCATCTGGGCGGCAGCAGAGAAGGAGTCCTTGAATGTATTGACATTCGACATCACGCGTTCGCTGATGTTCTTAAACACCTTCTCACGGAAGTTCCGCGAAAACTCGGCGGCAGAATCAGTGAAGCGTCCAATCAGCTTATCGCGCATCGCCTGTTTAAAGGCTTCGCTGCTGTGGATCTTCACGTAATCCGGAAGGCCGGTGTTCTTCGCAATTGCCTTGAGTTCGTCGATGGTGGCTTTTGCTGTCGATTGGGTAACCGCCAACAAATCGCGAGTAGCAAAGAACTGGCGGTACTGGAGCTCCAGCGATTTGCGCTGGAACTTGGACAGAACGTTATCCTGATACCCTACCAGACGGGCAGCAGCATCGCGGATGTCTTGGAGAACCACCACGGATTCTTCATGGCGCTTGCTGTCACGGCGGTCTTTGATAACCGCTTCGGCTTCTTGGCGGTTTTTATCTGCTTCAGCCAACTGAACTTGTGCATCAAAGATCGATGCCAAGGTGCCAGTGATTTCAGAGTCCTGTGCAGTAGCTTGTTGGTTCGAGAATTCCTTCTCGGGTGCCACTGCCGCTTTGATCTTTTCAGCCAGCCTTTTGGGCAGGAGTTTTTCTGCCGCAGGCATCACTGCATTGACGGCTTTCTTGGCGTCACGGATGGCTGGCTTTAATTTAGTACGGGCTTCATTGTATAGACTGCTCGTACGGTTCTTGACGTCGCTGACGAGGTCAAATGCTTCGCTATATCCAGGGGGCATAGCAGCGCGAGTAAACTCGCGCAAAAAGGTCTCACTAGCGACCCCTTCGGCAGCGCCTTTAATGACCGCCACCCCTGTTTTAACAATAGGGTTTCGGTCGTCTTTCGGGGGATCGACATTAAAATCGTCAAAGTCTTCGAAATCATCGAAATCGAAGTCATTGTCCAGATCGATATCGTCTTTCTTAGCCATCGGTTTGTTCCTGTAAGACATATAGACTATCGGCGCCTGTCGGGTTCGTTACACCCCGGCGCGGATTGGTCGTTGGGAACCCTCATAGTTTTACGCTGACGGAGTCCACTATGGCCAAAGCGCCCTTTAATTTACGGTTGTTGAAACCCACGACCGAATCACTTAAGGCCATGCGCCAAGTGAAGTCGCTCGATATCTTCGACGGGATGACCAACAACTACCATGAAGATGGTCTGTTTTCTACAACGACCTTTGGCCGAGTCGGGAGTCCTGAACGCGATACCAACTTCGGTTACATCGACATCAAAGCTTTGATCTTCCACCCGCTGATTTATCGACGTCTGGTGGACCTGAAAGGCCTATACGGTGACGTTGCTACCGGTAAAGCCTACGCCAAGTGGGATGGTCAAAAGAATGATTTTGTTCCTGCACTACCTGAAGAGGATGGTGCTGGAACCGGATTTGGTTTTTTTGCCGAAAAGTGGCAATCGATTGTATTTGGAGAAACCAAAAGCATCCGCCGTCGTATTGCGCTGCAGTTTGTTGAAAAGTACCGCAGCGTTGCCATGGTCGACAAGATCCTGGTTCTTCCTGCTGGGCTGCGCGACATTGAGGTAGATGAGTACGGTCGTACCATCGAAGATGAGATCAACGACCCCTATCGTCGCCTGATTGCGGTCAGCAACACGCTTGGTAACGTCAACAGTTACGACGACTCCGCGTTCGACCCAGCTCGCCTGAGTCTTGAACGAGCGTTCACGGATATCTACGACAAGATCGCTGAAATCCTTTACGGCAAGAAAGGGTTCGTTCAGGCTAAATGGGGTAGTCGTCGCGTATTCAACGGGACACGTAACGTTATTTCTTCAATGGACACCGTGGCGGACTACTTCGGTGGTCTGCGCAGTATGTCCGTGATCAACACCCAGATGGGGTTGTATCAAACACTGAAGTCAGCCTTACCTGTAGCAGTACACCTTATCTTGACCGGCGTGGTCAGTCACGTCTTTGCTGGCGCGGATCGTGACGCGTTATTGGTAAACCCTAAAACGCTCAAAGCTGAATACAAATCAGTCGGCGTGGAAACCATCGACAAGTGGACAACAGCGGCTGGGATCGAGAAGCTCATTGAAGCATTTGAAAATCCCAAGTTGCGTCAAAAGCCCGTGAAGATTGAAGGGTATTACTTGGGGCTCGTGTACAGCGACGACAAGCACTTCAAGGTCTTTAATGACATTGAAGACCTGCCGAAGAATCTGAGTCGCAAGAATGTCCATCCGATGACGTACACTGAACTGTTCTACCTGAGTGGATATCAGAAGTGGTACGAACTGTACACCTTTGTAACCCGCTATCCGGTAGCAGGCGTGGGAAGTATGTACCCGTCGCAGCTGTATTGTCGGACTACTGTCAAAGCGTCTGCCAAGATTGAGTTGGACGAAGCGTGGGAACCTAAAGGCGCCGAGTTTACGGCACGTGAATTTCCCGACACCGACATCAATGCGAAGTTTATTTCCACGATGGCACCCCACCCGGCGTTCTTGGCCGATCTGGGTGGTGACTATGACGGCGATACCTGCTCGGCAGAAACTGTCTACCTGAAAGATTCTGGTGAAGAAATCAAGCGCTACCTGCACAGCCGGTCCTTTGCGATCAGTGCGTCAGGGAAGCTGGTGACTTCAGCCAACAACGACACCATCACACTCGTGCTGAAGTCACTTCTGACCACCCCAGCATAAGGACGGTCGAATGTTTTTAAAATACCCACAGTACTACCGTAAGAACGGGGTGTGGAAAGAGCAACAACTGACAGGCTTTGCATTTAAGCCCTTGGTTGAATTGGCCTTTCCCCTACGGCCGGTGTACCATTATCTGCCACTGAACACACAAGAACGGTCGTTGGATAACAACGACCCGTTCATTCAGCGCAAGGGCGGGTTGCTGTACTGTCAGCATGTGGCAGAACTTAAAAGTGAAGTAGGTAGACCTATTCGCATGGGGTCTATCAATGCCGGTACTGCAATCCGCGACCTGGAGAAGAAGAACCGTCTGCTCAGACGGGTGCGGCAGTTTGACATGGTGGATCGTGACCTGCGGTCTACCCTGGTTATCAACTACGCGTTACTCCAGCATCTGTACCGCTACCCCGTTAACTTCATGGCAAACTATTATCGTTGGCAGAACATTTTTGCCACGATGATCGAAACCATCAACGACATTGCTATCCAGAGCGATCGTCAGCATTACATCCACATCAACCTACCGCAACACCTGCCGCGGTTAGCGCTGTTGAAGATGGGTGAAAATAGCCTGTCTAAAAACGTGGTGGAATCGTTGTCGACGTACGAGTCGATGTTTCTGCTCGACCTGTGGACTTGGGCTGGTAAGAAGCACGGTGAGTCGTTGCTGTCGAAAATCAAGCCCGAGGCTCTGGCTCGTGTGAACCTGGTGGTTACTGATAACGGTCAGGGTGGGGTGATCAACCTCGGTCAATTGGATGGGTGGCGCAAAGCGCGTGCAAAGACCGATGGTGATGTCATCGATGCAAGCATGGAAACCTTTCAACGGAAGGTCTACTACTTCTTTATCCAACTCGCCAAGCTGCGTGCTGAAAACGTCTTCACCGCAGTACAGGTCGATGCTGTCGAAGAAGACAGTGATCTACCGCCAGTCCACGACACTGACGATGAAAGCGACAGCGGTAGCGAAGCACCAGGCGCTACCGTACCTGAACGTCTGAAAGATACACCGATGCCAGAAGAGCAGGAAGCCGCCATTCCTGAAATGTCTGAAAAAGAAGCTGACGAGTATCGCGAAGAACTCGAAGCTCTGGCAGAAGGTGCTGTGGACATTTGGAATGACGATCTGTTTGAGCTCCACATCCCTGGTGTGGAACTGGGGCAGGTGGGTAATGAAAGTAAAGCGGCGATTGACCTGACTGCGAAACCGGAACTCGGTGTAATCCACAGCGCTGAACGCTTGCTTGAACACGCTATGATTTCTGGAGCCGAATTTCGTCGCTTTGAAAAACTGGCGAACAGTTACAAGTCCATCGAAAACCCCTTTGGTCAAGGGACATTGGCTGACTTGATTGATGTCAAAGACAGCGATGTTTCGTTGAAGCCCGAACGACTCTCTGTAACTGACCATGAAGCAGTCACTGACAAGACCATGCTGAGAAGTACGCTGCTCGATTTCGACAAGGCGTACATCAAAGACGTCCTGCATCGAGACGTAGCGCGGATGATCATGTCGCTGCAGCATTCGGGTGTTGCCGTGACGTCGTACGAAGTAGAGCGCGTCAAAGACGCTCTGAACAAATACGACGTGATCACTGTTAAACTGGTCCCAGTGGCTGGCAAACCCACGACCGTGCGGATCGAGCTGCCGGTCGTGGCTGAAGACGGTAGCTGGGTGGCCGATGGCGTGAAATACCGTCTGCGTAAGCAACGAGGTGATTGTCCGATCCACAAGGTGGCTCCGGATAAAGTGGCTTTGACCAGCTACTACGGCAAGCTCTTTGTGAAACGTTCTGAGAAGGCCGTGCACAACTACGGTCGGTGGTTGCAGAACCGCATCATCTACATGTCAATGGGTGATAACGCCACTGTTTCCAAGCTGGCGTACAAAACCCAGGGTCGGAAGAAGGGGTCGCGCCTTCCTCGTCTGTACACCATCCTGACCAGTCGCTTTATCGGCTTTACCGTAAATGGCTGGGAGTTGAACTTCGACTACGACAACCGCGCCGCCTTCTTTGGTGCAGATGCCTTGGCAGGTGAGATCGACGGCTTGGTGGTCATGGGACGACGTGAAGACAACTCGAAGTTCCTGTACGTCGATGATCGCGATGCGCTTTATACCACGGAAGACGGTAAACCAATGCCAGTGGGCGATATTGGCGATCTGGTTGGTTTTGATAACAACCAAGCGCCGATTGAACAGATCGAGATAAAAGTGGCCGGTAAGGAAATCCCGCTCGGGTTTGTCTTCGGCTACTACTTCGGTTTGGACGAACTCTGCCGACGACTGGGGGTAACACCTCGCCGTATTCCCAAGGGGCAAAAGGCCACCCTGGAGCATGGTGAATATTCACTGCGCTTTAAGGATGAAACCTGGGCTCTGTCGCGCCACGACCGAAAAGCAGCGTTGGTGCTTTCTGGCATGAACCGTTTCCACCGGCAGATGTCGCACTATTCCGTGAAGGAGTTCAACCGGCAGGATGTCTACCTGAACCTGCTCGATGGGCTTGGGATGACAGCCAGACAGCTGCGTGAGCTTGATGTGCTGATGCTGCACTTCGTAGATCCGATCACGAAGACGTTGCTGGAAAGCTACCAGGAACCAACCACTTTTGATGGGCTGCTTTTCCGCTCCGTGGAAATGCTTCAGAATGATGAAGTGGAACACCGTCCAGATCGATTCAAAGGCTACGAGCGTATTGCCGGTGCCGTGTATCGTGAATTGGCTATGGCGCTGAAACAGTACCATGGAAAACCGGTAACGAGTCGAGCCAGCATTGACATCAAGCCCAATGCGGTATGGAATGCAATTCAGAGCGATCCGAGTATCACACTGGTGCAGGACATCAACCCGGTTCACCACTTGAAAGAACAGGAAGCTGTGACCTTTGGTGGTACTGGCGGTCGCAGTAGTCGCACCATGGTGCGCAGCACACGTGCGTACGATGATTCTGACTTCGGGGTGGTTTCTGAAGCAACGGTGGACTCGTCTGAAGTGGCGGTGAACACCTACCTGTCTTCTGATCCGAACTTCACCAACCTTTATGGTGTCACACGAGCGTTCGACAAGAATGGCGACGGGTTGACATCGGTGTTGAGTACTACTGGTAACCTGTCACCCTCGATCGTTCACGACGATTATTTACATAGTCCTCTACCGGCGTAATCCGGTAGCGAATCCTCTCTAACTGACGGGAATCCACTGAAAGCCCAGTACACCAAGCTTGTAACAGTAATGTACAGGTGGCCAAGCTAATCACTTGGGTATGGTAAAAGAGACTGGGATTGGGTAATCCGCAGCGAAGCTTCCTACTGGGAAGAACGTTCAACGACTAGAGCGCGAGCTCGTAGGCATCCGCCGAAATGGGAGGCACCCTATCGCAAATCCAGCGAGGGTGAAGATATAGTCTCTACATCCAGGGAAAACCTGGAGCAGTGCATGCGGTGCACGGGTGTGGTTAGGCCACATTGAAGACATTAGATGAAACGTGCCCTCTTTGCCAGCATCCAACAATCGTCAGGTATTGCTGCTGAAGGTTATACCTACATGCCGACTGTGACCGGATATGAAAATGTCCTGTCTAAGCGTGTGGGCGACCTTTACGCATTTGCTGCGACGGCTGATGGGATGGTGAAAGAGGTTAGCCCGAACCATCTGTTGATCGAGTACAAAGACGGGACCGTTACGTCGGTAGAACTCGGTCGCCGCTTCGGGCGGGCTGAAGGGAGTTGCTATCCACATCAGGTAGAAACAGATGTGGTGGTTGGTCAATCGTTCGTTAAGGGCGATGTCTTGGCTTGGAATAGTCACTGGTTCGTCAGAGACCACTTCTACCCGACACAGGTGTTGTGGAAATCTGGCGCACTGTTTAACGTGGCGATCCTTGATGACGCAGATACGTTTGAGGACTCCTCGGCGTTGATGTCACGTTCTGCCGAGAAGCTTAAGACCAAACTCACGAAAGTCAAAGCAGTGATTTTGAAGTTCGACCAAGAGGTCCGTGGGATTGTGAAAGAGGGCGAAATCGTTGACTCTGACTCAATTCTATGTACGATTGAAGACCAACTGACGGCCAATTCAGGGCTCTTCGACGAGATGTCGTTGGACACTTTGAAGATGCTGTCATCCCATACACCCAAGGCGAAAGTCGAGGGTACGGTGGAAAAGATTGAGGTCTTTTATCGAGGGGACCTCGAAGACATGTCCGACTCATTGCGGGAGTTGGTGAAAGCCTACAACCGTAAACGCGCTGCATTGGTCCGGAAACTCCGGAACGACGAAGCAGAAGACGGCGAAGTCATGGACCGGGTACGAATCGAAGGGTATCCACTTGAACAGGATACCGTGGCGGTGCGTTATTTCATTACCTACGAAGAAGACTACGGCGGCGGTGATAAGTTGGTGTTTGGTAACCAGCTGAAATCCGTAACCTGTCGAACGTACGAAGGGGTGATGGAAACCGAGTCCGGTTTGCAGCTGGACGGCAAGTTCGGACACATGTCGATTTTTAACCGTATCGTGGGTTCTCCTTATCAGATCGGTATCATGAGCCGACTGATGCTGGAAGGCTCGAAAGTTGGGGCTGCCCTCTTTTTTGAAGACAGTTAACGTCACGAAAAGACACCGGTACCCTTGATGGGTACCGGTGCTTTCACTTCTTTTTGATAGGAGCAATCCATGAGTCTTACGAGTGATATGCGTTACCAGTCGCTCAATGCAATCGCTAACGCGGTGCATCTGGTGCGGCAGGTGGTGGACAGTGTGGCAGGGAACGACATCGCAGTACCGCAGGCCGATGATGCGGTGGTGGATGAACTGATCGCTGCCAAGATTCAGGTACGCCTGAACAAATTCACGGCTGTTTAAGAGGGCTGAACATGCTGACTAAAAATGCTGTCGCCGCTGCGACCGCCGTGACGACTGCCCTGGAAACCTCCGGGGTGTATGCAGACGCTAAATCGGGTACCCCGTTGCGTCTGATGGTTGACCAGTGCATGTGTGAAGTGGCTCTGGGTCCCGACCTGTCGCTGGAACTGATTGTGGCTGGCCTGGAAGTGGCTAGTGCCAAGAAGACTCCCACCGACCAATATCCGCACGATGTTGCTACCGCTCAGGTGGTTGAACTGGCCAGCAAAGCGCTGCAGAACAACATCGCCTATGCACGCCACGTGGTGAACCCACTGATCGAACAGGTGGTCGAAGGGATCAAGACACGCGAGGCTAATCGCGATGCCCGCTTCGCCTACGGGTTTGACGTGGTGCCGTTTGAGTATGCTGATTTCTGGGACAACAGCGGGTTTGTTGCCACGGTTGAGAAATACCGTGAAATGGTAGCAGAACCCTGGGTGTTCAGTGGTGGTCTGGGTCAGATGACCAAAGACGAACTGCGTGCTCTGATCAAGGGTAGCAGCTCGGTGGAAAAGGCGGTACTCGAATACGTCGAGAAGATGTCGTCTGAAGAAGATGACTATCTGGTTCGCCTGTACAACGACGTCTTCTTCAACAACGAAGCCACTGCCTTGACCGCATCGTTCATGGCACCGGGTTCGACGGTTGGTAGCGCCAGCTTCACCCCGAATCAGGTAGGTTGCAATCACGTTGCTGTTCTGCACTTCCTGGCCAAGGGTCTGTTGAAATCAATCCCTGACGGCTTCTCTGGCGACGCCAAGAAGTTTGAAGCATCGATGGGTGTGCTGGTGGGTCAAACCGGCCGTCGTTTGGCTGGCGCGCTCGAAGCACGGCGTCGTGACTACGCCTCTGGCCGTCTGGTGCTGAGTCAGTCTGAAAAGTTGCTGGATCGTGGTAAGACCAAGACCACCATTCTGGTCAACGCTGACGTCTACACCCAGTTTCTGAAAGAAGGTGGTAGTGTCGAGGCCATCATTGGCAATGCTCTGACTGACAAAGCGCTGCTGAAGGATGAAATCGCCAAAGGGATGGAACGCTACCTGGCAGCACAGCAGGTGTACGCTCGCAATATGATCGAGCGTGACAACACCGAATACCACGCCCGCACCATTGCCAGTTTGCGTGCTGAACTCTACCAGACTCTCAATGAGCGACTGAAAGAAGGTCAGAGCACCCGCACTCGTGGTGATGCCGTGAAGGAAATCGAAGAACACCTGAAGTACGTTACTTTGGCTGATCTCGATAACCTTTGGGTCGTGGCACGCAAGTTGGTCTGTCACTGCTTCTTCTACGGCACCAATGTACTGTCAATCCTGACCTATATGGACGATCTGGCCAAGCGCATGCCGTCGGCCGATGGTCGACTGCTGAGCTACTACGCTTCAGTAGAAGTGCTGGCGGACTGGGTCTGCGAATACCTGACAGTGATCAAACCCTAACCGTGCGTCGCTACCGTTGCCTGAATAGGGTAGCGGTAGCGACTTATTCAAGGATTGCTTATGGATTACCGGAAACTCAAACGCGATGCATCGGTCATGGGTGCTTGGAAAACACTGCCAGATGGGACTGTGTTTACCGACGCAGCTTGTCGGGTTGTATTTCCTGTTAACTATGCTGAACATCAATTAGCGTTCATTGGCGAAGAAGTCAGCGCCATCGGGTATCTGGCCATCATCTTTCCTGAGAAGCACGCTTATGCGGTGATGTCGGCCTGCACGCTGGTGAAGTTTTCGCCAGCCATTGTGAATGTGGTCAAGATCTACGATGAAGACTACTACGAGCTGGTGTTTGATCCGGGTACCGTGGTTATCCCCACGACCGATTGCGTGATGGACGACGTTCTTCCTTATCGGACGTATAACCATTTCATTGCCCACGCGCGCATTCCGTGGTACTTCGGATTCCTGGATGTGGTGAATCTGTTCACTTCCTGTCCGTATTACACCGGGGTATCGTTGGCCGCCAACGAGTCGGTAATGTCTCTGATTGCATCGGACATTGCCAGAAACCCCGAGAACCCAGCCCTGAAGTACTGTACCGCCATCGAGTCTATAGACCAGCAGTGGTCGGTGAAGCCCTATTGGATTCCGTTTAAGGATATTCAGTACGGCGCCACCAACGTGACAGCCAAGCTCATGGGCAGTTATGCTGACCTGGCAGTGACCTCGGCACTGGTGAACCCCAGTACGCGTAATGAAAACATCGAAGAACTGCTGCGTCAGTAAGGATGAATTATGCCACGGGCATTGACGACTGATCCTGACATGATGAAGTGGGTAGAACTCCTACCGGACATCATCAAGAACAACGTGCAAGTGGTGGATAAGGACGAGTTCGCGCAAGGGACTCTGTACCACATCTCCACCAACGGTAAAATCCCGAAGTTCGTTCCCATGGTCTCCGCTCGGGTCGCCAATGGCGAAGATAACCGCGTACCTCGTGTCTGTACCGCTCCGTCGGTACTCGAGTGTATGGCGGGGTATGGCGCGGTGTACCGCGACTTCTTCCAAGGTAAAGGGAACGAGGCAATGTGGTCGGTGTACCGCTTTGTGTTTGACAAGGCCATTAAACCGACGAAGAAACTCCTGCCTGACCAAAAAGAAACAAACGAGCATTGGCTCGTGACCTATAGCCCCGAAACCCGTGAATACCGAGCTGACATTATTGGCATTGTGAAACTCACTTCTGTGATTTCACGGTACATCAATAACGTGTTGACCGGTGGTATGGAATTGGTGGTGAAGGTCAACGGCGAAGAACCTATCCTGTTTTCTGACGGCGTGCTGTTGGGTCGCGGGTATCATCGTGTCGAAGTGAAGAACTGGTACGGCTGCGGTAACACCTTGAAGGACACAGTCGTTGAAGCTGTTTCCATTAGCCGTGCGGAATATCAACAGTACGTCAAAGAACAGGTGGCGCTCGAGCATTCGGTGCCTTCTGCCCACTGGTAGGAGTAGTCGGGTATGAAATGTGTAGAATACGGCTGTACAGCCTTGATGGGAACCAACAAAGTTGGGAACCTGAAGAAAGATGAGAAGGGGTATTACGAAGTACTGCTCGGCGCGCTGGATGTGTATAACTCAGGCCAAGCCTGGTATCCGGCTACCCAGAAGGCACGTACTTTGTTTGAAGATAGCGGGTTGTTGCAGCGTCGTATTAAAGACGGTGCACTGCGCGGCGAGTATGGACATCCGAAACGTCAGACCGGGCAGAGCATGCAGGACTACCTGCTGCGTTGCATGACCATCGAAGAAACACTTCAGGCATTCCACATCAAATCGGTACGGTTGGATGATAGCCTGATCAAAGGTCCGGATGGTCGTAAGGTGGTGGCAATCATCGCCAAGATCCTCCCGTCAGGTCCTTACGGTCCGGCACTGGAACGCCAACTCAACAACCCCGATGAAAATGTCTGTTTCAGTATTCGTGCACTGACCGATGACAAATACGTCAGAGGAGAGTTGCAAAAGGAACTGAAGCAAATCGTGACATGGGATTATGTGAACGAGCCAGGATTGTGGCCGGCCAAGAAGTGGCACTCGCCCACCCTCGAATGTTTTGCCGGCGATACGCTGATGGTAACAACTGACATCATTTCGTCGCTGGCGACCGCCCAGTCTCGTGGGATGGTGTCAATGGAATCGTTGGCGCTATCGCTGGAAGACCTCATGGAGTCGCTGGGTTTTGTACCTGGTGAACAAACCTACGAAAAACCCGCCAGCGGTCGCTGGTAAGTCTATCATCACGTAAAGGAACGTTCCTCATGCTGTTGCAACAATATCTGAAAGCCAATGGGCTGGCCATGGAAAATGACGAAGTGATTGAAGACGGTGAAGCCCATGCCACTGTAACTGAGCACGTTGAATCAGCTGAAAGCGTCATCGCCACCGGCGAAGCACTGGCTGCCAATGAAGCTGAAATCGACAACGCTGAATCTGCTGCGGTATCGATCGAAAACCTGATCATCCAGCTCGAAAGCTTCGGTGGTTGTAAGTCTGACCTCGAGCGTGTGCTCGTTACCGACAAACTGCGCGCCGAATTCGGCCGCATCGGCGTGAGCATGGAAAACATTTCCCTGGAAAGCGCCGACGGCGGTTTTTCAATGGAAGGTGTTGGCGATACCCTGGGTCGTATTGGCGATGCCATCGGCGATGCTTTCGCCAAGGTACGTGCAGGTATCAAAGACTTCTTTGCTAAAGTGGCTGACCACGCCGCACGTTCAATCAAGGCCTACAAGAAAGCTCGCGGCAACATCCATGGCGATATCGTTATGACCCCGCGTCAAACGGCTCGCTGGCTTGAGTTTTCAGGTGACACCGGTAATAACCCGGTAAAGGTCTACGACGATCTCGCCAAGGCGAGTAAGCAAGTGCTTGTTGATTACGTGAACGAAATCAACTCAGGCGTCAAGAAATTGAACGCCCAGTATCGCAACGATAACGTCTTCTTCATCATCAGAAACCCAGGCCTCTACTTCAACCACCATGCTCTCCAGAAAGAAGTTGATCTGACGCATTACGATCTGCCAGGGGCGCCTGAATTCAACTTCAAGTGGTCTTGGTTCGGTAGTAAGATGACTGTTCGCGTCGAACGCAACGCCAAAGTCATCCCAGGTCAAGGCATGACGATCGCCAAGGCTGATGCCGAAAAGATGGTTGATTCAATGATCACGGCTCTGGAATACGCATCCAGTTACATCCGCGGATGGCGCGCAACCGACGAGGCAATCGGCAAAGCCGTTGCGCAGTTGGTTGAGAATAGCCAGCGGCACGTGTCCAGAGGTGGTGTCATCGAGAAGATGGACAATGCTCAAGACTTTGGCACCTTCTCGCAAGGTCGAGTCATGGTCAAGGCGCTGTGGAAAACAACTTCTCAAGTACCGCGTGCGTGGATCAGCTACATCTCCACCATGGACTCCAAACTGGCCGGTACTCTGTTGAACCTGTAAACGGTAAGAAAGAGGGGGGATCGAAAGATCCCCCCTCTATGCCGCAATTGAGTTTAAAAACATTTCAAACCTATATTCCCTAGGTGACCATCAAAGACCGGTAACATCAATCGCGTTATCGGTATATAAAACCAGTTAAGAGGACGAAAAAAAAATGACTCAGGTAAAACCATTAAAGCATTATCGCAACAGCGCCCAGCGCGCTGGTGCCAAAGAGCAGACCAACGAGCTGCTTAACGGCATAACTTTTGTTCTCGTCACCATCGCCGTCATCTACGGCGGACTGGTGATGGGTATCCCAACCTAAGAAGTCTCCTGCTGCCTTCGGGTAGCAGGAGAGAGGTCCTTCACTGGACCCTTCTTTTTGTCCCTTTCCGTGCAATTAGGCCCTGTTAACTTTAACGTTTGGGGTCTAGTTGTGCAGAAACAGCATCGCGCGGTGCTGAATGTTTCCTATCCACACACTCCGGAGTATGAAAATGGCTGAGATCAAAGAAAGAACACGCCAACTGGCCACCGTACTGGCCGACGGCTTCACAATCGGTGATGCCGGCACTGGCGCGTTCAGCGAAGGTGTGTTCGAAAAGTCGCTTACCGGTACCGGTCTGGACATCGACCAATTCCAAAAGGCGGTCAGACACATCGGCAACGTCAGCGCGGCCGGTAGTCTCGTGGTGGCCGAAGCTGCTCACGACTACATGCAACAGAACAGTGGTGTCGACATTGTCAGCGCTACGCTGCCGGCCGTCAAAGGCCTGAAGTTTGACTTCGACGTCTACCGTGAAGCACAGGTGCCGAACGGCGACAAGAATAACCCCGGCATGACCACCACTTGGGGTCGTGTAACCGGTAAAGTTATTCTGGCTGGTGCTGGTGACCGTGGTGAACACAAGAACGTCCGCGACAACGTGCGCGCGATGTTCCGCGAAACCTTCGGCACCGAGAAGTAAGTCTGGTAGCCCACTCCCTTGTGTTAGGGAGTGGGCTTTATGCCACTTTTGTTAATAGAGAGAAAAGGTTATGAAATCTATTCTGTTTTTCTTTGTGTTGCTTCTTTCGGTGGCCGGCGTTTCGGCTAATGAGGACACCGGTAAGGTATTCGGTGACTGGTACGTCAGCGTCATTACGGCAGCTAGCGGGAATGTAATTGTTTCGGCAATCAACCCGGTTGTATCCGAGGATAGCGACACTAAGTTTGTTGTCACATCCAAAGTCAACGACTGCGAAAACTTCACAACACAGCTTGCTGTACCTAATAGCGACACCGAAGACTACGTAGATCCTGACTTCGGGTTTGTGCGTGTGCTGATCGACGACGAACCGATCATTGGCACACCGATCAAGTATGTGTACAAAACAGGTGATGATGTCGCCTTTATGCACATGATGGCTGGTAGCGCCCCGCCGAAGCAAGGTCAGAAGTTCTGGGACTACCTGAGTAACCACCGCGTGATGCGTACCGAACTGTACACCATGACAGGCGGGAAGTACTCGGAGTTCTTCGACATCCGTCAAGGCAAGGAAGCGATGGATTGGATGACCGCGATGTGTGAAAGCTATTCAGGCAGGGCACTCTAAAACGCGCTGTACTGCATTGTTATGCGTCATAGTGGGGTAGTGTCACCTACCCCTGACAAATCGCTCTGAGAGGCCTTTATGCTATTTCAAACGCTCACTGCCAGTGACTTGGAGCTGGAGCAGCTGCTCTGTATCATCCGTGACATCACTTTCATCGGTTATGACGTTAAAAAGCGTAAATCACTGGTGCTCATTAATGGCATGGAACGCATCATCTCTTTAGTGGATGATTCAGATTGGTTGCTGCGGGAGTCTCGTCGATTGGGTGTGAAGATCTCTCAAGAACGAATCAGCGGCGAACGTAACACCTATCGTCACTTCGTGAGTGTGCGACCACCCTTCGCACCCGGGACGTTTAGTCATCACCACGAACTCCAATACGATACGGTGCAGTTTGAAACCTGCTCGTCTAACAAAGCACTAGCTTTGGGTATCGCTGTAGGGCGATTGGGATTAGAAGCTGATCTGAAACAACTCAAATGGGGGAAGCGCCGTGAAATGCCACACAGTCCATCTCTCTCATTGGCGTAAGGTCAGAAAGGAAAACCACTTCCTACTCGACAGCACGACCAAGACTGGTGATGCAGTCTTTGCGCCCGGTTGGGACATCGTCATGGGGATTAAGAACCAAACGATGACTGAAGCGGAGTACCGTCGCATTTACACCGAACGGATGCGGCAGTCGTACAAAGACCATCAAGCACACTGGCATGAGCTCTTTCAGTATCCATCAATTGCGATTGGTTGTTACTGCACACCCCACACCTTTTGTCACCGGTACCTGCTGGTGAACTTCCTTGAAGCCATTGCCAAGAAGCATGGCTTTGAATTCCAGTACCAAGGAGAGCTTTACTGTGACCCCAAACCTGAGTGAATTGCCGGCAGAAGACGGTCGCACCCACATCAACATCTATTCATCGGGAATTACCCGCTTAGGTCGACTGTTGTCGAACCTAGCGAATTCTCCGGTGGTGTTTGGCGACGTGCGCTATAACTCGGCAGAAGCGTTCTGGTACTGCAATCTAATTGAATGTTCCCATCGCGTGGATGGGTTTGATGTCAAGAAGAAACCCTGGTCGGATTTACGTACGGCGTATGGCGGCTATGCCAAGAAGCTGGGCCGTACGCTGTGTGATGAAGCCGGCATCACGGATGAAGAGAAGATTGAGATCACTTCAAGCGAAGCATTCCGTCGCGCCTTTCGCGTGGCATTGCGAAGCAAGGTAGAACTCAATGAGGAATTAGCACGGCTACTAGCTGAGTCAACATTACCGTTTAAGCACTATTACTACTACGGCATGAAAGTGCCGTACCGTGTTATCGAACTTCCCCACCACGACTGGCAGTTGATGTTCTGGGAAGGTTTGAGACAGGAGTTAAAGGAGGAGACTACGTGAAACACCCCGTCACGTCGAACCAAGTGTCGATTAACCCGAGTCCGATTTACCCGCTACCTGTGCTGTATAAACCCGAAGGTAGTGATGAAGTACGTGAGTATGCTTGCCTCTTCAGTTTTATCATCGATACCGATGTGGAAGACTGGTTGGTAGATAAACAAACCCGACTCGTCAAGATGCCGTGGGTCTTGGCTGGTCGCGAGCGACTCAGAAATAGCCACAGTGAAGCTGCTGTAAGCGCAGCTGCGCGACTCTTTACCATGATCGGCTATCCACCTATCAGTCGCCGTTTGATCAAGACAGACGAGCGCTTAGGCCGGATTAAAGCCGCGGTAGCTACGCAGTTTGCAATCCTTTCTGACGCTGATCGTGAAGTGATGCACAAGTACACGCAAAAGCGACTGCGTGTCAGCCGCTACGATATTGTTCGAGCGTACGTGAGCGACAAACAACAGCACACCATTCTCGGGTACTGGAAAGAACTACTCGATGCGTGGAAAGCAAATCAATTAACACCAGGTTAACGAGGGCTTTATGGACAAGGGTAAATTGTTGGAAAAGGTTAGTGCGCTGATCGATGACTTTGTGGAATACAGCAAAGGTCGCGTCCCACTGCAGACGTTGGACAAACTCTGTGTGAATGGTGAGATGTACAACCACATGCAAGTACACGAGTACAGTGACGATGCGCATCGTGAAGCGGTGATGTCCATCAACTTCAACGATTCGGTGACAGCGGCTCTTGCGATCGGTTCGGTCATCTTTGATCTGTACGACGTCCGGGTGACGTACCACATGACATCGTTCCATGCATGGTTTGAGATTGACGGTAGTCACTTCGACACCTTCACGTCTAAACCGCGTGACAATGTGGCGGATATCTACGCATATCGCGATTTCTTCCACAAGAAGTTCGCCACGGGTGTAGAGCTGGTCGAATTCGAAGAAATCGATGAAGTATCTCGGCGCTTGATCCGCGGCTTCATCGAGCGCCACGGTTTGGTGCCAGGACCACTGTACCAGGACACGGCGAGTAAAGTGGAGTAAGGTAACATGGCTTACGTCGAAGTAATCTTTCGGACCGATTGTCCGATTAGCGTTCAGATTGCGACAGACTACCTCGCGAAGCAAGACGATGAATGGGTAATGACAGGATACGACCGTGGTCATCGTGTCAAGGTGGCGTACTGGGATGATGTTGCGGACAGGGTATCTGATATAACCGATAACAGCGACGTCGTCTACCTCGTCGTTGGAGGTCCAGGTCAACGGGCTTATAACGTGGGTCCTGATCGGAAGAAGCAGATGTTGGACTTCTGGCGAAGTCTTGCACCTGAGAAACACCCGTTTCAATATCTCTGCTTAGGCTTTTCGACCACCCAAGAGGCATTTGCAGAAATGCTTAAACAAGCTCCCGAATGGGTGACAAGTTGTACGTACTGATCTGACATAGGAGGAGAGGGAAATCCCTTTCCTCTTTTTTTTTGCAATTCTAATCCCACTTTATTTCAGACCTATATTGCTGGGGTGAATCTTTAACCAGGAGAAAATCATGAATACCAACATCAACACCCCGACCATGGACGAACAAACAGCCAAGGTGGTGAAAGCTTACGAGGCCGGGTTCGAGAACGGCCGGGTCCGCGTGAAGCTCCGCGGCTGGGCCGCAGGTGCCCTGGTGGGTCTGGTCATCACAGCGGCGGTGGTGGCCATCGTCAAAAACAAGTAAGGAGGGTCGACTATGGAAAACCAAAATAACAACACCAATCCAGAAACCTTTGCTGCGGGGTGGATAAAAGGGTACGAGCGCGGTGAAAACCGTGGCTGGTGGACAGGGTTGGCGATTGGTGTGAGCATCGGCGCATCATTGTGCGCAACTGCCGGTGCAATCCTCGCAGCGTACAACAAGGAGAGCTAATTCATGTACGTAGAAGCAATTTTTAGAGAAGACTGCCCTGTCTCTATCGAGGTAGCCTCTGGCTACTTGATCGAGCTCGACGGCGCCACCTTCGGAGTTGGCCATCATCGCCTCGTTCACCGCGTCTGTGTTGTCAATTGGGATGACGTGGTTGAAACGCTCGAAGATCTCTACGAGAGCGAGAGTGTGGTATATCTCGTAATCGGCGGGCCGGCCCAACGGGTATACAACGCCGGCGCCGCGCGCAAAGCGCGGATGTTGGAGTTTTGGCGAGAACTCCGGGCGACCGAACGCCCGCTCGGTTACCTCTGCATCGGACTATCGGGCACCAAGCGCTCCTTCGAAGAAATCCTCAAGGAGGCTCCGGAGTGGGTCAACGGTAAGGCTGCAACACCGGGTCGCAACGGCTACCGCTGTGGACTGCAGAACCTGAAAACTGCGGTAGCCGAATGGGCTCGCGAGGAGTAACCGTAGTGCAATGCTACGGAAAAACAGCAATCGCGCTGTTTTTTTTTGCATTGCGGCATAGCGGGAGGACCTTTCGGTCCTCCCGTATACCCCTCTCCTTTAACGGATTAGGTCGGAGAACGAGTCAGGAAGGTCTCACGAGCCTTCTTGACCTGATCCATGTAACCCACTTGCTTCGAAGAAACATCGGGGTCGATGCCGTCAACGAAAGCCGGAGCCAGCATCGGGTTTGCACCCACCAGGTTCAGGTCGTCCAGGAGTTTCTGCGCGTAGGTATCAACACCATAACCCACTTGGGTGATGGCGCTGAAGGTCACGCTGATTTCCAGGATTTCGCCGCCGGCGGTGATGTCGCGGCTACCTTCGATCGGGCCGGAGATGTTCGGCATCATGTTGGTGCACAGCCAGGCCTTTTCGACCTTGGTGTGAGTCACATCAGGCTCGATGAACATCACGGTGGCCGACTTGTACTGCGGCAGCATGTTCGGGGTCTTACGCAGACCACGAGTGATGACGTTCGGCACCTTGCTGTTGGGATCGCCCATCAGTTCCGTAATCCAGCTTTCGAGGAAGCGGGTAAACGGACGACCGAGTTTCTCCTGCCAGGTGAACGCCGGCTCGGAACGCTCACGCGTCACGTTACCAACGTCCTGCTGAACTTCACCGGCACCACCGACGGGGGTTTCCACCCATTCCACGTTCACGGTGGAACGCAGACCTTCGATACGAGTCGGATGACGTTCGACCATGGCCTTAAAGGCCGAGTACCACAGATCAGGTTCCGGCAGGTCGTCGAAACCCAGCGGTGCCTGAATCACGACGGCGAAGATGTTCTTGCGAACGTACGGGACGTTCGCATTGATGGTGGTGTAGTCGGGCATGAAGCCCATCTGACCACCCTTGGTGACATCCGCAACATCGGATACAGTGCCTTCGAGAAAGCCTTTGCGACCGGTTTGACCGGAGGCGAGCAGATAGCTCAGCGGATCATTAGCCATTGTTCAAGGCCTCCATACGGTCCGCCACAATGGTGAAGCTCCCGACGGAGATCATGTTGTTGGCGTACAGATTGATGTTAGCCGAGACCTTGTAGCCCAGCTGCTCGTCACGTACGGTAAAGTGGGTATCGGGAACGATACGGACACGGTTACCGAAACGCGTTTCCGAACCATACTGGGTGATCAGCTGGTCGGATTTCTTCTTGAACTGATCCTTGGTCAGATCGGTACGACCGACCAGGTCACGCCAGACACGCATACAGACCTTCTGGAGTTCCGATGCGATGATGACCACCAGCAGGCTGTTGAGCACCGAAGTGTCATCGCCATAGACAGTCTGAATCGCCGGAATGAAGTCTGACATGGTGTCGTAGGACTGCGCCCACACCACGCCGTTGACCCAGTCCTTGTTACGGACGGCGGCGGTCTTGTAGGTACAGTTGACGCGAGTGAGCAGTTCGAGCTTGTTGTTCGGGCTGACATCCGGCGCCCAACGTTCGTTGAGGATACCGTTGCTGGCACCGGCCCAACGAGCCAGCTTGTACGCGACTTCGAAAGTCATCGGTACGAGCTTCTTGTAGGTCGAATTGATCAGGTAACCCGACTGGCCGATGATGGCCGCACGACAGACGCCGGTACCGTGCAGGACGGATTCCGGATGGAAACGCGCAGCAGTGGCCAGCGCCACACCCATCGACGATTCCACAGTCTGGCTGTTCTGAGGCTGAGACACATCCTGAGTCGAAACGATCGGGATGATGTCCTTGCGACGGGACAGCAGCGACAGGAGCGCTTCTTTGGTTTCCACAGAGAAGCCACTGTCGTAGACGAAGGAGTGCGGGAAGCGCAGTTCGTCCAGGTAACGGTTTTCCAGTTCGCCGTACTTCTCGAGCTCGTTGCGAACGAGCAGGTCGAAGGCCGTATCGGACATCGTGCCGTCAGTACCGTCTTTGGCATAGTACACAGCGCTGTCGTTGAACGCAGCACCGCCATCCAGCACACCAACCACCTCGTAGGTGTGGTACGGTACGCCATCAACCGTAGTTCCAGTGAACGGGTCGATCAGGTAGGTACCGTCAATGCCGGCGCCGAGGCCCATGTAGCTCTCTTCGCCTTCGTAGATCAGACTCAGTACGGTGTCGATGTTGTTCTGGTAGGCGTGGAAAGTGCCAAACGGCGAGAAGGTCGGAGCAACCCCGATGGTCTTGTCGCTGTAAGCCGGCAGTACCGCTTCGGCCATACCGTATTCACGCTTGGTCTTGTCGTGGAACGAGTCCGGCTTCAGACAGAAGTCAACGGCCACTTCATCTTCGCGGGTGCGAATGATGTTCGGAGTCGACTGAGCAGTCGGACGCTCCAGGAACTGGAGACGGAAGACGTAGGCGTTCAGGTCGGTCACCAGCGACGGGTTAACCGGCAGTGCAGAACGAGTGGTCGGAGCATACAGGCGGAAACCAACGTTGTCGCCGTATTTGCCTTCGAACGACACTTCGGCGTCAAAGATCGGGTATTTCACCGACTGGCCGTATTCGCCGTCATTCTGGGTACCCGGCAGCTGCACAGCAGCACCGATGGCACGTGCGCCAATACCAGTAGGCGGAATGGCTTCCACCACCCACTTGCCTTTATAGCCCGGCACAGTACTACCGGTACTGATGCGGTCGCCGTTGGTATCCAGACGGAACGAACCGTCGCTGTTGCGCTCATAGACCGGGATTGCGGTTTCGAGCAGGTCCAGGTAGACGGCCAGACGAGCTTTGCGGGCATCAGCGGGGATCACGCGCTGGTGCATGACCGCACCGCTGCCCGGATAAAGGGCTTCCTGCAACAGGGCAGTTGCATGGTTGGCGTAAGCACCACGATAGTCAAAGGTCTTGGCACCGTAGAGACGACGGGCGTCACCGCCAGTCAGGATCTGGGCGGCCGACGGACCACGTTCGGCGTAGAAGAACACGAGGGGCAGGTGAATAGGAAGCGCTTCGCGCTCCGGATCGGCACGACGACCACTGTTGTCCTTGATACCATCAAGCACATACTGCGGTGCCGCGTTCTGAATCGCGGTCATTAACGACTCCTTGAGCAGGGGGTATATTCCTGCAACTGAGGGTTTACAAAAGACGTCTTTTGTCTGGTAACCTACCAGAGAAGGTCTGAGTTACGCCGACTGTATTCAACGGTTTAACGTGATGAAAAGCAACCCTGCTACCCCAGGACAGATTTACACCACCAACTATAAGTAGCCTACTCAGCCACCACCTATCGTTGCACGTTGGATACCTACCACGATAGCGCTATCGTAGTAGAGCTAATCGACCAGGCTTTAGTGCCGCGACTTCTTACGAAAATCGGGGTATAGTCGAGAAATCGCCATCGATGCCGATGGAGACTCAAATCGTATAGGCATGCGACAGCGGGAACAACCGCACGTCATAAACATTAAAATGTTTTGGCCTATTACGGTATTCCCTAAAAGTTAACGTAAACCAGAGGTCCACATGATTATTTCTCCCTACAGCACCACCGCCTGCCGCGGATACAACCTGGTTGAAATCCAGCAGGCTTTGGCTAAGGCGCTGGTGGTCAATGAAATCGGCGTTGAACCTGTGTTGACTGAACAGGTCAACACGAACATTATCGTAGTCACTCCGCTTCGTTTTCAGAGTGTGATTATCAAGCCTTTCGCCCATCCGATCCACTTTAAAACCGTAGACGGTGAAGACCGTATCGCCATCGATGCACGGTCGATGGTATCACAGCGCGCTGACCGAAACGCGTCGCCATCGCTGCGCTCTCGTAACGAATTCGCGATGCTCCTGGCTCGCGCTGTTATGCAACAGTGTTGGGACAACGGACACTATTCCGACATCCGTAACATTTCGCCGATTCCTCATCAGCTGTATCAACGTTGGGTGTCTGAAGTGGTGTCACGCCAGTACAACCTCGCACCGGAAGTACAGGCCAAAATCGCCTGCATCGCTGCACACTTCTATAGCTGCCAGTTTAAAGAAAACGGCGACGACATGAACCGCACCATGCATGAGTCCAACCTGTCACGCGTTACCGGTATCGGGACAGCCTTTATTAAGGAAGCGTTGGACGGTGTGCCGTTTATCGGCAATCTGACCGAATTCTGTCAGGCAGTCAGAGAACGCAACTGGTCCATCCGTCTGGAGAACTTCACGCCGGCTATCATGATTCAGATTCTGGCAGGTAGCTGGATGGGTCAACATGCTCGTGAAATGGTGGCCGTCGCATTGGAACACCCACCGACGTTCACCGTTCTCGTTTACGAAGCCATCAACGACCGCGGTGGGAAGAAGACCCGTCTGGGTGATATCTTGCATCGCTCCTATAACAAGGGCGATAACTTTGCCGTCTTCTCCACCAATTACCGTCGTTGCCTTGATCACTGGAGAGGTTGATTCATGAACCATTACCTGGTCGAGCACGCACTCCGAAATGTTTGGTGTGCACCCCAGCAGGACCGTCAGCACGTTTTACGACTGACTCGCCTGACGCCTCGTACCGGGGCGTATGTCAGCATCGACTACCAGTTTGAACGCATCTACATGCCGTCTCGCGATGCCCGCTACCACGTCTATCAGATCGGTCAGAACCGCTCACCGGGATTGGGCCTACCGACGATCACGGAGATCTGGACAAAAATGTCCGATGCGTGCGAAATCGAAAACCTGGTCATGGATCTGTACCTCACCAACGGGTTACAGATTCCTCGGTCTGAATCGTGGATGCATCGTAACGATGACGGTAACCTGATTCTGGCGGTACGGATTTGTCCGACCATCGATAACCTCGATGACCAGGATCTTTATCTGCGGATGTACTCCAACGCTTGGTTTGATTCTGACGTCGTCCGTCCTGCAAATAACAAAATTGTAGTGCGTGGCGGTTTGATTAAAACCATGTCCGAGTTGCTTAACCTGCAACACACATTCGAGATCTACAAAGGCAGTCCCACTGGACACGCTTATGCGTTCCACAATGGTCGGTTTGTTGACCATTTTGATTCAGGCAGTGTGGTCATCGGCGATGTCGTTGAGTTTGTCTTCGATCCAACCGTCGACCGTATCCATGAAATCAAGATCGGTGATTTGGACATCTTCGACAGCAACTTGGATGCCAAGGGTAAATACCTGATCCATTTGCCAAAGGCACTGGCTGACCGCATTGACTTTTACGACGATCTGGACGTGTTCTTGATCAAGCGTAACACCCGCGGTCATGCACGTGGGCTGTACTACCACAAGAACCAACCAGACGCTGTGCGCATGGTAACCCACAACGACTACTCCGTGCCGGTGATGTACGTTCAGGCGTATCAACCACATGGTGAAAGTTGGGTTAACATGGAAGACGTGTATCTCCGGTTCCATATCCGTGATGCTAGCGTCTATCGGCCATTGGTGTTTGAAAACAATCGGATACATGAGCTGTATAAGCTCAATGACATTCAGATTGTGCGGGCCATGATTGGCACAAACGCCACCGTGGAAGAATGGCAAGCGCCTAATCTGGAACAGTCCAACTACACTACCTTGATGCGGTTGCCGTACGAGAACGTTACCCTGGATGCAGTAGCGACAGCTTACGGCTATAATGGGATGACGGTTGTGGCGGCGAACACACCACAACGGGTGACTGTTTCTGGTGAGCGGCGGTATGTTGTTCTCCCTCCGGAGCTGCGTCAGAATGCCACGGTGTTTGAATACGACGGCGATGGGTTACTGTTGGGCGTTATGTACCACGAAAACAACGTGACCTACATTCCGCAGTATCCTAGCTGTGTCATGATCGAAGCGATTTCAGGGCGAGCTGGTTTAGAGCTCGACGGTATCATCGGTTTTGATCCAGTAACAGTAGACCCGAATTACAGCTATCGCGTTTACCGCACCCAGAACGGTTATCTGCCGGGCGTGCGGACTTGGGAAGATGTCACCGGTACCACGGACTACGTCCTGGAAAACAACCTGATTACCTTCACCGATAACACCGAAGCCTGGACGTATCTGGTCATTTCTGACAAGAAGTTCCTGACCTACAGTTTCGACTTGACGTATCGCGACCATCTGTTGAAATTCAGCCTGCGGTGGAAACCAGTTGGCCAAGAAGCACAGATCATGGAAGTACCGCCAGGTCGGATCGCCGTTTGGATGAACGGTCGATCATTGATCGAAGGCCTTGATTATGTCGTGAACTTCCCGGAAGTCGTGATCTGTAACAAGCAGTATCTCAGCGATATCACCCCTTGGACACAAAAGATCGTGGTGCGTTGCACTGGCTTTTGTGATGCTGAACTGAATCGTGAACCGATCGGCGAATTCGGCTTTGTAAAGCATCGCATGCTCAGCCGCAATAACCAGTTTGACATTCGTGATGATAAGGTCATTCGGTGTGTCGCCGATGGACGGATGCTTCATCGCGATCAGTTACGCTTTTCGGAAGACGATTCTGGGGTGACTGTTGAATCGGTGTACGAAGGTGCACCGTACCAGGTCAACGAGCTGTTTGTGCCGGTACGCGGGGTGACGAACTTCAACACGCTGGTATTGCGCCAAGAAGCTCGTGTAATCGATACCAAGGTGAAAGCCTACCTGTCTACGTATCTGCCGGAACCGGTCATCGGTGAAATTACCTTCATTCGGGATAAGTACGCACTGTACAGCCCGTTCCTGGCCAAGATCCTTTACGACATCGTCACAGGTGTAAAAACCATTGACGGATCGTTTAGAAGTGATCACCAGATCATGTCTGAATGTAATGTTTACCAACCGCTACTGACGTACGATCCATGTCTGAACACTGGCTTGGATTTACGGTACGTGGCGATTCATCCTCACGACTCGGTTCTGACGCTTGAGGTGACCATGCAGGAATATGCTTACCTGTCACGGGTCATCGGTCTCTTCCTGCAAAACAAAGTGGACCTGACGCGGTTCGTGACGGTTAAGTAACAGGAGTCTGTAATGATTCAGCCTATTTTCGACTCCAATCGCGGTTTTCGCGAATGGCTCAGAAGTGAAATCTATACCGGACCCACCGGTACGGGCGTGTACGTTCCGAATGTGGACGACAAGGTGTGGGATTGGGTACAAGGTATTTTGCGCGTGGTCGCCGTGGATATGTCCACGGGTCTGTCGACCTTGCAGGCTTGGCAAGCACCCGCCGAACCAGAACCTGAAAACCGTCTGGACATCCTGAGCGGTGTGGGTCCCGGGTACGCCAGTGAAAGCTGGCGCATGCTGATCGACAGCAGTGTCGTACCGTTCCGTTTGCAGTTTGATCGTCGCCTACATGCCTACAGCAGCACGGTGTCGTACTGCAAAGTGTTTCTGGGGTCTGACATCGGCCCCCAGGGTCGGGTGATCTCGAAGTACTACGACCAGAACGGCAACTTCATCAGTGATAACATCCCGTTCGAAGTGGTGGCGATGCCTGACCACAACAACTACGCTATCAAGGCACCGAAGACCGGTTATTGCACCGATCGTCTTGTGGACGGCGAGTTGGTCACCGCGGTGTTCTACGATGATGCTGGTGGTGTTGCTTCCAAGGCACAGCTGCTGGCGTGGAACACGTCGTTCGTACGCGCCATCGAAACACCGGAACGCTACATCACCAGCGTGGAAATCGTATCGCCGTTCAAATCGGCGGTTGATCCTCAGTTGATCGAATTCCCGATCAACGTAACACTGGCGTCCGTAACCATGATGGCTCGGGTGAACTACACCGACGGTCATCGTGACGTAGCGATTGACGGCGACAAGATCCAACTGCTGGGTCTGGAGAACTACGTTTCTACCATTCTGGGTAACAGCGTACCGCTGTACCTTCGTTACAGCCTGGCTCCAAATGAGTCAAGCTTTAATGCAGTGGGGATTGGTGAGAAGGTCGTGATGGCCAACTACCGTGCCAAGACCACTGCGGTGGACGGAGCTTATTCGGTGAAGCTGTTCTGTTGCCCATACTGGGATTACACGCTCAGTCAATACCGACTGGAGTGGTTCCTGTACAACCTGAACCGTGAAACCTACTACCGTGTGGATGACTTGGTGGAATTTGCTGTCACCAGCAATCCGTTCCAAGCTAACCTGTACGGTCAGACCCAGGACATCACTGTTAGTCTCGATCTGAGCAAGGTCAGCCCGCTGTTTGCCAAATATCGTCACGTACAGACTGTGCGCCTGACGCTGTTTGCAGCCGGTACGGCAGCCCAGACCCTGTGGACCGTGAGCTACGATACCGGTTCTGACACCCCGTACGGTGCCGAAGTGTACGCCATGATGGAGCACATCAGTGGCTATACCTACAAGGCTCGTCTGAACGACCGTTGGGCGAACGTGGATGCCTGGCTGGAACGGTTCTATTACCAGTCTCTGCCGGTTACCAATTCGGACTTCGAAGTCAGACCGCCTCGTCCGACGCACTTTGTGGTTAACGCTCATGGTGTGATGACTGAATACCCGCTCAACGCCTTTGGTGCTGAACTGATCATTCCGACCGAAGTAAAACACGGTCAGAACCTGTATCTGCACTGGATCAAGCGTGATGGTGGGAATGATCTCCATCTGGGGGTCAGTGCAGTGACTGCACGCCACATGTAAACGATAGTCCCTACTGGTAGGTCTTTGCGGACCTACCAGTAGGGGAGGATATCCCTATGTTCGTGAAAAGCAAAGAAGCTGAGTTAGGCGTTACCGCCAAAAAGACTGGTGACCTAACTGACGCCTTCATCAATCGTGATTTGGAAGAACTAGCCTCAGCATTAGAAACGGACGAGTTGGACGACACAATCGAAGGCGAAGAACCTGGTGTCAATCCTATTCCCATGATTCGTTTTGCCGATGACTGGCGGTACTTCCCTACAGCGATGGTTCACACCTCGACGCGTAACCGCTCGTTTGTGGAACTCGCTGGACTATACCGCAAGATGGGTGTGAAGAACTACTACTTCATGTTGGCGCTTATGCAGCCTGAACTGGAGCATGTAGACCCCCATGATCCGAATTTGGATTTTGACACCAAAGTCAAGATCGCCATGGAGTGTAAATACAATCCATGGTATTACTTCCGTGAAGTGGTCCGCATCCCACCGTCTGCCGGTAACATTCCCGATAAGTTCCGAGCAAACCGTGGGAACATCTCGCTCATTTGGTTGTTCTTCTCCAATGTCGACGTTGGGTTGATCCAACCTCGTCAGACTGGTAAGTCAGTGTCTACGGACTGTTTGATGATTTACCTGTTGTTCATCGGACTTAACAACACCACAATTTCGCTGATTACTAAAGACGATAAACTGCGAACGGCAAACATCGAGCGGTTGAAGAAGATTCGAGACCTGTTGCCCAAGTACTTGGTCTATCCCGATAAGCTCGATGCCAACAACCAACAAGAACTGACTTACAAGAAGCTGGGTAACAAGTACATCACGTCAGTGGCTCAGAACTCTGAAACAGCTGCTAACAACGTGGCTCGTGGTAACACCGTACCCATCACGCAGTGTGACGAAGGTCCGTTTACGACGTACATTGACATCACACTACCAGCGGCACTGGCAGCAGGTACCGCTGCCCGTAACGAGTCCAAGCGTACTGGTCAGCCATACGGGAACATCTTCACCACAACGGCTGGTAAGAAGGATGACCGGTCAGGACGGTTTATGTACGAGATGTTCCAACGGGCTGCACCGTGGTCTGAAGCCTTTATGGACATCCCGAGTAAAGTACGCTTGCACTTGGTCGTGAGGAACAGTTGTCGTAAGCTCAGCGAGAACGACAACGCGCCGAAGCGTACCATGGTGAACTGTACCTTCTCGCACCGTCAGTTGGGCTTTAGCGATGCTTGGCTCAAAGACGCTATCAGCAACGCCGGTGGTACGCCTGAGCAGATCAACCGCGACTTCTTCAACGTTTGGAGTAGTGGTTCTCAAGGCTCACCGCTGTCGATCCAGTTGCTGGAAATCATCCAAAAGAGCGAGCAATCACCAAAGCACACAGAAATTACCAAAGACTGCTACGCATTCCGATGGTACATTCCAGAATCGTTGGTGTACAACACCATGCATCAAGGTCACTTCGTCATTGGCATGGATACCAGTGATGCTATTGGTCGAGATGAAATCGCGATGTTAGTGATGGACGTACGAGATATGTCAACGGTAGGTGCAGGGTCGTTTAACGAAACGAACTTGATTACCTTTGCGGACTTCCTTGCGGACTTCATGACGCGGTATCGCAATACCACGCTCGTGATTGAACGTAAGAGCTCAGCGCCGGCCATCCTAGGTAAACTTCTGCTGATGCTGCCACAGCGCGGAATAGACCCCTTCAAGCGCATCTACAACAAGATTGTCGATGAACAGCACGATCGCCGTGAAGACTTCAAGGCCATTATGGTCGATTTGTGTCGCAGAAGCACCTATTTCCACGATCGCTACATCCGTGAATTCGGTTTCGTAACGACCGGGAATAGTCGTGAGCATCTGTACTCTCGTATCTTGCAGAATGCTGCGAAGAAGGCAGGGCACCTGGTACGCGATAAACAGCTGTCGGAACAGATTCGATCGCTGGTGGTGAAGAAGGGGCGTATTGACCATGAAACCAGCGGACACGACGACATGGTGATGTCATGGCTGTTGGCAGCCTGGTTTATCATGGAAGGTAAACACCTGGACTTCTATGGCATTGATACCTTGTCGGTCATGGCACTCGTTGGTGATGCTTCGAAACCGATGACCGAAGAGGACATTCGGAAGAAGCGCGAACAAACGAAACTGCGCGAAGAACTGGAAATGATGGCAAGTCAAATTAAGTCCATCACGGACGACTTTACCTTGATGCGATATGAAAACCGCATTAAAGTATTGACTAGCCAGATTAACACCGAGGAAGAACTGGTGATGAACACCTTGACTAACTTGGTGGAATCGATCAAACAGAAACGCCAGCTTCGTTCGCGAATGGGTGGTATTAACCGAATGGGTGGTGGTCGAGGAGGCTACAACCCCTGGAACAGTCGAGCTGCTTAACGGCATAAGGGGAGGGTCTTTCGACCCTCCCTCTATGTCCCGGGACATCAGCCTTGGTAAGACTCCAGCGACGCCTTAATAAGACGTAGAGCGTCCTTGTGTATATGGCCGCCATAACTAGAGGCATTAACAACAAAAGAAACGTACAAATACATCTTTTTAACCGCAGCCTTACCGGCTTTAGTGATGTCGTGGAAGTTTCTGTAGTATTCGGTCGGTCTCTTTTCGTAAGGATGACCGGCCATGGCGTGAAGATCCTCCGTGTGCTTATACGACTCAAGCATCTCGATATCTTGTTTCAAGTCATCGATGGTACGTTTGAGTGCGTCGGCTTTCAGGATCTTTTGAAATTCAACAAACATCTGCTGTACGTAGCCGTCCATCTTAACGGCGTCTGCTGCTGAAGGCGGGAAGACTTCAGTATGGTTACCGAGAGTAAAACCACGCTCGGTTTTAAAGTGGTACCCCAGAAGACCGTTATCACCCATTTCCGCGGGTGTGACGATCTCGCCCGGTAGGCGTGAACTTTTGACCAGGCTAATTGACTGGTGGTAAAAACCATCTACAGCGAAATCGGGGATCTTTTTACTGTAGTCAACTCGATCGGGGCTATGCAGAACTTCTCGAATAAACTGGCTGTACTCCTTGCTGTGCGATGCAATATCGGATCCGTTTTTCGCCAGCATTTCTTCGGCAGCCTGGAGTAGCTTTAGAGTGTTAGCAACAATGTCAACCTGGTTAGCGACTGTAACCTGGCGGTGCGCTGCTGTGTTATACTTATCAAAGGAGATGTACTCGCAGTGTGCCATTCTGACCTTCTGCATCTTCGCACCAGTACTGGCGTAGTGCTGAAGTTTTTCAATCATGGACTTTTCGGCCACCTCATCGCGCCTGCCAAGAATTCTGTTGAGGAATTTGGCAAAACGGTCTGCGATTTTCTTCAGGAAGTTGAAGACATAGATGAACAGTTTCTTGATAGGTTCTACAACCGCGACATGGAGGATGGACAGCACACTCACCATCTCCATCGACAACTTGGTAGCAGCCACCGGATCGTTTGAAAACGACTCCAACGCAGGTAGCTTTACAACAGGTAGACCCAGCGTACGCGCGTTCGCAGCGTAAGCCGAATCGAACAATGCGGCTTCGAGTGGGTTGAACCCTTTTCCGGAATTCGCATAGTGTTCGAGAGTCGCAACGAGCGACTCCAACGCCACCGCAGCTTCAGTAACGTTCTCAACGACACCATCAAATTCAGAAGTCACAGATTCAAGTTCAGTCTGCGTTTCATCTTCTACTGCTGGGGCTACCAACCCATCTTCCAGTGACAGGCTCGTGGCCAGCAATTTCATCAACTCTGACATGATCTTTTCCTTACTTGGTGTAGTAGTTACGCGACAGGGCACGCAGGACAAGGTACAACAATACCGCGGTACGTACCCCAGCTTTCACTGTGTCGTTCTTAGAACGCACAAACTCGTTGACCAATTCATCACCCAAAGCACGCATCCGCAAAACCGAGGCGTCAGCAGATCGCGATGCTGTATACAGCGCGCGCAACTTGGTAATGATGAATTGCAGGTCATTGACCTTTACCTGTTGACGCTGGATAAAGTCAATCGCATGCAGCAAGGTTTCATCGATCAGTTCGGCAAAAGGCGACTTAGCATCCCGCATGGCGAGAAGGAGTCCTTCCAATGCTTCAGTGATGTGGACTGGCGATACATCCGACATGGCAGAAGACACAACCGCAATGAGCTCCGGTTTAACGAAGTCGTTTCGGTTTGTCAGTGTGGTGTACAGGTAGCGACGATACAAGGTAAAGGCCTGGGTACGATCCCGGATCACTTTTTCGCCCTGCAGTTCAATCGTCGAACTGGATGTACCGATTCGGCTGTTCTGCTCCCGCTGGTTATAGAACTCTGCCCGATAGCTCTTAATCACCTCGCGAATACGGGATTGAATGTCGTTGACCATGTAGACGGTGTTTTTGTCATCGTCATACCGGACATACGTCTGGTAATGTAAACCAGTACGTGATACAATCGACTCCGCACGTGCTTGGATCAGCGCACCCCAACTACCGTAGCGCTTAATGTCGTACTTCTTCGACAAGGCACTGTAAGCGGCAAGTGCGACTTCGCGATCTGCTGGGAACTTGAACGAATGCGCAATGAGTGAAGTCACGAACTTGTAGTGCATGATTTTCATCAGTTCTACTTTGACTTCTTCGATCTCGTGCTCGTGCAGCAGCTTGCTGTGATGAAACTGGTGCAACATCCAAATGAACGATTGGTTCATCGGATCGGAGGAAACCACGAACTCTGGTTCAATCGTAGGGCAGTTCTGGACAGCTTCGATCAATTCGATCTCATCGCAATCCAAAATGTCATTGTACCACGCCAGACGGTCGTCTTCTGTGAAACGGACTTTGTGGACACCTAGGAGCATGCTGCCAAAGAAATGAATATGCTCTTCATTCTTAGTGGCAAAATGGTTGGCGTAGCGGCGAATCTGTTTGGCCAGTTTGGCATCAAACTTCAAATGACCACAGACCTTCGTAAAGGCTTGGATCAAATACGCCCCATTCACGACTTCCTTGTAAGCTTCCAGGCTCAACGAATGGTTTTCTTCACTAAAGGCTGAAAACGCAGTTTCCAGATCCGGTGCTGCAGCCCAGTCGTGCTCTGAGGTAGCATCATTAAACAATGGTTGCGGTTCAAGCAATGTCAATTCTGACATGACCCGTCTCCTATGTGGCGGGATAGAATCAAAAAGAATAATAAACCTAAATCACACAGGTGACTTATCACCCATCCTTTTTGAGGCCTTATGATCAAAGCGAGCTTTACGATCGGGCCCTACAGCGCATGCCCTAAAGAAGACGGTATTCTGGACAGAGAATGTATCATCATGCCGGCATACCGCGGTTGTCTCATCACCGTCAGTCGTGGACGGGAAGGATGGGAAACTGTAATCGACCGACAAGCGGTACCAGGTACCGTCTTTGGCGACTCGCTGTGGGAGTACATCAACACTCACTATGGTTACGACCTGAATGAGCTGAGTTTCATAGTAAACCACCGGTCTATTCCGGAAACTGCTGTGAAAGAGCACCTGCTGAACACGATCAAAAACGATAAACCGCTGAAGTGGGAATTGTATCACCTGCACGTCTACTATCGTCAGGGCTCAGGCGTGTCGACCAACCTACCGTTGGTGCAACATGAAAAAGTATTACTGCAATCTGACATTGACGATATGTACGCCGAACTGGCAGAGCGCAGTGAACGCGATAAACAAATCTGCGGGATGTACATCGCTCGTCGAAACCCAGGTACCAGCTATTATCGTTGGTATCGCCGTGTGTTCTCTTCGGTGTTAAAGGTCACCATCACCGGTTATGTTCCGTCACGGCGTCAACTAATAGCAACAACGGAGTCAGGTAAAAGACTACTGTTGCTCGTTGACCGCTACGACAGTGAACGGATGAACATCAATGAAGGGAATGTAGGACACCTGATAGGTAAGCCCTGTCTGATTACTTACACCGACCTTCGTGAATTACCTAATGCCGAACTTGGAGATCCAACTACCAAGATGATTGCCAATGCGTACAACGTACGGTTGGTCATGGATAACGACATCGACTGGGAAGCACATCTTCACGGCGTCATTGACATCGAAACAGCGTTGGCTCAAGGCTCTTTGTTGTTTCGCGAATTATAAAACCATGTTAACGAAAAGGAACCTCGAATGACTTCCAATGCACTGACCATCAACACCATCCGTCGTCTGCAGAACACCGACGCAGATTCTCTCATTAGTAACCAGTCGCTGGTGGCCGATATCCGCAACTATTATCGCGGATTGCTCGACGACATCCGGCGGCTGTTGCTCACGAGTGATGGAAAACTCGACTCCCAGAAAGCGGCATCCTTCGAGCGCGCTGGGTTCGCGGTTTTCCGTTACAGCGAACGCTGGTGCATCCGTACTAACAAAGGTGTGATTTCGCTGTAACTGCCGAATAGGAGGTTTCATGTCCATCCTCGACCGGTGCAAAACTTTGGTGCGTCGTGTAAAATCGCCCTTCTATCTGGAAGGGCTTGATGAGACGTACTACTATCTTGAAAATGGTGACGACGTCGAAACGCGGCCGGTGGCATGCTTTTACAGCGACGGGTCAATCACGGCGTCAGATATCAAGAAGATGCGTCACGGCGATTACCACATCCCGTGCGAAGAAGAACATCTCAAGAAGTACCTGATTGTTAAAAGCAAGAATGTTCTACAGACATCGAAACAGGTACACATCTTTGGCGACATCGGCTGCATGGACTATTGGTGGTTATTGAAGTGTGGTGAAAACCAGCTGAACAGCGTTATCTGCGCTGAAGTTTCGACCTGCGTCACTGATGCAGAATCTAAACGTTGGGTTCTTACGACTTTTATTCTGAGTAACCTTGTCTGCCATGATCGCCACGGTAATAAACCCGAAGGCCTTTATGCCGACATTGAAGTACAGGGCTTCATCGATCCATCGGATACGCCAGAAAGTCTCTTTCAGTCCGGTGAACTGGCTGTCGATATTCACACTACCATGCGACACCAGGCGAAGGATGGTAAATGGGATATGCGCCTTACCGACCGGTTGTGGAAACTCCATTGGACGCCTAAATCCAAACAAGTTGGTTAATCTGTAAATCAGAAAAAGGAGGTGAAACTAGGTAGGTTGAGGAAACACCGAAATAATAACCTAGAAGGAGTGTATCATGCAGATGAAGAGCATCTTCGCTCTACTGCTGCTCGTTGGGGTGTCGTTTCCCATCTTCGGGAAAGATTTCGACTACCATGCACGAACGCTGCTCCTAGCAGCCGAGACCGTGGAAGTAGATGCAGCAGTTCTTGCCGCCTTTGCTTACAAGGAATCGAGGTTCAAACGACGGGCTCAATCCGAGACGACTTCAGCCGGCGGCCTTTTCCAGTTTACAGATCGTACCTGGAAGGCTATGTTAAAAGGACACGGCCGGAAACACGGGATTCCCCTTAATGCGTCAAAGTACAACGCTCGTTACAATGCCTTGATGGCAGCTGAATTGCTGGCGTATAACCAGACGTACTTAAAAGGCATCCTCGGTCGTGACCCGACCCCCGGAGAACTCTATCTCGCCCATCTCCTTGGAGAAGGTGGGGTAAAGAAACTCCTGCTGGCGAAAAGTAATCGTAAGGCGTCAGCCGTCTTACCGAGAGCTGCGCAGAATAACCGGTCGGTGTTTTACACTGATAAAGGTAAAGCGCGCACGGTCTCTCAGGTAAGGAGCTATGTCAATTGGAAGTTCGGTTTGAGTGTAAAAACATTCGAAGCTGAGTACTTCCGGTACTTCATGGAAAACGGTTAACGTCATAGCGCGGGTAGGGAATCCCTACCCGCTTTATTCTCTTTAGTTAAGGAAACTGCAATGGATCACTCCAAACGTTTTTATAAGCGCGAATACGATCGCGCCGCATTCCAACTTAACATGGACGCCCTTTTGGCGCACTACCCAATCGCTGACGGCGAGCTCAGTGCTCGCGCGCTGTACGATGGCTACGAACCCTTTTACCTTGACTATTATGCCACCAAGAAAACGGCGTACGTCAAGACCTACGTCGATGCCGTCGAAGAATTCCACGACGATCTGGTTGACACATCTAACTGGCGTCCTCTTCTGACAGATGGAATCCCGAAGCTGAGCGAACTCACCGCCAACGTTTTCGAAGATCACAGCATCGTTGGTCTGTACTCGATCTTCGATTACGACCCCGAATCGATGGTGCACGAGGTTCGTTCACTAGTCGTACCGCGTTGGAACGAAGACCTCAGTCTCGGTGACATGGCGGAACATTTCGACCGCCAGTACCTCGATGCCAGTTTGTTTGATAACTGCGGGTTCTTCGGTGGTTTCAAGCGCGGTATGATGGCCGTCATCTCCAGCAAGCCTAGCTGGAAGGAAACCATCTACACCTTCACCGACGGCACCTGGCTCTACCAGTACCAGTACAAACCCTTCCAATCGATCGGTAAGGACACGCTGGTGGTTGTCTACCGTCAACGTGGTCAACTGCGCTATCGCGCTCTGCCGGGTTACTCCATCGACGTGTTCCCGGTTTCTGTGTCCGAGGATACCGCTGATTAAACCCGTTTCTGTGTCGTAGGGTCGCTCCGGTAACGGAGCCTTGGACGCCGCTTTGATCCAGTGATCTACCCACAGCCATTGGCGTCACAACGCAGCGGAGTTCGTCTCCGCTGTTTTTTTTTGTTTTAGTACGGTTTTGAGTGAGTTCTTATGGTCGGCGCTGGTGTCGACCACTTTCAGCGTGGAGATATTCCATGAATCAGTCCAAAGGAGGACGCACATGTTTCGCATCGCCAAGGTGGCTGAAGCCGCCGCTGCCAACACCCAACTGCGTCTAGTGCTAGACGCTAATCCCGACTACTCCGGCAACAAGGCGTTCATCGACGCTACTGCTCCTGGTGAAGCACCTGCCCAGGAACGACTCAAAACGTACTTTCGTGATCGCGGCATTCGCTACTACGCTGTCACGAACATCAGCGACACTGACGAGCTCGCTACTGCGATCGGCGATTACGTGCAGTCCAATCTCGGTACTGCTGAGCAATTCGCTATCTCGTTTGATCGGAAGCCCTCCGACCTGGCCGACGCCATTGAGCCTGTGGCTGATGCTTTCGCGGGCCTGTACACCCCGTAACCGTTTCGTAACAGCCCTGAGGGAATCCCTCAGGGCGTTATGCCGCTGGTCTTGCCGGTGTAATTTCCCGTACGACGACAAGTGTGTTATCACGACCGTAAACCTCAAGACGAACTGGTTGTCCTGCTCGTAGTTCAGAACGTTCCAATGTGCGACGTTGGGGCTCCCAAGATTGTTTGGTCATCACGAATCCCTCCAGCATGCGACTCTCGCACACCATGAATTACCCGTGTAAGTTTTTACGTAACTTCACACAGCAGCATGGTGACCCAATCCACCCCTTTGGCTTCGCAGGTCTGTCTCCATGCTGCCAGTAGTGAGTGCAGCACTTCGGTCTGATCCACCGCCTGTCGTGAGAAGATCTCCCGATCCCATACGCCGTTGGTGAGGCTCGCCACGTCCCGTGCGGTCAGGCCATTGGCGTACGCCAACAGGAGCGCTTGCTCCAGCAGCGCTACCGCCGCTTCACGCGGCTCCTGCACCGCACCCTGCGGTTTGCGCATCGACCACCGCGCTAAACACGTCCGCCATGACATCGTCGTCCTCCTGACCCAGCCGGCCGGCCGCGAAGCGCGGGGGGTCGGGGGGCTTTGTGTGCAACACCCGTTTGTGCAAAACTTTTTACGGTGTGAATTTTCCGTCCATAGGAATATACTCGGTTTTGAGTGCGTGGTTTACCACAAGCACTCCTGCTAGGTTCTCCCAGTTAGGTCGAACACGAATAGTGTTTTTCACCAGGTTAGGCATCCTGTGAAAAACACTGTGAGTGGTCTGTCGACCAGGAAGGTACGTCAAGTACCTGACTATAATAGCGTGTGCGCCTATGCGCACACTTCCTTAGTTTAAATTATAGAAATATATTTATATATTTCGTAATTCTCTTAATTAAATATATATTTATACGTGCGGGTACGCACGTGTATACACGGTATTTTTCCCGTAGGGAAAATACCGTATAATCACCTGAGTACTACGTAAGTAGTACGAAGGCTTGTTTAACGCCGGTGGGCGCGGGTGTGCGTACGTACGTAATAAACTAAAGAGGCAACTAACGTTAAACTTAACAGCAGGATATACCGTATGGGGCGACACACCGAGGGACATTGCATGAGCGCAGTACTGACCGATCAGTTTCACCTGAGCCTGGACCTCTCACCACTCATCGCGGATAACACCCAGCTGGCCGTACTGGGGATGTACAACGGCAGTTGGCGAATCTATCACCTGGCAGTCCAGTCCACAGTCGAGATGGACAACGTCGACCACGACGAGCTCCTGGACAGCTTGAACCAACACCGACCAGACACCCCTGAGCCAACGTGGTTTTACTACATCGGCCAGATCTTCCCTGTCCTGCTGGGTCTGACCACCGCCCTTCGGTTCCTCCCCATCAACGACACCAAAACGTTCGACATGTTTCGAGCGTTCACGTACTGCTGTCCCGATTGCATTCCGCTCCAGAACCTTGAAAACAATTCCCTCTGGTACGACCCTGGTCACTTGGCTGAACTGTACGCAGCGACTGATCACCAACGTGCATACGCTCGTTATGCCAACCAATGCCTGACCATGCTGTCATCGACCGAACGTCACTACGACGAGAAAGAGCTAATCGAAATTTTAGCTGAACAGTTACACGAACCAGTATACCCTGAACCAGAATACAACACCCGTGCTTTCTAAAACGCGCTAGAGAAGTTTTCTAGCGTGAAGACCCACAACGGAACCGTCGTGCTTAGAGATTCGCTCAGAAAGCGATTTAGAACGGTTATTCGAATTGCGGCATAGAGCGAGGGAGTTTCCTCCCTCGCTTGTTATGACTCAGTTACCGCCACCGATGAGCAGACGCAGATGCTGCTTACGCCGTGTCGGGTCGTTCAGGAAGAGCATCTTCCCGAGCTTTTCTCGACGCATGTCTTGGTAAGTCTGCTCAGCATCGCTGTAGCCGTCCACGACTTCACGGATACGTCCCAGTCCCTGACCGCCTACCAGCGCACCGGTATCGAGCTGGATGTTCAGCTTGCGGTACACGTAGGCTTTGGTAGCCCACACCACCAGTTCAGAGAACATCGGCCAATACGGCGGCTGGATGTGAGTCAGTTCTTGATCGCTGCCCAGCAGGCAGTTCAGGTACAGCTCAGCGGTAGGTTGAATGACCTCGGTGATCATCACAGTGTTTTCGGCAATCAGACGAACATTTGCCGAAGATACCTGAGCGATAGGACGACGTGCATTGTTCAGGTTATCGATCATGTTGGTCAGTACCGACTGATCCGTACCCGGCATCCCTGCGCTGAACTGACCTTGGCTCAGGGCATTCGGATAACCGTACATCCCGTATTGGCCAAAGGAGACACTCAGCGTTGCGCTGATTGAACGACCATCGGTCAACGAAGCAGGGATGATAAACACCCGGGTGTATTGATCCAGGTACTCGGGTACCAGTCCGGTCAGCGGGATCGCTACTTGCGAAGCCCCTGCGCAATCGAGATCGATGCGAACGCGTCGTTCGATCACTTCTTCGCGGATCATGGCGGGAATGCTGACCTGACGTTGGGTCAGGAAGATGTTTTGTGAGGTGAACGCTAGTTGCAGTACCTCGATCGGAATCTGGAAAAAGATTTCATCAAGCGCTTTTTGGATGGCACCAGACATAGCGAACTCCGTTAAATTTTACGGTAGGTGGTAGTCATGTGACGATTCATACCATCGAGTGAATAACCGTGAAAAACCCCATCCTGATGTCGCGTGACAATCCTGACGGTGCCAAGTTGGAAGACCTGCTGGAGCAAGTGTTACTGGAGCTCGAAGCCAAGAACGCGATGCTTCTGACCACTATCCAGACCGCCACCAAACCAGCACCTCTGTCGACAAAGACCGCTGAAGACGCTTTGAGACTTGCGGTGGATAACAACCACAGGGTGATTGAGCTTCTTCGCGAAGCTCGCCGCATTCAGACCAACACCATGGCTGCTTTCGATCAACTCGGCCCGAACAAAGGTCCGACTGCTCCACGAATTTGAGGCTTATACCTATGGCAAAACGTCCCGTCGCCGTGTCTCAAGAGATCGCGACTTTCCATGAAGCGAAGACTGCGCCGAATCGCATTCGTATCTACGGTTGTGGCGGCTGCGGTATTAACCTGGCCCGTAAGTTGGCTTACGGTGAAAACCAGCCTGGCCTGGCCACGCCGGACATCGTCCTGGCTGACACCTCCAGATCCAATCTCCGTCAAGCCGGAGACAACCTTCCCGTCTTTCTGCTACCCGACGTTGACGGTAGCGGCAAGATCCGTGGTGAGAACTCGTCGCCCATCGCGTCGAGTATCGGTGACCTGTTGCTGGAGCACGGGGCACTGGGTTTTAACGTGGTCCTCTTTTCGGCCTCGGGTGGTTCGGGGTCGGTCTTTGGTCCACTGATCGTACAGGAACTGCTTAAGCGCGAAGTCCCGGTCGTAGCCGTCGTGATTGGTTCTCACGAGTCGGCTATCACTGCCAGCAATACGTTCAAGACTTTGAAGAGCCTTGACAGCATTACCAAAACCACCAGCCGTCCTCTGGTGATGTGGTATTCGCACAATTCGGTGGAAGCACCCAAGAGCGAGATCGATGCTGAATGCGTTCGCGCCGTTAACGCCCTGCGAATCCTTGCTTCCGGTCTCAATGACGGCATGGATTCCCAAGACATCCGCAACCTGCTCCGATTTGACCTGGTGTCCCGTGCCCAACCTCAGTTGGCACAGCTGGAAATCTTTGCTGGTAAAGACGACGAGGCGTTTAAAGCCGCCGGTGTCGTCCATCCGATTACCGTGGCGTCGTTGTACACCGACCGTGAATCGGTACCGATCCAGATCGGTCAGGAATACCTGGCTGAAGGGTACATCCCTGAAGAAGCCCAGCTGCAAAACTGCGGCGAGATCCATTACGTGGTCTTTATCGATCAACTGCGCGTCATTGCCAAGACGATCGAAGGTCACGTGAAGGCTTACGAGGAAAAGGCGAAGTCCCGCAAAGACTCTGTCCAGTTTGTTACTGGCAGTGATGTCGTTGACGAGACCGGCCTGATCCTGTAATCGGTTTACTGCCTGGAGGAGAACGAAGTGAACGACTTGTTCGTTTGTGATAAATGCGGTACCGTTGATGCACTGTCGCTGGTACTCACTGCGTCTGCTCCTCCTGGCGGTATCCTCTTGTGCACTGCGTGCTTACCGACGACCCCGACCTATCCATGGCTGAAAGTCGGTACCGGCCAGTGGCATAATTTCTTTGAGCGCAAAACGTACACCCCAGGGAATGCGTTCGTGCTCAATCGTCCGACCGGTTTCTCGCTGGACTGACGAAGCCAATACGAAACACGTTAGATGATTGGACCCCTAGGGCGGTACAGCACAAACTCTAACCCCTTGATTTTAGCGTGTATTGTATGCACACAGCTAGCCAGTCTTCGGATTAGCGTAGCTGAGGTAAACGGATAGGCATTGGTTGATGCTGGTTTACCCCACCTCGGTGGCTGTCGAATAACAAACTGGGCCGAAAGGCAAAAAAGATGGGTGACTCCCTACCGTCGTTAAAGATCTTAGCGTCCACGCCAGCTGGTTACCAATGAGCACGTTAAGGAGCTCGGAACACAGAGTGCAACGGACGGAAAATCCGGTCATGGGGTAGGGGTCATTCCCTACCCTTATGCCGCTATTAAAAACTACACACAGGGTCTATTTATAGAGACTATCTCAAACAACCTTTGGATATATATCACCAATAGGTCTAGATCGATCGTAGAAAGGGTTTTAAGCTATGACCCATGTTGCCCTTAGTGTAGACCTTGAAGAAGCTCTCCTGGCGTTTTTTAAACGCCATCCCGGAATGCGCTTCAACGGTAGTGATATCCTTCAATTGCTTCAGCGTGCTGTCGATGCCCTTGAGATCGTTGATTGTCGCGTTAGTTACATCAGCCCCATGCGTTCTACAAGTATTGACCTACAAGACCTCGAACGTCGTCTGTGGGATGCTTACGCAAAACACCTTAATTTCATCGTGGGTTTTCCCAAAGCCCACATTGCTCTCATTTCACCGTTTACTGCGATACTCGTTATCGAACAGGAGTTTGACTACAATGCCCGCTTCGAAACACCATGGTCTCGAAAAGGTCGATTTACTGCCAGCGGTAGTGATCGACATATATCCGATGGTTCACTGTATCCGCGCGTACTGCCGCAGTCAACGCAGCGCAGACATGCCGAAAGAAGTTCCATGGAGAAATGCGACATCATTGGCTGCGACGCTCGTCGCTACGGCACTGAACGAAATGTTGCTGTGGATCGACAACGGCGAGCGCCCGGATCATCGCGCCCTGCGTTCTGGCATCCCGGATATCGCCTACCAGCGCAAATTTTGGCTTCGTCTGTACCTGCTGATTTACGGAACGGAATGCACCAACTCAACCTTGGTGGACGAGTTCATCCATCAGACGGAATTGGCTTTCCAATTGGAATACAATACCATGATGAAACCAATTGTGGATGCAGTGAAACCACCATCGTGGCGGATGTGGACACTCAAGCAAGTGGACATGAACCTGATTCTGATTGATGAGGGTGATTACCGCATTAAAGAGTGGCACCGCCTGATGGCTGAGCAATCCCAGCCGTAAACGAGGATTCCATGGACGTCAATCATGTATTCCACATTCTTCTAGCGGACGGTCCGTTGGTGGATCGTGTTAGAACGATTGTCCGTGGGCAGCAAAACAGCCGCGTTCTCGAAATGGTCTTTGGTCCAGAAATACTGTGCTATTTGGTGCGGTATTGTCTGGACCTACTTTGCCACGGCGTATCGGAATACGATTACGCCGAGCAGACTCCAGTGGAACGCCTCGTTGACATGGGCCTACCTAGCGGACTGGCCACCGAGTTAATTGATGCGGTATACCGCCGGTTAGAGTTTGACTTTTCGTCTTTTGGGATAGCTGCTGTTAAACAGAGAGGTTGGTCGTATGGCACTGAAGGATTCCATTCATCGGTTGGGTACCGGATCTTACCGGCGATGGACGGGATCTATGTCGTCGTCCATCCGATCATACCGCCCACTTACACCGACCACCGCTTTAGTGGTCTCACTCCCGTTTCTGTCTGTCAAGATGATGATTGACAACGACCTCCGCGCAAGTGGTGCTGACAAGTATTTTGCTAACGTCGTGATCTACGACGTGCTTGTCCGCACTACTGCGGAGATTTATGCCGCAGGGATGACTTATAGCGATTATTGGTGGAACACCGTCATTAGCCAGCAGATTGCTGACATCGTTGACAGCCAGTACCTGGAAGATTTTACGTCGCCTGATGACCCCCAGGAGGTAGTCGATCAACGCCTGACTTTGTCCGATGCATTGGTTGACCATGCCAGGGTGTTAATCGATTATCTGGCATTGCGCGGTGAAGCGTTTGTTAGGCTTTGTTTGCCGCTGGCACCTTTTGTGGCAGATGGGTCGTCTGTCATGGTCATCGGCGTTACGCGGTATGGTGACCTGCTGGTCCAAGTGAATCAATGAGGTGGCGTATGGTCGTATTCCAACGCGCTTATGTGGTGCTTAAAGTCACGGATGAAATCGAATACATCCGCGATCGATTAGCGTTTACGTTTCGTGACAATGGTGTTAGTGTCGGCGATATCTTGTCCTGTTCATTCTTACACTTCGGGTATAATGGTGTAGGATTGCCTGTACGGCTGGATTACTACGCCCAATCCGGTTCAGAGGACCAGGTTGATTATCTCTATAGGCATCGGTACTTATCCGACTTGTGTAAAGAAATTGAACATAGCCTGCGTAAAACGCTGTTGAAGTTCATCCCAGTCACCTCAGGTAAGGCGTCGGACTACCGAGCCGAACTTTACAAATGGCTATCACCGACCGAAGTCATTGTACTGGTCGAACCAAGGAAATACGAATATGACTTCTAGTACCGTAAATACACCTTCTCACGAAGTCGTCTCAACGGTCGTGTTGGATCTGACACCCTTTTTCCACGCCAATGCCGAACTGGTTGGTCATTCTCAAGCTGTAGCGATGTATGCTTCGAACATCTTGCCACAGTACCTGTTACTGCAAATTCAATTGCTGATGCAAGGCGAGCCGACCGATATTGGTTCTAACAGAAGTAGCGACATTGCTTGGACATCGCTCAATGAGACAGAGAAATCTGTTCTTCAGGTGATCGAGACCTTGATGACGTGCCAGATCACCCAGCAAATCGCCAGGCAGCTGGCGGTGCCAGGTACTCGTGCATTTGTCACTGCCCAATCGTCAAATGGCTATGTTTACACCATTGCGGTTGTTAAAGCGGCTAAACAAGTCGCTGCTCTATAGGGAACCTTATGCGCCAGCACGATGTCTGGATCCTTGAACTAGCGTCACTCGACTCGCTTCGTGAATTTTTGTTGGCTCGCCCGGAGTTGGAGTTTGGTGAACTAGATGCTCGTTTTGAAGAACGAGGTCAGTGGTGTCAGACAATCGAAGGGCGTATGAGCATCATTCTTTGGAAATGGCTCACCGCATGGTTCGAGAGTCCAATCCCTGAAGAAGGGTTTGCCGACTTTATTCCTGAGAAAGCAGAGTTGAATGCTCGCATCTACTCGATCGCCTGCGAGATTGTCGAAAAGTTCGACATTCTGGGACTATCGGTCATTTGTATGACGAATATTCAATGCTTGAACGGAACCGATGTTGCTATCGGTGTACTCCGACAAGGCCAATGTTCTGGGTGAGGGTTACCCTCACCCACTTTCTTTTTTTAAGGAGTTTCTTGTGGCTACACTGGCACAACTTCCGATTGGCACCGCTGTAACGTTTGAAACTTTTGCTCCGACCATTTTGGGTGGAAGTTTTGTCGATGCTGTAGTCCTGGCACATCTGGACGCTGACACCACTCGCCAGCTGGGTTTCGATCCCTATTCGATGCACGCCAATGTGTTTCCATCGATCCCACCTGGCACGCCCAATAATGCCAATCAGTATCCGTTTGTCAAACTGCGCTTGGTGTCGGGTCAGGTAACCTACCTCGGTGCGCCGTGGATTAACGGCGCCACGATTGTCATCCGTAACCGTCAGCGCTGTGAAATCATCGTGGAAGATATCGGTCAATCCGATGTGGAAAAGATCGTTCTGGCGTTGTCTGCTAACGGTTACAAGGCCGCTACTGTGCGTCTGGTTGATGAAGCAGGTAGTTAATCTATGAGGCGTCTCGGCCTCAACGTGCTTGAACATAGCCTTTCCTCAGTTAAGCGTTGATGTTTCATCTCCCCGGTTGCCGCTGATTCAATGCTTTAACACCCCCTCCCGTAATGGGAGGGGTTTTTTCCGCAAACCTATTTTTCCTGTCTTTTTATACGGTCCGGGTACATGTATACTAGGATTCGTTTCATTGTCAGTTAGGGTGTCGGATGAGTGCAAGAACTAACCATTT